CTTCTTGCCCTGAAGCATACGCACCATCTCCTGCATGAAGATTTGACGATCCTCATAGTTGGCAACCAAATCGTAAATGCAGATTTTGTATCCAGGAAGAGGATTTTTTCTGAGATAACTAACAACCAAACTTTTGACGTCATCAGCAGTAAGCTTATTGGAAGCACTATTGTTTGCTTTGACGATAGAAAAGGTCTCTGTTGTTGCCAATTTCATGACGTTTTCTGCTTTAGAGAAAGCACGACGAACATATGAATAATCCAGAAGGGCCTCTGAGATCAGTGTGTCCAACTGTGAAATAATATGTTTGACATCCCTCGGCATTGGATCGCTTGGAATATCAATCTTGTTGGCGGCGTCTACGTAATAGGATTCTCTGGCCGCCCATTCTGTTGCCGTATAGGCTGCTTTGACGTTATGCATTGTTCCCATAATGGTCTCCTTTCAGTCTGCAAGAATTATTGTAACATAGCCATGTTTTTGTTCACAATCATTCATTTCTTCAATTTTCAAAGAAAGGAATGATATTTCGTATCTGTATCCAGAATTTGCTTTTTGCTCGTTTCAGTTCTGGATCTTCTGATGGTCGTATCCCTTTGTCGTTTTCTTTCATGAGAAGTTGGAGATATTCAATCTCTGCGTCTGGAAAGGCAATGGTCTTGAAGCTCCCCGACGGGACAGGCATGTCTCCAAAACAAACCACAGCAGAAGGAAGAATCGCTTCAATCTCTTTACTTAAAAGACGAATTGAATTTGGTGAATCTAACGCACTCCCCTTCTGATAAGAAGTGATGTAGATTTGATTAAAGTCTAGATCCATTGGAGAGATAATTCTTTTGAAGAATGCAATTCGATTTGCATTTCCCAAAGAAGGGAACACCAGAATCAATTTAGCCAGAAGATTTCCGTATCCCCATTCAATGGATTCTCCTCTAGCAACGGCAATTGCATGCCGATGAAGATCATCTAAGTACAGGTAACGACGAATAGCTTTCCAGCAAAGTTGAGGATCTTTTGCATGTCTTATCAGGAATTCCTTTGTTGAAGATAAGAGATCCTGATCTTCTGTTCGATAAAGCTTGCTCATTGCAAACCCCCTTTAGCCAATGACGTTATGATAATGAAAACTTTGCGAAGAAGAAGTGGAAGAGTAGTTCATGGTGATTTTGTAGTTGTTTGTTGTTTTAGCAATTTGAAATGAAAAATTATCACAACAAACATCCGCCATGAACTTATACTCTCCATTTTTTCCTTCAGGGCACGCTCCGTCTATATTTCCGTGGATACATCTTCCACAGGAGATATAGTTGTTTTCCATACCCCAATCATCCTCTCCAATTCACTTCGTCCAAAAGCCAAGTATTTTCTATGATGCTCCTGATTGCTCCAGGTTGTAACACCTGGACCTTTTTCTCCGAAGTCATTTTCAGGAGAATTATAGACATGATAAATCTGCCCATAAAGAAGAGCCAACCCATTCAGGATGCTCTCTACTTCCCATGTGTCTCGATCCAAACTATTACAAACAAATTGAACGAGACGGTGTTTTTGTATGGATGGAGCTTTTGGAACATAAATGGGGCTAGTGTCATCTTTTTGTAATTCTGCCAAGATAGACATATGATGACGGAACGTAGCATCAGAAACGATAGTGCCAGGAGGAGCAGCAAGTAACCATTTAACTATTTCTTCGGCCTCTCCTTTGAAAGGAAGGAAAAAGAAACATGGAATGCTTGCTTGGTATTTGATGCTATAGTTTGTTTTGTCGAGTTCTCCACAGGCTGTACATTTTACTGTTGTCGTATAGATTGATGGAATAGTTCCATGAACGACATCATATTGTCCAGACTGACTCACATTGTCGCCATACATGCTATGACATTCGACAATGACAGCTCCTTCCCCACAGATAGGACAGTTCATGTTTGGTTCATTTTTCATAGTAATTCATCCTTTCCCACAGAACTCTGGCCACCAGGCCGTTTGGCATGTTTGTGTAATACTCCCGGACATCCGGGTCGTCGATTAGGTCTTTCCATGGCAACTGCTCCCTGGAAGTCTCCTTCATGTACATGTATGAAGAATTATCCGCAGGATATTCGTTCTTGTCAGTTTGCTCAAAAAGCCTTTCATGGTGTTGTCTTGACAGATCCACAAATAATCCTCGACCGCCCCGATAGGGGCTTGGTCGTCCATAAATCCAGGCATGATTGTAATGCCGTGAAACACCATAAACTATGTCATCAAATTCTCCATCCCAAACTTCCCATTCATAATCTGGTAAGAGTTTGTTTAGAATAAATGCACCAAAAATAGCTGTTTGCCTACAACAATTGCCTTGCCATTTATCGTATAGTTCAGGATTTGTATAACGTAGAATTTGATGAAGAAGTGGAATGAAGCATTCATACATTTGTTTTTTGACGAGATCCAGTCGAAGTCTTTGATCCATCATGGCCTTCCTCCTAAATCCCAGAGGACGGCTTCTTTGTATACGGACATAGGAAAAACCCGACAGAGTCCTCCGGCTCTTGTCGGATAGTATAACTCTGAAAGATTGAAACCCATGCGTACGGCCCATGCTTTCAAGAGGGCTGTCATGCCATTGGTCGAAGGAATTTTCTTTCCAGCTTTGATGTACTCATCTTGATAAAGACTGACGATCTCGCTGGAGAACAACATGTGTTCTTGAGATTTGACCTTGAGATAGTAATCGTACAGCATGACAGCCTCCTTTACAGCATGTTTTTGAGAGTTTCACGGATGGTTTTGCGAAGAGTGTCATCTTTGAGGTGTTCAAGCATCAAAAACTTGTACTCGTCGGAAATGATGGTTTTGATGGTTGTGTCCACCTGAGCTTGAATGATCTGCCGAACCTGTGGAAGAATCTCGGTTTCCATGATATACCGGACTTCTTTTTCGGCAGCCTCCTGGGCAATGGATTTCATGTTCACTTTGTCCACTTTGCCCTTGATGCCTTCAACCAGGATCTTCGACGCCCATCCTTCAATGTCGAATCCGGTTTGGGCATGCTTCTTGATGATCAAAGCAGAGGTCATGCTTTCGGCAACAAGCTTTCGAACCTTGTCATTGATCTCGGAATCAACCTTCTTCAGAAGACCTTCCGAGCCTGCAAGTGTCATGAGAGCGTGCTCCAGATCGCTGATCAGCTTTTTTGAAACATCCTCTCCCATGAGGGACAGGAATTCTGTGGGCGATACGTCAAACTTCATATCGCACCTACTTGATCTTCATGGTGTTGACAGGGATGGTCGTGCTGAAGGCGTCGATCTCAACCTGTGTCAAGAGACCGGATTTGATGGCTTCCTTGACTTGATCCATGTCCGGAAGGATTGTCATCTTCAGACAGGTTTTCAGTCCTTTGGACGCCAGGAACTTCACAAGATCTTCGTCCTTTGTTGTGGTCCGGCTGGATTGGGTAATGGTGATGACCCGGGTTCCGGACTTGACCGTGAAGACCTTGTCAGCAAGCATTTCGCTCTTGACTTCATCCTTGAGTTTCTTTTCAACCTTTTCGAGTTCGCCGATTTGGTCTGTGACCTCAATGAGTCGGGCCACTTTTTTGTCGTCAATCATGACAGACCTCCTGGTACTTTTATTTCATCAACTTCGTAAACGACACCGAGAGTCGATCCTTGATCCCAATTGACATGGATCGTTCCGGCATCATCTACGAATTTCACGACTCCTTGATCTCCTGGAACGAGAGTAGAATACTCATCATTCATGGAAACCAATTCAACACGTTGCCCTTCGGGATGTTGCTCCCGGAGAGTCTTCAAGGTTTCTCGATTTGGAATCTTCACTTGTATCCTCTCCTTTCAGGCATAGCCTTTGGTGACACCATGGACAATCCATTCTCCATAGGAACCCAGATAGTTTCCGGTTTCAAAGATGACACCCCAAAGATCCGATTCATAATTGATCCGGATCAATTCCCCATCATCTTGATTGGGATGGAGTTGTTTCATTTGTTCTGCGATCTCGTCCAACGTCAAGACGTCGTCAAAAATCTCTTCACAGTGTCTCCAGGAGATCCCCTCCGGGTTTCCCCGGAGGAAATCGCATTCTCCCTTTGGTATCTCAAAAGAGCCGGAGACTTTCTGCTGAAGCTTATAAGGATTCTGACTCATGGTTCCTCCTTCGGCTTGAGTTATCCCATGCCACCGTCTGAGATATAGTCTATCTGATCTGAAATTTCCTGTAACAATTCCAGATCTTGTCCCGCCATGATTTCTGAGATGAAACCTAACAAGTAGCTCTTGGCGTCTTCGTCCGTGTAGACACCCTTATCTTCGTGTCGATGCAGTTCTTCTAGACTCCAGCCTTGAATGGCTGGGAAGTACAGGTAAAGCTTGTCTCCTCCGTCTGAACACACCCGGAGCAGTTCGTCTCTTCCTGTCAACTCCAATGCGTTGCACCAGAATTCAAGACCGCCCTCCATATTCATAAGCTCTTCAGCAGTAAGAGGAAGGTCGTTGGTCTCTTTTGAAAGAGAAGCCAGTTCTTCGAAATTAAAAGGAATCGCATGCTCAGACACGTCGACCCCATATCCAACAATTCCCCATGTCGTACTACTCATTATCAACATTCTCCTTCTCTTCGTCCTCGTCGTCATCAATAAAGACGACTTCGATGGCTGCATACTTGTTGCATCCGTCAAACTGATGGAGAAAGGCGTCGTATGCTCCGTCCCCATATCCCGAAGAGGAGACGAAACCACCCGGAACCAGGCCGCACTGCTCTTCATCAAGAGTAGCTTCGCAACAAGTTCCATACCACATTTCGTCTTCTTCTTTCCAGGTTTCTGTTTTGGGGAGTTGTTCCGGACTGAGCTTGGCATCATTGCGATACCATTCCTTGTCGAAAATGCCCAGTTGGCCGGAATCAACCCCAAGAGAGAATGTTTTGCTTTCTGTCAGTTTTGCTCTGCTGCAATAAATGGCGTCCCAGAAATCTTCATGGGCTGCGACGATTCCCGAAATTCGGGTTCCCCAGTTCACGTCATGAAGGTAGCTCACAAAGACCTTGTATTTCCCGGGCAGAAGATTGCTGACTTCAGCCTGGCACCATGTCCCTAAAGTATAACAGGGGTCTGAAAGAATCATGACTCCGGAATCCGGAACCGTGATTTCTCCTTTGGGAGTCAGGAGACGAACTTCGTCTCCTATAAATAGATGATTCATCTTCAATCCTCTCCGGCTGTATTGATATAGACGATCTGATCCATCAGCTCTTTGTCAGAGACTTTGTCTTTGACGTAGGGCCGGACGGTCTGAAAGACTATCTCTCTGGCCTGGTCCTCGGTTTCGATTTGGAAGTCGCTTCTGCTCCAACTGTATTCCGGAAAGAGCATGACGAAAGTTTGTGAGTGTCTGCCGGCATCTGCGTGAGTACAGATCCGGTTTGGATCTGTTTCTGCGATGGCTTCGGCGATGTCCGACCAGTCAATGGCGGAGTCCTGTATATCTGCAAGGAGCTCCTCATCACACTTCTCTTCGGGAACAACAAAGCCCATGAGCTCAAGAACTTTTCGGTAGTCGGTGTCGGCCTGTGAAAGCTCATAGCCAAATCCAAGAATTGACCAATATACACTGCTCATATCTTCTCCTTTCAAAGAGTGTCTCGTCCAGCCAAGATGGCATACAGTTTGATTTCCGAAATGATCGGAATCCCAAGCTTGATTGCTTTCTGGCTTTTGGAAGAGGTGGATCGCGGATCAGACTGAACCAATGCAGAAACATATCTTGTTATACTATCTGCTGTATGATGTCCTGCTTTGCTAATTTCATAGCAGATATCCCCTCGAGTTTTGGACATGGATCCTGTCAAGACAAAAATATATCGCCCCTGACCGGAAGAAGGCGAGGTTCCCTGAGACTGAACAGTGGGAGCAGATACGACGACCGTCTTAGCTGGAATATTCTTGGGTGTCACATGACGAAACAATGCCAACCACATGACGTGGAACTTTTGGATGTTATCGATCGTGATTGGGCCAAAATTGGGCATAGCAGAGATTCTGGGACACCCAGCCTTCACGTCCTTGATCAGGTCTGCAAAGTTTCCGAATTCGTCCATCAGGAGCCGTGAGGCGGTTCTTCCTACGGTTGGGATTCCAACAGCGTAGAGGAACTGATTCATCTCAACTTTCTTGGCCTTTTGGATTCGGTTGTACAGAGTAGTCGCCGACCTCTTGGCAAAGCCCGGAAGCTTTTCGAGATCCTCGATCGTCAGATTGAAGATGTCCCAAGGGTATTCAACTTTGCCGGTTGCAACCAGTTTGCGGGCCGTTTCCTCAGATATGCCTTCGACATCAAGAGCCTCTTTGCGAACCAGATGAACGATATTGCCAACCAGCTTGGCGGCACACACCGGGTTCTCACAGAAGAGCTGCTGATTCGTCGACGTCAACGAAGATCCGCAGACAGGACATTTTGTAGGGATCTCAAAGTGTATGGCAGGCTCCACGACAGGACGCGTTGCCGTGATAGCAGGAATCACGTCGTTTGCTTTGATGACATAGACTTCTTGTCCTTCGGCCTGGATTCCGATGGCTGCCATGATGGATGTATTGTGCAGCGTGGTTCTTGAGATCTCAGATCCCAAAACCCGAACCGGAACCAGCTCCGCAACCGGAGTGACCTTGCCTGTTCTTCCGGTCTGCCAGGTAATGGACAAGATCTTTGTCCACTCTCCGGAGGATTCGAACTTCCAGGCAAACGCCGACTTCGGATGATGACCTGTGGTTCCGAATTTGTCGGCAGCATTGGGCTGAATGGATTTGATGACAAGCCCATCAATGTCAAAAGCCAAACGGTCCCGCTTGTCCTTGTAGGACATGATGAACCGGACTGCGTCATCGATCGTCTTTCCAGATTCATCTGAGAAAACGCCATTGGGAACAACGTCCCATCCATTCGAACGCAACCAGGCAAGTTGTTGCACGTCAGTGTCGGAATCCAGCCCCATGCGGTTGTAAGCCGCATATTTGAGATAATTCATCAGTTCCGGAGTCCCTTTGCGAAGGATTCCCGGGACTGCGTTTCTGGTGTTCTCAAAGAGCTTTTCTCCAGAAGCGGTTCGCAGAAGATTGACTTCTGCCAGGTCCGCCCGATTCATGAAAACTTCCATTCGAACGGGGTGATCCACTTCCCGGTTGATTCTCATGTTGGGAATCTTGTTGGCATTGGCCATGACCTCTCCGCGGTATCCGTCTCCTCTGGTAAGGAAGACGTCTCCGAGAGCTAACAGTGTCATGCCGTCAATCTTCGGTTGAACCACGATGGGCCAGAGTTCGGCGACCTTCTTGCGAAGCTCGGTTTCGTCCGTGACTTTCTCGAGAGACAAAACGGCATGCTTGTGCGGAATGGACATGTTTTCATCTACAATGTCCGATGGCACGCCTTCGTCCTCTTGAAGCTGACGGTATCTGTCGCGAAGAGCGTCATACTCTTCATCTGTGATCTCTGGAGCATTCTGTTTGTAGTACAGATCATCATGATGATCCAGAAGCTCTTTGAGTGTCAGTAGCTCATTCATTTGAAAAATCCTCCTTCCATGTCGAGACGTTTAATCATTTGATGTTTCCAGACGGCCTTCTGAGCGTCTGGCAGTTTATCGAGAATGGGCATGAGAGTGAACAAGATATTGGTTCTCATGTCCGTAACCATGGATTCATAAGGAGCAATGGAACGATCCAGGATGACTTGCATTCCCGGTTCGGCGTGATCGGCGATGAAAGTAGAGACCTTCATATTATCAAAGTCGAAGTTCTTGCAGACGTCTGCGGGGTCAAGCCCGGTCTCTGTCATGACAACCATGACTTCAAATCCTTTTTCATAGAACAAGGGGATTGCCTTGAACATGTTGGCTCGGCCGGCAGCGTCTCCGTCCAGATAAATCAGCACTTTACTTGTGAGTTTGGACAGTGCTTCAATCTGGCCCGCTGTGATGGCTGTTCCCATGGAGCCGACAGTGTAATTGATGCCGGCTTGATGCAGAGAGATGACATCCAGGTATCCTTCAACCAGAATGGCCATCTCTCTTTTGGTGATGGCTTCCTTGGCTTGAGGGTACCCATAGAGCAAATCCCCTTTGACGAAAATTCCCTTGAGAGGATCAGAGTCGTCGGTATGGCTCTTGTCATTGATATACTTTGAGCCTGTGTTGCTGCCGAATTGACGATACCCCATCCCGACACAGTGCGTGGACTGGAGGTTTTTGTTTTCAAGAATGGGGAAAGCAATCCGTCCTGAGATTCCTCCCATGTCCTTGCGTCGGGTGTATTCATCCAAAGGAACCATGCCGACACGAAACTTGGTAAGAGTTTCTTCTGTCAGACCTCGGTCGACTGTCAGGTACTTCTGGACAGCAGCATTGGATTTCCTGACCGACCAGTATCTGCGAGAATGCTGGTCCATAAGATTCTTGTATGCTTCATGTGCTGGGTTCAGAGGTGCCGATTCGTACGGCAAGCCTGCAAATTCTGCTGCCATTTGGCACGCCTCCTTGAATTCTACTTTTTCCATCTTCATGATGAAGTCCATGATGTCTCCATGCTCATCGCATTCTCCCCAGCACTTCCATCGGTTGCGAGCCGGCGTGATGACAAAGGACGGAGAATCTTCTTTGTGAAACGGACAGAGCCCCTTGTAGAGATCGCCTGTTCGTCTCATGACAAGTTCGGGATGTTTCTTCTCAATGTAACCGATCAAAGAGGCCTGCTCCTTGATATCCTGAATGCTGGTTTTCATGCTTTCTCCTCCCGTATAACAAAAGACTGCCTCCCCCTCCCGCCAGGGAGGGAGGGCAGCCTCCGTCGAAGCAGGACGAGTTAGCCGTTATACGGAATCTCATCCATGCTGATCTGTCCCTCAATTTGATCCAGGTGTCCTCCGGTTGATGCAATCAGGTCGTCGGTCAACTGAGGTCCCTCAGCAGGAACAAACTGAACCAGCGTCTCGGCTGTGCTGGACTCGGAATAGGAAATGGGAAACTCCGTTGCCGGATCAGACTCTGTGTGAACGAGTTGTTCCATCAGGAAGAGCATGCCGTCCCGGCGGCTTGTGATGAATCCCTGCTGTATAAACAGATCCAGGATTTCATTGGGCTCGAGGTCGACGATGTTGGTCGTGGACTGGATGAATTCTTTGATGTTGCTCATGATTCGTACCTCCCAATCGTTTGATCATATTTGCATTCGGTATTTTCACAGCAGCGGTGTTCGACGCCATCTTTGATGATGACGACTGTTTCTCCGCCACACTTGGCACAAGGATGGTCAAAAACGAAGAACTCCATGGGGGCTGACCATGCCATCCCCCATTTGAACAAAGACGTCGTATTCAAACATTTGGGACAGAACCCATCGATCTCTGTCGTCCCTTCAAGTTGAACCGTTTCGGCGGCGATGTCGTCTTTGTGGTCTTCATAACGAAACCCACTAATGGACAATCCTTTTCTTGACCTGGAAATGGAACGGTCTCCGTCTAACTCCCGGAAGACGACATCCCCATTGACGCTCATGACCTCGGATTGTCCACAAGTGGGACAACGAAAGGCCGTGAACCTCATGGGTTTTCCGTCTACGGTTTTGGCTAGAAGCTCTCCGTTTTCATCTTTCCAAGACAGGGTTTCCGTCTTCTTGTCGAAGTTCGGCAGTCGTTGGCGGATGATTTCCCGTTCAGGTTCAGGTTCGATTTCTCGAGGAGGAAACTGAAGGGTCTTGTTCGTCGGAGCCTTGACATGGATTTCTTCTTGTTCGGAAGCCATTTCAAAGTCATCGATCATGAAGGCAGGGCCTGACTCTGAAGAGAAAGGCCGAATACCGGAAGCAAAACCGATGAATCCATGTTCATTGTAAATAGGAAATCTAGTCATAAGATTCCTCCTGGAATGAACAGGGGAAGGAAAATCCCTTCCCCTGTTTCTTTACTTAGGCTTTTTCTTTCCGGGTTTCTTTTTTGTTCCACATTTAGCCACTATAGCGTTCCTCCTTGAATAAATATCAGATTGTTGTCCGAAAATATCCTATCAAAGCGTTGAGTCTTCGTCTATGGTAGTTTTCTGCGAAGCAGCCATAACCTTAGATACATCTCCATGAAGAACGACCACATAGGCTTTGTCTGCAACAGCCAACAGGTTGTCGTTGTGTGTCACCATGATGGTTTGACGACCAAATGACACGCAGAGCTGTTTGACGAACTCTGCGAATTTCACAGATGCTGCTTCGGATATCATCTTGCCTGGTTCATCCATGCCCAGAGACCCTTTGATGGCTGGATCATTGAAGAGTTCCAGATAGGCAAACCGAAGTGTGGCAGCAATGATGTCGACGAGACCTCCCCCGCATTCTTCTTTCGGATCCTGACGGGAAGGTTTGCCGTTGATGGTGCTGACAAGGTAAAAGGTTGCGTCGGGCTTTCCTCGAAGCTCCTGCAGTTCGATTTCGAAAGTGTAAGCCACTCCCGTAACGTACTGCAAAGCATCTGTCACGATTTGCTCGAGATACACCTTGGCTCTTGAACGGGCATCTTTTGCTGTTTCCTGCAGGAGAAAGCTCGTCTTAGTCTTGAGGTCAATGCCGGTATCCAGGTTCGCTATGGCCACCAATTTGGCGTCATGCTCCCTCTGGATGTTCTGTTTGATTCCCTCTCGCATGTTGTACCGACTCCAACCTTCGTTGAGTCGGGTTCTGTAGATGGAACAATTCATGTTTACTCCTCCTTAAGGCCTCTTCGTCGGAGGAGGCATGTCGTCGAACAGAGAGTCCAACGGGTCTGTGGTGGACGTCTGTACTGGGATTTCAATGTCGTCGGGGACAGAGAACTCTGCCGAAGGCACTTCAACCTCGAGAACGGCATCTACCTTCTGCGGGAAGATCTTGTCGAGGTGGACGGTTCCATTGTCATCGGGAAGGGCTGCATCGAGAAGAGCCAGGGCTTTGTCCATTTCCACCTGACGGTCCAGAATGTATTGCGGAAGCTTGTCAGGATCAAGTCCTGCTGCCTTGATCTTGGCAATCAGTTCGGCTTCGGACTTCTCGAGTTGTTCCAGTTTTGCCTCGCCCTTGATTCGAATGTCTCGAACCTCTTGTGCCTTGGCTTTTCTGGCCTTGATGTCGGTTTCGTATTTGCTGATCTTGTCGAATACAGGTTCCTGGCTCATACGGCCTCCTTCCCGATCATGTGATCGATGTGCTGCTCTGTCAGGTTGTTTCCGCAGGTAGGGCAGGTTCCAATGGAAACCAGCCAATCTGCGAACTCCTTTTGAGATGTGACAAGTGCTTTATCGCACTGTGCTTCCAGCACAATGGAGTTCTCAACGGCATTGAATGCCAGTTGACGACTGGATTGTGCCAGACGAAGTTGTTTCAGGTACCCAACTGAAGACTCGAGAGCTTGTCGTTTCTGTTCGGTCTGGACAAGCAATTGCTCGACCCCCTCGTAATCGATCTTGATGATCTTTTCCTGGACGTCTTTGATCTCCAAAAGAATGGAGCGTCTTTTATGCTGAAAAGAGAATGCTTCAGCAATCTTGACCTGAGTCTTTTCAAGAGACTCAATGAGACGATTCAAGAAGGCTTCATTGGGGATGTACTGGAGAGTCTCAATGGCCCGGGCTTTTGCTGACTCAATGCGAGCCTTTTGGTCGATGGTCTTCTTGATGAAGTTCATAAACCGAACGTCTCTCTCGAGCTGTTCCAACTGAGGAAGCTGAAGATCATCTCTTGGCATGGCAGAGAGCTTCGATCGAATCTCCTGCTTTTGTCTTTGGGTTTCCTGAAGAGAAGTCAAAAGCCATGATGCGGTTTCGATCTTTTCCTGAAGCTTCTCTGTGGCCTCGAGCAAAAGCTGCATGCGATCGAGAGCTAGTTTGATCTTGGGCTGGTCGTCATAGAATGCCAGTTCCTTGACCTTCTGCTCCTTTTCAGATTCGAGTCGGGTCTTGTCTTTGGAGTCGGCTTTTAGAGATCGATTGACCTCCTGGATGGCGTCATCTACAACCTGAACCCCGATCAGACGTCCGATGGCCGCGGCACGCTGGCTTCCCATTGCTCCAATAAGGAACGGAGGGTCCAACTGTTCTGCCATGGAAAGGTTCTGTTCGAAGTCCTTGGCCAGATAGACTTTGGGTTTTTGGTGAACGTTCGTGACTTCAATGGGAACTTCGTTTCCAAAGCCTTTGAAGTCTTGGACGACACCATTTGGATCAATGACTTTGTATGTTCCTGCAGAAGATCGATCTCTTTCCCGGACGATAGACCATCCGGAAGAATAAGTCACACGAACCTTGGCTCGAGCAGAACCAGTACGGATGATGGAATCTCCACGAGGGTCGTTGTACTCCGCCCAGCGGATGGCTCGAAGGATGGCTGTCTTGCCGTGGTTGGATTCTCCAATCAAGGCATTGAGTCCTTGTTGAAACTGAATGACAGAATGAGAATGAGACTGAAAGTTCTCAATTTCAACCTCTGTAATCCAGACATGGATAGGAGATTCAACATATCCTTTGAGAGTTGGACAGGAATTCTGCACATTCTGTTCCGCTGCCGTAATGGCATTTTGAGCCTCCGTCAGAATAGAAACAGGCAACCCGGTGTCCTGTACGATTTTGGCCATCAACTGATGAATGGTCATCGGACCGGCGGCGGGGCCTCCGGATTGCAACTGTGCCTTGAAGTTGATCAATTGTTGCTGCTGGGCTGCCTGTTGAGCCTTGGATGCAAAATCAAAGATCTCTGTGGCCGGCCTTGCTGACTTCAGAGGACGTTCCGTAATCTGGACGTTTGTGATGTCAGAAGCGTCAATGATCAAGACTTTGGGAACCGTGGTCTTGTTTGCCTCGCTACGATCCAGTCTCATCAGGGAGCCGGGATTCATGAACGTAACGCCATTGATGGTGTGGGTCGTCCATCCGGGGTGATAGTGAGCCCCAAGGACGAGGTCTGCCAATGTATGAACATCTTTGGTGACAGCATGTGGAACCGTGGGAAGATAAGGCCTCTCCATGAGCATGTCGTGAATGATCTGAATCTGGTAGTCACAATGGGCGTCCCGAGGTCTCAGATAGTCAAAAGTACTTGTCAGAGAGTGTTCTTCTCCAATGACCTGAAGAAAAGCCGATTTCCCCTTGATGTCTTCATACTCAAGATCAAGAGTGTCCCCTCCTCGAGTGAGAAGTTGGACGACGCCTGTCGCATGAAGATTTCCAAGAGAAGTTTGATCGATCGTATCCAGGTTGTAGCCGTAGAGATCATGAGAACCCGGCACCACATAAATGGGCACATCCCAGTCTCTCATGACGCGAGCCATCAAATTGGAATACTTCAGAGAAATCTTGGCAACATTGAACAAGTCTCCGCCGATAAGGACGTGATTGATCTTTTGTTCCTGAATAATCCGTCCGATTTCTTGAAACTTTCGATAGGCTGCCACGGCATAGTTATCCAGACGGCCAATCGGGTTCTTAGCTGTCAAATGGGGATCGGTAAAATAGAGTAATTTCATAGCAACAACTCCAGTCTGTGGAAACAGAGGCTATGCCGGTAAAACCGGAACGCCCAATTCATCCACAAGGGTGAGAACAGATTGAACTTTTACAGGATATTCTTCTACGTCTGCAAAGGTAAAAGAAGCTCCCTTGATCGGATTGCAGGTGACGCCAGTAACACGAGCGGACTCTTTGAAGATGCCGTCTTCGTAGATTTTGATCTGGCGACCGATATAGTTGGCCATCAAAGACAAGTCAATTTTCAACGCTTCCTTGTCCCATTCAGCCATGACGATTCCGTTGACGATGATTTGATTGACGTGATAGGCTCCATCTCCCGGAGTTTGCTCATCTGTAAGCAAGTGAACTTCAATTTTCATTGGTTGTCTCCTGTGGAACCGGGCCAAGATTCATGACATGCCCAATGGTTCCGTCTGCTTGTGTGACGCGATCAATCTTTGTCAGAATGGCCTTGTGGCTATACTGCTTTTTATCAAAGACATAGATCGTTTCTCCGATGTGATCCTCGAGACAGGTCAGGTCAGTCAACTCAAGGGCTTTGTTGTACTTGGCTACAGTTCTGTTGTTGATAATAATATTGTCAATAATGGTTTGCGGTCGAAGGAAACCTTTTTCGTCTTTGATCTTGATAGTTTTCTTATGCATTTCGATCACAGCATTGACCTCCTGTATGGCATTATCCCTATTATTGTATCATATTGTTACAACAATGACGAGATTATAGACAAAAGAATGGGGAGGATTTCTCCTCCCCATGTTTCTGGATTTAATGCGTACCAGAGTGACCCCATCCATTAGCTCCTCGATTTGATGGTCTGAGTTCTGGAACCCATTGCCAAGTTACTTCGGCATAAGGAGAAACAACCATTTGTGCTACACGAGTACGGGCCTTGAGTTTCTTAGGAAGAAAACCAATGCGATACATTAGCACACTGACAACTCCACGATAGTTGCAATCGATGGTTCCTTCGATAACAACATTTCCCTTGCTCGACTCGCCAGAACGACCAACGACTCGACCAAAGAATCCTTCCGGAAGTTCAATCATGGCATTGGTCTGAACCTTTGTTACACGGAATGGCCAGATCCATTTGTCCTCTGTGATATACAGATCGTATCCAGCATCCCCTTCGGAATGTTTGAAAACGGAGTCAAAACGAGAAACCCCTTCTGGCCCTGGCATATTTTCCGTGAACCAGGCTTGTATGTTACGAGGGAAAAAATTCTCTTGAACGGCGTAATCGTGTCTTTTCATCATTTCTTCACCATGACAAGGCGAACTGCAGCAAGTGCTTCTGTGATTGTAACTTCTTTGAAGCTTGGCTTGTTGGTGCCTTCTTTCTTGATTTTTCGTGTCAATTCTGGAAGAGTAATCGCTTCCAGTTTTGCAGTTTTAATGGCATTTTCCAGGATAACCAAAGCTTCTTGCACTGTAAAAGTTTTTGGAAGCTTCTGTGCTGCCAACATGTTTTGGCCAGCAGGCTTGTAAGAACTACTGATAGAGCAGGTTGGCTTGGGCTTGTCTTGAGGGATGGACTTGTCGTAGTTGATTTCGAAACGCATACCAAACTGTTTGACCTGATCGGCCTCGAGCATGGATGCGAATTCTGCAATCACTTCGGCATTGTTCAGGCAGTATTCCGGCTTCAATGCCGGGAGGTTTTCTTCCAGTTCGAAATCCATGAAGTATTCGCCCTGGTGGCCACTTGTCTTGCGTTCCTCGATGCTGAACCTTTTCAGTTTTCCGTCCTTGACGTTCTGAATCAGTTCAGACAGGGTTTGCGGGTTGCATTCTCGGACCATGAATGGATCCTCCTATTCTTCGATAGTATAAACGGTGGCTCTTTTTCCGTTGACGACCGTACAGAGTTTCGCATAGTACGAACCTCCGGGAGCGTCTTCTCCCATGAACAAATCTAGGTGTTTTCCTTTAACTCCTCCGCCTACATCTACGGCCGTCCAGATTCCTGTTAGATCAACGATATTTCCATCAATCATTTCAAGATACCGGATTTCTTGTGGGAAATCAACATATACGCTGGTTCCCAATGGAATCACGGTGGGATCTACTGCCATCAAACGATGAGAGGCATTGAGGCCAACCAGATCGGTTCCGTTTTTCGTGATGCCATAAGCCGGATGAGACGGAGCCTTTCCACAGGAATCAACTGACAAGTCGTAACCTGTCAGAAGGAAGGAACCAAGAGAAACTCCTCTCCCTTGACTCCCTCGACTGACTTCACTGGCATCTTCTGGAGCAGGAGACGCTTTGACTGCAGGTGTGGGTTCCGGTGTTGATGTTGCCGGCTCCGGAGTCTGAGTCGGAACAGGAGTTGTGACGACTGGCATGGAGGTAGGAACAACAAGAACCGGAACAAGAACAGGGGTTTGTAATGGAGCATATGCTTGAGAAGATGAATCCGTAACAAGACTGGATTCGGGGGCTGTTACCGATGTCGAAGCCGCCGGACTTACCATCGCCACGACAATCAGGATAGCCAACACGATAAAATATATCCCGTAGGCGATCCGATGGAACTCTCCTGAATTCAATTCTTTCACATCCTTTGTGTTTTATTTAGTTTCAAGCCACTGGATGATTTGATCGGCTTCGACGGGGGTCGTTTCTCTGAGGTCGAGCTTTCCGGTCAGTTCCGTGAGCTTGCTGCGTCCTTCGTCTTTAGAGACTCCTTTGGCCTTCATCAGGCCTGAAATCTTGTTGATCTGAACAGCAGTAATTTTTGGAAGTTCGACAACACTGTCGATTTCCTCAATAGTTGTCATGCCGATGTTTGTGTAATTACGAAGAACACGTCCTAAAGCTCGAGTTTCGGCCATGCGGATATAATGAACCGCAATGGCGGGAGTGGAAATGTTCTTGGCATTCGCATCGCCATGAGCTGAATAAGTAGCTGAAACAATCTTGTTTTCAACAGGGTCCCAAGAATAGCCATGAACCGTGGCTTTCAAGATCGCGGTCATCTCGTTGTCCTTGTTGGGGAACTGTACGATGTCGATCACGATATCTCGGATTCCCTTGTGGTTTCCCAGGGCAAGCAGCCCATTGACGGACACATACTCTTTGCCTTTGATATTGGCAATGTATGCGGCTCGAAACTCCTGAGAGAGCTGGCACTGATTATGCTTCCAGTCCCAGTTGGTGGGCAGGTTTACTTCTGGAGTTTTCGTATCGACAAGCGAATCCGAGAACCCAGCGTTTGTTTCTGCCATGATGGCACCTCCTTCATTATTATACCATTCGGCTTGGAGTAGCGTCTATGACGCACTCTTCCGTTGTGGCTAGGGTACGGGATATTCTCCAATGTCTGTATCTGTGCTAATTTTGGAACGAGCCCCTTCTTTAAGAAACTGTTGGAGAACATTTTCAAGAAAACCAATACGGTTGGAATTTTGCTCATTTTGAGACTCTATCGTTGAGAGCCGGTATTCATGAGCCGCTAGTTTTATTTGCGTATCGTCGAAAATCTTGTCGTAAGTATCCAAAGTTCTCCACAGGCTCGAAAGAGCCTCTGCAACTTCTGCGATGCTTTCAGGGGAATGCAGGGCCGCGATATTCTTGAGCTTTTCTGCTTGAAGCTGAATGATCTCAAGAGCCTGCCTGTATTTTTCCTTGAACTGAGACACTTCATCCAGAATATCGGCCAGTTGTTCTCTTTCTCCTCTGCTGTCAATAATTGCAGAGATATTAGAGTCTGGAATTGTTCCCAAACTTGTCCACTGAAAAGGTGGAACATTGCTGTCGACAACATTGTAGTCAAAATGTTGGATAGATGGACGAAGTTCAATTTCATTTCCAGAAGCGTCTATTACCTTCGGATTTCCTCCGGCTTCTTGCAGGAATGAATAAAGAGCACTTCGAGGCTTCCTCGTGTCTTTTGTTCCTTCAGAAGGCGTATTTACAGTTGTCATTCAAACCTCCTATAGGGTTCGTTTATATTGTTTTGGAATGTCGTTGAGGAATCTGGACTCTGGATTGTTCGATATATTTCCAGCATAGTCCTTGCGTGCTATCGTGTGTGTCAGGAAGAGCTGGCGTTCTGCCCGAGTCATTCCCACATAGAACAATCGTCTTTCTTCCTCAATGGCATCCTGTGAGTACATGGAGTTGGCATGAGGAATGACGGACTCTTCACATCCAGGCATAAAAACATAGGGGAATTCAAGCCCCTTGGCTCCGTGCAGCGTCATGAGATTCACTCGGTCAACAGCGGTCTTGTCCTCTTCATCGGTTGTCGACAAAGCAATCTGATCGGCAAAGTCCTGAAGGGTTGCAGCAGGATCGTTCTCCATGAATTCAGCCACGACGTTCTTGAATTCATTTAGGTTCTCCAGACGAACATGGCTGTCTTCTGTGTCCTCATCGACCAGGTCCCGTTCATATCCGGTCAACAGCAACATGGACTCGACCATGGTCAGGAAATCTTGTCCCTTAGTGGACCAGAGTTGATACAGATTCATCAAAAGATGTATGCTGTCTCGAACTCGTTGTGTCTTTGGTACATAAGCCTGAAGAGCATTCATGGTAGTGGTTTGGCTTTGAAAGGCAATGACCATTTCATCAATGGTCTTTTTCCCGATCCCTGGCATCAATCCGAGAATTCGACGAAAAGCCATTTCATCCTTGGGATTCAAGTACAGTCGTATGAAGGCCATAACATCCTTGATTTCTTTCCGGTCATAAAAAGCAAGACCTCCGACAACCTTGTAGGGAATCGTAAAGGACAGCAGCTTTTCTTCAATGGGTCGAGACTGTGCATTTGTCCTGTACAAGACGGCCATCCCCTGAAGAGGAACTCCTCGTCTGCGGAGCATGGCAATTTCCTTGGCAATCCAATAGGCTTCTTCCTGAGGATTGGCTTCTTCGTGTACCAGGATGGGATCTCCCATTCCCTTGGCAGAGAACATGGTCTTATCAGTCCGGACGGTGTTCTGCTTGATGACAGCATTGCTTGCGTCCACGATGGTCTTGGTCGATCGATAGTTCTGTTCCAGTCGGATCACAAGGGCATTAGCATAGAGGTTCTGGAACTCCATGATGTACTTGGGATTTGCTGAACGAAAGGAATAGATGCTCTGCCAGTCGTCTCCGACCAGGAACAGATTATTGTTGCCGACAATCAGCTTGATGAGTTCAAACTGAGCCGGATTTGTGTCCTGAGATTCATCAACCATCAGATAACTGATGTTCTGATGAAACCAGTCCCGGACTTGCTGATCCCTCTGAAGCAACACGACGGTATAGACCAGCAAGTCATCAAAGTCCAGACACTTCTTGCTCCAGCAAAGATTCTGATAAGCCTTGTAGATCCTGGCATGATTCGTCATATGAGCGTCTGAAGCTCTGTTGAGCATCTCAGCAGGAGACATCAGGTTGCTCTTGGCTTTGCCTATGCGATCAGCCACCTGTGCCACAGTCTTCTTCTCCACCGGTTCGTTGCAATCCTTGAAGGCCTGCCTCAAGAGACTGCGAGCATCAGCTTTGTCCATGATCGTGAATTTGTTCAGATTCAGGGATTTCCCGAACCTGTGCAGAATCTTGACACAAATGGAATGGAACGTGCCCATCCACATCTTGTCGACCTGAGGTGCGATCTTGCGGAGCCGAGCTTTCATTTCGCCGGCAGCCTTGTTTGTGAACGTGACAGCCATGATGGACTCCGGAGGAACTTGCATGTCATCCATCAGATAGGCACAGCGAAAAGTCAGAGTCTTGGTCTTCCCAGAACCCGCCCCGGCAAGGACGACGGTGTTCTGATTGACAGAGTCGAGCACCGCCCGCTGTTGTTGGGCGTTCAGTTCTGAAATGTCCATGGCGTCCTCCTATTGATTGTCCAGGCCGCATTTATTGGTGTCCTCGTGATACAAGCGGCAAAGGTTCCTGAGATAGGGCATGAAGTATTCCCGAGTCTGGTTCTTGCCACGGCCAATGTCCTCCAGGACGAACTTTCGCATGGGACACAAGGCCTCTTCGGCATCGATCTTGAAGTCGTCATTGATCTCGAATCCTTGATCGAAATCAGTTTGTAGTTTCACTAATGTCTTGGCTATCTTCGTCATCCTCATCGGTGTTTTCAAGATATTCCTGTTCGGAAATCATCTCCAGCATGTCCGACCCGAAGGTCAACTTCATGCCGACAGATGCTTCAACAAATCTATGGACGTCCTCCGGGGTAACCTTGTGCTGCATGTCGGGAATCTCTGGAGATCCATTGAACTTCAGACAAAGGTACGCTTCAGCAGGAGTCCCGTCTTCTTCGTGGGCGAAGTTCGCCTCAGCCTTGATTTTGCAGTAAATGTTCATGTCTGATCCTTTCTGGGTCAAAGTGAAGAAGAATGTCCATCGGGTGCCCGATAGGGCACAAACGATCAAAAGCAATGAAACAGGTCTTATGAGGATTGGCCGCCAAACCCGGATGAATCTTGTATTCAGCAGAGCAAGCCGTCGGGTCCCGTAAGAGAGACAAGGATGCCACTCCCATCAGAATCAAACGTTGAGGCTCCATCTTGACGACAATGACCTCCGGACGTAAAGGTCGTGTGTGAACAACAGGGAACTTCCCGTATTCAACGGTCTTGATTCCCAAGTCCACGCCGACGGAGGCCAAGTCTGCACAGTTGAAGTTTTGAGAATCTCCTATGCGGAGGTCCACAAAAGGGACCCCCACATAGGATTCTACTGCCATTTCTCCTGAAAGCCCAGTGGCCCAGCGTTTCTGCTCAGCTTGAGCGTCCTTGAGATGATGCACTTCACGAAGTTTGGCTCTGCCCATATTGGAAGCTACACAGTTGATCTCCTGTAGCTGACTTGGAGTCAAAAGTATCTCAATCCCGTTCTTCAGGTAGGGTTTGACCAGTTGTTCGTATGCTCTTTGGTACTGAACCTGATCCATGTGGACCTCCTTGTTTTGAAAGTTTCTTGTAAAGTTGAAGAAACCAGGCCACCACAAGATGGACAAGGATCACAACGATATAGTAAATCCCAAGGAGCAAGTACATCCCTACCAGGAAGGCAAGACAGAGGAGAAGGAAAGCCAAGGCTATCCCGAGAGGAACAGCAATGGCTCCGCCTACGATGATGAGGACCCACTTGAAGATGTTCAGTACAATCATGCTCAAGCCTCCGTTTCTGAAGCCTCTTCTGTCAGAGCCACTTCCATGTCTGCAGCAATCTGATCAGATTCCGCTTCAATGGCCTTGATTTCATCCTCTGAAAGAGCGATCACAGGAACGGTCGACTTCTCAAGCAAGTTGATGAAGAAGTCCTTTCCAGACGGAGACGAGTACAGGAAATCCAGGAACTTGACCTTGGAGCCGAACTTCATTTCGACACCATCCACCTTCAAAGGCTTCTTGTTGGCGTCCTCGTAGTAATACCATGCTCCGGACTTTCGAACGATACCGGCCAACTCCAGGAGATCCGGAAGCTCAATGACCGTATCAATTCCCTGACCAAAGCGTGCGTAATACTGACAAGTGACATAGGGATTTCCCCTAGCCACCCGGTTCTTGGTGATCTTGATGTTGACCTTGATGCCTTCGTCTTCTTTGAGAGGCTCTCCAGCCATGATCTTGTACTTGGACATTCGGATGCGTTGGGTTGAATAAAACTGCAACGCTCTCCCTCCGGTGGTTACGTTGGGATCTCCGTGCATTACGCCTACGTTGGTGCGAAGCTGATTCACGAAGATCATGGCGGTACCGTTCTTGCTGGCTACGCCACAGAGGACTCGCATGAGCTTGGACATGATGCGAGCCTGGAGTGCAACGTTCTGCTTTTCCAGTTCGTCTTCGATTTCCTTGCGGGGAGTCAAGCCGGCCACGGAATTCACGACCATCAGATCCAAGGCTCCGGAGGAGACCATTGCCCTGACGGCATCCAGTCCTCTTTCGGCTCCTTCAATGGGTTGTTCCGTGTAGACCAAACGATCTACGTCGACCCCGAGCATCTTGGCGTATTCAAAGTCGAAACTGCCTTCAGCCGTTTCAAACCAGCCGGCCATGAAGTCCGGGTCAAGCCTCTGGTTCATTGCAATGATCTCGAGGGCAAGAGAAGTCTTTCCACAGGAATTCTCCCCGGCAAGCTCTATGATCTTTCCTTTCGCAATTCCGCCACCAAGAGCAACATTCAAGCTTTGTGAAGGTGTCTTGATGAACTTAATGGTCAATTGATCCTGCTTTTCCTTGACCGTTCCAATCGTGCCGGCTCCAAACTTCTTATTGATGCCGGACATGACTTCGTTGAGAGCTTTCTGTTTTTCACTGATTGCCATTAAGGACCTCCTCTTCCGGAGCGAACGAACCGAGGGCCCGCCCAATTTTCATGAACTTGATCTTTTGCTCTCGAATCTGAGATTCGAGTTCCATAATCTTGTTGTCCTGTCTGCGGAATTTATCTTGGAACTCGGTTACGATTTCAGATCGAACCTGATCCAAGATTTGTGGTTTAGCTTGTTCCAGCATAAGTGCAATAGCTTGAGCCAAATGATGAACGATTCCCTGTTCAGGAGATAATCCGGAGCGTGGAAGGTCCAGCATTGGAGCTGTCAGAGAATAATTCGACGGAACAGGGATGGTCTGGCTTCCTGGAACAGGCTGATGAGAAATTGCCAGATCCTTTGAAACAGAATCCTGGGAGTCCTGCTTCATTGCCTGTTGGAAATCTTGGTCCTTTTTGACAACAGAAGAGCGAATGGCCGCTCTGTCGAGTTCTTCATCGTCTACGTAGTAGGCTTTGAAGTGATTCTTCGGAACACGAGCAATATCTTCCATACAGAGATCGAAATGGAATTCCGGAATATCCATTCGTTCCGCTGCACTTTGGTCCAAAACAGACCAAATGTCTCGTAAGTTGTCTTCTAGATAAGGTAAAATAGCTTGTCTGTGATTATTGACAACCTGATGAGGAATGTAGTTCAACGAACCGGCTTTCATGGAACAAAAAATTCTTGCAACCATGAGACAAGTTTGTAGGTCGAGAAACATTTGATGACAAGGGGATCCGTCTTTGACGTAGATGCATTGGATTGAGCCTAGTCCAGGGATGGATTCCATCATTTTTACCGTTGACGAAGCAGTAAACAAAAGCATGGCCATGAAGGAAAATCTTGAAACCAAGACGTTCCCATTTTCATCTCTGTAATACTCGAGACGGAAAGCTTTCCCATCATTGGTTAAGCCAATTTTGATATATTGTAGACGGTCACGCGTCATGACAAGACGTTCAGGGTTTTTCAACAGAACAGAATGACCCTTGTTTTGTCTTTTTTGAGAACTATTCAACGTAGCTTCAGTCCCCAAAAGACCTGGAATTTCAAGTTCAGGGTCAAGTTCTGGAATCATAGGAGATTCGTACTGAGGATCGATGCCTGATTTTTCTGTCATTGAATCACTTCCTTTCTTATATTTATTTGCGAGCAGGATTCCGATTGTTTCTGGTCCGACCCAAGCTGTTGTCGATCATGGTGTCTAGTTTCTGAATTTCCATTGGTTTGTTTTCGAGTCTGTAAGAAACCGAATAAGCCAACTGTCTTCCGAGAGAATTTCTTTCTCCTACAAGAACATCAAAAGAGCGAAGAGATTCTTCTCTTTGAGACCAGATCCGGGCTCTTCTGGATTTGAGTTGATCGATTTGTCGCTGAAGCTGTCGCATATTTTCGTCAACGATTGCGAGGTCGCTGTCGATAATTGCAAGTTGCTGGTCTATCGTTTCTCTTTCTAGATCGATAAGACGATCTATCTCTCGAATCTTCTGATATAGCTCTCCTGCAACAAGACGATCAATGTCTGCCGTATGATTGTAGTCGGTCGGGAAGACGGTGATCGCCGAGTTTGTGGTCTCGCAGTAAAGAATGATTCGAAAATCCCTGTACAAGAACTGATACGTGTCTCCATCCTTGATTTCTGTATATACTGGATAGCTTTTGTCAATGATGAAACGTATGTGTTCTTCGAGCTCTTGAGAAGTTCGTTTCTCTGTTTCCTCAGGGAATCGTTCATACCATCTGGTAATTAAATGTTCCTTGAGGATGATTGGTGTCTTTTCTTCCATGAAGGCCTCCTACGCTTCGACGATGAGGCCCATAAGTTGATCTAGATTCTTTCGGATCAGAACAAGATCTTCGCGACGGATTTCTCCTGAAAGCATGGCATCCACAAGGACTATCATGTTTAGAAGGATCTGTTTTGGAGCGAGGCCGGAATCTGGGAGGGAAAAAATCTTCCCTCCCAGATGAGCGACCACCGTATCCAGGATCTCCTGTTTTGGATTCGAGGAACCCGACTCCCGCAGGGCCTGATGGAGATAGATGGTCATTTCCAGCACCGCCTGGGTTGCTGCGTTTACCTTGGCGTCCATTGCGGGCCTCCTTACGGCATATTGTTGTCAGAAAGGAATGTCGTCCTCGTCGATGTTGTAGAAGCCGTCTCCGGATGCAGCGGTAGGGGAGTTTTGAGCCGCAGGAGCACTTTGACGGGCTCCGCCGCCCTGGTTTCCACCGGCACTTTGGCCGCCGTTCTGATTGCCAGAACTGTCAGCCGGGACGAACCCTACGTTGTTGACAAAGAAGATGCTGCCGTAGGTCGTCTGGTTGGTGTTGGGGTCTGTCTTGGACCATGTCTGGTACTCGGCATCAATGATGATGGGTTTGCCTTTGGTGAACCATTGGCAGATCATCTTGGCCGTTTCTCCATAGGCCACAAAATTGGGGAACGACGCCGTCTGAATGGACTTGTCGCCAGCCTTTACGGCTGCCCTTTGTTCCTTGGAGAGAGACTTGTCAACAGCGAGGTTGAACATGACCTTTGGGTTTTGAGCCTTGTTGTCCAACACCGGATCCTTCACGAACCGGCCGATGAACTTGCAGTTGTTCATACTGTTCATGGTAATTGACCTCCTTCAGTCATTTATCTGAAACGGTGCGTTCCGTTTTCAGAACTTAGAAATCGAGGGGATTTTCCCCTCCGTAGAGCAGGTAGGTAGCAATGGCATCTGCCAAACAGGACGAAGCAAGCCATGCCATTTCATGAGAAACTTTGTGCTTCTCAATGACATTGGCCATGTCGTGGAACAGAGCCAACATGAGTTCTTCATTGGCCTTGATCCGGGTTTTGAAGTCTGCTTCGTTCTCTCCGGGCAATGCTGCCACCAACTGGGTCTGAAATTTGAGAAGACGTTCCTCGAGAGGAGCCGACTCGAATGGATTGGTTGCCATTTGTTCTCCTGTTCTCAAGCCTGAGAGAACAAAAGATCCAGCGGATTGGCGACGCCAGGCATCATGTCTTCATCCAACTGTTCCGAGTCCCGTACGGGAAGATCAAGAGCAGCAGGAGATGATGATTTGGTTGAAGCCGATCTGACGATCTTTCGTATTTTCCAGGCAAGAATGTTGTCCCATTGTTTATTGACAGAACCGTCGACGATGACGATGTCGCCTTGGACCAGGTAGTTTTTGTACTTCTCATAGGTTTTGGTCTGAGCCACCACGTTGAGAAGTTTTCCGCCTTTGACTTCCATCTTCATGCTGGCATATTCATTGCCGGCATTGTTCTTTTTGACCGTGACAGTCTTGAGAATACCGGCAAGACAAATGTCCTCTCCGTCGTTGGCATCATTCGGATCCGAATAAGGGAACGGATCCAGAGGGTGCTCTGAGACATAGAGTCCCATCAGGTCAAGTTCGAAAGCCAGCTTGACCTTGCGGACGTATTGTTTCGGGTCGTATGGAGTAAAGTCTTTTTCCTTGCGGATAGTTCCCAGATAATGATTGAGCATCTTGTACCGGTTCTGTTCGAACTGATCAAAGGCTCCTGCCTGAATCATGGCTGTCTCATTGGATTTGGTCAATGGATTGTTCATGAGTTTTCCTGTCTCTGGGTTTATTTCTCTTGGAATAGCATGACAACGATTATAGAAGTCATCAAAGCTAACAAATGGGCGAAGCTTTTTGATTAGTTCGACCGTTCGTTCTCCTACCCCTTTGACAGCCTGCAATCCGTACCGGATAGCCTTGGTTCCGTCTGGCAGAAGTTCAATGGAGAATGATACATCTGATTTGTTGATGTCCGGAGGTAGGATCTGAATACCCATCTTTTTGGCGTCCGAGATTGTCGCAACAATCTTTTCTGTCTTGTCGTGAATCATCAGACAAGCGACCGTCCATTCAACCGGATGATATTTCTTGAGCCAAGCCGTCTTGTATGCAATGGCAGCATAGGCTCCAGAATGGGCTTTATTGAAACAGTACTTAGCGAAGTCGGCCATGGATGCAAAAATCTTCTTCCCCATGGCCTCGTCGTATCCTCTGGAGATCAGTCCCTTGCAATATTTCGACGGCTTGTCGACCATGCAGTGGGAATCCATGTCATACTGTTTCCCATAGAGGAACTCGGCCTCAATGGCGGGTATTTCCTTGATTTTCTTTTTGCCCAATACCTTACGAATCCGCAAGTCTGCGTTCCCGAGAGAATATCCGGCTAGAATTTGCCCAATGGCCATCAATTGTTCCTGATACCACATACAACCTTTGGTGGGAGCCAAGACATCATCGATATCCGGATGAACCATGGTATTGATTCCGGACTTCTTGTTTTCGATGTAGAGATCCACCATTGATTTTCCTGTATCTTTATCCTTGGACAGCGGACCCGGTCTGTTGCCGGCATTTACGTCAGTGAGTTCGTCAAAGGAACTGACGTCCATGTCTCGAATCATTCGGGTAGCATTGGAAGAGGCCATTTGAAAGACGTCTGTCGTTAGGCCGTCCCGGAGCATTTTGTAGACTTCCGGGTCGTCAAAGTCTTCCGAGTCAAACCAGGCTTCATCCAGTCCGGTCATGTCCATGGCGTAGCGAATCTGTGAAAGCGTCGCCAACCCCAGTGCGTCAATCTTCAGTGCGTTGAAGTAATCCAGGTCTTCCATGGATATCTGTACCAATGGAAGAACGGCGGTGTCGGATCCGAAAGTCAAAGGCAGGTTTTGAGACAAGGGCTTTCCGGAAACAACAACCCCGCCCGCATGAATGCCTGTGGCAGACACACAGCCGGCCAGATGTGTCACGACGTCAAAGACCATGGGATACTTCCGGAAGGTCTCCTCAAGAAGAGCGGCAGCCCGTTGTGCTGTGTTTACGTCCCGCACGCCTATCTTGGCAATGAATTCTTCCGGATTATTGACGATCTCCATGATGTAATCATAGGAGGCCTCTTTTCCGTCAAAGACATCAGGTAAGGCCCGGGTAATGTCGTTGGCTTCATTGAAGTCCAAACCAAGTACCCGCATCGCTCCCTTGATAAGAGATTTTAGCTTAAGCTTGGTAAATGTGACAATTTGGGCGACGTATTCGGATCCGTACTTTGTTAGCAGATATCCGATAGCTCGCGGGCGATCGAGTTTGGAAATGTCCGTATCAACGTCCGGGAATTCGATTCGTTCCGGATTCAAGAAACGCTCAAAGAAATATCCGTTCTTGACGGGATCGATCGTAGTGATCTTGAGAACATAGGAGACCAGAGAGCCAGCAGCGGAACCTCTTCCTTTGCCAATCAGAATGCCATTCTTACGGCACCATTCAAACCAATCCCAAAGGATGAGGAAATATCCAGCAAACCCCATGGAACAGATAATCTCCATCTCATAGTTCAATCGTTTCATTCGTGGAAGGATATCGTTCCATTGTTTATCCTTAGCCATGACCAGAAACGCGTCCATGGAAAGCTTGTGCAGATATGTGTTCTCTGTATAGCCTGGAGGGCACGGAAATAATGGCATTAGACCTCTGGAATCCGTTGGTTTAGGGGAAACCTGAATGGAGTCTGCAATTTTTCCTGTATTTGTGATAGCAGAGGTCGGAATCCCGTATTGGGCACAGTACAACTTCATTTCATCTTCTGTTCGAAAATGGGCGTCTACGTTGAATGGATTGCGGTAACCCATTTGGATGAGAATGTCGTGATAGGCCTTGTCGGAGTGTTCAAGATAATGAAAGTCCGACGTGATGACCAATGGAATGCCGGTTTCCTGATGAATCCGAACAAGAGCCTCATTGACAACAAGTTGTTCCGGAATGGTATGAGGTTGAACCTCCAGATAGAATTCCTCAAAGGCATGGGCATAAAGCTGAGCCTTAGCTTTTGCATCGTTATAGCGTCCCTCTTGAATCAGCTTCGGGATGATTCCCCCGATGCAGGCAGAAAGAACGGTCAAGCCCTTGGCGTGCTTAAACAGCATGGCTTCTTCAGTTCGAGGATAGTCTTTGGTCTTGCCGGATATTTTGTTGAAACCTGCATCAGATGCGAGCTGATACAGATTGACCAGTCCTTCATTGGTTCTAGCCAGAACAACAATATGGTATCGCCCAGTCGGATCTGTAGATCGGTCTTCGGTTGAATAAAATTCACAACCTAGAATCGGCTTCACTGGATTGGTTGAATGTTCCTTGTTCCATTCATCGGAAGCTCTTAGGAACTTGACCATGGAATACATGTTTCCATGTTCCGTTACGGCAACCGCTTTCATACCAAGAGAGCCGGCCTTTTTGATGACGTCTTCAACTGGAACCATGGAGTCATTTCCGCTGTAAACGGTATGACCGTGGAGATGAACAAACTCACTACTCATTAGATCCCTCCCGTCCGTCTATTATATCATGAAAGGCGGGGTTTTTGTAACATTTCTGAACAAAAACCCCGCTTTCAGACGGCACTTTTTGTAATGGACTGACGGATTAGAAGGGAACATCGTTGTAAATTGCTTCCTCTTCATCCGAACTTTCGCCCGAAAGGGCGATACTATTTAATCGATTCTGGATAGATTTCATCATGGAAATGACTTTCTCCGGAGGAAGTTTTACCCCTTTTGGAAGTTCCTCAAGAGTCCGGATATAAACATCAATTAAATCTTGAATTTTATGAGTCTTGATCCAAACATCTTCTTCAGAATCTTGTTCTGTTGTTTCCAAATGTTCGTCGTCTGATAGGTAGAAATAGACGGCTTGATTCTTTTCAACACGTATAGACCATAGATCTCCTTGATCGTCTCCTTGGGCAAAAACTTCTCCTGTGCAATTGGATCCTGAAGGAAGAATAACATAGTTTAATAAAAACTCAAGCCATGGTTTGGCCTTTGTCAAATCTCCTTGTTCACTTAAGGTCAATTCAAGACCATCAGGACTGATAGAATAAGGAGCAACACAAAGAGGAACAAGAGAAGGGGTTGTTGTTTTGTTTGGATCTAGACGATACGCCCCAACAGATTCCAGTTCCTGATTTGTAATTCCTATTGGCAACGCGTAAAGTTCTCCATTTGGACCAAACGGATGATCTATGGAAATATCATCCCAAGGATTAAATCCGTTTGGAATCCGAGAGCTGAGATCAATCTTAGTAATCTCTCTTAGAAGCGGATGAACAGGACAATACCGAACATCAAGTTTCTGATTTGGCTTTGGTTGATGCAGGCGATGTAGTTGATGAAGAGTCTCCAGTACATGAGGGTTTTTGGGTTTCTTCTGGCTGGTATGGAGAAACCGATCCAACCATTCGGTCATCTGTGGAGACAGGGGCGGTGAGATTGAGAAATTCCCCCAGGTTTTCGTTCGATAGCTCATGAGTCGTCTCCTTTTCAACAGGCAGCGTATCATGGATGTCCTTGACAGGGTTCCCCTGGTTGCTGGACTCGAGATACTTGTCTGCCTTGGCGTTCTGTTTGAGCATTTCGTCCGGTTCCAAGGTCTCACCGGTATGATTATATGACTGGGCACGCAGGATATCGACTGTGACATTGTGAACGAAAACACCCTCTGATTTGAGCTGACTGAATGTCTTTTGGTCAATCAGATCTGTCACGGTATGTCCTTTATGGTTGACCCAATAGGCATATCGAACGGTAGTTTCCCCGGAAACGGTCAGGTCTCTATGGTAAGCATACCGGGAGATGGACATGATCTCATCCTTCCAGATGCGACGGACCGGAGGATTTCCTGGATTATACGGAGAATTGTGGTTCACTGAAAGGATGAACTCTCTTCCTTCAACATCAGCCAAGATTCTTCCGGCTGACATCATTTCCAGGAGAGTCGTTCTTTCGTCCGAATTCTGCAGGTCAATACGAATCACATTCGGATTCACAGCAGGGGTCGGTTTGACCGCCTTGGTCTTGGCTTCTGCCTTTGCAAGTTCTGCAGGAGCCAGGATACTATCCAATGGATTGTCAACGTTTGTCATGATGAGATCCTCCTTATGATTTCTGAATGGCCGGCGTCATGTATTGGATGACGGCATCGGCCGGAAGGTGTTCGATGATCATAGCTCCGGGGCCAATCAGCTTGAATGTGACGGTGGACTCTCCTGACATCTTCAAACCGTCCAGCAAGTGAGAGACACGGAAGGAGCCATTCAGCTCGGTAGAGCTGGTTGTAGGCTGAAAGAAGAGTTTTTCCTGGACCATCCCGTTCTTGGACTTCATGTCAAAAGACAGGAGCGAATTCGCACTGTCCGAAACAAGTTCAACGGTTTGACTGGAGTTGTCCGATAAGGCCGACGCCATTTGGAGGAGGGAAGTAAACCGGGAGCGGCTAACGCTTCCTTCGAAAGAGAATGTCTGAGGAACCAAGGTTTTGCAGTTTGGGAAGCTGCCATTGGTTTTACGGAAGCCTACACAGAAGGCTCCATGAACAAGTTGAATTTCATGGGGTTCTTCGAAAACTTCAATCATGCCGGCAGAAGCCCCTGCAAACTTGGCGAAGCGGGACAGCTTGGCGTGATCAAGGAAGAAAGTCCCCGAAGAGGTGACGTTCGTCATGATGGCAGGGAATGAAGCCTCATGAATCAACATCCGACGATCCTTGGAGTCAATGGCCTCAAACAGAAAACCCTTGGCCGGATCAATCGTTACCTGCAGGCAATTGAATGTCTGATAGGTATCATTGGGCTTGATGACCTGGTTGGCCAGATCCACGGCTTGCTTGAAGAGATTCCCCGGAATGTCCATGAGATAATTGGACGAAGGGGTTCCCAGAACAGGGAATGTTGTCGGATCCAGACCGCGGATCACGGTGGCCAAGTTCGAGGCCGTATTAAGCTTGGATCCCAAGGGTTTGATCAGGACGGACAAAGGAGAGACCTCTTCCAAGAGGACATCTTTGGCGTCCAAGGCTTCCAGGACGGGAATCAGACGGTCAAATTCAATCAGCGGAAAGTATCCGATTCCGCTATTGGAAACGATGGTATGAGTGGGCAGCGTGCTCGTGGCCCATCCATCAAGAATGTTGACGGCATGAAGACGCACTTCTATCTGACTTCCAGTCGGATTGCAGGTTTCAATCAGAAGACAGCGTTCGGCCATACTGGTCTTCCCTGCTCCTGCATAGTTGCGAAGGGTCTTCAGAAATCCGAGAAGATACTGATGATTCAAACAAAGATTCATGGTTGCACCATTCCTTTCAATTGGCCTAGTAGTTTTCTTTCTTCACTTAAAGACAGGTGAAGCCTGACATCTTTAGCAACAGAGGTTGCATTGCACCTCGGACAGACTAGTTTTTGATGGCTCCCGTTGCGAATCAGATCAAGCAGATCGAGCCCTTCTTCGCTGACAAGGTTCCAGGCGTAAATGGAAGCCTTGGTGCCACAGTTGGGACACTTCAAAATGGAATGAAAGTCTTGTAGAGAGGGCATCTTTGTGGCTCCGACATAAGCCTCCAAAGGAGTGGGGTTCAGGATGTTGTTCATGATATAAATCATTTCCTGCACGTCTTGTGTTTTCATTTGAGGGATATTTTTTAACAAGTTCATGCTAACAACCGGTTGGAAATCTCTGTCCAATTCCATCAAGAAGATATTGTCTTCAAGCTGTCCTGGACGATAATAACGATCTATGGCGGGGAAGGGGCCGGAAGCATTTGAGCGAAGATTGAATGGGATCTTAAGTTCACGAAGGGCTCCTGCAAAATGAGGAGGCAATCCATCTGGACAATCCTCTATATTGAGAGTGATCAAACCGTCTTTGGTGGTGGCACGAATCAAATACCCGTCCAGGTTTCGGTTTATGTCGTCACTAAGAGCCTGCTTCAAAAGTTTGTAGGCCTTGGTCTTTGGATTGAGAAAAGGCTCTTCCAATGTAACAAAACATACATCGGTCTTATATCCTTCTGGGATGGCAGCCATGGATTCACCTCCTTATGGGCATGGCCCGGAATCTTCAAAATTAGGGGAACAAAAAGAGGGACCCGAAGGCCCCTCCTTTTCAATCCTGAGGAATCAAAGAACACAGAGAATGTCTCGTTCGTTCAGAACAATGAAAGTCTCTCCGTCCACTTCAATGGGAGATCCGGCAAAGTGTGCGTAAATGACTTCGTCTCCGACAGAAACTTGCATGGGACAAAGAGTTCCGTCTTCAAAACGAGCTCCCTGACCTACGAGAATAACTTTGCCACGATTGGTCGCTTCTTTTTCCCGACCAGGAATCACGATACCGGATTGGGTTTTCTCTTCGAGCTTGTGTTCCCTGACGAGACAACGAGCTCCGAGTACTTTGAGGTTTGGCATATTTGATGGCCTCCTTGATGCAAGATGTTACAATTATAGCACAATTCAAGGATGGAAAGCGAGCTCACAAGCCTTTCGAAGAACATTCCAAAGTTCATTCTTGTAGGCGGGATACAAGGGCGAAGGAGCTTTCAGCAGTTCCGTCGGATCTTTTCCAAACATGATCTGATAAGAGAAGTCTCCAATGTTGTATGTCGTGGGATGAGTCGGGATATCTTTGAGAAGGTAATCTGGATCAAAACCCAGATGATTCTGGGCCAGACGAGAATTTTCTTCTCCGAGCACCAGAAGCACTTTGGGTTGAATCACCTGCAGCTCCCGTCCGAAATGCAAAGCAAAACAGATGTCTCCATACATAACAGACTTTGGGGACTTTGACATGGAGCACTTCCGGACGTTGGTCCGGTAAATCTGATCCATGGGATGGGGAAGATAAGACAGCAAGGCACTGAGAATCAAGTCTCCAGCCTTGTCCATGTCATCATCCCTGACGTAGGGTCCTCTGAGAATCATGAGAGGAGAAGAAGGAGAACCCATGGGGAGACGAATGTCTACCCCATGGATCATTGTGTCCGGACAAGAAGCACAGGACTTCCTGGTAATCAGGGTCTGCATCATCTCTCGATACCGGTCTTCTCTCTCGGACTGATTCATCACAGTTTCGAACAGGGGCAGGGACAAGCCCGCCCCATTTGTCATGATGTCTTGCAATCTCTCTCGAACAGATGAATCCATTGTGGTCCTCCTTAGAAAGGTTCGTCATCAGGAATCCCTGTAGGAGGAGTCAAAAGCTCATCCAGAGGGTTGCCGGAAGCCAAGGCGGACAAAGCTTCTTCTTTCATTTGTTCCAGGGTCTGGTCTGCAGCGTCCGGAGCAAAGGGGTCTTCGATCATGACATTGTTGGTCGCCATGACGGGCTCCGGAGCTTCATCGAGAACGGGAACCCCGAGCTCTTCTTCTGGAACGTCAGGAGTCGGATCCGGAAGAGTGACAGCGTTCGGGTCGGCAGCCATAGCTGCAGCGGCGGCATTCAGACGACGGGTCTCGGCAGCACGCTTGGCAGACTCGGAGCGTTTGGCCTTGGCCATCTCTTCTTCCGTCATGCCGGCAGCCTGAGCTTCGTCTTCGCGAAGAAGGGCCTGACCAATGATTTCTTCAGACTTAGCAATCGTTGCGGCGATCGCTGTGGTCTTCGGTCCGGAGCCTTGTTCCATCTTGATGATCATGCGGATGAGTTCGGCTTGGGACAGGTTCATCAAGTCAGGGCGAGCTTTTGCTGTGACACAGGTCACGCAGATGCCGTCTTCGTTGAGGTCAGCTGGTACGTTCAACGTTCCGCATTCCATACAGGCGACAACATCTACAGGCTGAGTCTCTGCTGTCAAGCTGGTACGACAACCAACACAAACCGTGGCCTCCCAACTATGAACGACGCCTTCCTTGACGACGACCGGCACATCGCTTCCTTCTTCGAAGTTGAACTGTGCCTTCTTCGTGATGTATCCAGCAAACATGGTACTGGACTTACAGATTGAACAAACTTTCATGGGATACCTTCCTTTCATTGAGGGGATAAGTAGTCTACGTCGGCCCGAAAGGGCCGGACAACAAGACTCATAAGAGAATTTTGAAATAGAAATTTAGGACATGAACAACACGTCCTTTCTGGACATATGACCATCGAATACCGAAGAGAAAGATTTAGCGATAACGCACACGTCCTGTCATCCGGATTAAAATCTTGAACCAGTAGAAAACAATCATCCAAAAGTCACCCCTATGGATCTCATCCCAAGCCGGAAGGAGAATGAAACGAAATCGACGACTTCGTATCCAATCTGTAAAAGAGTAAAACTCGTCAAATGACATACCAGAAGGACAATTTTTATGAATAATGTCCAAGCGATGAAGAATCTGTTGAGACTGTTCACGGTTCAACTTAAAGAAGTGGAACCTGTAAGCCAGTAACAGAACAGATTTAAGAATGTCTATCGGGATCTTCGTCATAAACAAAGACGGAAAGAGTTCTCCATATTTGTTACGCCATGGCATGACGGTACCTCCTATAAAGAATTTAACTGATCAATAGCGTTCTGTAATTGTTGACGACGTTCATCTATCTTTTGCTGTTTGACCTGAGCAAGAGCATTGACAAGACTTTGCCTAAGATTTCGAACAGGATCTTTGACCTGGGCTTCCAGTTCTTTGATCCTGATTTTCTGAGCATTGATGATAGATAGAAATGCGTTGTCGCGAAATACAACAGAGTCCGGAGGTTCTCCTAATAATTTTTTGCCATTTGCATTTCGTTGCTGTGCCGCCCCTAATTGAGAGAAATACGCCATTAAAGCATGAGTAATGGCGTCAGACAGAACAATAGGGTCTTGATTATCTTCTGTACAGATCAAGAGTTTCCCCGTCATTGTATGAATTAGGTCAATTCTTTCTATTCGAGTAGCCATATGGGTATCGTATTTCATTTGAATCTCAGTATAGGTTCCTTGGTCAGAAGGAGTATTATTCCAATCAGGAGAGCGAATGGCGTATCCTTTATGAGAAATGTTAGTAGTCTCTGGAAGAGAGTGCCCCAAAATGGCGTCAATCGGTTGATACATCGGATTTGCAAAAACGAAAATCTGAGAAGGTTCCGGAATAAGTTCTGTTCGTTTCCGTTCTTGGAACTGAAAAGCCGCCGACGGGTCCGCATTGAATCCCTTTGGTATCATTTGAAACCTCCTTAAGGTTCGATATTGTTGTCAACAAACTCCAGTGATTTCTGGATTTGGGTTCGAAGTACCTGCATATAGGTTCCCATGAGACCTTCATACTCTTGAACCTTAGTCTGAAGTTCACGGAATTTCAATACATAGGTTTTTGCGGTGGACTGAGGAATTGTTTGTTTTAATGTGATAACACCCTTGAGTTCTTCAACAAACTGATTCATTTCTCCCTTGATGTCGTCCTTTGCCATACGATCTACAAGATCTCTTTGCTCGTCGGTATCGATGACCGGGATGATCTCGAAGGCGTTTCCTGTTCCAAATCGGGCCAAATCCCTGACGACTCCTTGAAGAGCATAAAGATTACCTTGCTGCGTTTTAGGAATAAACTTCGCAACTCCGGACGGCATCAGGTTGACAGGATACAGGCTCTTGATGATTGAAACGGCCAAATTCCGGACCGTGTCCTTCGTATGATAGACAGACCAGTCCTGAAAACGGGATTGAACGTCCTTGAGTACGTTTTCGTAGTCGTACTCGGTAGCATAGACGGCGTTGGCTCCTGTTGTTACGACGTTGGCTCCGCGTACAAAATCGATGCGACCCACTGTCTCATAAGAGACCTCGGCCTGATTGTCGTCGACGATCTTGCGACCCAGCAGGCGAACAATGCCCGACTGGTCACAGCGGACTTCGTCCACTTCCAGCTTGGCCTTGACCTTTTGTCCGTTGTAGTCGACTTCGATCGTGCTTTTGGCTGCCGAAGTCGCCCGGCGGAATGCGTCAATCTTGGAGATCTTCTTGATGAAATGCCGGGGCAGGCCGTTGTTGTCGAAGATCTGCTCGAGTTCCGTCTCCGAAATCCGAAGGTCTCCAATGGTGTAGAAAGACAAATGGCCCAGAATCATCTGGGGGTCAAGGTCTTTGTTGCTTCTAGCGATACCGTTCATAAATTCCTCCTTGCCGCAGACACGCGGCATCCGGTTTTAATATGGTTAGTAATAGTTCCGTCCTAGTACTTTTGTTGTCAGCTCACGTCTGTATGTCTTGTGTCGAAAGATATTGCATCGATAAAATAACCTACGAAAGAGCCCTGTTTTGACTTTTAATGCTTGGCATCTTCCATTGTGTTCTCTGCGACAATTGAAGCAGTCTGCCATTATCGGTCCTCCTGATGTTTTAGGGGCTGGTCTCGTCTCTGCATTGCCTTTAAGCAGACTTTGCATGTCACGCTTTCTGATGTCTTGACACCGCCTCCAATAAAGCTTTTTCCGCAAAGCGATATGCTTATTGTCTCTCCGCTGAACGCGTGAACCATCGACGTGTAATACCGTTTGATTCGCGGAAATCTATGTACGTACTTGGTCATTATCCACCTCATATGAATCAGTCTAGATTCTTAGTCCATCCATTCGTGTATACGCCAGAAAGGCCAAGTGATTGCCCATATGATCCACAGCAAGTATATTAGAGCAATCAATCCGACCATCTGCCCGCCACATTTGATAAACAACCAAGTCAGATGCAAAGTTTCCTTTCCGCCGCCATGTTTCGTAATTTGATGGAATGACGCCTTGCAGACATATGCTCGATTTGCCAATCCTTCAGCAAACCAGCCCTCTGCAGTTGTTGTGTGACTGTATTCACAGATTAAGCATGTTCCGCCTCGCGTGTATTTCATTTCTGTACTCCTTCTTGATCATCTCTCAATGATTCTTACCATGGCTGCAACCTTTTCAGGTTCCCATCCTTTTTCAAGAAGAGATTCCGGCCAACCGGATCGAGTACGAGAGATCAACTGCTCTCTAGACAGCCAATTTCCCTGTTCGTCGGTAACGTAAGGATTGGATCCGGGAAGAACCATTTCTTCAGTCAAACAGGCAAGACTTTCGTATTCCGCCTTGGCTCGCATAGCAATGGATAATTCATATTTGGAAATCTCTCCAGGCTGTTCGACGCGATCTCCTCTAACAATAAATCCGTACATAATTCCTCCTATAAAAAGACCACGTCGTATCCGCGGTCCTTGAGAACCGAACCGATGATGGCTCGATGACAGAATGATTCCGATGGGCAAAAACAGACCATCGTGATGTTGACCCCTTCGTTGAGGGTCGCAATAACATGCTTCATGGATTTGATCAGGTCTTCTCGAGTTCTCATTTCTTCGAGGAATTCCGGAAGGTACAACCACCACCAGGCTGTCTTTTCTTGAGTGGAATGTCCGCTTTGGCGAATCCTCTCAATCTCCTTGGGGTCAAACTTTCCTTCCTTCCACTTGTAATACCGGCTGAATAAATAAGCCGACGGAGATAGAGAAGGAACCAATTTAAGCCTGTATTTCTCGACGGCAGAAGTTGAAGATGTAGTTGGTTTGCGAACAATGAATAATCTTTTTCCTTGAAGATCCCAGTCGATTTTGTCGAGCTTCTGGATTCCTGTCAGGGTCAAGACGCCTTTTTTCTGGTAAAAGAACGGACTGTCCGGAGGAATCGCCACAATGGGGCGAACATACTGTTTAGGAAACGGCTTGAAGATGACCTCGAGTTCAGGCTCGAGGTCATCCCAAGAACTCCAGCTCTGATCAACCGCAGGATCTGAAAGGAAAGGATCCATGATCCAGACGGCATTGGTTTTCTTCTGGGTCGTCATGTTCCAATGTTTCTGATGAATGCTTTGAGCCTGAGACGCGATGGTCTTCAAGGAAGTTTGCATCAGAAGCAGGTTTTTGGCCGCAGATTGAGGTTTGCCAATGACAGCCAGCATGATATGGACAGTGATCGGTTCAACGAGATTGCCGACTGTTCGATTGTAATCCAAAGTCTTTATTGTACCAGCCTCAAGCTTTGTAAGGAACTTATCCATATAGGAACGAAGTTCAGAAGGCGTGAGCTCTTTCGGAAATGCATTGAGCAATTCCTTGAAGTTTCGACGAGAGGCTGGAAGAGAAAGATAGTTGCCGGTTGCGTCCGTATAGACGGGGAGAACAATGACATTGTTGGAAGAGAGTTGTTCGAGAGGAAACTTTGTGACAACAGTATCCATGATCTCCTTTCCGCGGACGCGGCCGCAAATTACCAAGTGTATTTTTTGTAATCGAGGGTGAGTTCGACCTCATCAGAGTCGATAACCTTCAGCTTAAAGGCAATAGCTGCGTCACAATAGGAGTCCTCCCATGCAACAGTCAGTTCGTCATAGACAACAGGATAGGCAACAGCTCCTTTAGCTAACCATCCGTCCTTCTTGTGGCGAATCTGTGTTTGTACGCATTCAAGTAACGGATCCATATCGTCTTTCCAGGAATCGATCGTTTGTTTCATTTGAGAGATGGCCGATCTGATTTCTTCGTGTGTTGAAGATCTGTTTTGGCCATGAAAGTCGTATCCGGCAGAGTCGTTAGGGAACTCTGCTTGGTTTTGAACTTTTCTTTGAAGTTCTTCCCAGTCAGCCGTGATGAGTATTCGCTTGTGATCAATAAATACAGGAATTCTTATTATAGACATAATTCCTCCTCAAAATGACACAGTCACTTGAGGGATCACGCGAACTCCCTTTACGATGACAGGCATCTCACTTCCCAGATGTTCTTTGATGAAGGCGGCCAAAGCTTCTTCTGTGGGAAAAAACTTGACGGACCTGGAACCAACAACAAAGAACCCTTCTCCGGAATTTTGATCCCAGTCGAGAACCTCTGTTGTTGTAAGAGGCTTTACAGCCGGAGTCTGAATGTGCCGGTTGGACGCCGCGGAGAGCCCTTCAGAGAGTCTCTGTGCGAAATCGGATAACGGAGGAGTTGAAGTGGCCGGAGCGACCGATTTTGCCGCAATCCCAGCATCCAGTTCGACGCCCTTTGCTTGTGCCTGCTGTTCTTCCGTGAAGGTAGTCTTCAGGGCTTCTGCAAGAAACTTGGAAATGTCCTGAAAACGCTCTGCCTGTTCTGTGATCAAGGCGATGGCTTCTGTTCGAATTCCTTCGTCGTTGGCTGCTTTTACTTCTGCGGCAATCATGCCTTGAAGTTTTTCAAGATTGGTCTTTGCATCTGGGATCAGCTTGGCTCGGTCTCCTGCCGGCTTGGCGAGATCCTCAAGAACAACAAAGATTTGCTCATAAGCTTTCTGGCATTTCTCCAGAAAGGGATTTGTAATCGTCATGATAGGTCCTCCTTATTATCGACAACAGCAGCGAACCTGCCGATCATTTTGGTCAGGTATTCTCTTTGTTCTTCCTTGGTCCGATCTTTGAAGTCACATGGAAGAGTAATGACTGCAAGTCTTTTCTGAGATTCACGTTTCAGACGGTTTTGCTCCCGGAACATTTCAATCATGCCAAACAAGATCAAGCCAATGCAAATGAAATCCGCAAGAACTTCCGGGATAGATTGAGGTGTCCAGTTGAAACCTTGGATAGTGTCACGGCCAAACCAAAAGGATTCGATCAGATTCAAGATAAGACCAAGGAACACCCAGAAGAAAGGATGAGGTGATTTTTTCATGTAAAACCCTCCTATAGGCCATCTCCATATCCCAGGATGAAGCCCAAAAATGTACTGAAAACACACAGCAGGACGGCCCAGACAAAAGTGTCCGGGACCGCCTTATAACTGTGATAGATAAGCATGGCCATCAAAATCGAAGCCAGGGTGATCAGGAGAACAAACAAGAGCATCTTGTAAAACCGCTGTCTTTCTTCCATGAGTCAGACCCCATTGAAGATTTGATGGGCGGATTCGGAATCGTCATTGGTCAAGTCTGCCAGGTTTGAAACCCGGATGACCTCATCAGAGAACACTTCCAGCGTCCTGTCCGAAACAGAACCGCCACCGGCATCCACCAGGATGGACCTGCAGACGAATTCCTTTTCGTCCTTGGTTCTCTTGAATTCTTTCAGGAAGGTTTCTCCCACGCTGCAATCACCATCTGTGATGAACGTGATGTCCGCCTTCTTGAACCGGGAGTCCGTAATCAGCTTCATGGACTCCCGCAAGGGAGCTTCGAAGTTGGTACCGCCTCCGCGGAACTTTTCTGCGATGTCGACGATCTTGTTCGGAGAGAGTTCGTCCTTTTCGATGATGATCACGTCTGTGACCGAAGACTCGAACAGGATACAAGCATAGTCTCTCTTTTGAATCTGAGCGATTTCAAGCAGGGCGATCGCAATGGCTTTGGACCATTTCTCACGAGGCCCCTGCATGGAACCGGACACGTCGACGCAGACAATCATCGGACCCTTCTTCTTCTTGTTGGTTGATTCCAACTCATAGATCAGGAGTTCCTTCTGGTTGTATCTGCGATAGAAGTCCGTCTTTGTGACAGGGTTAGCCAGCTTCATCATTTCAGAAGGCAGGATGGACTCAATTCGGTTGCCCGTCTTGACTGACTTGATGGAGGTTGCTCCATCCTTAGTCTTCTGCTTCTGGTCTTTTATGGCGGACTGGACAAACCGACCAATCAGATCGGACATTTCTTTGAGTTTCTTGGAACGACGAATACGCTCGAGTGCCTGACGTTTGTCGTCCAGAGAAACACGAATGGTCTCTCCGGGGTTCATCCCCCATTGGTCGATCAGCTCACGGATTTCGGAGACTTCCTCGTCAGCCTGCTTGAAGGCGTTGGAGACCTGACTTACAATATCGTCCATGATCTGTTCTCCCAGATCATCTTCAAGAATGTCATCCAGTTCGTTACCAAGTTCTTCTGCAATCTTCTGAGCCGTCTGAAGGTCCATTTGTCCTTGAGTCAAACGATTTTCCATAGCTTTGAGCTGTTCCGGGTCTGTATTGGCTTGATTCTGCATTTCTTCAATGATGTCTTCGAGGTTGTCGATATTTTCCTGCAGGTCTTCAATGTTCTGTTCCGCCTGGACCAGAGCATTGACGGTTTCAAAAGGATCTCCCTGCTCAAATGGATCCTGTTGGCCGGACTGTCCCTTCTGACCTTTTTGTCCGGGTTGCCCTTTTTGTCCTTTCTGTTTGGCTTTCTGCTGGCGACGCCGTTCCTTTTCATTGAGGATGATTTCCATGGCTCTCTGCCCAACCACTTCTGTTCCCATGGCAGAAGCCAGTGCGTCCAATTTGCAGCTTTGACGGAGACGACGGTAATCCGGAGTTTCCGTGAGCCGCTTCATCATTTCATGGTTGAACTGGGCCGACTTCTTCATGTCTTCTACAGGACGGACTTCCGGCTTGTATTTGAACAAGGACATGAACATGTCTTCGTTCAGCGTATCAAAAGGTTTATATTCATGGACTCCTTGAGATACTGCTTGTTGAATGACCGGAGACTGATCATAAATATCCGCATAGAGATCCCGGTCGATCTCAAAATGCTTGACAGCTAGATCATGTTTGACCAAGGCTTCGTTGGTGTTCGTCAAATTGAGGATGTCTGCGACACTATCGCCTTGGAAATTCAAGAGCTTCTGATTGGTCTCAAACGATACTTCAGAATCTTCTGCTGGTTGATCGGGCACCGGACCTGCCGAAGGGAAAAATCCTCCGTTCTGGGTAGCTTCTTCAGGAGAAGTCAGTCCAAGGAAGTCCAGGAAATCTTCAAGGTTGTCAGCAGGTCCATTTTGTGATGTCATAATTCACCTCTTCCTTTCATGAAAATGGGGAGTGGCCAGACGACCACTCCCCCGGGAGAGAGGTCGGTTTAGAAGGGCATTCCTGTGGAAATCCCGGTCTTCAAACCGAGATCCGACATGGTAAGACCCAATGCATCAGAGACGACCTTCTCGTTCTCTTCGGTCAGATAGGCCCTTTTCTTGACCATATCCGTAGTGTCTTTACCGTTCTCGTTAGCCTCGTTAATGGTTTTGGTCATCTTCTTAATGAGATCCTCGAGGCGGCCCTTGGCTTCAATCGAAGCTCCACAACGATCGTTGGGATCCGTGATGCCTCTGATCTTGTTGATGACTTCAACGCCCTTCTTGTAGTTGTTGTTGATTTCATCATCATAAGGATTCACGAGCTTGTCGATTTCAGCGGAAACAAGCGGAATGTCCTTCTTCTGTTCCCAGAGGACAGACTTCAACGCATTGAAGTCATCGAGAACAACCTGCGTTCTTCCGCAATATAGGGCATTACCCTGCATGATGCGATAGCATTCGTTCTGACGACGATCGGAAACGACAATCCCAATCTTGTCCAGAGTATTTAGAAGCTTGGCAAAGCTCTTGTAAACCGAAGTGTTGACCGGCATCCTGCGGGAAGCAATACGGATAGCTTCCAGTTCCAGAATCGTGATCGTTGTCCGCTTGGCATTCACCATCGAGCCGTTCATTTCGGCGACGAAGTTTTGGTGCATGCGGGAACGATTGCTAGGCTCTTTGACATAGTCGACAACCGTACGAAAAACCAATCGGTCATGAAGAGCACGGAGAGAATCATCTTCCGGTTCTTCATTCGAAGCGGCAATCACGGAGATCAACGGAACCTTGATGGCCTTGCCGTCATTGAAGACGAGACGCTCGTTCAGCAAAGGCAGCAGGATATTCAGGGTAGGTTCATTGGATTTGTAGATTTCATCCAGGAAGGCAATGTGGGCTTCAGGAAGCTTGCCCTTCATCTTACGAAGGAACTTGTCCTGTTCCATGCTCTTGATGGAATACGGGCCAAGGATTTCCGCCGGATCCGAAGTTCTGTTCAACAGCCATTCGAAGAAGATACCCATTTCAATACGAGAACAGATCTCTCTGGCCATAGCGGACTTTGCTGTGCCGGGAGGTCCGAGAAGCAGCATATGCTGTCCAACCAGAATGGCCCGGATCAGGTCTTTGATGACAGAGTCTCTTTCCACGAATTTGGTGTTGATTTCCGATTCGATGGCTTGTAGTTTGGCCACGCCCCCGATGGCAATCGTGATGATTTCATTGTCGGGAAGATTGGAAATGGTCTGAGAAGCATTCGGATCCTGCATGGAAGCAGGTGCCACTGTGGAAGGTTTCTGGTATTCGGACAGGTTCATAACGGCACTGGCTGCCGGCGGATTCTGGACAACCGGTATGGTTGTCGGCTTCTGTGTCGGCATGGTCGTCGAGATCCCCAATTCAGCGAGGATGTCGTCCGTCTGGGACAAGTTGCTGGAACTCATTTGTTTTCTCCTCCTTGCCTCCCTTTCTTGGGAGGGACGTGTGCGATTCGTTGCGAGCGAATCTGTCAGGTGACGAAATTCTTCATGTTGACGACTGCGGGGTCACTTGCCCCCAGCATGACGACTTGGATAATCAGATTCTGAAAGACTTCAAAGGAGATCTTGTCGGCTTGACGCTGAGCAATCAAGAGACGACCAATCTGATTGAAATTGTCCGGGAATGACAAACTCTGAACCTGGGAAAGAACGTCCGGGTTCTCGGAAAGATATTCCTTGATGGGCTTGATGACACGGAAGGCTCCGTTTGAAGTAGATGAAGTGTAGCTTTCATCAGCATCTTCTGCTGCAAAGCCAGGAATCATGCCAGATTTTACGACATAGAATTCTGCTGTTTGAGAATTGCCACCATGAATGATGACCGGTCCTTTGTCAGACCATCCTTCAAACATGCGGCCTTTGGATCTGGCCATTTCCATCAGCATCTCGAAAAGTTCCTCGGTTTCGTCGACCCAGTTCTGGTTTCCGCCTTTAGAACGGAACGTATATGGACTCAGGTCAACCATGTTCGTGATAGGATCCAGAAATCCCATTAGTTTTCCTCCTGTTTTGGGTTCAAACTGAATGACAGTTTTTCCTGTCGTTCTAGTTTGAAACGTAGACAGGGTGTATCCGTTGGATCCGAATTTGTCGATGAAGGACTGAATTAGTTCGTTTCTTGGGATTGTGATTTTACAGGATTGGATTTTGATACTTTGCATGCCTGTTGCTCCTCTCTGCGACGGCCGAAAGCCTATCTGCTGACTTGGTACGGGCCTTGCCGGCAATGAGGTAAGCAACCCTCCACCAGGCTGAAGAAAGTTTCCTTGAACATTGTGAGTCCCCGATCCCCCGATAGGGGAATTGGCCGGAGCTGGAGCGGAATTGAGCGGGACTGGAATCGGAGCCCACTTTGTAGGACGATAGGACGCAGACAGGTTGGCCCGAATGTTGTCCATTTCCTCTTCGGCATCCGAATCGGAAGGAATCTCAACATTGTATAAATGACTGCAGGCCGTACAAACAATCTGCTCATCCAGAAGACCAAACCGAACCGGCTTGGGCTGGAAGGCCGTCAGTTCTTTACAGTGAGTACAGACGGAGACCGCCAGCATGTCCCCGCATTCGGTACACATTTGAAGAGAAACGGCTGCCGAACTTTTGGAGGCATTGACTGAAGTGATTTCATGCATGTCTCCGTATGTGCCATTTTGAAGACAACTTGGGCAGGATGGATCTGAAGAGTTCATGAAGAACCGTCTCCTTTCATGACAGATTTCAAGGCTTGTGATTGGGCTTCGTCTACGCCAACAACACCAGAGAACAAATTGGACTTGAGTTCCAACTGGTTGAGCATTTCTTCGTCCTTGGTTCCCATGGTAATTAAGTCGTATTCATACACGATTTGATGAGCGGAATTCAGTCGACGGACGCGACCCAGTCTTTGGGTTTTCAGACCAGGGGTGTCCGGTTGGTCATAGTTGATAACATACTTGGCAATCTGAAGGTTCAAGCCTTCGGCAGCGGCATCATTGCAGACAAACACGCGGGTGTCCGGGTCATTCCAGAAGTCTGAAACGTTCCGGTCCCGGAGGTCATCGTCAACCTTGCCGGAATAAGTAACGGCATGAATCTTGAGTTCCTTTTCGATGTCATCAGCCAAGAGACGGACTCCCCGTTCAAATTTCGTGAACACAATGGCTTTGTGCCCAGAGTCTGTAATCGTTTGTAACTGGTCCAGGAGAAGTTCGGTTTTGGGAGATCGCTTATAACTTTGAGGAATCATGCCTCCATAGTCCTTGACCATCTTCTGTGATTTGGACATGAGAAACAGCCTGGGGTCGTTGGCGGCTGCCTGTCTGGACATGCCGATTCCTTTGGCCATCCCTTCCAGTATTTCAATCTGGGCAGGGTCTCTTGGAGACTTGGCTTTCTCTTGAGCCAGCTTAGCTTCAATATCTTCAGATGCTGTTTTCAATTGATCATAAATGGCATATTGGACTTCGTCAACATAGGTTTCGAGTTTATTCCGGACGGTCTCCGGAAGCTCGACCTCCACTTCAAATTCAGTTCGACGCAAGACGACCTCTTGGACCATTGTCCGGAGCTTGTCCAGGTTCTTGTATCCCACGATGCTTTCATATCGGGAAGAACGATCGTAAACGATAAATTCTTTCTCGAAAGATTTCCAGTCTCCAAAGAAACTGGGATCAGCAATTTGGGCAATGCCAAAGATATCCTGAGGAGAACTCATGATCGGTGTACCTGTGAGATACAGAACCTTGTCCGTGTGAGCACAGACTTTGCAATGAGCTTCGTTGATGACGCCTGTCCTGGTAGAAACCTTGTGGGCCTCGTCGATGATAACCATCTGGAAGCCCAGTTTTGCAATGCGATCGGCATCATTCATGATGGTATGATAATTCGTGATGATAACTCCGGAGGGCAACGCTTCAAATTCCTTGTAGACTTTTTCCCTTTTTCGTTTGTCTCCTGTGACAATCAATACCCTTGGAAGGACGGCTGGAAAGAACTTTCCAAACACATCCCGTTTCCACTGGGTCCGTAAGGACTTCTTGCATACAATCAGAAACTTCTTGGCTCCAAACATCTTGGACCAATGAAGCATGACGGCCAAAGCCGTGGGGCTTTTACCAAGCCCCACGTCATCTGCCAGAATGGCAAACTTGCGTTTCTGAAGCCGATCAATCAGATACCGTACGCCAAAGACCTGATAGTCTTTCAAGGGCAACAGCAGCTTTGGAACAGGAATCTCCGGAACCTTGAACATGGATCGGACATCAGGCATGGGCTCGCCAGTGATTGCCCATTTGGGGGGCACATAAACGAGTTCCCCTTTCATCTCTTCTTCCAGATATTCTAGAGCTCCAATTGGAATAACCCAAGAACGTTGAAGGGGAGACCATTTTGCTCCCGGAATGTTTCGAATCCGTTCAATATAAGGCTTGTAATACTTGAATTTGACAAGAAGATAATCTTTATCAAGCGGGTGGAAATCTACCGTGAACAAGGTCTCTCACCTCCTATCTGTTTCGATTTCGGGGTTGGAAGCGTCCATATTGAGACCACATGATGGACGACCACAGTAAACGACTGGATAAAGGACTTTTCAAGAAATGATAGTCAAGAATAACACGGATCCATCCCATGGTTTTTCCTCCTGTTATTTCTCGCCATCACTACGGAAATTGATATTCTTGAAGATATTCTCATAGTATTCCTTGGTTCCAGGAATATCCTTGGGATCCGGAGCTTTGGTTTTTTTGTTTGTCATTTTCTTGTAGAAGCCGGAGGATTCCTTGGCTTTTGCCAGTTCAGTTGCTGCCAGCATTGCTGCAGTAGCTATAACAGCTAATGCACCATAAGGGCTGGTGTCATTTTTCATTTGATCCTTGACGGTTTTGAGAAGAGCTACCGCCATGTTTTCAACCATTTCAGAGTTTCGATTCAGGACAGAATGGTTGGTGGTTTTCAAGACTTTGATCTTTTCGTCTCCAGTCATTTCATAAGGATCTTTTCCTGCTGCTTCGGCAAGAAGGTAACGGGGCATAAACATCCGACCAATAACTTGCATGAGCTGGTCTTCATCAAGAAGATCAAGCTCTTCATGAGCAAACATCATGAGGACAGCACTTTTCATGGCCTCTTCAAGATCTGTACCTTGCAGGTGAAGCAGGGCACAAGTGTCTTTTTCATTGCATTTGGCACAATCACTAGGATCGTGCCCCTGCATGATGTCTTTGAGAGAGAAGTGCTTGGACTTATTCGGGTCCTTTGAAAAGGAAAAGGGACCCTCATCAAAGGCTCCCCCGAAGAAATTGTCTTTTGCCATCTTTGGCTCCTTCTACGATCTCGTGATCGTTCCATAGACCTGCTCTTGAGTCACGGAAGGATTTGGTAGCCTTTCGGACTCGAGCTTTTGGTCTCGTTTGTTTGTGGAATTATCGGGTTCAACCCGAGCGGCAGCGTGAAGCATCTTGAATTCTTCAAGAAGCTGTTTGAGCATTTTGATCTGATCGTCTGGAGTTTCCTTTTGGGTGTTGCCAATATAAGTTGGACTTCCAATAACATCTATGAGACCTTCAAGTCTTTGATAGAACGGGCGGCCTTCCATGATATCTGTATCTACCTTGATCAACAAGGATTCCAGATTCATGGTCAATAAGGTGTCTTTGGTGCAAAGAGAATGAACTTTCTCGACTAATGGTCGAGTGGATTCTTTCCAAAGGTGAACAGCGTTTACTTTTATCATAGCCATTGGGGAGGTCTCCTCTCAATTGGAGCTTTATAGTAACATTCTACTACAAAAACCCACAAATCTCAAGATTGAGACGAGAGTAAAGATTCAGATTTCAAAGAGACTGGAGCAAATTGCGGATAATCTTTCACAAAAGCTGAAACCAGTTCAAGAACATTTGAGAAAATCTGATGAGCAGAATCTACAGAATTTGTAGGTTCATCTTCTGGGACATAGCTTCCGTAAAGTTCATCCATAAGAATAGCAAGAAGTTCTTTGGTTGCATCACTGGTCTCTTCATCATAATCTGGATTCAATGACATCATATCTAGATTAACAATGCCACGAAGATCGGAAAGGAAGTTTGTGAAGTCCAAGGTAGCCTGATCGGATCCTTCGAGATCATATTGATTAAGCCAATCCCGAATCTTAACAGGAACACCATTGGTCTTTCCGCAGGTGATAGGTTGAACGAAGTAAAACTGATCGATTTCGCCGGTTTTCTGATCAATGAAAGTTCCTCTTCCAAGAGGATAAACTGCACAGATAAAAGGTTTATCAGATTGAATCAGGCAGCTGGCTTTGTCTCCTCCATCTGAAAAACGGAGAAATGGACAAAAGCTGAAATCATCTTCAGTGACAGGATTGTGCATGTGAACCATGCGTAAGGTTGCAATAGGAAAATGAGTGTTCTCGCCAATGTGAAACTTAATGAAATTGTTACACACTTCGATTGAAGGCATTTTCAATGCATTGGCGATACGGACAATATCCCATACAGAAACCATGATTTCGTCATTGATACAGCATTTTCCACATTGATTACATTGAAACTGAAAGGTGTCGTCGAGAGTTAAATGAGGAATCTCACCATCCACGACGTTTTGAATGATCTCTTGAAGTTCCAAGCAAAACCTCCTTTTCTGACTGTTCACAGTCATGGGGAAGAAAGGGGGAGCCAAAAGACTCCCCCCGTTCCATAAGATTGTTAATCTTCTTCAATTTTTGCCATGGTGCTTTCATAATAGGTCGAAGCAATACGTCCCAAAGCATCAAGGAACGTGCTTTCTAGATTAACTTGAGAAACCGATAGGCTCATGGAGACAATACCAAAGTCTCCAAGCATTTTCCTAATTCGGCCAAGGGATTCAAAGCTGAGCTTTCCGATTCGGTCTTCGATGGCCTTGATAATCAAACGTTCTTCTTGGGCTCCACTGGTGCCCCAGCCGTATTGCATACGCTGACGGAGAATGCCGATCATGTATCCCACTGTTCTTTTGGAAGGGGCCTTCTTGGATACTTCATTGATGACGTTGACCCACCAGGTCTTTCCTGGAAGAGCACGATCTTTCATAATCAGATATTGTTCGCAAAAGACATCCACTTCATCTTGTGTAGGAGTACCAATGCGATGATAAAATTCTGACACGACTTCATGAAGCTCCGGAAGCATAGGTCTTTCAATATTTCTGTAGTAATAGTTTGCGGGATCGAATTCGAGTATCAATGGAGTAACTTCTTTCAAATCAGACAAAGACTTCAAAACAGGAACCTTCTCCGCTGTCTGCACCGGGCCCTGAGCGATCGTCTTGGCGGGCAGCGGAATCATGTCTGTCTCTTCGTCATCATCCAAATGAATTGATACACCAACATTTCCATATGAAGATGTGACAACTTTCTTGACAGAGATGGGGTCGTCCTGTTGGTCCCAAGGATTTTTAGCAGGTTTTGAATACGGGGAATAAGGTTTCGACATTTTCTGATGAGCCATGTGATCCTTTCCGAACGGCTCTACCGTTACAGGGTCATCGCCAAGGTTTAATAGAAAGCATGCACGCTATAAACAGGAGCAAGAAGTAAAACAAAGTGGCTGGGAAAAAGAACAGATACAGGACCCAAGTAAACAGATTAACACGAAGGGCTTGACGGAAAAATTTGTTCCAGTCCTGATAACAGGACCTGAAGGTATACTGAGGCCAGCCAACCATCTTAACAAGACTTCCTGCAAAAACAGGTAGGATGGCAAGAAACAAAAAACATGAAGCAATATAAATCCAGAACAAAGACAGAATTTGAAGATTCATGTCGTCACCTCCTTTCATCTTTCCCCCGATAGGGGGTAACGTCGTTTTCTGGAGCATGTCTTACACGTATTTTCCCCATTCAATCCAGTAACCTGGATGGGATACGTCAAGATCTGCGATATCCCGATTAAGTACAGTCTCTTCAAGTGTATAAACTGTACCGCAAACGAGAATTTCCTGAGGAAAATTTTTGACGATCGTTGGATTTGTTCCAGATCCGATTGTCAATGTTTTGTCCGGCTGTCGTCTACCAATCAGGTCAATGCCGGCGATTTCAAATGATCGAGGTTCATACATAGTTTTGGACACCTCCTCGTGTCACAGGGGGGCTGAATTTGAGAATAGAAATGAATAGGCCTTTCAATTTTCAAAGAACGAAGGTCAACAAATTCAGGCAATAAAAACGGGGATAACTCTATTATCCCCGTCCTGATCGTGTTATGCAAGTATGTTCAGTGGAAGTTTGAGCAATAAAAAACAGAAGCCAACATATAAGATAACAAAGTAATGAATGAAACAGCATTGGTTGCTAGATAAATTCGCCCAAACCAGTTCTCTGTACTTGGATTGATCAATCTTTTAAGAATATACAAAACAAGAAGAATGGAACTTAGCAGACGAACAACAGGTAATGGACTAAAAACAATGACAAGAAATATACCGATTTTATATAAAGTGATCAGGGTGTAAAGAATCTTGTCTGGAGTACTAACGTAAACTTGATTCCAGATGATTCTTTCTGGAAAGAAAAAATCTCTGGAAGTTCTATGATGTCGGTTGTAGATCCGACGCGTTCTTGCTCTGCTGAAGAGATTGTGGATATTTGGATGGCCATAGGCAATCTCAAATATCTCAGTAAGAAGACCTATAAGAATAACAACAACAATCCATGTGTATGACATGGGCACCCCTCCTCTCCCTTTTATTGTATCATGGGAACAAAGAGTGGGAAAACGTAGAATTTACTGATAAGAGCGATGTTATGGTGATTTTGATAAATTTCAATAAGACATGGGTTGACTAAAATTCTTCTGGAACCTGTCTGAAAACGATTGTGAATCGATCATCTAGAGATTCTACCAGGGGCTTAACGTCTTGCCAAGCTCGACGACCATTTCCACATCCGGGAGCAGGCAGGTAAATACGTTTCCAGCCAAACTTGTCTGCCAGTTGTTCAATTTCCCCAACAGATCTCTTGATCAGTTCAAGATCAGCAGCATCCGACCAATGATGCTTGACAACAAAAGTCGCCAGATGCACTTGACCAGAACGAAAAGGATACTTGCCAACATTGAAGCAGCGGTTCCCATGTTGTTTGATGAGCTGTCCGACCTTGAGCTGGAACCCGGGAAACAGACGGCTAGCTTGTGCTGCGATGCCACGACCCATGACACAGCAGCCGTCTTTGCGGACACATCCATTGCTTGTAATACAGAGGATGTCTCCAGGCTTCAAGACTTGAATGATGTCCTGGACGACAAGTGTCTTCATAAAGAGTCCCCCTTCTGTCCAAGAGCATCACAAACCTTGCGATAGGCTTGATCTTCATCTTTAATCCAATCTAATCCGATTATCAATCGGAAAGGAAGATTTTTTTCATAAGCTATGCGAATCATGTGAGCAGTTCCTTTTGATTCTCCGTCCCAAAAGGCAATCAGGGCATGGGCTGTCTTGGCCATTTCAACGTTTCGAATATAGCCTGCAGATTTTCCATGAAGATTCCAATCAGCCGGAAAACGTTTAATGTCGAGACCGTTTTGTTCTGCATAAATTTCTCCATAACGGTCAACGCCTCGAGCTGTTCCAGAGAAGATGGTCACATCAGGTTTCTTGTATTCCAAGAACCTGTCGCAGTAATCATGAATTACAGGATAAGACTCTGGATAATTTCGGCTGCCGGCAATAATCACGTTGAACATCAGACCCTCCTGAATTATTTGATGTTTATATAAGTATACTTTATTCCGGAGCGTGTTCATACTCTGTAGATTCATCGTCCGGATCCCAATCTGCAGGAATGATGATGATCGTTTTGTTCATGTAGAGATTTAGAACGAACAAGTCAAAAGGATCCATGTATCGGACCTCCATCGAATTGCGTCCTTCTCGACCTTTAATGTAAACAGACAGAATAGAGAAACCATTAAGAATCGTATGATTCTTTGAAAGAGTGAATCCCTTAGCGTCACTGGTTTTTGAACGTTTGGAGTAAAAACTGTCTGAAGGCTTGATTTCGTCATCTTCTGGTGCAAAAACAAATTCCCACCATTGATGCCTTTCATCATAAGCTGCCGACATATACCAGTTCCCACGATTATGCTGTTCTTCTTCGTCGGTTTCATTATTGATATACTTCCGGTATTCTTCTATCAGTTCTTCGATAGTAATGGATTCTCGTTTTTGAACAAGCATGAGGTTAAGGTTGTTCTGAATCTTTTTCTGAAGATCTTCAGCCATGGTTCCATGGATCAATTCATTCACTGTCTTCCCAATGTATGTATTGTAAGCAGAAAAACCCACGGAGCTCACGATAGTGGAAACGTTCTTTTCCACTTCCTTAGAGATGAGATTCTTAAGAGAATAGGAGCCCAACGCATCAGCGACGCCGGCCTGAATGGTCTTTTCTATGCCGTCAGTAATCATTTTATGAACTGTACCAGAAGAGAACAAATCATTCATCTTCTGGGTAATGATACTTCCCAAGTCAATCACATGAGCCGGGGCTTCTTTGGGAAGTTCGTGTTGTGGAGTGTCATCGATCTTGCTTTTGTTGTTATTCATGAAATATCCTCCTATGCGTTGGCTTCGCTCATCCCGTCTTGATCTTCCAAAGCAGGGTCGTCAATGATGACATGTTTGCCTTTGGAAGCTTTCGTAGCAGGAACGGCGGCCTTGATGGTGGGGGTGATTTGATTGATGGTCTGAAAGAGCTGACTGAAGATTTGAAGATGCTTGTACTTCTGTTCGAAATACTTCAGTTCGCTCAAGGCATTCTGAATGGTCTGCTGGGTAAAGTCTGCATCAGACATAGCATTCTCGATGGTAACGTACTTTCTTTTTTCCTCGTTTGCCGGTGTCGTGTATGTTACAGACACAAAGGCTCTGACCTCCGGTTCCTGAGGAAGAACCTGAACACGGACAATCTGTCCGATCAGGGTTCTGGCTTGTTGTTCCCTCCATTTTTCGGCAGCAATCCCATCTTTCCATTCGAAGCATTTGTGAAGGACAGCGTTGGGAGGCCTTGCCTGATCGACGATAAGGGGCGGATCGATTACTCCAAAGTTCTTTTCAATATTCTCCAGTTCTTGTCCGGCTGTTTGAGCGTCAACCGGAAACGACATACTCCTGTACTTGTAAATCATAAAACCTCCTTGTAATCATTACCTGGCACACCTCGACGTGCCTCAACACAGCTCACCCGAATACAACTTGCCTAAACGAAACTTACCAAGAAGAGCCTCAGCCAACCTTGCCTGCCGCACCTCAACGAACCAGACCGTATCATGCCGAACCTCACCTGACCAGACACAACCTCGCCTGCCTTACCACAACGAATCATACAGACCAAACCCCAACAAAACTCACCGTGCCTGCCACAACTAACCTCAACTAACCAGAACTGAACTGAACTCACCGTGCCTGCCCAACCAGACCGGAACTGAACATAATAAGACGCACCTCATCTAACCTGAACTCGCCTTGCCTGCCAAACCTCATCATGCCTTGCATTACCTTGACTCAAGATAACATAACGTGCCGAGCCTGCCACACCGAGCCGAGCCCTGCCGTGCCGAACCGTGACCTAACACACCGCAGCATAACAGACCGTACCGTGCCTGCCGAACCACAACCTAACTAACCTTAAGAGAACGCGACCCAACCCACCTTGCCTGCCAGACCTTATCTGACCATATTCTGCCGTACCACACATCACCTTGCCTGCCTTGATTTATTCGACGTGGTACATGCCAAAGCTTCCGCCTTTTTCTGCACGCCATTCTCCTACGCCAGTGGCAAATCCGCCCAGGTTGAACAGGTTGACGATTTGGTCAAGGCTCATGACATTGGCATTGTAACGAACATTGAGGTAAGCTTCCCATTTCGGGAATTCTGCACGATAACGGATGTCCGTAGTCATTTGGATGCGAACCATGTCTTCTCGAGACTGAGGGGTTCCAATGATTTCAACCAGTTCTCCGATGATATGAAAGGCTCCATTGGTCGAAACCTTGTCCTTGGTGATGCCGGCACGATAACCAGCAGACACGGCAGAAGCCTTGAACCCTGTGGACGGGAATCCGAAATGACCCTTGGCAATGTCTTCTTCTGTCGGGGTCTCCGGGCATTCAGACATCCAGTAGAGAGATTCAACATAGTCTCTGAAAGGATTCTTTGCCGTTTTGCCGTTGGATGCCTTTTTCATCTGCTTGTCCAGCATCTCATTCTTGGCTTTTTCGGACCATTTGTGAACGATCAGGGGAGAATCCCCAACCACATGAATGACGGCTGTTCTGAGGTCGATCTTGATGAGGGAAACGTTGACTGAAGTATCGATAACTGCCTTTGCCATGATAAATCCTCCTATGGGGATCATTCCCCGCTTGCTTGTGACAAGTCCAATTCGGACTCGTTTACGGCCCTCAGTATAATATTTCTGAGCGGCTCGTTTCTGAGATTTCCAAGAGACCTGTGGTCGATCATTGAATAAGACTGGTCGCAATTGATGACGATATTGCCATTGGCTGAAACGTAAAGTTGTTCGACCCAAAGGGTAGGCCCTTCAGGTTCCCTGACCTCAATATTTATGGGGTCATCGTGATATTGAACTGGGGATGGTTTCTTTCCAATTTGATTCAAACGGGCATTGCCGACATCTAAGAGATATCGACTTCTCTCATGTGGACGGTTCCCACTGATTTCGTCATGAGATGTGGAATAGAAAGACAAGGCCTTGACCCTATCGACATTCTTTTGAGGAATGTCATCGTGGTAATCATCTCTGCTGACTGTGATGCTGCAGGATTCCTTATCGTCTGCATACAGATAGAATTCGACCATTTCCTGCAGGGCTGACGGATTGTCTTGCTTGGCATTGGTAGCCACAAAGAATCCTCCAAAGTAAACGTTGTTGGATTCCATGAGACGACGAGTTTCCTGGATGGCTTTGAGGTTAAGAAAAGGTTCTCCTCCCGTAAAAACAAGTTCATGAACTTCTTCCACGTCTTCAAAGAGATTGGCCAGGATCTGATCTGTCATGTCCACGTTTCTGGCTTTGCCCCGAAGACAATGGGCACAAGACATGTTGCAGCGACGGGTCGTTTCAATCAGGAGATTGTTGATGATCAGCTTCATAGGCAGGATTCCTCCTCGAAGTTGAATGGAGAGGCTGAAGAATAGTACTTCTGGGTGATGTGACGCAAGATAGCACAGGACAAAAGATCGGGAGAAAGGGTTGCGTCCACCACCCGGATACGGGCCGGATCAGCCTCTGCCAAGAAATGATATCCTTCATAGACACGAGCATGAAAATCGAGCTGTTCTTGTTCAAGGCGATCGGCCGCCTCTCCTGTTCCCATTCTCCGCAACATGGACTGCTCCGGAGGAAGGTTCAAAAAGAAGGTCATGTCAGGAATGGTGCCATCAATGGCTGCGACATTGGCTTTCTGAACATAGTCCAAACCCAGTTGACGACCAAAGCCCTGATAGGCATAACTGGAGTCTACGAACCTGTCACACAGGATGACTTTTCCGGATTCAAGAGCTGGTCGAATAACCTGTCTGACAAGCTGGGCACGAGAGGCTGCGTAGAGAAGCATCTCTGCTTCTGCTGTCATTTCTTGATTATTCAAGTCCAACAGAAGAGACCGAATCTTTTCTCCTATGGCTGTTCCTCCGGGTTCTCGAATCAAAGCCGTCTCTCTTCCCGCAAGTTGAAACCACTTGGACAGTTTCAGAATTTGGGTCGTCTTTCCGCATCCGTCGTTTCCTTCGAATGAAATGAATAATCCTTTCATAAAGGCCTCCTGATGTAAATTAAGCAACAGAAAAGGCAGAGGACAAATCCTCTGCCCAGTCTGGGGCTCTGACCGGACCGCTGTCGGTCCGGGTATGGTAAATTTATTATAGCAGATAGATTTTTAGTTAATCAAGATGAACATATGTAGAAATGAAGTTCTCAATTTCAAAACAATCTTTCTGCTGACTAAGTGTCATTTCATCAATATGACTGTTTATCCATCGTTTTTGACTTGTCGTTAGATGAGAATGTGAACTGTAGAAACAAGAAACGAAAGCTCGTTTTGCACCAAAGACAGAAGTGCCAAATTTGAGATATCCCATATATTCAAGTAGAGCCTCACCTTCAAGAGGGAGTAAGTAATAGTCATTTGTAATCATGGGGAGTTTTTTGTCATACATAATTTGATCTGCAGTAAAACAATGTTTTCCGTAACCGCATGGAGTAAATTCTGCAGTCGGAGATAACCATCCTGAAAGAAAAGGCAGACTCATTGTTGGTCACGCTTCTTTCTCTAGGTCAAACATTCTGATGAATTATAAGATTGGTCAATTCGTTGAATCTTCTGTAAGAGTCTTCGATAACCTGAGCTGCTCCGCTCCCTTTCCCGTAAATGAGTTCCAACTCTTCCAAGGACAATGGAATCGTTGCCCAAGACATCGTCAGGTTATTGGATAGAGCTTGATGAAGTTTCATGACGGCAGTCTGGTCAAAAGCAAATTCATCCGCCCATCCAAGGATGTCTCCATAGGTTGCAAATTGATAATCCGGAAAGAGTCCTTTGTTCAGAAATAATTCGGCAGTAGGAGGAAGTCGAACAGGTCCGATGGCCTTCATAATTTCAGCCTGTCTTTTGTCTGCCAGAGCCAAAAGCTCCAGCATTCGGGGTAAATTGTTCGGGTCTCCGGTTACTTGTAAATGTCTTTCCCGAATGACGTCCTTCTGAAACTGAACCTGGATGCCCTTGAGATAAATCAGTTTAGAAATCAAGGTGCCAACTGGATGAAGGTAAGCTCCTTCAAAGCTTGGTTTGTGTCCTTCGTCCTTGAACCAGTCTAAAATAGCTTTGTGCTGATAACTTCCAAGATGAGCGTCCACAGAAATATGCAAAACCTGTGACTTTCCTGTACGATAACGAGCCCATGTGAAATGGTCAAGCATGTCATGGTCTTCCGCCCATCTCATGAATCCGCGGAATTGATCATCTGAAATGAAAGTGATCAGGATGTCGGGTTCTCCGTCCAGATCAAAAAGAATCATTCCGGTTTCTCTCCTTCCAATGGTAAATCAAGACTTAGACCGGTCAAATCTCTCTTGAATGACCTGGAAGGAGTTCGAGTCGGTTCATGTTTCTTGATCCAGGCCTGAAGAAATTCTGAATAGTCTTTGGCCAACAAATAGGTGAAGACAGCAATGACAGCCAAGAAAGCGTCATGGGTACTGATGGCACGAACAAGGACAATCCCTACGCAAGCCATAGCAAAGATCATGAAAAAATAAAGCAATAGCAGTTCCTTAAGGAACCTTTTGTTTCTGGTCTCAGTGAGTCGTTTACCTTTGGTCATATTGATTTCCTCCTGTAAAATATTCGATGGGGACAATGACATTGAGTATATCCAAAGACTTAAGTTCTTCAGTGACCTTAGTCAAGGCTTCAAACAGAACCTGAACAGATATCCTCGGATCTTTCATGATGTCTTCAACAGAAGACGAGGCGTCTTTTCGAAGCTTTCGAATAGAGCATTCGAGATCTTCTTTCTTGTTTTGAAGATGATGAAATTTCTCCTGAATCTTTTCAAAAGAAACAAGATGATACGGAGGCAGTTGAGATAACACCAGCCAAACACCGTTCTCGTCTGCATGATAAGACTGAACTCCGGTACAACCTTCAAATACACTGATAGACTTGTTAAGCAGGGTTAATTTCTCCTCATTGTCGAGCGTAGTTCCATCAACTACCAGCCTGAAATCCCAGTAGTCTTGGTTCTCGGTTTCAAATTTTGAAAACCTCGGTAAAGCATGCTCAGCAAGAAATTGATCAAATTCAGACCATTCAAAATAAAGACATCGATGTTTATTCATCAGGAATTTCCTCTCTTTCTTCGAATCCCGGACACCAATCAGGGATTCCGGAAATACGTCGTCGCATCAAACGATCGGCTTTCAGGCACATATTCATATAAGACATCCATACTTGACGATTAGGCCTGAATTGTGGAGCCTGATGAAATTTGCAACGAAGACATGTCCAATTGTTCATGGACATAAAATCACTCTCCTACAAGACGACGGACAGAAACTGGTTGGAAATCATATAAGCCACAAGCGTTGCATTTCATGTTCAAGATATTCTGTCTTATCTGATCCTCGGTATCATGGACGGAACCGATACTGTAACATGAAGGGGTTTCTCCCAATCGAATCGTTCCGTCAGGTTGGATTGTAGGGACACAGGACTTTCCAAAGCCCTGCAGCACATCCATGGCTTCAGCCAAGGACATGTTGTGATTCCGGATTAAATTACGAAGATTTCCACAGAAAGGCCCCCTTGGGGCGATAGGCCCATGATTGGCCGGAGCCCGGCCGGCAGGGAACAGGTTTCCAGGAATATTGTCAAAGTATTCGATATTATGATGCTGAGGATCTGGAATTGAAATCGGATAGTACTTCGGGTCGTTGACAATTTGCCACAGATAAGGAAGAATGCCATATTCATTCTCCCAATTGGGAGATTGTGTGAACATTCCATTGGAAATGACCATCAATCTTTTCTCCACAGGAATCCAAGGTCTGGCATTCATACTGTTGGAGAGAACATATTGAATTTGATTCATGAACTCAAAGAACTGCGGATGATCTGTTGGTTCCCCTCCAGAGATCAATATCACAAGAGGCTGCCATTCCACGATCTTGGCCAAAGCCTGATTCAGGACAGCGAAAGACATATGCTTGCCATTGGGAGTGGCGTCTATCATACAGTGACTGCAGTTCATGTGACAGGAATGGGTAATGCACAAAATCATGGAGACCTCCTTTCTTTAATTGATGAGGGGACGTCCACAGAATGGACAATACTTGATGTCGAATCGGGTTTCTTCCCAAGAGGTCACAGCATCGTAAAGAACCAGCCACATGCCTTCGATGCCAATTTGGGCGTCGTCGGACTCCACGAGTTCTCCGGTCAAACAGGCACAAGGCTTTACATCCGGCATAAGAAACTCCTTTCAATGAAACGTGTAGTATTTGTTGCACTTCTCGCACCAGCGGCATGTATGAATAGAACCATCATCATGTGTGACGGTTTGCTCTTGCATTTGATGTCCACAGAGACAATGGTGCTTTGATTTGACAATAAGCTCTTTGGCATCTGTCCGAACTTTTGTGACAGAGAAAGAGAAGCCTAACCAAAACATCCCTTTAGTTTGATTGGAATCCCATAAGTAAGGGATCCAATCGAAACGGGAGTATCTCATGAAGGCATAAATGTAATTGCCAATCTTTCCTTGAATGAGAGGCTGTCCATTGGTTAGGATTTTTCGAATCCACAGTTTTGAATGAAGTACTATCATGTGGTTTCCTGCCTATCCTTGTTGGCGAAGAACTCGTCAAGTTCGTACATCAGAGTCTCTCCGTTGTCTCCGTCTCCCCCCGTCTTCCAACAAAAGTAATCGCTGCAGAACTTAAAATCATATGCCGACAAGAAGTCCATGATTTCAAGGCTGCGAACGTCATGTTCTTCGCCTTGTTCCCATCGAGTATTTACATCGATGATTTCACGAACAGGAACAGGAAGAAAGGGATCCGCCCCCAGGAGTTTCATTTTATATGCATAGAGAGAATTCAAACGGGCCAAGGCAAACTGATAAACTACACGGACTTGCTCTTGGGTTTTTACTGATGAAAGTATCTCAATTTCACCTAGGAGAACTTTTGTGACGGATTCTTGTTCTGTCTTGTTGTGAACAGCGATGGTTAACATATAGCTCCTTTCATAACTTGTGGATGACGTCCCGGATGATTCTTTCCCGATGAAGAGGATCGCTTGTGAATTGATCCCATACGACAGCCTTGTCGCTAGGCTGGATCTCTCCGGTAATGTCATAATGACGACGGCCAATCTTGACATAAAAGTGATCCATGATGTTGTCATAAATGATAATAGCCTCTGGGAACCTTGCCGTGAGCATGACGGCAAAGTAAAAACAATATCCTTCTGTAAAGACAGAAACCAAGTCCTTGCTCTGCTTTCTGAAATCTCCGATGAATTTGAGAATAGTCTTGTGCAACAGACAGTCCTCCTTTCCTTAGAGAGATTCTTCCCGATTTGGCTCGGGACACCATAGTGGTAATCTATCACAGAATTTTCCCCACCAGATGAACTTTCCTTTGTTTTTGAACTTCAGGCTTTTGCAGAACATGGCAGAAGCGACTTTTTGTTTCTTGTTCAGTTTTGTTCCAATATAGAACCGGTAGCATTTATGACAGTTTTTCTTTTGCATCAGGTAACCACCCTTGGATAAAGGCTTAGGCTTTGTTGAGCCTAAACAAAAGATAGGAATAGCCTTTTGGGCCATTCCTATCTTTTGTTGAAACAGATAGATTCTTTTAGTTCAAGAACAAAGAATTGGAATCGGATTCATTTTCATCAGATTCGGCCGGCGATGTTTGCACGTCCGTTTCCGGAGGTTCAGAATCTTCTTGAGGATCCAGTGTCCGAAGCCCAAGTTTGTTTTCAATTTCCTGAGCAGAAATCTGAAGTTCTTCAGCAGCAATGGAAATATTCCTGTTCCAAGACAAGTAGTCGATGAAACTGGCAGGGAACTGGTCATAACAAACAGCAGGAACATCGGAGTTCTTTGGCGTCTTGACAACACGAACGATAAAATCATTGGAAAGATTGAATGCCGTATGAATGAGCTTGGCATGATCTTCTTCTTTTCCTTGGAACATACGGGAAATCTGACGGGACATCGTTCTTCCAAGGGCCAGAATGGGATGACGGAAATCCAGCTCCATCGTCTGATGGTCAATCATGGATTCAAGGACGTTGACAACGGAAGCAACAAACTGTTGACGAGGATTCCCGGCGGGCAGACAGTTTCCTGAAGAGTCTCTCTCCGGAATAGCTTCGTCGTCCACAAGAATCAGGTTACCTTCAGAGTCTGTCTTCATTTTGACTTCGTCAGGGCTGTATTTACGAAGCTCTTCGGTATTCTTGAATACTTCAAGAATTTGATCCATCAGTAAAATCAATGGGTCAACAAGAGCCGCGTCTTGTTGCTGAAGCTCTTCAACACGGAGCTTGAGAGGGTCTTCTTCCTTGGGCTTTTGGAACTTAGAAAAGTCTACGACCTGATCCATAACTTCCTCCTTTGATGAAGAAGCACTGGGCTTCTGTAATTTGGTTCCCCTGTGGCATCGAACCACAATCGGATAGGTCGGATCTGCTCGCAACAGACTCATTCCAGCCCATACAATGTCGGCCGAGACGGGGACCTTCATCAAGAAAATTATAGCAGAACCGGTGTTATAAAACAACCGGTTCTGCTACATCTTGTTACAGTTTGGAACGCTTGATGATTTGGATTCCTTTAGAAAGGAGCCTCTTCGTCGTTGGTGATGTTGCCCGGTTCAGCCATATAGCCATTGTCGTCGAAGGCAGTTTGAACATTGGCCACGGCAACAGAAGCAACAGTTCCAACAGAGGAAGCAACGGGAGTGATCTTGACCTGTTCAGTTCCGGTAACTTTGGTAGGGCTGGCAGTGGTTGGCTTGGGGTCAAGAAAGTTGACGTTGGTCACCACGAAAATCATGGCATCTTCGGTGATTGACTTGGTGAAAGTGATCGTGTAGTCTTTGCCTTCGATCTGGACTTCCTTTTCGTATTCAAGATCACGGTTCTTTGTGAAGGTTTCGATATGTCCTTCCAAAGCGAGGTGACGGCTGATGTCCTTGCCGGAAGTGTCCACGAACTTGCAGTTGTTTGCGATGACATCTGCCAGATCACCAGTGGCCTTGCAGAGGATGAAATCAGAAGGATATTCACGTTCCGGCTTGCCATCCTTCATGATGACATTGCCTGCAGCATCCTTCTTGTTGACGAGATAATCGCGACGAGTTGCGACACGAAACAGAATGGACTTGCGGTTGTAGTCTTCTCCTGTGGCATTGTTCTTGCCGGTCATGTTCTGAATGTCATAAACCTTAACAGTACGAGCGTTCATATGAGATCTAAGCATGGCGATTCTCCTTGTCTGCTCCATTGGGGAGCGAAAGGGACTTCTTCCCGGTATCCGGGAGTCCCAGGTCCTCAATTGGCCTGATAAGGCCTCTTAGAGGTTTCCTTTGCCGAGGGTGATTGTTCGAACAGCATCGCATCCGAATGTTGTAACAGTATGGGTTGCTCCTTTGACAAGACTGGCGGCCAGGTCAACTGTGTTGCAGACCAGGTTGTCAACCATTGTGAAAGCACGCACGCCTGTGTCGGAGACGCTTCCCAGCATTCCGTTGGTGAGGTCTTTCATGACTTCCCCTACAGGTTTGCCGATACGGAGAGCCAATCCTTCTGCTGTCTTTTGGAAAGCGGCCGTCTTGGTGAACTCCTCAATTGTCATCCGAGGTTCATTTTCGGAAACCGTATCCTCTTCGATATGAATGATGCGAGCATTCTCATCAAAAGAGGGAACAGGTCCTTTTGGAGTAACTGTGATTTTTTCGCTCATGGGGTTCCTCCTTTCTCAAGTGGTGTTATTTTATGAAACGTCCATCTCCTCTCCCCCGATAGGGGGAAAGGAATGCTGGTTGGGGAAATAAGTTTTCCAACCCATGGGTTTGACCTGATAGAGAAAACCAAGCTGGTCAAGGACAAGATCCCCCACCATCATAGACCGTTGAGAATGACCTTTGAATAAGAGTCCCCAACTGTCATAGAGATTTTGATGAGCATGAAAAATTTCATCCAGATTTATGTCGTCATCAAACTGCCAAAGACCTGTATAATCATTTGGGTCAGGAGAAAGAATTTCATCCTTTTCAAACAAGCTCAGATTTCTTGGGCTTTCATTTTCAAAGCCTGCCTTGAAGAAATCGATGAGCTTGGTCAAATTGGTCAGGTAATAGATTTTGTAAACCATACGCTCTTCTTTCGGTATCCGTAGATACAAACTGTGTACTTTTTTCAAAACAATGCTACAAAAGGGGGTCTACCCCCCTTCTATGTGTAAGTGTAAGGTACACGACAGGCGACGGCTCAGCAAGACAAAAACCGACGACCCCAAACCTTGGTCGCCTCATCTGCTCAAACTGGTCTCGATTGCACCATCGAGGTCTATGAATCGGAATCATGTAACGGCTCACGACGGTATACATAGCATTATGTATACTTGTCTTCAAGCTTTTGCCAAGTCTTGTTCTTCTGGAATTTTGGAACAAGACCTCGAAAAAGCTGGCCGGATTTCTCCAGCCTGGAATGAAAATCAACGGAGAGCCAGGATTTTTGCCATGTCGTGTTGGAAGCCAAAAAAAGGGGAGCCGGTCCGCTAGGACCGGCTCCCCTAAGGCTTGGACACGAAAAGAGCAGAGATGGGTCGCAAGGACGCCATCTCCACACCCCCGACAGGGGGTTCAGGATTTCCGGAGGGCAGCAGCTTGATAAGAAACCAAGCGGTATACCCAATTGCAGAACTCCGGACGGGCTGTGAAATCGGACTCGATAGCCAACCCGTTCTCCGTACGAACGACAGTGAAGCGATAGGCTTTTCCAGCCCGTGTCGCCTCTACGAATCCGACAGCCTGACCTACTTGGGGCAGGGCATTGAGAATGGAGAACTGAAAGCTCTCCACGGATGCCGGAGGCGTCAATCTCATGGATGACTGCCAGTAGGGAGCCTTGAGGTTGACCTTGGCAAGAATGCCTTGATCAAGAACCTCTTCGACAGCTACGACTTGGACGACCTCGGTCTCTTCGACAGGCTCAACCGTTTCAGAGACCGTAAAGGCCTCATCCATGATGGGCGTGCCGTTCTCGTCGTAGGCCAAATAGGAGAAGGGAACCTCGGCGTCTTCATACATGGGAACGAGGACCATGGACTCCTGATACAGGGTCATGTCTACTTCGCCCACGATGGAGCCGACGACGTTGAACGCCTTGCGGGCCGTTCTCTTGCCCGTACGCTGGGACACATATTCTGTGTCCTGATGGTCTACAACCTGAATCTGCTTGCCGACAAGACCGATGTTCTCGAACTTGTCGTACTTGGACATGACACCGATTCTCTGGGTGCCGGCAAAGATCAGAAGCTGATCCTGATCATTCTTCACGACAGAGACAATGTTCTTGGATGCCCGAATGGCTTCAAGAACCATTTGAGCACTCATCCCGAGATGACTGAATCCCGAGATGTTGAACTGGGAAACCGTCTTGTCCAAGAATTTTTCCAAGTGAAGCTTACGGGCCCCCTTGGCTTCGGATGGCTTGTATTCAGGCTCCTCGATGTTGGGAACCATGGTGTAGTATTGTCCGTCGAGCTGAACGACATCACATTCAGTGTCCTCGACGTCCCCAACGAAGATGTCTTCCATCTCATTGGGCATCTGGAGCATCCCGGAACGAAGAGCCAATGTCTTGACATTGACGTCCGAGATCTTGATGAGGGAACGGGAACGTTTGTTGGCATAGAGAGCCGCCAACAGGCCCGGGAAACAGGTAACCCAAGGGAAGGATCTGGACTTGCTTTCCGTTTCGGTGTAAGAGATTTTATATGCCGTGATGGCCACGGCAGTCTTGTCGTACGGCAAGCTCGAGACCAAAGCCTCATACTTGTCGATGATGTATTCCCTCTGCTGGACAGCCGCGTCCTTGTGCAGGAAGCCGGATTTCTCCATCTGCTGGAGATTGGCCATCTCCTTGCGGTATTCCCGTTCAAGAGCCTTGAGTTCGGGAGCAAGGGCAGAGATTTCGTTGTGGTAACTTCCGGCCTGCAAAGCGAACTTTGCAGACATATCCATGGGATGGACAGATGCAAGAGCAAACTTCTGGTGGAAGTCTGTCACGTAGGCATAGAGTTGTCCCATGGGGCTCTGGCTCTCGTAAGGGCGAACCTTGTCAGAGGGAGTTCCCTTGCCTGGACGATTGATCATCCAGGTAGGACGGAAGTTTAACTTCAACTCCTTGGTCAAGGTAGGGTGTTTGCCGGTCTTGGCCGCATCGATCTCCATGGTCTGAAAGATCGACAGGATCGCGACCTGTTCCTCGAAGTGCATCTTGTCGCCGTTATGACGGGCAAGATCATTCCATGCACAGGCAACGTCAGAGATCGTTCCGACCTGTGCGGTCTCACGGATCGATCTGTAATAGTTCCTGCGGTTCTCCCAGTTGTTGGCGACCTTGTCGGCCTTCTCCCCGGGATAATGCAGGAACGGAACATGTTCGGGGATAGCCGCATAAATGACCGGCTCATCCTTTTTGTTGATAGCTTGAATTTTGTCTCCGTCGCAATCGGCTCCACCTTGACGAGGCAAGGTGTCGTCAAAAGGGTTCAAGAGGAAGATGTCACGAATATGACTGATCTTCACTGAAGCAACGGGTATGGTACGGAGCTTGCCCACTTCAGAGAAGTGAGCGAGAGGCGACCGGAACGACGCATAGTCTCCTGAACGCCCATTCAGGTAATTTTGACCCTTTTGAAGGCCAATGTCCCCGAACATGTAACGAGGGTCGCATGCAATGTAGACATAACGACCATTGACCGGAACACGACCAAAGGCCATGTCCGATATGTATTTCTTGACAAGTTTCTTTAGATCCTGTTGGATCTTAGTGTCATGCAGCATGTCCGGATCTGCATTGAGGGTATAGGTTAGCCGACTGACCTGACGAGCATTGCCGTCTTCGGTTTCAGAACCGATACGGTCAAGCATTCCAAGGAACTTGAGGGCCGCTGCCGGCTCGATCAAGAGTTCTTTCTCGATCTTGTCGAGAGAACGTTTGGCCAACCCTGTGATATCGGAACCTGACAGGTTCAAGGCTCCCATGAACTGAAAGTTCATGAGAACTTCGTCCTTGGCCGGCTTGGCCCAGGCTGCGATCTCCAATGGGATGTTCGGATACCGGGAGAAATCCGGATCGTATTTCCACATGGATTCACAGAAAACCATGTCCACGTCATGGCCATACTGGTCATGCTCGAAGACGACCAGAAACCCCTTGACGCCAGCATAGCGAACCTGAAATCCAGAGGGAATACGGGAGAACAAACGGTTAATCCGTTTGGACATGTTCTCGATTCCCGTGAAGCCCTCCGTGAACTCGGTGTACTCTTCCTGAGAGAATCCACCCAGTTCGAACCAGACACGGGCCGCCGCCATGGGCCGGATGGTACCTTGTCCATCCGTAGGGGTGAATTCCATGTCTGAGGTCAAAGTCTGAAGGCGTCCGTCCTTGATCATACGGACGGTTTCTTTTCGGACGATCTTGAAGTCCGGCACGACGGTATGGGTGTAGCCAAACCCAACATCAAGAGTCGAAGAGAGGGCCAAGCCGTAACGACCCTCTGTGGACGACATATAGACTTCGTCCGGGAATTTGGCTCCGAACGTGGCATAGTCGCGGACACCTGCCACGTCAAGGCAGGTGAAGATCATCTTGCCGGAACGGGACTGGGAAGATGACAGCATCGCCGGACGATACGTCTTCCCCTCGAAGACGAAACCATTGTCGATGACGCCGTCCAACAAGTACGGATCCGGAACGTCCGGAGACAAGTCAACGACCATGAAATCAAAGGCTGTGTAAATCTCCCGATCAACCCCCGAAGAAGAGTCGATAGCAGCGAAGCCGAACTTACGAAACAGACGGCACTCAGATGTCGGAGTCGTGGGCTGCATACGTTCTACAGGGAGAACGTACTTGCCCTTCAAAGACACGAGCTGTTCGATGGATGCGTGGTAAACGAGATAAGACTTACGTGTTCTGATCATGGCAAAGACCTCAACTTTCCTGCACTCTCCAGTGCATAAACCAACGGGGAATCCCTCTCTTGGAGATTCCCTCCATGTATCTGCCCTCTCCCCGATAGGGGCAAGGGAAAGCCCATCTCCAGCTACATACCGGAGAAGAGCTGCTTCTATAGGGGTCCCAATATATGGAAACTCCCCTTGAAACCCAAACCAATGTTCACTGAAACAAACACAGAAGCCTCAAAGCAAGAGACATCCCCCATGAGTTCCAATAAAGCCAAACCAGCTCCCAGTCCTAAGCCTTATGTCTATCTAAGTGCTATAACAATAAGGGAACCCCCATAACAAGAACCTGCGTCCCAGACATGCTTGGCTATAGCTATAGGGTTGGCTCGAGTTCAGGCTTGGGGCCATAGAATCAGCCTTCGGGCCCTCGAATTTAGCCTTTAGGCCCTCGAAATCAGCCCAAATTCAGCCTTTAGGCCAGGTTTTCCCCCTGTTAGACTCCCCGGGGGGAGAGATAGAATGCTCCATTACAGGAGCCATATTGTGTTGCTTCAGTCCCCCAAAGGGGGTAGAAGAGGACAGACGACCCCCTTTTGGGGGGATCTGGGGGGAATTTAGGGCTAATTGGAAGTAGAATTCCCAGGGGATATTTCCCAGTTGTCCTTGAACTGGGGCATATTTGTAACATTTGGGGCTGGGAGATGCCAAGATTCCCCTAGTATTATCAGACCCATGGGGTGTTCGAACTGGAAGGAGAATTTCCAGTTTTCTTGTCAGGCTGGGGTTGCAATGTCGTGTTGTGGCCGAAGGCGGCTCTGGGAGCGGTATTTTCAACGGAGCGTAGCTCTCGTTGCGGGTGCCGGAGGCCAAAGCTTGACAACCTTGACAGGGTAGTATATAATTCGCTTGTACAAGCGAATTACAGGGACAGCCCAGAAGCAAGATCTGGGCTGTCCCTTTGTCATATCCAAACAAGAGTATGGTCAAGACAAGATCGTGTGAATCCAGGGCCACCACCTCCTTTGTTGAGGCTTGACAGACTTGACATGAGGGTGTATAATTCGCTCATAAGAGCGAATTATTGAGGGCCAGGAAGTGACATTCCTGGCCCTCTTGTTATATTCCGAGACGATATAGACATTCCCATAGGAACATCGTGATCCCTATGAGCGTGTAAGGCGTCCTGATTCCTGCTGAGAACTTGTACGCCTTCATGAAGTTCTCCGACTTCCAGAGACAGGACAACCATTCATGGGTCTCTCGTTCGAAGAGAGACAGGTACCCCAAGAGATAGACGACATGAATCGTGACCAGGAAGTGTAGATAGGTCACGACAATCAAGACAGATAGACAAACAGGTAATCCCAACATATTTCTACCTCCTTAGGCCAATTCGGCCAGAACACGATAGAGCTCCTCAATGCTTCGGATCTCAAGAGTCATGGCGTGCTCATGGTTATCCATGTCCTCAACCATGAAGGCGTCCTCCGCGTTGGCCATGACAGATCGGGCAACGTCATCCACCAGGACCGTGTCGTCGTCCCAGATCATGACAAGGGACATGTCTCCGGTTCTTCCGGAAACTTGAATGCGGGCATATTCAACAGGCAAGCCGGGAAGTTCGGCGACCCAACCTTGAGGAGCTCTGTGTAGTTCAGCGACTTGAGACAGGATTTCCATCATCATAGTAAACATGGTTGACTCCTTGGAGCAGTGGCGGCTCGTTGGCCGTTCATCCATTCTGCTCAGAACATGGACACTTGGTTCTCGTATTGACCTTTAGAATAATAGGGTCTGGGCTTTGATTTCTTGGCCGTCCCATAAGACACAGCCTGGAACGTGATGGACCCGATGAAGTGACAGCCCTCCGGACTCTTGTGCAAGAGCAGCAACAGGAAGGCCGCCTGTTTCGGCGAGTAGGCATGAATGCGAGAGTAGACCGAAACCCGCCTCAGTGTCGATCCCTTGGGAGGGACAATTTCCCCATCCATCAGATAAATCTTCTTGACCATAGAACCTCCTCTTAATTCCTATATATATAGGGGGAGAATTTCTCCTCCCCCTTGGACTTTATATTTGGGCCTGAGCTTAAGTTAGAAGATGGGTTCGCTGACATTCACGGCTGAGGTTGTGACCGGTTCTGTATTCGTGACAATGGCCTCGACCTTCTTCTGTTCTGCCAAGGTTTTGCGTTGGCAGGTCATACATAGCGGGGCTCCGAAGTTCTTCTGGGAATAGGCTTCGACTGCCTCGGTCAGCCCACGTCCACAGCTCGTGCATGCAGTACGAACAGCGACCTTGGCTTCTGTTCTCACGAACGTACGCCCTGCGTTCGTGACAGGAGCGGCTTTCGGGTGCTCCTTGACCCACAGTTCACGTGCCTTGGTCAGGCTCGCGTTGGCCAAAGCCAACTTGGCGGTCAGGTCGGCCACTTGGGCCTTGTAGCCCTTGATGGTGCTGACGGCCAAGGATTTACAGCCGACGAACGTGTCAGGAGCCATGACGATCTCTAGGGGCTTACCATCAGAAGACGTGGCCACGACGGACTTTCCGTCAGGGGCCAGGGACAGTGTGACAGTGACAGGAGTCTTGGCTTTGGCTCTGGATTTGCGTGGGGCCTTGGTTGTTGTTGCTGTCTTCATGGTTGTTTCCTCCTTCTGAGACACGCTGGTCTCGGTGACAACGACGGGAACAGTCAGGGACTTAGCCAACGCGACCGTGTTGGCCCCGTCATCGACCTGTTCTTCTCTCCAGTTGGGCAGGGTAGAAGCGACGGCGGTGCTGATGGTCTCAAGGGCCTTGGAAGCAGAAACGTTCGTTGTTGTTTTCATAATAGATCTCCTTCTCCGACACGACGGTCGGGATGCAAAAGGGCGGTAGACTCTATCTACCGCCCTATGAGACATGATTAGTTCGAAATGCGAAGGGTCCCGTTCTTAACGGCCTCTCCATACCAGTTTTCAAGAAGGAACTCGACGACCTCCTTTTCGGAAACTCCGTCATAATAGGGGGCATGAACCTCGTCAAGAAGGGTCTCCTTGACCCAGTTCCCTTGGATGCGATGAAAGTTCGTCAGAACATCGTCTGACGTACAAGACACGAAATGGATAGATGGAATCTCGGCAACAATGGTGACGATGCGGTCAGCCAGAAACTGTGTCATACATTCCTCCTCAGGCTCAAGAGCCTTGAATTAAAGGGCGGTAGACTCTATCTACCGCCCTGACCGGAAATTTAGATTTGGGACAGGACTTAATTAAGCGAACAGATCTTCGTCCGGGTCCTCGCCACACAGGGCAAGGAAGAACGGATCGAACTCAGCCAGGTCTTTGAGTTCCTGACCTTCGGGAATAGACCAGTCATCCGGCCATCTTTCCATGAAATTCACCTCCTTCACGGAAATCTTCTTCCAACAGAGTCAACAGGACATACCGATTTCCATCACAGACATCCTTCCCTGTGATGTACACGAGGCCGTTCTGACGTTGGGCTTGAACGTCAGAATAGCTCTTACGAAAGAGAAACCGATAATCCGACAGGTCTTTCTTCATAAAGACCTCCTTTCATTTGAGAAACACCTCGTGAATAACGAGGCACAAGTAGAGGTAAGGCCGGATCGAGGCAATCAGGATGCCTCCGGAAACCAAGCCCATGAGTCCGTAGAACCACAGGATCTTTCGTTCGTTGATCCGGATTACGCGTCCGGATTTCTTATGTTTGAGTACCAGCATAATTAAGCCTCCTTCTTCTTGTTCAGTCCCATGATCTCACGAAGGGCCATTCCGATGGCATAACCAATCAAGACACTGGACGTATAACCAACAACGCCCATTACAAGGTCTGTGAATCGACGGGCGTCGATTTCAACCTTGTGGTTGTAAGCAGCCGCAACAGGCATGTTGGGAAACTCCCAACCATCCTGTTTCTGCCATGCGTGCCGACATTCATGAACAATCACAGATAGATTGTTCATGAAGCTCTTTTGGTCCTTGATCAGGATGATATCGAGTTCGGGGAAGAACATCCCCCGAACTACAGGGTTGGCCAGCTCGACAACAGTCGAGAAGGAAATCCCGACCTTTTTCCCCAAGCCGAGTTCATCCAGTTTGGCTTGGAGAACCTCACGAGCATCTGCCCCCCTGGAGAGGACAACAAGGTGGGCCTTGACGGACATGAGTTTGGACACGATGGCAAACATCATCTTAACAGTCATGACAGACTCCTTCTCCATGCACTCGCCTGCATGGTGGTAACAAAGCAGAGTTTCCCTGCTTTCAGAAGGGTATTGGTTTTTCACCAATACCCTTCTGGGAACAGGCCTGGACTGTAAGGCAGCCAGGCACTGCCATGAGGGGCTTATTCCTCATCATCCTCATAAGCCCCATAGTCAGCCTCGAAGAGCTCATCCTCTTCGGGCTCATCAGGGACGTCCTCCTCTTCGATCGTGTAGGGGTCCCATTCAGCCCCACACGACGAACAATGGACGCTCTCATCCCTGCCATAGGGATAGGACGGGTGCCCACTATCACAATAGGAGCATACTGTGTAACGGATCATCTTCTTGGCCATAGCTCTCCATTCCTCTTGTTGCCTACCTATACCTCTGCCATTGGTTCGGCCCATACAGAAGGGCCTTATATAAGGTAGCAACAAGACAGCAGTACTACTGCTTTTATAAGGGCTCTATCCATGACAGATAGAGCCCTTATAAAAGCATGCCTGTATGGTTATCCCATACAGGCACACAGTAGAGACAAGGGTTATGCACGGGCTACTCTTTCCACAACCTCCTTGTGGAACAACTCTGCCAACTCCGTCCCCATGGCAGAGACATGCTTGACTACCACAGGAGCAGCCTTCCAGGAGAAGACAACAGTGCCAACGACAAGGGCCTTGGCCTTGGCCCACACATACATGATCTTCTCCTGCAACCAAGAGAAGACTTCAGGAGCAGCTGCCTTGGCCCATTCGTAGGCCGCCTTGAGCTTGGTCCATGCAACAGCAGCGGCCGCCTTGACGGTGGCCTTCCCTTTGGCCATTGTCATACCAAGGGCCTTCAACGCTGACTCAGCAGCGTTACCCTTAGTGGCATTGTCCATGATAGCTTGTGCGGTGGGGTCTCCACCTTCCTTGATGACAGACGCACCCTCCTCAGCAGCAAGGATGGCTTCGGCTAACATGGCAGAGAGCTGATCTTTCGTGAATGTCTCGACAGGGGTGACGACGGTGGATGTTGTCTTGGTGGATGTTGTTTTCTTAGACATAGTAATCTCCTCTCCATACACTTGCCTGTATGGTGGCTCTCCGATTGCGTCGTGCCATATAGCGTACACGATCGCATGAGCAGGATATCTGCTCAATGAAGAACAATAACAAGTCTTGTTCTTCATTCAATAGACATCGTGTCAGGAAGGGGGTTGGCCATTAAACTAGAATCTATACATAGAATTAGTATCCTGGCCCCCACCCCCAAATATATTCATCTCCTTGCTCTATTCGCCGCCTCCTCCTCCTATCCCCCCTTCCCCTTCATTCCATTCCACTTGCCCGTCTCCACATCCATCCTGTCCTCCCCCTCGTCTCGCTCCGCTCGCCCGGGTCGGCTTGTCCTTCACCCTGCCCTCCCTCCTGCGGAGGGGGTGGGGCTCGGAAAAAGGGGCCCCCCATGTCGAAAATATTTGCCGGCTTCGCAAATATATACATGGGATTTTGGGCTTCCATATGGCTCCCAGAAAATGGGCGTGACAAATCATGGCTTTCAGAGCGGACAGGGGTGAAGTTGCCCATATCTGTAACCAGATGTTATAATTATGGCAGAAAGAGGTGACAAGAGATGTCTTTCAAGAGTGTAGTGGACGAGATCCGTAGGCTGACTTTGGAAGAGGGCCTGAGGGATGACGAGATAGCGGCGATCATTGGATGCTGCAGAGCGACAGTGAACAGGGAGAGAATCCGCAATGGAATTCCAACGGCCAACTTGCAGAACCGCAAGGACAAGATCTGTATCTGTCACAAGTGTGGCGGGAAAGTCTATATCCGAAGGAAGGAACGCAAGGTCACCATTTGTGAGTCGTGTCGGGTTCAGATGGAGAGCCGTGTTCGTGTGAAAACAGGGGCATAGCCATTTGTCTTTGGCTTATGTTACAATTAGCGGAGAGAGGGTGACTGTATGGAATCGATGGTGAACAGCAATCGAGCCGTTGTCCCCAAGACCCAGGTATACGGAAGAACCTATCTTACCGGGACAGAAAGCAACGTCCCTGGGTTGGACGACACGTATCGAAAAATGAAGAATAAGGTCAGATACGGAAGGAAAAAGAAACATGGAAGCACTGGATCCTACATTGTCCGTTGATACGGAGGTGGAGGCCCTGGTCACTCAGGTTTCTCCGACTCCTCCGGCCGGGGCCGGGGCTGTGGCTGGTCTCAAGGGAGTAGTCTTGGCCAGGAATCTATGGGGCATAGCCCCTAAAGCCCAAGTGGCTACCCAACAATACATGGACAAGATCAAGATGACACACGGCATGTTTGCCAGTGTGCCTTTGCTGTGTCAGGACATGAGTTGCCCCTATGCGGACACCTGTGAGATTCCACAAGCAGACAGGACTTTTGGAGGACGATGTCCTCAGGAAGCCGCCATCATCATGGCCCGGTTTGAAATGTACTGTGACCATTTCGGCATTGACCTGTCAAACTTGAACTTCAGACCAGGGGACGTTGTGGATGCTGGTTTGGTTCGAGATCTGGTGGATCTGGAAGTCCAAATGTTCAGAGCGGAGAACAAGATGGCTATTCGAGGAGACTTCCTTGGGTCGACCATCAATACGGTCGACAACAAGGGCAAAGCCTGGTACGAAGATGCCGTGACACCTGAAGCTGCCTTCAAGAACTCCCTGTTTGACAAGCGATTCAAGATCCTGAACCTGTTGAATTCCACTCGGAAAGACAAGGCGGCCATGGCTAAAGCCTTGGACAATCCATCCGTCAAAGCAGCCTCCCTGTTCAAGAAGATCAGCGAGGCCCGTCAGGCCAACGGTTTGGTGGCCGATGTTTACGAAGAAACACCTGTACTCATTGTGAGTGAGTAGAATGGGAGGCTTTCCATGGCAAAAATAGGTTCAGTCGGTAAAAGTGTTTTCTCCAATGCGACCGCCGGACTGCAGGGGATCTTTCAGGATCTTTCCAAGTCATTGTTTACCCCAAAGGGAACTCGGCAGCTCGCAGGACAAGCCGAAGATGTTGGAAGAATTTTTTCAAAAGACTTTTCTGAAGCCGGCAAGGTTCTCAAGAGCGGACGCCAGCAAGTGGATGCCGACCTCGAGGATGTGGCCAAGGTTTTCAACCAAGGAAAAGTAGCGGCAGATCGGACCAGTGGTGGGGAAATTGCCGCTGAGTTGACCAAGAACCGAACAAATGCAGCGGGGCTTGCGGATGTCGCCGGCAAGTATGGAGTCGGAGACGACCTCATGGGTCGAGTGAACTCTACGGAGATTGCTGCAGCCAATCGAGCAACAGAATGGTCCAATGCAATTGGAGCTCCTTTTGCGATGGCCAAGACGGCCCTTATGGATGGAAGCCCTTTGGCTGTCTACGCAAAGGGAGCCGCGGTGGTTACGGCCGGCCAATTCATGAATGGATCCCGCCAGTCCCTGACAGAACAAAACGGACAAAAAGACATCGCAGGTATTCCATTTATCTAAGGAGGACACATTTATGGCTGGAGGAGCTGGATTTTTTGGTGCAATCGGCAAGGGTATAAAGGATTTTGGACAGGCCATCAACGCCAACAGTGCGATCAAGAATGTCGCACAGGGACGGGCGGATGAGATGACACAGTTTGCTCAAGGGCGGATGACCCGAGCCGCTGCCGGCGGTGTCGACAAACAGTTGGCAAGAGAGTCCGGGGTTTCCATGGGCAAGATAAGAAAAGAAACAGAAAAGATCGTCGGACAGAGTCCGGTCGGAGAGACCGCAGAAGAGGCAGCCCAAATAGCCAAAGACAGTGAGGTCATGGGGTTTAAGACAGCCTACGGGAAACAAGCGGACGACTTTGCCAGAGCAGCCGAAACCGGGGGTTTGGGTGGAGCCATGGAACTGATTTCTTCCAGAGGAGCCGCTCGCAATATCGGTAACTTTGCAAAAGAATACTATACAGGAGAAGGTCTTGGAAAGGGGATTGCTCGTGGAGCGGCCACCCTGGGAGTCTTGTCTGTCGGCGGACGCGTAGTCTCCGGTGGCGGATGGAATACCAAGGCCAATGGAGAGAAAGATATCGTCGGCATTCCTTTTGTCTAAGGAGGTCTCATGGGTTTTTGGGATAAAGTTGGTCATATCATGGCCAAGAGTGCAAAGGCTGATCTCGGATACGCCGAGGCGGCCTCTCATGTTGTGGGTGGAATTGGAGCCTCTATCGCAAGAGGAGCCAAAGCCTCCTTCAAGGCATATGACTATAAAGAAGGAGCTACGATTCTGGAGAAGCTCATTGAGAATCCAACAGGAATTAAGATGAAGGCCAGTGCCTCTGTTCCGATTGCATTGGGGTTGACCGGAGTTGGTTTGGCCAACACAGGATTCCAATTGAACAATACGGCGAAGCTCGGTCCAGTCGAAGCGGGTCGGGCTGCCAACACTGTTGGCTCTGGAGAAGTCAGCCCAGGCCTACAAGATGAGGATGAGATCAATAAGATGGGCACGCCCAATTTGGGACGTAACATTGTACAAGGCAGACTGAACAACTATGGAGCCGAAGGCGACCTGGTCATGGCTCTTCACAACCTCAGAAAGGGGTGATGAATTATGAGCATGGTTACAACGGCAATGAAAAGAGGGTTTGGTGGAGCTGGAACAATGGTTGGGGGAGCCCTGACTGTTGGTTTTGGTATTGCTGACTTCAATTCATTCAAACAAGCGGGAGACTCGAACCAGGCAGCTTTTCTCAAGGCGGCAGGATCCAATATTCTCTGGTCCATTCCAGGTATGGGCAAGATTGCTCTAGCCATGGGCGTGGCAGAAGTCCTTCCTGCAGTCGCCCCTATGATAGGGCAGGCAGGAAAACTGCAGGCAGGAAGACAAGGTAGAGCTTACGAAGCGAACTTTGGCGGAAACTTTCAAGACTCTCAAGCAGGGTACACCATGAGACAGCGTGGAATGTCTGCCATCCAGCAAAGTGCCGGGAATATCCGTTCCGTTCTGGGCAGCGAAGCCAGGAGCTACTACAGGTATTCGCATGGTCAGTAATGTCGTATCCCAGATCTCAGAACTGGATACGATCGGAGTACAGCACCTACTTCTGGAGCTTGAAAAAGTAGACCCGGAAGTGAAGGTGATCTTTGAAGAACTCCGAAGAACCACGAGTTTTACAGACCAGGATATCCTGGAGTATGCTGTTGTTTCCAATCCGGTGCTTTTTGGTCGGGTCTATCTGAACTGGGAAGCCCGGGATTATCAGACGTCGATTCTCTCTGTGGGAAAAGACGCCAAGCAACTTGTCCTGAGACTGGGTCGCAGGCTTGGCAAGTCTGAGTGCATGTGTGTTCTGATTCTTTGGTACGCATTTGTCCAGCCCAACAAAGGCCCCAATGAGAAGCAATACAATATTCTGATCATGACTCCGTTCGAAGAACAGGTCGATCTGATCTTTGATCGCCTGCATCAGTTGATCGACGGATCTCCTGTCTTTGCGGAATCCATTGGCCGGGATATCTATCATCGTATTGAAATGCCCAACGGCACCATCATCAAGGGACTCACAGCCGGTTCGAAGAATTCTTCCGGAGCCGCCAGTTCCCGTGGTCAGCGTGCCGACTTGATCGTCCTCGACGAGGTCGACTACATGGGGGCCGCGGAAATCACGAACGTCATCAACATCCGAAACGAAGCTCCTGATCGGATCAGGATCTTGGTCGCCTCGACTCCGTCCGGGAAACGGGACAAGTACTATGATTGGTGTACAGGAGCGTCTATCCGGTTGCATCTGCCTAAGTCTGATCTTGTATCCAAGACTTTTACAGGATATGAAACCGACAGAAAGAAGGGGAACGGCTGGATTGAAATCCACGCCCCTTCGTTCGTCAACAAGGAATTGCTCAAATACAACGAAGACACCGAGCAGACTTACTTTGAAGATCTTCGGGACGAACTTACCGAGATGGGCTTCGAACAGGAAGTCATGGCGGAATTTGGCGAAGAAGCCATGGGTGTCTATCAGAAGAAACATCTGGATTGGGCCATTGATGAAGGGGTCCGTGTTGGACATCGATATACCACAGACATGACTGCCATCGAGCTTCAAGTGTTTCTTTCTCAAAGAAGATCTGGACCTCGTATCCTCGGCGTGGACTGGGACAAGCACGGGGCCTCCACGAACATGGTCTGTGTGGAACTGGACGGACAGCATGAGAATGAAGACGGCGTGATCGTCCCTGTCTTCCGAACATTGTTCCGGGCAGAGATCCCACGATCGGAGTTTACTTATACGAACGCCGTCAACCGAATCATCGAACTCAATGACACCTATGATTTCGACTGGGTCGCTGTTGATCGTGGAGCTGGCGAGACGCAAATAGAGTTGCTTCACAAATATGGAATGCAGCATCCGCATTCAGGCTTGCATGAGAAGGTCATTGGATGGAATTTCTCATCGAAGATCGATGTTCGGGATCCATACACGATGAAGAAAGACAAGAAGAAACTCAAGCCATTCATGGTAAACAACTCCGTCATTGTCTTTGAACGCCATGCCATGATCCTGAATCCATACGACAAGAAGTTGATCAAGCAGTTTGAAGACTATCGTGTAAAACATGTGGCCGTTGACGGGACTCCCGTCTATGTGGATACCGACGAGCATATCGTTGATGCCGTGAATCTGGCCTTGCTCATGTTTGAGCAGAAGTATGGTGATCTTCTCAAAAAAATCACACACGGAAAGATTGTTCTCCTGCCAAGACTCGACCGGGTTGATGCAGTCCGTCCCCGTACAGTTGAAAGCCAGCGTGCTTCTGGTATTATCTCTGTCTTGGGGGCCCGACATCAGAACGGATTCATTGGAGACAGAACCTTGCTTGGTGGAAAAAGAGAAGTAACCCGCCAATCCATGCCAAAAAGGAGGAGTTTCTGATGCCAAAACCAAGCATCCTTGAATACAATCCACAATTGGAGATGAAGCCAGAAATCAAGGCCGTCATAGAGACCGGATCTGAAGTTGAAGCAATAGACGTTGCCGCAGCAAGATTCACTCCGTCCCCTGCATTGTCTCAACTTAAGGGGAGCAGTCCATCTGACGCTATTGAGGCACTGGATGCCGCGATGTCTGTTGTTGACTCCAGATTGGCCGAACTTCTTGAACCGATACGACTCATGTCTTCCGGAGGCATTACAATTGACGAATATAAGGCCGCAGTTCTTTCCGGAGATTTTGAGATCATCGATGCTTTCGAAGACCCAATTGCTTCTGACATAGAGGGGGACGTTCGGATGGAAGTTCTGGCTCCCATCCTTTTACTGCAGCAAGACCTAAGCGAATTACAAGGTTTCATTAAAGAGATGAGTTACGGTCCGGGGGTAGACAGTAAAACCGCAGCGAAGATTGATAAAGCCCTACAAGAAAAACTCTATGAACTAGAAGAATCAGGGCAAACAGAGGCAATCAATTATGATGCAATAAACATGGACATTCAACTTAGCCAGCTCATGCAATTGCATGCGGCAAATATTCTTGGAAGCATGGAAATGCTTGATCCAATTCTCCAACAGGAGATTCCAGACGGATCCGGGGTTTCGGACAAGGAGGCCGAAGAGGTCCGGAACCTGCTCCAGAAGACGTTTTCCACTGACGTTGACACAGTTCGCAATGACAAAGTAAAATTAAGACAGAATCAAGCTGGAACCCAGAAGAACAGCGTGCTTTCCGGTATATACGACAAGAGAAGGGCATATCTTGATGGAGCCCGTACGGCCGGGATCCTTGACTCCGTGCCGGTTTCAGCCGTACAAAACAAGATGGTGCAAACACTCGACATATTGTATAATGAGAGTAGTGATGGGATCCTCGATTCTTATAAGGTCATCCAGATGGAAGCCTTGTACTTGCAGGATTTCCTTAGTACGTCAGCCGAAAAGCAATTTACAAGGAATACACACCAAGCCTATAAACGATAGGCAATTTATGCAAGCGAGGTAATTCTATATGGCACTGATGCAAATTACAGGTCGTCAGATCAAAGCAGGTCAGCTGGAAGATTCCCATATTAAAGGTAAACTGACAGAAGCGGTTCTTGACATCAACTTTGGGAATCATGCAGCAGAGATCCTGTCGAAGAAGCTGATCATCGACATGGTCCAGAAGAACGCTATCACCGTCACGGCCACTGATGTGCACAACTTTGCAGTTGACGCATTCCCTGGCATTGCTCCTGCTACGACAGACACGACAAAAGGTATTGTTGTTCTCCCTGACCTGAACAAGAACAGAGTTGTCGTCCGTAAGGCCGGCGGAGATCTGATTGTCGATCCCAATGACAAGGAAGTCTCTGCTAAAATCACCTGGGTTGTTGCAGATCCTGTTGAAAACAGCCATTACGCACTGTCCTTCTTTGATGGAGCAGGAGACCCCTTTACTCTTCCCGCAGGGATCACCAGCATCGACATTCTGTATCCCAGACGTTTTGATCTGTCTGATATCCCTGAAAACTTTCTGGAGAACGAACGCTTTGTTGACGGGGCAGTCGACGTGTCTTCGACACTGAACCTGCACACGATCGCGAAGAACGTATTCGGCGATTCTTTCGTTTACGCCGGCAATGGGGAACAGGTCAACCAGCCTGCCGCAGTTTCAAAGATTCCGGCTGGCGTCACCCTGATCGACTACCTGAATACCCGTACAGTTGGTGGCCTGGAAGCGACAGACGAGATTACGGCGAGCAACATCATCGATGAAGTCTACAATGCCCGTGGGGCCATGTCCTCTCTTGATGCACGACTTGATGTGGCAATCAATGATAACGGGACACTGAAACTCGGATCTGCACTGCATGGCCATAAATTCTATTCTACAGAGATATCAGCCGACGAGACCGTAGCTGTTGCTCTTACATTTACGCCTACCGGAACTCTTGACACTCCGAAGACCACAGACACTTACGCAGTGTACGTTAACGGTATTCGTCAAGTGGCAAGCGGCACAGGCAAGCAGTACAGTATCGTTGTAGCAGGAGATCCCGACAATCAGATCAATCTTACTTTTGTGGCTCCTGGTGTGTACGACGGAGATGTGGTCGATGTCGAGGCTATCATCTTTGGTTCTGAAACCTAATCCATCCTGATCTTTTGGTGGGGGTTCTTTTGGGACCCCCACTAAAAGATATATTCCAAAGATGAATACAAGGAGGACCCGAGTTTGGCCGTTAAGCGGAGAAACCAAAAACGGCTGGAGAAGGAAAACCTTCTAAAAGAAGCCGTCAAGATCAAATGCTGCTATTGCGATATTGCGGGAGACTGTAAAAGACGCAAGGCAAAAGAGAAATCCGAGTCTGAAGGAATTACAACCTACTGCACCCTGACACCGAATAGACCGAAGAGTTTCAAAAAAACTCAGATACACCCTCAATCTTTGATGTGAACGGGTAACCGCCCGTCATTTCCGCACACAGGAGGACAACCGCGTGTTGCCTATTGAGAAACGGATCATCCCACTCTCCGGCAATCGAACCGGGAGAAAACTCGAAAGTCGGGAAGGCGTTGTTATCCACTACACAGCAAACACAGGTCGAGGAGCAGGAGCTCTAGGGCACGAAAGCTATGTATCCAGAAAGTCTGCCATTGTAAACGGCAAGGCTTATGAAGTTGACAACAAGGGGAAGCCCAGACTGAACGCCCCGTTCGTCTATGGTGCGGCCCATTTTTATGTAGATGACAAACATATCGTTCAATATCTCCCGAAGGAAGAATATGCCGCCCACGTCGGAGACAAGACCACTCCTGCTGCCATCCAGAAAGTGATCGGCGGGCGTGGAAACTACCGACTTATCGGCATTGAACTTTGTGTCAATCCAGAATCGGATTTCAAGAAAGCTCTTCAGAACGTCTGTGAGTTGGCGGCTTATCTCTTAATTGAGATGGGAAAAGGAGTCGACAGACTTTATCGCCATGCAGACATTACGGGGAAAAACTGTCCAGCCATGATGTATTCAGAGGCGAGCTGGCTTTCTGCCAGAAAAGAGCTTTCCAAACTTTACAACAAACTTGACCCCACATGGATCACGTACACTCCTTGGTCCGAAGTCAAAGCGACTATTGCGATTGAATTGGAAAGGCTTAGAAACCTGGCAAAGATTCCACCTCGTCCAGCCAAGCCGGTAGCTTCACCCATCCCTCAAGGAATCCGAATCTTTTATGAGGGGCAGGAAATAGGATTCTCCGATCAAAAGCCATGGGTGTATGCAGGATCAACCCGAGGCCCTATGAGAGAAGTCTTTGACATCATAGGTTGGAAAACAAAACAGGACCCCGGGACAGAAGATACTTTCTTTACTTCTCCTGATGGTGAAACAGTCGTAACCGTTCAAAAAGACGGAAAGACATACATCTCACAGCGTACAGAGATTCAAGTCGGCATTGAACTCAAGAGCAACAGACTTTGCGGACAATACCGTGCCTTGTTTGAAGCCATTGGTTTTAAGGTCGCTCAGAATCCAACCCTTGGTGGTGTAGAAATCACGAAATAAGGAGGGATCATTCAAATGGAAAACATCAATACAATCGTAGACGTCCTAACGGCTCAGATTGCTCTTCTCTTGGTGCTTGCTGGTACCGTGGAACGCATTTCGGAGTACATCAAGATTGCTCTCGTTTCGTCTTTGAAGAAAGACATCCCCGTTGTTGCCAAACAGGGACTTACGTTGGCAGTCAGTATTTTGTTCTGCTTGATCACGGAGACATCGTTCGACGTTGGCATGACCATCCCCGCTGTCGCTCAGCAGATTATTGCAGGCATTCTTGTTTCATTCGGTTCTGACGCTCTCCACTCTCTGCTTACCTTCGTCAAATCGGTGAAAAACACGCAGGAAGCCAAGACGGCGGACATCCTTTCAAACATAACACCATGTCTCCCCGCTCCCACAGGGGAACCGGATCCGAATGATGAAGTCTAATTTACGAAGGAGCCAATGTACATGAGAGTCAACGTCTGGGCGGCCAAAAAACTGTATAGTTTCCTTACGAAACAAGAACAGCAGGACCGTTCCGTTGCTGACGCCAGCACGACCGCAAAAAAGTCTACCGGAGGAGTCCGGGATGTCGTCAAGGGGATTATCAAACGCCTTGGCCTTCGAACCGGTGCTTCATCAGGAGACTTTGAAAGTCCAGAAGAAGATCTCGATCAAGTTACGAACGCTTATGCTGCCGATGCATACGTAAGACAAGGGGTCGACAAATACGTCGACCAGATGTTCAAAGAGGGTTATGACATCTTTGGCAAGAATGAGGCAGCCGTTGTTTATCTTAAACAACGGCTTGCCTTCATTGCTGAAGGAACAGGAATTCCGACAGGTCAGCTTCTTCAAGAGGTTGCAGAGGATGTTGTAAAATACTCCAACGCAATCATTGTTAAGGCCAGATCCAATAACCCAGCACAACTTCCTCCTGCACTCTCCCTTCAAGGGGTTGGAAACAAGAACCCCATCGTGGGGTATTTCCCGTTGAATGTTACTCAGATGGCCATTCGCCGAGACAAAAATGGCGTCGTCCAGGGGTGGCAACAGGAAACTGAAAGCGGCACTGTGAAGTTTTCGAAAGAGGACGTTATTCATATATACTACAAGAGGGCCAAGGGGAACGCTTTTGGTACTCCATTTCTTATGCCGGTATTGGATGACGTAAGGGCTCTTCGCCAAGCCGAAGAGAACGTCCTCCGTCTGATGTACCGTCACATCTATCCGTTCTACCACGCCAAAGTTGGAACCAATGACGACCCAGGAACCCCGACCGAGGTCGACGAAGTCACCTCAGTCATCAACAACATGGATGTAGAAGGCGGCATTGCAACAACCAATCGGGTTGAAATCAAACCGATCGCCACGAATGCCGTACTGGATGCGGCTCCGTACTTGAGATACTTTGAGGAACGGGTCTTTTCCGGCATGGGAATCCCTGCTATAATGTTTGGACGGGGGAACTGTTATGACGAAGAAACAGAAACTCTAACAGATTCCGGTTGGAAATATTGGTATCAGATTCGAAGTGGAAACAAAATTGCCACATACAATCCGATAACCAATGGAATCGAGTATCATGCTCCCAACGATGACTTGATGAAATACGTAAGTCATTATACCGGGAAAATGGTGCATTTCAAAAGCAAGCATGTTGATATCAAGGTATCTCCTCAACATGATATGTGGGTATGCACAAACGGAAGAAAGCCTGGCAAAATGAAATGGAAAAAAGTAAAAGCTATTGATCTGTACGAAAGTAAGATGAAGAACTTTTACTTCCTCGAACAGGCGGAGGGAATTGACAATACAATAGATGAACTGAACTTTGACATTCCGTCTGTTGATTCGAGATACACCAACGGAAACAATGATGTTCTCTCTTTTAATAAAAGAGACTTCGTTGAGTTCTTGGGATATTTTGTTTCAGAAGGCTGCTTGTACTCTACGTGCACAAACAACAATGGCGAGCCCAACAAATTTCGTATCAGCCTGTCTCAACAGAAAAGTCACGTCTTGGATAAAATGATCCGTTGTGTTGAAAGTCTTGGATTGAAGTATTCTGTAAGACAGGACGAAAGAGACGGAACAAATGAAATCACCTTGTATCATAAATCCCTGTGGATTTGGCTGAAGGAAAACGTTGGGGTTTATTCTCACGAAAAGAAGATACCAAGAGAAATCATGAACTCATCCAGAGACAACTTAGAAGGTTTACTGGATGCCTTGATTTCTGGTGACGGGACAATAGATCAGAGAGACGGAAGAACTTCAAGATCGTATTACTCGGTGTCCATGGATCTCATTAACGACGTGCAGGAAATCTGCATTAAGTTGGGATATAAAGCAAAAATAGGATATGGCAAGCCAAAGACCGAGAAACATCATTTACCTGTTCATCGTGTACTTATTAGTAACGGTTGTAGTCAATACAGATATATCACATCGGAAAACATATCGATCGAAGAGTACGATGGAATCATGTATTGCTATAATGTTCCTAATCATTTGTTCATCACAAGAAGAAATGGCAAAGTGGCGATCCAGGGAAATACAGCAAACCGTTCCACGGGCGACAACATGACGACGGAGATGGGCGATCGTGTCAAAGCGATGAAGACCGTCATCGAAATGTTTATCAATTCCATGATGTTCAATGAGTTGTTGATGGAAGGCGGATATGATTCCGTCATTGAACCAATGGATGCAGTGGAACTTAAGTTCAGAGACAATGATGCAGACCGGAAGATCAAAATGGAAACTCATGCAATCTTCCAATACGAGCACAATGCGATTACAGAACCGGAAATGCGTTCTCTGCTTGGCAGAGATCCTGTCATTGACGGAGACCGTGAGACAATGTTTCTTCATACTGTCACGATTCCACGGATCGAAGCCGAAGCCTCGGCAGCAGCCTCAGCCTATGGAAGCAGCGAAAGTTCCTCGGGAACAACAGGTACGAAAGCAACCAACAATAAACAACAGCCAACCAACCAGTACGGAACCAAGCCCTCTCCGAAGAAGCAGACCAACAGTTACGAATCTCTTGTCATGGAACGCTTCTCCTTGGTCAGGGACAGTATTGAGAAAACTCTATCCGATTATGCGAAAGGTCAATCTGACCACACAGCACTGTCCATGAGAGTTCGTGTTGGAGCGGCAGCCTTCCGTGATTTGAACAAGGAGATCTTCGGAGACAACGACATTCCAAATGCCTACTTTGATCGACTGTTCCGCCAAATGCACGAGGACATCATCGATCATGCCGCGATCATCGAGAACGTCCAGGACTTCCGGGAGCTATGCTCGACCACCTTGGATCTCTTTGAAGATAAAATCCATATCATGTCCAATCATATTGACACAGAAGGAAAGGAGAACCGGGATGGCGAAGATGAAGCTCACGGACGCAAACGGCAAGCTGTTTGAAGTTTCGCTGGATCAGATACGCGACATGTCCTTCGGGGAATCTCCGGTTTCGATTGAGGACAGCGTTTCCCCCAGTAGACCGCACTCTGTGCGAATGCTGGACACAGCCGGCGAAGTCATAGACGTCCGCCAGCTCCTGGATGCCGCCGCAAAGGACAAAGGCATGATGCCGACCTGCGTGGATGCTACCTGGGAAGCGACACATTCCGGATCAAACCGAAACAGCACCATTTATCATTCGGACTCCATGAAGAAAGATGCGATCACTTTTCAGGTTCCGTTCGCAAAACCGCTTCTGAAGAATCATGATTCATGGTCTGAACCGATGGGGAGGGTCCGGGAGGCTCATTTTGGTCCTTCCATTCTCAATCCGGAACGAGACACCATCAAGGTAACCTGGCGAATTACAGACAGGGAAGCCATTGAAAAATTGATGGATGGTCGATATCATACGATGTCGATCGGAGCAAACGCAAATCACATCAGTTGCTGTATTTGTGGAAAAGACATCTACAAAGACGGTAAAATGGAGTTCTGTGGGCACTGGCGAGGCGAGACGTACAACAACGTTCTTTGCAAATGGAACGCCAGAGACCTGGAGTATAAAGAAGGCTCCATTGTCAACAGTCCGGCGGACGACTGGGCCCAGCTCATCGAACTGAAAGTAATTTCTGAAGATGACAGCCAGCGTGATAGCGGGAAAGGAGGAAACCAGATGGATCAGATCAATGACAATTCCCAATCTCAGGATACAAGCCTTCTGGATGCCATCGATAACCTGACCGCTCCCGCGGCTAAAGTTGACGAGGGACAACAGACAGACGAGAACTCCTCTGCAGAAGCTGAACCAAAAGACGAGACAGAAGACGAGACTTCCGGAACAAGCTCAGAAGCCGACGAGGCGGACGGTAAAGAGGACCCTGCGAATACAGAAGATGCCGAAATAAAAGCCCTGCAGGACGAAAATGTTCGTCTTCAGACGGAAAATGACGTCCTCAAGGCAGACAATGCGGCTTTAACTGATGAGGTTGAAACGCTCAAGACCAAGGTCACTGACCTCGAAGCCAAATTGGCCGAGAGCAAAAAGACCGAGGACAGTCTGAAAACGGAACTGGGAGCTGCTGACGCGGAAGCAAAGCAGAACCGGAGCCAAGCGGTTCAGTTGGCCATGGCCAACAAGGAACTGATGAGTCATCGCATTGCAGATCATCAGATCGTGCAAGGACTTATCAAAACCGAAGACCGCGAAAAGACCGTCGGAGAACTGAAGTTGAAGTCTGCAAAAGATCTCAACGATAGCCTCTTTGAATTGAGCAAGAAACAGCCCATGACCCGTATCCCGATCACCGTGCTCTCTCCAGCCTTGAATAACCCCAATGATGCCCACGCCATCATTGAAGGCGAGCAAGCGGATGGACATACGAAAGAAGACCCCACATCAACACTGGCCGATTTCGCCGAGGGGATCGTCGACAACCTGCTTAACAGGTAAGAAGAACCTCGGAACAAACGACAAGGAGGAAATCTAACATGGCACTTTTCGAAGGTCTGAAAAGACAGGAAGGCAGCAGGAGCAATACCGCTCTGGTGAAGTCGGGCCACATGTCCCCCGCCGAATACTGGCTGCTCGATCCCCGGTTCAAGGATCCGTCTCTCTCTGGCGTCTTCCGCGACGGCGTACTGTTTGAATATCAGTACGGCGGCCCTGGTATGACAGAAGTTGTCATCCCCAAGGGACGTGCGGTTGGCGTCGCCAATCCCATCAAGGACTTCACGACCAAGAAGTTCGTCAACGTCATGACCCTTCCGGGTATGGCCAATGACGGCAACTCTATGGGTCTGGTCCCCTACAACATCACAAAGAACTGGTTCCAGGAAGACAAGTTCGGCGGCAATCAGCCTTCGATCATCACTCTGGACTACGTTGAGCTTCCTTACATTCCGGGCGTTGCGGCTGATACCCGTTACACTGTGGAAGGCGTTCTCGCCGAAGAGCAGGCTCTCTCTGTTGGCCTCAAGAATCCCTGGGGAGCCGTCATCGGTGCGAATATTCGTCCCGGCGATCTTCTCAAGGCAACCCCCTCTGGTCGTTTGACCAAATGGGATAAGGCCAATGACTCTCCGTTCGACGTTGTCGGACGTATCCTCGCACAGGACTTCAATGCTGAGCCTTGGGGCTGGGCAAAGTGGGCCATGTGGGATGATTCCCAGAAGTTCCAGGACGACGTCTACGTCAACAAGTCCGGTGCAGGCAATCTTCCCGGCGACGCAGGCTATCCGTTCGATCCCAGCTATGCTACAGGCACACGTGAGATGGAAGGCTTCTTGAGCCAGTACACCACGAACCCGACTGGCATTCCTGGTATTCATGATGGATCCGGCAACTACGTGGGCTTTGGCAAGAACGATACCGAATACACCGCCATGAATCTTGGCGTAGTACCGGTTGCTGTAACGGCCGACCAAGTTCTCACCTACCAGGCTCTTGATCATGCAGGTGGAGTTCTTCCGAATTTGCAGAGTGGCGTAACCATTGCCATTGGCGGCGTAGCCGTCGACGCGGCCCGCATCACCATCGATTACAAGCGTGGACAGATCAGTGTCAAACACTTGATCGCCGACGCGGGTAAAGTTGTCACCGGCACCTATAAGGCTTTCATGTACGGCACTCCGTCGGCATGGGACTTCAAGGGCGTCATCGGTGCTTTCCGTGTTCTGCTCATGAAGTAATCCACACAAACGACGAAGCGGCGTGGGGCCGTAAAAACGGCCCCCGCACATCAATTCCAAGGAGGACAAAGTCTCATGAAGCTGTTGGATCAGATTAAAGAACAAGAACAGAGAATCCAGGATCGCGTGCAGGCGAAGATGAAAGCCGGCGAGATCCTTACCGACGAAGAGGCGTCCCTCTATAAACTGACGGACGAAGACAAAGAAGTAATGGGTGCTTTCCAGAAGATTGCTGACGGCGGATCCGTTCCCGGATTCTCCTTCAAAGATTTCCTGGCAACCCCTCAGGCTTCGATCTTGATCCCTCGCGTCGTCATTGGCACTATGCGGAAAACTGCGGAACCCATGTATTTGGCTTCCCAGTTCTACAAGAAAATCCGCCTCAAGCAGGGTAATGCCATCATGTTCCCGTCTATCGGCGTCATGAAGGCTCACGACGTTGCTGAGGGCCAGGAAATTCCGCAGGAAACCATCGACTGGCAGCTCCACAAGAGCTCCCTGATCAAGGTCGGCAAATCTGGCGTCCGCGTCCAGGTTACTGACGACCTTATTCAGAACGCCGAATGGGACATCGTAGGCATGCTGCTCCAGGAAGCCGGCCGTGCAATGGCTCGCCACAAGGAACAGAAAGCCTTCATTGAATGGCTTCAGCATGGTTGGACCGTGTTTGACAACGAGCTGTTCAAACAGAACCCGGTTGTTTACCAGGGAGCACGCACCACCGGTGTGGACTTCAAGGGTGAGTACAACGACACGATGTCGATCGACGATTTCCTTGATCTCGTCATCGCCGTCTACAACAATGAGTACACCCCCACTGATCTTGTCATGCATCCGCTGGCTTGGACAGTGTTCGCCAAAAACGGCCTCACTGGCAGCCTGACCTCTCCGATGGATCGCGAAGCAAAACGCGAATCTCCGAATGCCAGCTTCAAGCTGGGTCCGGAATCCATCCAGGGGCGTATCCCGTTCGCGTTCGACGTGAACCTCAGCCCATTTGCTCCGATCGACAAGCTCAACCGCACCTTTGACATGTTCTGCGTTGATCGCAATAATGTTGGTGTGGAAATCGTGCAGGACGGCCTCAAGACCGAGGAGTTCCGGGATCCTTCCCGCGACATCCGCAACGTCAAGATCGTCGAACGCTACGGCTTCGGCACCTACAATGAAGGCCGGGCCATCTGCTCAGCCAAGAACATCTCCATGGCGAAGAGCTGGCCGATGCCGGAACGTTCGATCGCGGTGGAAATGCCCAGCCCAACTCCGTAATCTGACAGGAGGATGAAGACATGGCTTTCCGTATTGGTCTCCTCAGAGGGCCCAGTAACTACAGCTTCTTCGATCCTCGGTCTGGATTGAATCTCTCCATCGGTAACCCGGTTGGTTTTGCCAACCGGGTTACCCCGATGATTCTCCGGGGTCTGAAACATAAGACCCTGTTGGACCTTGATGGCGTTATCGACATCAAGAAGGGAGTTCTAAAGGCGGAGATCGAAAACCCCGCAGAAGCGGCTTTTGTCGCTCCTGAGATAGAACTGAAAATCACATCTGAACCGGAGAATGCTCCGGAGATGGTGTCAGAACCCGAGCCTGCTCTCGAAGAAGTTCCTGTGGACGTCGACGATGAGGTGGTTGCCGGGCTTGAATCCGAAGAAGTCCCTGTGGACGAAGAACCGGAAACAACAGAGAAAGCCGTTTCGGTAAAAACCGGACGCAAAGCTCACAAGAAGTAAGTAGGTGCTTACGTGGACAACAAGCTGATCCTTCTAGGTCTCGACGTGATTCAAAGCTCTCCTGCCCCATATCAGACAGATGTAGACGTCAATGTCGCCATCCGCCTGGTCTTTAATGGCGAGCTCAATGAGAACACCGTGATCGGAAACCTGTATGTCCTTGAGGATGTTGACAGGATCTATGAGGGTGATGGCGAAATCGACGTGACCAAATACCGCTTCGTTCCCGGTGAAATGTCTCAGGGAGATCGCGTGGTCCTCTTCTCCCCAAGTATCCCTCTCACGCCCGGAGCTGTGTACATTGTATATGTTCCGGCACGATCGATGAAGGACATCTTGGGAAAGACGCTGGCCCTCCCTTACATCATGTATTTCTCAACCGAAGGGGAAGCGACTCTGCCGCCTCCCCAGATGGTTTTTCCGAGACCCAACCAGGTCACGGAGACTGTCTCCGCAATCGTATGGAAGACGCTCAATGCAGACACCTATGCGATTGAGGTGGCAAAGACCCCAACGTTCGAGCATCTGACACTGAGCCGGCTGCTGTTGAATCCGGAACCGGATGGTGACGGCAACATCTCTCAGGACCTGTCAGGCGTGTCTTTGGCCGAGGGGCTTTACTATGTCAGAGTGCGGGCTCTCAAAGGCCTGTTTGGGCAACCCACCCAGTTCTTCATCAAGGCAGAAGATCGGGTTCCCGTATCCATAGACGACTCGGAACTGCGAGATATAGCCGAAGAGATTCCCCAGGACCTTGAAGTCTTGGAGTTCTTTCCGGAGAACGGCTTTTCCAATGTGGCACTGAATGTGAAGACGTTGTACGTACGCCTGAACAGGATTCTCACAGAGGATGAAGCCAATAGTATCATCGCATCGGTAACCAGTACGCTTTCAGACGAGAGTGACGACGGTGAAATACCGGTTCATGGAGAAATCATTGGGACATGGAATGTGATCAACGACGCACAACGAGATGAGAGCTTTGTGGTGTTTACCCTGAATACTCTGTAAGGGGGCAGCCATGGGTGTAAATGTATCTTATAACGCAGGCGGTGTCGTAGATGAAGTCAAAAAGATCGGTTCGATCAAAGGCTTCCCTGAAAACACGCAGCCATTTAACGAGATGGTCATCACCAGAATTCCCGCTGCATCAGGAGATGTCGAAATCGAATACGTCACCCCTCCGGACGACGTAGAGATCTTGGCTATAACCGTAACTTGTAGTGGATATGGTGAAACCGATACTTATGATATGTTCGTTGGCGACAGACAGTGGTTCAAAAACTGGGCATTGTCTGAGGTCAAGGAAGGGCTCTTTTTAGGAAGCTCGACCTTTGTCTACAAGACAGAGTCCGAAACCCCAATCAGACTGGTCTTTCACAACAATAGCGGCACTTCGAAAACCGTTTGGTTCGGAATTCGGATGCTCGTCAAGGAATAAGGAGGGAAACAAATGCCGAACAAGTGGAGATACTATGAGGGAACCACATCGGCCAACAGCATCCTTCGGGACCTGGCAAAAGTGCTTTGCACGGCTGTCAAATCAGATCCCGTCCTGGCTGCTGATGGCGTCACCGTGGCAAAATCTGCCGAGATCATTCTCGAGAACAACTGGGATATCGTCTATCCGCCCGAAAACAAAGAAGCCGTCAACCTCGCCATCGAAGGTGGTGTAGGTAATTGGACAGACTTGACCCCGGCGGAGTTTGCTGCCAAAATTGACAACCAACTTTCAATGGTTGGAAAGCTTGGCGACACAAATGGCGAGACCATCATCCTCAAGACGAAGACTACGCCCGTATCCATCTCTACGACGGGAACGGGCATGGATGACATTGGTCTGGAAGATGACCTTTCCATACGGAGCATCGACATGTATGTGGAGCTGTATAAGCCTCGCTACATGGCAGATCCGGAAAAGTACCATCCGGAATCCGAGCGTTTCGGAATCCGTCCTTACAACATTACCAAAGAACTTTTCCGCGAGTACAATTCTCCTACAAAAGACATTGTTATCGATTTGATCGACAAATACGGAAACCTGGCCGGTGGAGGCACCACTACTGGAAACTTCTTTACTGCGAAAGAGACTGCCACGGCTCTTCCTTCGAAGAAGGTTATAGGGACCGCGACTGAAATCAGCACATGGCTTTCAGGAGGCCTTACTGGCGACAAAAAGAGTTCCCTTGATTTGGTGAACAAACTGAAAGATCCGGCCATTAACATTGTTGCAACGGGAAATTACAGCGGAATTGAAGGCATAAGATATGCCGGTAAAGGTTATGGCATAACAATCGTCGATGGGGCTCTTGTCAAGAATCTTGATGCCGAAGCGACAGAACTCTTACGGGCTCTCACAACAGCAGCAAGAGGAGCTAAGTCTCTGGAAGAATGCTCAACCGTTGCAGTATGGCTGTATGGAGGAGGATCCAATGCAGACAACGCATCAGGATGGGTCGTTGAAATTATTCTTTCTTGGAAGAAAATCAATTATGGTATTACAAAATACCTGCCTGCAGTCGGATCGACGCCAGAGTCCGGTTTCAAATTGGCCCTTGATGATTATGAAAATATTATTGCGTCTTCAATCGTTTTTGTCGCAGGCAACGCAGGAACGCCATTAAAATCAGGGACTGACTACAACTATGATCCTGTCCAAGGAACTATCACTTATGTGAACAACACTCCTATTGCTGTTGCAGAAGTGAACTTGGTCAATCGTCCAATCCTCACCTACACCAAAAATCAGGAAGTAGGGGAAATTGAAGCGAAAAAAATTCTGTACAACAACCATTGCGTCTATGTTCGGATGTTTGACAAGCTCTTTGTTGACACTGATCCGAATACAGGTTTTGACATTATCAATGGGAGAAAGATTCCTTACATGGGTGGTCCGATCCCGAACGACATCGACGAGAATACCGGCGAAGTCATCGCGATCAACAGCCATGTGTCCGAATGGTCCAAGTTATCCTGGTATCAGGACTACGAAGAAGTCATGCGAGACGAGCTGGATGGCGACGTTGGAACGGCGGACTTGTCCCAAGGCATGATCTTCCTGCCTATCGAAACTCCCGGCTTAAACGGCGACACCCGTATTCGATTCTGGGTCAACACGAACAACGACCGCGTATCGGCCATGTTCATGGGCAACCCGTCATTGGACTTCTCGACAAATCGTCACCTGACATCCATGATGTATCTCGGTCGAATCGAATCCTTTGAAAACTCAATCAATGACACAGCAGGAAACTTTGCAATGTTCACATCTTCTGCAACAGTCCCCTGCTCCACGACTCCAGTCAAGAAGAGGGTAACAAGGCCTGCTTCTGCTCAAATTGGTGTTGGAAACAATTCTGTTGTTTCTGCCAACATAAAGCTGCCAAGAGGACAATACTTCGAAAGAAGCATTACTCCTGTTGCAAAAATCATTGGAGAATCCAGCGAATTAGTCATGGAGGCCGGTGATTACGTCCTTGACTGGGCAACTGCAAACAATGAGGTCACCATCACTACCGTTAATGCTGTCACAGGTAACGTCTTCTTTAATTACTCGTATTACGAAGACAAAGTCGAGAACGTAGAAGGCATTACCCGCGATTCGTTTGGAAACATTCTGGAGATCCGGTATCCGGAGAACTGGGGCCGAAACACCGCAACGGGCGTCACTGACGTTGCCATGCTTCATACCCGTTCTAAGGCTTATTTCCAGAAGCACCACTTCATGTTCACCACGACCGAAGAATACATGACCAAGGAAATGTATGGTAAGTCCGCCTACACCGGCGAATACTATGCTGACAAGGTCAAGATCACTCATGGCAACGACGGTCCTCGTGGTATGCTGCAGGACATCTTGGTCATCGACCAAAGCTCCTTGGTTTCCCTGGATGAGTTGATTGTCAACCGCGAGTTCTCCAAGGACCTGGCCAAACCGGAAGAGACCTATGTGTTCTTCCCTGTCAATGCAGCCTTCTCTCCTTTCTCAGGCTCTCCGAACGCACTGTACGGAGTTGCCATGAAAAAGGGAGTCAAACTCCCGGCTCCGAAAGATGACGCGGAAGCCGTCCAGCGTGCGGTCGACAACCTCTACATCGGCAAGACCACCAGTTTGCAAAACGACTTGATCCTGCCGACGGAGTACGCCGACGGCGTCACCATCACCTGGACTTCGAGCGACGAGGACATCCTTGTTGTCGAAGATCCGGCTTAACGGAGGTATGTGAACATGGCTTATAAAGTAGGCAAAATCACTCGTCCGGTGAACGGAGAGGGTAACGCAGAAGTTACCCTCACCGCCACCATCAAAAAAGGCACAACCGTACAGGCCACGAAAGTCTTCAATGTGGAAGTCCGGGAACTTGGGATGTCTGACACTCAATGTGTGGCCAATGACAAAGCGGCTCTTGACATTGCAGACAAAGCAGCCATTAAGTCGAACATTTCTCTGCCGACAGCAGGGGCCAATGGTACGACTATCACCTGGGCTTCTGCAACTCCTGCCGTCGTTTCTGTTGCAGGTATTGTCACGAGACCGGCTAATGGCGGATCCAACGCCAACGTGAACTTGACTGCAACGATCAAAAAAGGTTCAATCACTGAGACCAAGATCATTGCTGTTACAGTCCTTCCCTGGACAGATGCTGAAGAAGTTGAGATTGCATTTAATGCTATCAACTGGGATCTCATCAAGGGCTCCAACGTCAATGATCAGTCAATCATCTCAAACCTTACTTTGTCTTCTGTCGGCTTGAGAGGAACAATTGTCACATGGGGTAGCTCAGCAGCCGCTTCCATTTCAACGACAGGTGCCGTCACTCGCCCGGCCTACGCAAACGGAGATTCTGTTGTTTCTCTGACTGTGACGGTTGAGAAGAACGGGATTGAATCGACGAAACAGCTCTTGAACCTCAAAGTTCTGAAGCTGGCACAGACAAATGATGCAGCTGCAGACCTGGCTCTTGCAGCGATCACAGACGACACCATCAAGGGAAGCAACGACTTGCTGTCTAACGTGATTGCTAACTTGACTCTTGCGAACAAATACAGTAATTCCAGTATCGAATACGCCAACGGCGTTCAGATCACCTGGACTTCCTCCAACACAGTCAACTTGCAGATCGTTGGGGACGGGACCACGTCTTATGTGGGCTCTGTTGTTCGTGATGGCGTTGCAGACAAAACAATAACCCTGACCATGAGGGCAACCGCAACCAGTCCTACTGGTGGCGGAGTCGTGGAAAAAACGAAGACCTTTACGGTTATCGTCAAGAAATCGGTATAATTCTGATTCTAGGAGGGCTGCATGATCGAGTTCCACTTCGGATATGAATACACGATGCCGGAGATCTTCGACATGCGGTATCAGGAAAGGGCGGAGAGTATCTCCTCCGCCCTTTTCTTGTACCTCAATAGTTCTAAAGTCGATTCTCGTCTTTATCCTCCAGCCTTGTTCGGGTATATAAGGAAAGACAGGTCTGGACGTTCTTCTGAAGATATGGTTCCCTGTTTGAAAGATTTGCGTAGAAATACGCAAAATGCAGAACCATCATTATTTCTCTATCATGAAAACATCCATCAGGCAGGAGCTTCTCCTTTTGTGACGTTTAACATTCAGAACAGGAAGAGCTTTTGGCCAAACATTAACACTCTTGCTTTTAGAAAAGAAGATGGGCTTTCACTCCATAAAGAACTTCCATTTCAACCGGTCTTTGGTGTTGATCGAAACATCAGAAGCTTTCCATGGATCACAATGCCTGTCCTTGAAAACGAAGTCTCGGAGTTTAGTGATACACGTACTCGAGCCGACATCATCAAAGAATTTCGTCTGGACGAAGAAGAGTCCTTGGTTTCTGCCGACAAACGACAACCCGTGACGCACGGTGACCAGTTCTGGGGAGGAAACGCATCCAGTCCTATAACGCCTGGTGTCCATTTTTGGGGAAAGAATGGCTCCAATACGGAGCTTTATATAGAAAAAGAAGAACGACTTGAACCAAAAACAGTTATGGCAAATGCCAGTCCTTTTGAGTTAGTCAAAGGTGGACAGAATCGTAAAGACGTCAAACCAGCCCATCCATCTATTCTGCTTCAAAGAGAATTACTGTATTTTCCAATTCAATCGAACAACATCCATCTTGGTAAAGCAGGATCTGGTCTGCAAACAATTGAAATAGAAGGCCTCCTGAGAAACCACATGCAGACAAATGCAGATCGAGAGAACGAAAGCTTCTTTAAGGCCAAATCTGGGCTGATTGATGACGTTGGAGCGATTGGAAGCTGGAAGAGAAACACCACTGAAACGAACGTCACAGATGGGACTTCTTTTGCTCCCGGAGACAACGAACTGGTCTATCAAGATATTTTTGTTCTTAGACAAGAGAGTGATAAGCAGATCCAGACAGAAAACATGATAGACACTTCAAAGAATCAACCTGATGTTAGTGAATCAAATACAACTCCATTGAGTGATTCTCATGGTCGAGACTTACATTGGTCAAATCCCGTCTCCACAAAAAACAGACCCAATACCATGGGAGAAAACTCGAAAATAGAATCTATTCTTCCGGATGAAAAGATTATCAACCATCAAGACTGGGAGTCGATCCTTCGAGCACGGATTCAAGCTGAAGTGTTTCCGGAAAATCAAGCTTTAACCTCTGAGGAACGGAGAGTCCTCGAAGGGGTAACTGTTGATGTTTATAATGACCGTCGGCGAAGAACAGCACTGAATGCCGATATCCAAGTAAAAACTATAGGGAAAAATCTTACTTCTGAAGAAGGTCACTATGGTATAATAGACCTGAGCAAAGACTCTTCAAGGAAAATTCATGTCAATGAAGAACTGGCTCGGTATTATAAGATCATCAAGGATTTCAAGGATACTTGGGAATTTTCAACTCAGATATCCTATGGGCTCCCTGATATCCTGCTTGGTAGAGACCACGAAGAAAGCCTCGCTCCAAAGTACAAGGGATATGGGCTCCTCAAGGACACGGAAGAAGCCATTGAAAAACGAGAGACCATCGGTCACGGTGGAGAACTTCAACTCGAAAATCAGTTCTTTGGTTACAAGCCGATTCAAAGCCCAAGCCCCTATCCTTTGATCGAAGCTATCCGAAATGTCCTGAGAGAGTCCAACATCAATGACTGGCTTGCCGTCTATGATGCAGGATCAGACATGCTCTACATGGATCAGACATCTCGTTTGATCAAGGATGAACATGACTCACAAAAGGTCAACAAGGAAGTATTCATGATCCCTCCCGTACCAGAAGGATTCAAACCAAAAGCCGGCTATTTTGCAATGAGACCTGAACCGGAAGCTGTATTTTACAAAATAGCCAAATGGTCTGACCAAAAGAGAAAACCTGCAACATATTCAAACCATACCTCTTCTGCCTCTACAGATAAGCGGGATACTGGAACAAGACTTTCAGACAAAAACTACAGCAAAACACCAGCTCCTACTTATGTTGAATACGGAAAAGCCTTTGGTAAGTTGGCGGAGAAAGACTTTCACAAAACTGGAATAGCCAAGGATATCTGTTTTGCATTTCGAAACAACTATCCGGCAGCCTGGTATAAAACTTGGAAGTTTCTTTACAACAAGACACAGGAAGTCAACAAAATCAAGAACACCTTGATCTTTGAAATGTATTGGGTCTCACGACTCAGCAATATGGACCGGGAAAAAATACAGACGCAAGTCTGGTTCTATCTGGCAGAGAGGCCGCTGTTCCATGAGGATGGGATGTTGCGGTTTGACGTGAATCAAGCAGCTGTTTCCCCAAAGGATATGGGAGACCAAGAAGATAGTCAGTTTGTTATGAAGAACAACATCTTCGACGCAAAACTATCTCCATGGGTCATGGCAGGGAAGAACGAGATCAAAGAGATTCAGATAACTGCATCCCAGTGGTTTGATGTTCGAACCTATATCGAAATGTACAACCGGGAAGTCCCTTTGATCAGGGCTGTAGCACAAGGTGCGGACATTGCAAATCAACCGGTAAACATTCAAGAGAAACGAAGACAGCCTTTTGCTCCGGATGATGCGACCTTTTTGTTTTCGAAAGAATTTGTCCAGACCATGGTCCCCCATTATGAAGCTTTCCTTACGGATGCTTCAGCAAGAGATATCTTATTGGATGACAGATTGGTATTTGATAGAATTGGCGATGAAGATCCTATCTTCAAGGCCTTGTCCGGAGGGTATGATGAACTGCTTCTTCCACATCAGGACTTTGATTATGAAGCACTGAAAGCTGGGTTGGTAGATGCCAACGGAAGAATCCTCAAACCGGTAACCAGGATTGACGACAGAACCTTTATTGGAAAGCTTCCAATCAATCATCCATTGCCTCACCGAAAAAACTTTGACAAGACCTTTATCGAAGTAGACGTCCAACTCATGAGGTTCATGATCGAGATTTTCTACAAGGTCTGGCAGCAAAACATATTCAAGTTTGGTGGAATGGATCTAAGACAGGCTGTAGAAAAGATGCTGGACTACATGGAGATCTTTGTGGAATACAGGATACCAGGACCACTCGAACAGCAGGCAGGAAGAATTCTGAGAATGTTTCGATGGTACGGAGAAGCCGCCATCATGAGGAATGCGGAATATCGAATTGTCATGGATTATGAACCGATCAAAAGCGACCTTCACAAAGGAACCATGGGAATACCTGGACACCTGGAAAACCTTGAACTAAAAACCACAGAGTATGTTTTGTCCATGATGAACCGGGCTTTGCCAGCAACAGTTGTTCTTGAACTCGATGCTCCCGTGGATACGCTCTTGACATTTGGATGTTATTTTCAAACGGGAGAGGTCAAAGTCCTGATCAACGATGAATTGCTTGGAACCGAAACCAAAAGCAACAACAAAAGCACCTGGCCCGTGCCAAAAGGTCCTTGCACGGTTCGGATAGAATACCATCATTCAGAACCATTCGGGTTGATCGCATTTGGCAATCTGGTGGTGAAAGACTACGTATATCGCTCACTCCACACGGAGTACAGTCCCAAGGTCGGGACGGGGAACACGGCCCTGAATGAAATCGTTCGCCGCACGACGGATTACTTTTTTACCCTGGATGCGAACGAAGCTTTCGTCCAACAGGTTACTGAAGGGAACTTGGCCATTGCAGACTTGGTCAAGGAACTGACGGAATACTACAGCCAGCACCATGCTAACAAGCACAAGGGCAAGCGATTGACCATCAAAAAATAGGAGGAGAAGAATCATGGCATCAGTTCAGTATCTGGTTCTTTACAAGTATGCACACCCCTTCACGAAGAAGGCAATCACCAACACGACGACTGGAAAATACGAGGGTACCAACAGATTCATCAAGGCTTATCTTCCGGGAGCAGTCAACACGGCAGAAATTCTGGAACAGGAGAACTCCGAAAATCCGAAGTACGACATGCTCTTCATGTACAACGGCGTTTTCGAAATCAACTCTTTCATTACGAGTTCAGTTACAGCTCAGCACACAGTCATGTCCGAGAAGTTTGAACGATGCAAGGGCGAAGCATGGTTCATGGCATCCCTTCACACTTCACTCAAATCCGCTCTTCGTGCTGCGGAGCCGATTGCAAAAGCAATGGGCAAAGCCAACGTCCGCGTTGTTAAAAACGTTCCGTTGGATATCACAGTCACTATGGAATAAGGAGTTGACGCATGGCTGTACTGACCAAGGTTGTTTCAGGAAATCTGTATGTTGAACCCTTCGACATGCTGAATCACCTGTGGGAGATAACTCCCAATATCAATACAAGGGTCACGGTAGCCGACGGCAAAGTGACGATGAAGCATGGCAGCGAAAGAGTTGCCATGCTTCTCGCCACGCCTTCTGAAGACTTCGTATTTCAAGCCAAGATCTATCACGAGCCTCGATCACTTTCAGATATTGGCGGGCTGATGGTCATGGCAGACAACGACAACGCAATCGAATGCCAGACATACTTCAATGGAGCCTTAAACTTAAATCAGTTTTATAGCTATGTGAAGGTCATCCGGGAATCAGACAATTATACCTTTTACGGATCTAAAGACGGTCTAAGATGGGAAGTCATTGGATCCTCAAATCTTCCGGACGCACATAAGATAGGTTTCTTTCTGGATGGTCCGGAAAACGCTTCAAGCCGTAACTTTATCATAGAAGAAGTTTCGGTCTATCGAGCGAATTTCATATCTTTTATGAATATTCCTTTTGGAACGAAGATTCAGATATTGAATAACGTTCGCGTAATTATGATCGAGAAAACTTTAGACAACTACGACGGAAAAACCATCATAGACTTGACAGATATTCCTTGCCCTATCGCTAATGGACAAATCAGACTCTATGACTCGAGCGGGGTCTTGGGTTTATCGATGGACGTTGATGTTGCCGGCGGAGATATATTTGATTATGCCGTAAACCTGGTTATACAGATAAACGATGAAGACGTCGACCCTACTGTGCCCGTCTCGCTTGGAAACGTGGGCGTTTCAGGAAATGAATATGTTATTACCATCATCAACAGAGATCCGCAAATTGTACGAAATAAGCGAATCATGGTGGCGGAATATTCGAGTTATCGTAGAGGGCCTTCCTTTGTAAAGGTTGCTATTGAAAATGACGCAGGAAGCCCCGGGGTTTATGGACCATGGATGAGCCTTCCGGTTTTATTGCCGGGATCTCTCTGTCGTGTCTGGATGAAGATTGAACGAGACGTCTCCAATGAGGCTCCGTTCTATGCTCGTGAATATATGTACAAAATCATCATTGAGTAAGGTGGTGAGATAATGGCCCTCAGATTGATCCGACGTGGGAATACTGGTCTTTCGAATGACCATAATCTCCTGCTCAACCGCGGGCTCAATGATCAACATCCGGTAGAGTCCATTACTGGTCTTCGCCAGGAGCTTGATACAAAGTATACGTTCCCATCAGCCGGTATCCCGAAGAAGGATTTGGCCTTTCCTGTTGCGGAAGAACAAGATATTGATAACCTGCAAACTTCGGTTGACTCTCAGATTGCAGCCGCAGATAGTAGAATCTCGGATTTATCCGTCCGGACAACAGGTATTGAAGACTGGATCAGCAATAATTTTGACGAGATCGAGAACAACACCCAGGTACCAGCCCTTGTTGAGCTGGCCATCAAGACAGATATTCATGAGGAATTTACTGCTTCTGTCGGTCAGACAGAGTTTTCTTTGGGTGTCGCTTATCAGCCTGGAAATAAATCTCTGAAGGTGTTCAAGAACGGCGTCCTTCAAAGATTAGCATTGGACTATATCGAACTGTCTGAGACCATTATCAAGTTTCTGACAGCATTAGAGGAAAACGATCTTGTTACCTGTGTGAGCGACGGAAGAACGAATATCAATTCCCCTATTCATGAGGAATATGAATATCTGGACGACTCGGTCTTCCGATTGGCCTATCGTTATAACACGGGAGACAATGGTCTTTCGGTTTACCTCAATGGCATCCGTCTTAGTGCAGGACGGGAATATACCGAGGTGGACGACTACACCGTTCAGATCACCAAGACAATGATCCCCGGAGACCTTGTGGTTTTTCGCAGAGAGACCCACATGGCTGCGGAAGTGGAATTGATTGATGGTAGCGAATTTTCTCAGACAACATGGAGCCAGCGTTTCAATGTAATAAACCCATTGAACCGAGTTTTCAACCTTGCAAATGCCTATGTTCCAGGATCCAAAACACTTCAGGTCTTTGTTGGCGGTCTTCTGATGTTGGCAGGAGAAGACAATGACTATATGGAAACTGGAGAGAAACAAGTCACGTTTGACTACGATCTTGATCTTGGAGACGATGTAAACATCGTCTGCATGGCCGGGCTGTATCAATGGTATGAAATCTTCATATCTGTTGCCGGTCAACAGAGATTTATAACCAGATATAAATATACCGTCGGGAAGAATGATATCCTGGTTTATGAAGATGGACTTCTTCTTAGTGTTAATGATGACTTTGAAGAAACCAATTACAATACAGTAACATTCCTGGAACCCCCAATGCAGGGAGCTAAGATTGTTATTTACAAGAGGAGGTAAAGGGCATGTCGAAGACCCAGCTCAACGGTGGCCGAATCCGAAGAAAGTCTCTGACGTTCGACCATTTTGTCGACGGCGTCAAGATCCCTGAAGCCAGCCTATTGCTGCAGTATCCTTTGCACAACCACGCAAACAAAGGTGTCATTGATCGAATCCGTTATTCTGGTACGGCTGAGAACGTTGACCTTAGAAACTTGGATCTGGTTCTATTGGAAGTAACGACGGCTCGACGAAATGGGAATAACCTTGGTGGTACCATTGACGATAAAGCAGATCGTTCTGAGATCATAATGATTTCAGATGAAATGGCTTATGCCCGCGGAAGTTACGAGACTTTGGCCGATGCAATTCAAGCTTACGGGGCAGAAGTCGACAACAAGATACTCGCTCACCTTGGAACCATAGGACACGTTGATCTCGATGCCATGTTCTCTGACTATGTTGCGTCAAAGGCAGGCATGGATTCTTTGGCCGCCAGACTGGTCAGTCTGGGAGATGGAACAGGAGGAACAGGTGGAGATCCTGTTTATAATTTATTGAAACCTTGGACCTATAGAGTAACACTTGTTGCCAGTGCCGAAGGAACTGTAGATCGGAAAGTTTCTATACCATATCCGTTTACGGAGAGTGCCAACACCATTCAGGTGTTTGAAGGGCCTCTTCTCATGCTTCCTGGAGCAACTGGAGATTACGTGGAAAACTTGGATAATTCAATCACATTCAATTACGACCTTCCAACAGAAACTGATCTTACTATTACAGGAGTATCCGCCGGAACCTTATATGTCTGGAGACAGGTATATAGAACAACAGAAGAACAAAGAGTTTTTGGGACCATGGACGTCTACGTGGTTGGAGCTGACGAGATTATAGTCTATGAATCCGGCTTGCTCATGACAAAGAATGTCGACTATACTGAAATAGATGAACATACCATAAGATTCACCGATCCTCTGCCCTCTGGGCTGGATGTGGTAATTTGCAGAAGGAGGTAGTCTGAATGTCTACCAAGATCATGGGGCACCGGATCGGCGAAAAGCAGATCAAGAACAATCACATGGCGGATGATTTTCGAGTTTCAGAAGGAGATAAAGTTCTTCTGAATTTTCCGAGTCACTCAAACGCCAACGACCTGACAGCCTTGCAACGTCAGATTTTGACACAAGGAGGTCTGGCAGACAGTCTTCATTATCATTCCGGAGGTGGCGGAGGAGAGGAAGGCATTTATACTCATCCGCAAATTGATGCAGCCATCCTTTCATTGACAATGGAAATGAACAGCCAAAAATATGGACTGGACAACGCCATCGTAGATCGTTTTGACGATAGTCTAGGCGTCTTTCGTGGAATTTCAAGACCTGTCATTGATAGCGTCACAGAAATCACCAGCACGACAGACGTAAACACATTGACAGCTTCCAGGACGTATTATTACAAGGCAGCCATCAAATGGAGAGACTGTTTGACAGATGCATCAGCCCCCATTCGTTTCACAACGAGTGACGTAGGCATCGCTCCCTATAGGAAGGCTCAAGTTCAAATGGAGCTTCCTTCAGATAATAAAGGGTTGAAAATATGGCGTGCTGTTACCGATCTAATCAATCAGGATATTTTCTTAGAATTGTACAAATCTATTTACTCTCCGGAATCAATGAGGTTTGAAATTGTTCCGGGAGCAGTTTCTGGACATCCGAACGGGAAGTCTGCTCTTGTCATCAACTACAATGGCGTCGTTAATGATGTCATGAGAGACTTAGTCTCTTCTGTAAATGGTGGAGTTATGATTGGGACAACTATAGGAAGCGTCCAAAACATGATAAACGGAGACACGGTTGTCAAGTATGGAGTTCGTTTCCCGTCAAACACTTATTCCATTTCTCAGATTAACCTGAACTGGAACTCGAATCCAGCCTATGTTCCTCAGGACTACAAAATTGAATACGCAACTATTCCGAATCCAAACATAGACATTGACACAGACTGGATGCCTATCAGGGATCTTCAATTAGTCATTGATGATGGCATGATCCAGAATGGAACAAATGGAACCATTGATGGTGAGTATATCATCAACAATACTGTTGTTGCCAATAAGTTTTGTTTTGGGACAATTCCAAATCCATCAGGAATTCGCGTTACCATTCTTCGAGTTTTGTCCGGGGTTCGTTTAGATGCATTTGTTGCTTATTACATGGGATATTCCAATGGGTTCAAGGTTGTCCATAGCCTGGATCAATCTCGTGTTGATCTAACTGGAATGAAGACCATGATTATCGACATAAAAGCAGACATCAATCATGATCGTTTTACTGTTGGAATTGTGGACGCTGCTTACGTGGCAGCTATCACAAACCAAACAACCATCTACAGCAGTAACAATAACAATACCAGTTTTGGGGCGAGCTTGACGACAACGTACCGTTCAAGAAGTTACATGGATTCTGCAAACCAGAATCGAGTTGGTTTCAACAAAGTTCGTGTGAGGATATCTGTTGCAGCAAACACCAGAATATCCAATATCACTATCGGCTTTGACAACAGTGCAACTTCAGCAATTTCTCTTCCTCAAACCATCCGATATGTTACTTTTAATGGCGGATTAACCACCCCTACGTTCGTCTCTGCCGGTTTGTATTGGTCGGACTGGATTGGGCTTGAATTCCCGAATGCAACGTTTACTTATGCTATTATGTCCTGTATTTGCGAACAGGGAACGGTCTATGAATATGGAGCCAACGGCAATATGTATACTTATTCCAGTACAGTGGCCAATGCTTCCTGGGATACTAGCGGAGCAATCTGGTCCAATTATCAGGGCAGTTACAGTATGATCCAAGGTGTTGAAATTGCCAAAGGATATGAGACGAGAAGTCTGAAAGCTCTGCCAAAAAACTTCAACACTTGGTATACTCATTATATTGACATTTCAGGTAGTGCTAATGGTGTTACCAACTTGAAGAATATGATCTTTAAGATGAATGGAATTGACCAAAGCGGAAACGTATATTTTTCGAATATTCGATTCTCCGCTATGCAGGAATTGATCAAAGTCCCTGCAAATCTTCAATCTATTACAGCGAAGAGCACGAATGGAAGTTTTCCAATCAACAATATCAACGATTCCGTTCTGTCGAGCTACTGGGAGTCCAACGCAATACCAACAACAATCAATCCAGAAATCTTAATGTTCAAATTCAAAGTAGAGCAAAAGATTGAACGTCTTCGTATGTTGGTGCCAAATTCCTTCTCTTATGCTCCTGAAAGATACTCCTTCCAATATACCATCGACACGACTGCGATTGTTACAGATCCAACAGACAGTGCGAAATGGATGAACATGGAGGCCCTGCAAATCCTAAATGCGACTCAGGTTGGCTTTACCGGTCTTGTTGACGGAAACTCAGTGACAGCAGGGAACGCTTTTGGGGACCATGTAGATCATAAATGGGCCTCTGTGAACGCTCTTGCTATGAGAATCATTTTCTGGAAAACAACAGCAAACACTGCTGTTCGAGTCAATGACATTGAGATTTACACAAAAGAAGATCCAGCCGAGTATGTTTTAATTGGAGATTTCAACACCAAACAGGCAGAAAATTTTGTTTGGATAGACCCGGCTATCGCAGGAACTCCGGATTCTCCTCCGTTCATCAACACAACTGGAAGCCAGAATATCTGGTATGATACCGGTTATGACATGATTAGGGTTTATGACAAAGCAAAGCCGGCCATCCTGCAAACTAACACGGTGGAAACGGAACTCTTCCTTAGGGCGTTGATCAACGTTCAGTCAATTGACGTCAATGGCATGCTTTACTGGATATCCGCGGACGGGGGCTTGACGTGGACTGAAACTATTCCTGGAGAAGTCACTGAAGTTCCTACTCCCGGGAATGAATTCCGTCTTATGGTTTCCATGACAGGAAATGACGCCCTCAGTGCCTATTCTGTACTTTACTCGCTATAAGGAGGAAAAGACATGATCCGTCACATGAAGAATTTTCGTAAGACTGAGACTCCCACTGGTCCTGTCGCAGCGGATGCTGTCATAGTGGATGCTGAAAAAGAACATCTTCGCACAGAACTACAATCTCTCAAGGAAGAATTTGCAGCCTTGAGAGATGAGTTAAGGTCAACCAAGAAGACAACATCAAAGAAATAACACCAGGAGGTTGGCCGAATGGGTACGACCGTCAACACAAAAGACATTCGCTCCGCAGCGGCACCATACGCCAACCTGCATGAGGAACTTGACGCCATCCATGATGGAGTCTCCAGTCTCGAAACCGGAAAGCAAGGGTCGGACCAACAACTGGCCGATCTTTCTTCCGACGTTTCTATTTTGACTCAGGGGCTTCTGGCTGCAGATGGGAAAATTGCAACGCTAGAACAGACCGTTGACAATCTGGAGTTGAACGTAGAAACTGTTCAAGAAGTAGTGGAGGCTCGAGATGGACATCCGGATCTAAAAACCCATCTGGATGCGATCAAGAGTTTGTCCATCTGGCAAGAGAACCTTAAGCTGACTACTCGCAGAGATTACGCTTACTCTCCTGATGGATTGATTTTATCAGAAACTCTTTCCGGAGATACAAGCTATCAAATTCGATACTTCTATACGCTGGAAGGAGAAATTGATTACGAAGAGCACTGGAAAGACGGAATCCTAGTCGGAACAAAGACCTATGAATATGATCCGGATCTGGGATATATCACGGCAGTGATATCCGATAAGGCTGATGATTTTCAGTTGATTTACAACGACACAACAACAAAGGACCTTGATAGTCGATTGGATTCTATTGAAATCATGAACCTAACCGAGCAGTTGGACGATATCAGGTCTGCCATCTTAACAGGGCCTTACGACGGCAAAACATTAACTGAAACAGTTCATGGTTTTAATTCCAGATTACAATCTCTGGAACAGGTTGCCCCGGGTGTAATTTCTGATATCATTGACCTTCCGGCTCTGTCGCAAAGAGTTTCAGTGTTGGAACAGTCATTGACAGGAGGTCGCCTAGAAGATGAATTCATTGTAACGATAGGTCAATCCGTGTTTATTCTGAGCCGGGCAGCCTCTTATCGCAAGATCAAGATTTTCGTTGATGGAATTCTAGTGGACGAAGGTGATGATTATCTTTTAGGAAGCGATGACAGGACTATTTCATTCAACACCAGGTTGTTGACCGGTAGCCGCGTCTTTTGCGAGTATTACTGAAAGTAGGGTAAACGAATGCCAAACAAGCTACTGGAAACAGTTTATGAAATTGACAAGGTGATTAAGGAAGTACAAGGAGATGAGCCTTCTTTCCTTGATGCCTTGAGAAATAATCCGGATTTTGGCAAACAAAATGCTCAGTTCATTCTTGATATTCTTCAGGATACAGCCGGAAGTTATCCGAATGTAAAGGCGAGAATTGAAGCAGCAGAGGCCTTTGTCCGGAACGTAAGCCTAAAAGTGGACAGTCAGGTCTCCTATGACCTCAATGAGATAAAAAGAAACCTCAGAGACGTTCAAGGCGTATATGGGTCTCTTGGGGAAGCCATATCCAATGCCAGCAATATCATCGACATCAACAAAGACCAGCTCGACGAAATGAAAATATCCGTCTCTACGGAGACTGGCGTCAAGTCCATGGTCCAATCTGTTCCTGGCGGTAATGCCGTTTTCTTTCCTGTGGATTGTCTTCCGGAAGAGTTTATAGGAACCCTGTTAATTCAGGATTCCTATTCCCCAATTTCTTCTCTTCACAATTTTTCTTCAACAGAATCGTTGGAGTTCAATGAATCTGGAATTGAAGTTTCTGGAACAGGTTCAAAACTTAAGAAAACTCCGTTAAGTGAACTTTTTGAAACCGTAGGGGGAATCTATCGAAATATTCTTGGAAGCCATCAAGAGTATGAAGTGAATACCGACAGAGTCCCCATTTACGGGACAAAACTCTTTGTTATGAATCAATGTTCTAATATTCAATCAAAAACTTTGCAGCAACTATTAACCCCGTGGTTTTCCGGAAAAGGAACCAATGGGACCAGTTACTACAAAGGAACCAAGCCGGAGTCTAATATAGGAGAAAACATCGTTTTTATCTTCAGTTCCCCCGTTTGGATTGATGTTATTAGAGCTTATCCGTATACCGTTGAAAACAACGAAAACCGATATACATTGAAATGTTACAACCAGAATAAAGATATTTGCCATGATTCAACAAAAATCAATCCAAGCCCCTCCGGAGCCATGACTCCTGATGTTGCTGTTGAGCACATCATCGAGTCTGACGTTGTGGCTATATCTTTGAATATTGGATCTGGAGTCAGCGGTCTTTATTCGTTCTTCAATAGCATCGAGTTCTATGTGACACCTTTGTTTGCTCAAGAGCAAACGATCACGGCATCTGAAAAATTCTATGACATGAAAGACATCGAACGAATCACAGGATTGACGGTGAATCAAAATGACTATAATACAAATGGTCATGCAGAAATAAGATATGCTTGGGAAAAAGAGAACAAAGTGTATAAATTCAAACCCAAGAATTATCAGATTGAAAGTCGTTCTTTCTTGAACTCTATGGGTAAGAGGTCTGTTTTCCCAACAAACATTTCGAAAAACACTATAGCTAATGATATAGTCGTTACTGGAGGATTTTTCTATGGAAGGAAACCGTCAATTACTGTTCCGACAAACAGAACACTAAATGGAGATCCTCTTTACTGGTATAACGTTTATGTTCAGGTTTATTATATGTACATCACAGCAAACGGAGTTCAGGTAAGCATCACGTCTGCGTCGTTGGACACCCCTATCAGTGTGAATTTTGGCGGAATTATTGCCAAAGTTATTATTCGTTCTGTCAGTCCTTCTGTTATTCGTATTGTTGTTACTTGCGACACGCATCCTAATTTACAATGTTCAAATGTTTATTTTAACTACTATTGCGGATATCGATGGCCTGGGATTACATGGTCCAATTTTGAACTTGGGTTGTTTGGAAAGACGACAAAAGCCTATACGTTGTATTATAGCAGTTATTGCATTAGCACCATCATGCTGTCCGGAGATCTCAGCCAACCAGGTTTCACCGCATCAATGCCGGGTTCTTATTCCGGCTCTGTTTCTATGTCAAATTTCAAACTTCCACTGACCGTTTATCATATTGCAAGTGATTCTTGGTTGAATGAATCTTTTTACCAAGGAATTCGGGAAGATATTATCTATAGTTCAGGTTATTCTGAGGCCATGAGTAAACGCATTGCTGAAAAGATGGAATTTGGCATCAATGAAACATGGATTGCAAAAGAACATACAAAAGACTGGCTCTATATGAAATTCTCTACTATCGACTATAGTGGAGAGGTTAGGTTCCTTTTGTCCTTTGATAACGAACAAACATGGAAAACCTATACGTATGGAGTTTGGCAGGAAACTGTCATTGCCGGAATAAAAAATGGTATGGTATGGGACGATCTGGTTGCCATTCCTGCTGTCGCACTCGATTCCGTCCGAGAAGACTGGCTTTCCATTGCAGTTATGCCTGTTGGAGATTCTCTTTTTAGTTGGATGAGGATAGACACAGGAGAAGATCAGTTCATTGAGATCGATCCGAATCTTGTCCGTTACGGCATGACCAACACTCATTTGATATCTTCTGTTGTTGGAGGCCCTTTGTCGGCCCTCTTGAGTCCTGGAAATGATAGGTTGGGATTAAAACTCAAAGCCTCGCTGTCTTCTGATGACGTCAGAAGTCCTGTACTGCAGAACGTCAATATGAGTCTCTCCAGCTATAATCACTGGAGACAATTGACAGGACAAGAGATGGATACAACCCAGTTGAGATTTATAGCCGAAAGACAGGCTGAGCTGAAAAATCTGTCGGATACGGCCAGAGTGTATCGCATGAATCAAGTCAAGCCGGTTCGGCTGACTATGATTGACAAGGAGTCCGGAGAAAGCCTGACCCAGATGATTCAAGCTTCAGAGTCGTACCGTGAAAGCAAACAGGCGGATGCGTTACTTGTTCATGCCCTTGACAGGAAAATGAATCAGAGCATGAGCTTTGCTAATTCCGTTTTTAATAAACAATACAGTAATGCTCTCTGGGAAATGATGATCGTAAATATGATTTCTATCAATAAAGATATCGAATATGACGGGGTAACAGTTAATTCTTTCAAGACCAACTGCATGACTTATGATAATTCGAAGGTTTCATACAATAGGGGCAGCTATTCTTTTCAATTGTTGTCCGTGGATTATACGACATCATTGATTTCTCCTTCCAAAGTCATCCCAGAAATGGTGGTTGAAATTCGATATGACATAATCGAAAAATCTGTGTTTGATAGAGGAGGCCTCCTGTCTCTTGTTTTTGATAATGTTGACGAAATAGACGTGACCAATACAAAATCTATTCGAATGTCTGACATTATCAATACACTTGGTAGACATCCTGCAACGATAGCTCTCAAAATCACGTATCCTTATATCAAAGAAATCCTTTCTGGGGATGATATCCTTCCTAAATTTACAGGCTATACGACAAGCGGTTTTACAGTGTCTGCTTCTAGTTTTTACAATTCCAGCTATTATCCTTGGTATGCCGTTGATAACGACCTAACACAACAACATGGATGGATTAGCCAAAGTGGAATCCCAAATGGCTGGCTTCAATTTACATTGCCAACTCCTAGAATGATCAATAGGTTCTCTATCATAGCCGGAACCTATATGCCACAGATGCCTTCAAGCATTGTATTTGATGGATTTGATGGAACAAGATGGATTGAACTTTATCGAAATCTATCGATTCCTCCTTGGAATAACTACGAGAAAAGGAACTATGATTTCTCAAACGAAGACGTCTATTCTAGTTATCGAATAAATATACTTGCTTGTCATGGGGGTTCCTATACTGGTATGTGTGAATTTGAAATGACATATGTGTCAGAAATGCCCACCGTCAATGGTTATTATATGGGTTTTATAGATGATGAACCATTTATTGGATTTGGAATTGTAGAAGTTCCAATCCCATTTGATGACATCGTGAACGTTCCGGTTCCACTTGCTCCGGTTGCTCTTCAGAGTCGAAACTACAAGATTAAACTCAATGAGGAACTTCAAACCAGAGACATTGATTATCAAATCAACTATCATACCGGGAAGCCCATCTTGGAGTGGCTCAAGGCAACACCCTTGAAAGCCGCTGATAGACTGGCTATAGACATTCTTTCTGAGGTATAGGCCGGATGATATAATAAACAAAGGAGGACACGCACATGGATGTCATTGCTATGCAAACTGCAAACAAGGTTCTTAAGCGGATGAACACCCAGTACAACGGGATGCTTCACAAAGCCGTCGCGACAGCGGGGCAAACCGCCTTCATCCTGCCGAAGCAATATGCTCCCGGCAGCCACACTCTTGAGGTCTATGTTGACGGCATCAAAGCTGTCTTGACAGATGATTATCTTGAGACGAACAACTTAACAGTCACATTCACAGAAGGACGTGAACTCGGACAAGTTGTCACATTCCAGACCCAAGTGGCCGGAGTCCCTGTGACGCAGATTGCAAATCCAGCTTACGATGACGCTGTTGTTAAGGAAGATATAGACGCAGCAGAGCTGGCTGTGTCTACTCTCCAAGGGAAAATGGACACAGCAGAAGGAAAGATCGTCACTCTTGAAGAACAAATGAGCACAGCTCAGGGAGGAATCGAAGGACTCGACACTCGTCTTGTTACGGCCGAGGGAAAAGTGACTTCCATTCTCAGCGTTCTAGATGCTGACTCAGACGGATCCATCGTGGATGCGTTGTCTGATTTGAAAGCTCAATGGGAAGATGCGGACGGAGATCTGACTGCGTTGATCTCCAACAAAGCAGAAACGTCGACGGTTACAAGTCTTTCTGGGCGAGTCACGACGGCTGAAGGCGAAGTCGATACTCTCCAAGTAGAAATGCTTTCAGCTCAAGGCAGTATTGAAACCCTTCAGACAAACGAAGGAGATATTCAAACTGAGCTGATAGCCGCTCGAAACGGAAAAGATAGTTTGGCTTTGGAGCTTCAGAATATTCGTGCAAGCATTCCTCTGGCTTATGATGAGACAGATCTTTCCGGACGGGTAACAGACCTTGAAACTGTTGATGCCGATACCCGTCTTGGGGTCGTTGAAACCGAGCTGGCTAACGCCAAAGGAGCAGAGCTTTCACTGGCTCAAAAATTAACAGCAATTCAAAACTCCATCCCGGCAGCTTATGATGATGCGGCCCTGGAATCTCGTGTGGACTCGCTTGAGGTCAAGCCTCTGTCCTCTTATACATTAACAGATACAGTCACGGGCTGGTCGTATAAGCTTCAAGTTGTGAATGGAACTTTGACTGCCGATCTGGCCAAAAAGCTTCTGAGCGTCATGATGTCTCGCGTTGGCAATGGAACGATCTATAAGGGGGATTCATTCGATCTGACTGCTTCGGCTTTGTACGAAGACACCACAAATGCTACAGGCGAAACAACTTTCTCCTGGGGAACAACAGATGCCCTTGTCGGCTCTGTGGACAACGTGACAGGCCACGCTGTTACGGTAGGCGAAGGTGTTTTGAATATTACGCTGACTGGTGTGAACAAGGGGATACAAAAGCAGGCAACCGTTGGGTTTACCGTAGTTTTGTCTGATACGCAAATCGTAGCCAAAGCTGTCACCAACCTGACACTTGGAGACCTTTCTGCTGTTACAGGCAATTTAACACTGCCTGACATGCAGGATGGAGCTGTTGTTATGTGGGCAACAGACAACGACGTTGTTGTTACAGCTTCCGGTGTGGTCGCCAGACCTCTATTTGGATCAGGAAACGCCGTTGTGACTTTAACGGCAACCATCACAATGAATGCGGCAAACGACACCAAGACCTTTGAGGTTACGGTTCTCGAAATGCCTGAATAAGGAGGATCTGTTCAATGAGAGCATTAGATAGGATTCGCCGAATTGAAATCGGCACCCTAACGAAGCAAGCCGACTATGATGTAGAATACTTCTACGATGCCAAAGGGCGAGTCGAGCAAGAGGTCGTGACCGGTAGCATGGCAAGATCAACCGCTTATGGTTATGATGAAGAAACTGACAACATCATCACAGAGACCGTCACAGAGGGCGGCGTCGTGATGATCAAGACATATCAATATGATGCGACAACAGGAGACATCAAGAAGATCCTGATTCGCAAGCAATAGGAGACCAAATGGCCGGAAAACAAGTAGTCAAGGCGGATCAGATCCGCGGAAGTCACGGCGAGTCGCTTGAAGATGACATTCTGTATATCATCAGCAAAGCTCGGAATGCCGAGGTTTCAGTATCCAACAAATCAGATCTTCCCGTTATCGGAAATGACAACGGGGACATCCGGTTGGTTAGAAACGACCATAAACTTTACCAGTGGTCTGGCGATGCGGCGGCCGGAGAATGGATCTGTATCACGAGCGTCCAGACAGAAACAAGAACAATTCAGGTCCCCGTTCTTCAGGATGGTATTCTCCTTCTGAAGACAGACATTGACTGGGATGTGATTCTTGAATTGGATCAGGTTCATCTCTATGTCAATGGAGTTGTTCAAAAGTATGAAAGTGATTTTGGCCTGACTCAGTCGAACCAAGGAAAAGCAGAGATCCGATGGGTCTCTCCTGATTTTCAACTCGAAACCACGGACGCCGTCCAAGTGGTTTACGATACAATAACTGAAAAGTAAAGCGAGGTACACATCCATGGCAAAAATTAAGGTCAAACAGTTACTGCAGACCGTTGACGCTCAGCTGATCTCCGCCGCCGAAAAGGCCCAAATCGTAACCAATACTGGTGCGATTTCTGGTCATGATACTGCAATTGCGGCGAAAGCCGATGCGGCCGCCACCACCACAGCACTTGGTCTGAAGGCCAATGCGTCCGACATGACGACAGCCCTTGCCGCAAAAGCTGATGCTGCGGCAACCACTACCGCCCTTGCAGACAAGGCTGACAAGTCTGTTGTCGACGGTCACACTACAACCATTGGATCTCACACTTCTGCTATCTCCGATCTTACAACAGCTGTCGGTGGCAAACAGGATTCCCTTGGATTCGTCCCCATGGCTGCAGACCTGAAGGGAGCCTTCAACGGCGTCGCCGAATTGGATGGAAACGGTAAAGTGCCGATCTCCCAGATTCCTGGTGGCATCGGTACTCTCGTTGCTATCGTTGCAGACATTGCTGCTCGCGATGCTCTGACAGGCATTGTGACTGGTAATCGCGTGTTTGTTTTGAATGCCGGCGACGGATCCCGTGAGGGTTACGTCTACGACGAAAACAAGGACGGCGTTGGTCTTGCCGGATGGTGGAAAGATGCCGATACCGACTGGGAAAACGTTTCTGTTGCTTGGTCTGAAATCACTGGCAAACCCTCTTCTGCGGTTTCCGCAATTGACGCCGCCGTGACCAAGTCTGCAAAGATCGGATACATGGCGTCTGTCGTCATCGCTCCGACTGATGCACAGACAGTCATCCCTACCGGCATCAAAAACAACGGAACAGGAACATACAACACTGCTCCTGGTTTTCAGGTTTCATTGTCTGTGAACGGCTTTGAACAGACTCCGACTGTGGACTACACAGTTGCGACAACTGACAATGAAATTGTCATCACCTGGATATCTGGAGACTTCGCTCTCGAAGCAACGGATACTCTGGTTGTGTCGTACACCCAGCTGACGGCTTAAATCCTGTGATCATGGGGGGAGAAATCCCCCCTGATCTATTACAAATAAGAGAATGAGGAGAACACAATGGCCAAAATCAAGGCCAAGATGATAGAGGGAATTCCAGTCGCCCAGATTCTTCTGCGTCAGCTTAGTCTGAACGGGATTACGGCTTCTCAAGAGACCCCCTATATTGAGGAAATCACGCTTCAGACAGACGCTAACTTTATTCGCCCCTATGTTTGTGTTTTGTTCAAAGAGGGGTCGTCCAGTTGGAAACAAGGGCAATGTGGAGTTGACTATGATGTCATCTATCCGGATGGAGAAATCATGGAAGTCCATCTGAGGCAGGATGGAGACTACAAAATCAATTACTGACATAGTGCTTTCAGGTATATTATAATAAAGGAAGAAGTAAACCAACGATAAATCAGAGAGGGACATGAATGGCCATCGGTTTTAATGAACGGTACTCTGTCCAAGAAGGACAGCGAGAATTTCATACGGTGGGAACCTATATTCCAGGGTCGAAGACCCTCTTTGTGTACGTCAATGGTATTTTGATGTTTCTTGGGGAAGATCACAATTATATTGAGATCGACTCTCATACTATTCGATTCAATTATCCATTGGAAGCTGACGACATTGTCGTACTGGCCACCAATGCGATCAATCCGAATATTGAGATTCTTTCGATTCAGACCAACCAGTCCATTTTGAATAAATACGGCTCAGAGTCCAGGCTGATGGCAAACAACCGATACAGCATAGAGTTGAGGGTTGCAGGCAAGGACCTCTCTTGGAGCTTCAGTTCAAAATATGCTCCTTTGTATTCTACAAAGCAGAACGTCAAACTGGACCTTGGTCAATTGGCCGATTCCTATTCGGACGATCAGATCAATCTTATTCTGTATCAAAACAGCAAGGACGGATATCTGTCTTATACTTCTCGGGCCGATTATTCGGCGACAAACCCTATTCCGAATAGCCTGAAAAACTGGGTCCGAGCCAAGACAAATTTAGATCTGATCAACGCGGCCTACCTGACGCTTACAGGTCAGTCTGGTTCTGTTGAGAAACGAATTGGCAACATGACTGTTGTCAAGGAAGTAAGACTTCCTGCCTTAAAAGACATGATGGCCTATTGGCAAAGAAAACTTTCCGAAGCAGAAGTCCTTCTTACGGACTCTATTCGGGTTTCCGCATTTGTGAAAGCCGGAAGCAGCATGAGCTTCCCGCTTACGGCAAGGGGGTCCTCGTTCTGATGAAAGTGAACTTGGATTTTCGAGCTGAAATGAAAGAATGGATTAGAGATTATGGTATAGCTGTTCTTTATGGAAGAACCAGTCGGATGATCAAATGTTCATGTTTGGACCCCTTGTACCGGGCTCCCAATCCCAGATGTGACAAATGCGGAGGAACCGGCAAGCTGACACGGGTCGAGAAGTTGAACATCCTGACGCAGGAACAATATTCTCAGAATAGAGATAGCTTATTGTCTCCTTCACAAGTTGGAATTGTTTATGGCCCCTTATTGGATTTCTACTTCGTTCACGAAGACCAGCCTCGCGTGGGGGACAGGGTTTACGTGGTCGGATGGAGAGATAAAAAGCCTCAGAACGTACTCAACGTCTATGTTGTCGAGGGGATCCAGTCTCATCGAGGAGATGACGGAAGGATTGAATTCCATGCAGTCCAGGCTTCAACAAAGCCTGAATTGAGGGAGCGAGGAGAAGAGCTTGTGGAAAGGCTGAAAAAGCACGGATGAATTATGACGTCGTCACAAAGGACAATCGAATTAGTAATTACGGGAAGGTGATTTGTCTGCTGGGAACAGCAGAGTCTGGGCCTTCTCAAGAACTGGTCCGTATTCCAACCCGAGAAGTCATGGCGGACACGTTCGGATCTACGGGTTCTTTGATCGACGCTTTTAATCATCTTTCAGATATCGCCGACTCCACACAGGTAGAAGTTCAGTGTATGAAAATTACTGGACAGCATGCCAAACTTTCTCTGGATGTAAATCCACAGAATGCAGCTCCGATCCCCAGTGCTTTTGTTTTGGAATCGAAGTATTCGGATCCGGTATACAACAATATCTATTTAAGTCTTGACACCGAGGGTATGACTTTCTATTTCCCCATCCTACTTGGGGGAGGCTCTAAGAGATATCAGTATGCAGACTATCAGATTGTTGGCTTGCTACTGCGGGCGATCAATGCAGACACACAAGCAGGAATCAATCATGTTTGGTGTAAAACGATAATCTCCCATGGAACCCCCTTAGATGCTTTGTTCTATCCTGTAAATGCAAACACGAACCAATTTTCTGGAGCGTCTTCTGGACTGAATCCGACGAAGATTGACATTTGGTTTTCTCTCAATGAGGCTTATGATCTTCTTGAGAGTGTTCCGGTAGATATCGTTCTTCCGTTGGACGCCAAAATGGACGATGTCCACCCACGATTTCATTATGGAGATGAATTCTCTTCTGTAGGGTTATACTCTGCAGACAGGGATTATCTGGACGCAGAAAGAGAAGACGGAACCCCATTAACCTATCATCGTCCATTGATTGACTTTTGTAAGAAGCAAACACGATTCGGCTTAATCACGCATGGGATCATGGGTTTCAACGAAATCCAAGATATTGAAGAGTTGACCATTCAAGCGTATAATTATCTTGACGTAGTAAACGCTTCGCCGCTCGGCGACCGGATCGGCTTCGTCAAAGCTCCAGAAACTGACGACGGATTCTTTATTTCCGTGGTCGCCGGTGATCTTCTCCATTCGGATGGAAAGATTGCGAACGGTAGCCCAGCTTATGCCGGACTTATGGCACGAACAATTACAGCTTCCAGCCTGACAAATAAACCTCTTGGGGACTCCGTCAGTATGGCAAGTGTCTTCTCGACAGAACAACTCGAAATCTTATCCGGATTCGGGGTTACGTCGTTTAGAGACAGTGTTCTCAATGGTCTGGTTGTGTCAAATGCCGTGACCCCGACAGAAGATACTCAAAATGAACTTCATTACTCCTGCAACGTTCGGATGATTCAATTGGTTCTTTCGAGACTAAGGATGGTTTTTGATGAGTTTATCGGAAGAAACATCAACGATCTCGTAGAGGCAGATCTTCTGGATCAAACTGTCCGAAAGGTGCTGGAGCAATGTAAGACAGAGGATATTCTCAAGGATTATTCTTTCACGACAGACGTCGACTGGAAAAACGGTTGGATTACAGTAGACCTTGGGTTGCGAACCTTGTTTATGTTGGAAACCTTCCATACATCAGCAGTCGCGGCACTCGGGACCTAAGGAGACTGGAATGGGTGGACTGCTCGGAATGAATTTTGGGCCTGAGTTAGATAAAATCTACAATGAATACTTCGGAAAGAAAGATGAAACCGAAGCTCCCTCTGTTCCTGCAGCGTTTCCTGAACAAGGAGACCGCGGATATACATATGACGCCTACACGAACCCGACGAAACCCGTCGAGAGTACCAGGGACATTCCAGGGTTCCGAGGAGAACGCTGGCTGGCCGAAGACAACATCGATGATATTGATGAACTGGGCGAACATATCAGGTTGGTACTGAATGCAGCCTGGGGAGATGACTGGGGAGAATTTGGACCTGAACTGGCAGAGGGGGAAGATCCCGAAAATGTAAAACTGCCACAGATCACGTACGACGTTGTCAGTCGAGACATACCGGACAAAAGGGGTCTAAAGCCGACACTCATGGATACTGTCCAAGAGATCGTCAATGGAATCCCAACGGGAGATTACTTCCGAATATTCCGTCAATGGTTTGATTGTGTAGTGGAGTTCAATGTCTGTGGAACCAACAGTTTAGAAGCACGCCGGCTCATGAAAAAGTTTGAGACAGTTCTGGCAACGTACACCGGTCATCTGAAACAAGCTGGAGCCAGTGAGATTCTCTTTCTGAAAGAAGTGCATGCCACTCAATCCTCAAACTATCGTGAGGGGATCCCGATGAAATGCCTTCTGTACCTGGTTCGAATCGAACGAATCACCACAGTGAAGGCCAGTACGCTTCGGAAAATGGAGCTGGCACTCAAGACAGAAGACGTTGCGGGTGAACCGTCCGCATCACAAACCTACAAACTCTAAGGAGGAAATGCTCATGATCGCATTCCGTAATTTGTACCCGAACCTGCCAGGCCATCTTGTCGAATTCAAAGATGGCGGTCTGGCTCTGAGGGTTGAAGCGGATCCGCCGCAGACGGACAGTATGCTCATTCTTGGTACCGCCGTTGACGGTCCAGTAATGGAGCCTGTTGCCGTGGATGCTACGACCGCAGAAACTTTGTTTGGAAAGTCCATTCTTGGTAATGGCATCCCTAACGGATCAACCCTTGTTCCGGCTTTTGAAGAAGCCTGGAATGCAGGTTGCCGCGACATTCGTCTGATGCGGATATCCGGAGCAGTGGCTTCGAAATCCATTGAAGCCGATGGCGTTACCACTGTTGTCCGCAAGCTCATCTCTGAACAGCTTGGCCTGGCTCTCGGCAACAACGCATCCACGTTCCAACTTTCCAAGACTCCAGTAATTCCGAACTCTGTTCGCGTTTACGCCGACAGCATTCAGATTACGGCCATCGGAGCTTATTCGGTTGATGTCGACACTGGCGAAGTGGTTCTCGCTGCAAATGCTTGTTCTGCAGGAGCTCCGATCTCCATCGCTTATCAGTCGAACGTTATCGTGGAAAACCTGGAAGAGACTCTTACGGTTGCTGCAGGCAAGGTTACCTTGACTCACAACATTGGAGAAATCAAAGGATTCACTGTTGAGGGGAGCACCGTTACCCCTACCTATACAACTCTAGCCAAAGACGTGATCTTTACGGCTGGCGTAGTGGACGGAGACGAAGTAACGGTTCAGTATGATGCTATTACGGCAGACCTGGCTAACAACACTGAGTCTACCTTCGTGGCAGCTACTGGCGTTCAGCCTTTGACGATCACCAAGGTTGCAGACACTTCTTCCATTCACGTATATGCGAACGAAACGGAAATCCCTAAGACCGCATTTACCGTGGATCTGGATACCATGAAGATCAATCTCAAGAAAGAAACTGTAACCAAGGGTGCTCGCCTTGAAACTTCCTACAACTACAACGAAAGCACGTCCTACACTCCTGTCATCGAGATCTCTTCGATCTTCGGTGGAGCTGTGTATAATGGAGCCAAGGTTCAAGTGGTTGCCGTAGAAGACACCAGTGGCGAAGTTATCGGCATGAACGTTGTTCTGACGAAACCGGATTCCAAGAAAGCTCAGATCACAGAAGAGCCCTTGGTGTTCAGCTCCATTGACTATCCCACTTTCCAGCTTCTCACGAATGCAATCAACAACAACGCGAACAATGGCGTATTCAAGGCTCAGACTCGTTTTGGGTCTGCAGACGCGAATCAGCTCAAAGTTCTGGCAAGCAGCTCTCTGGTTGGAGGCTCTGACGGTTTAGGCCTCAATGAGGACCAACTGTTCGAAGCTCTCTCTGGTAAACGCGATGCAGATGGTCTTCTTGAGGCACCTGGAGCTTATCAGTTGCTTGAAGACTATCAAGTAGACTGGGTCGTTCCGGTTGGCGTATATGCTGATACCGAAATGTCATCCCGTCTTCAGAACTTTGCCTACGAACTGGCTCTGTTCTGTGCTGTTCTCTCTAACCGCAACAAGATGACCTTTGGCGTCATCAACATGAAGCCCGTACAGGATACTGGTCTCGCCGGCATTCAGTCGCAGGCAAAGAAACTTGCAGCTTTCGAGAACTTCTATATCATGAAGGACTCTGCCGGCAACGAGCTTCGCGGCCCCGATGGTAAACCTATTGACCTTGGTGGCTTCATTAACGTCATAGCTGGTCCGGAAGTTATCGTTTCCGGAACTTCTCTTGGCGTATACAATGCTGAGCCGGCTGTTACTTATGTTGGATTCAGCACGACTCTTCAACCTCAGGCAGCAGCTTCCAACAAAGCTATCGCCTCTGCTCGCGGGATACGCTATCGCTTCTCCAACGCACAGCTGGATGGTATTGTGGGACGTCGCTTGACTGTTCTCAAAACCAAACCTGACGGTTCCGTTGCAGTTGTTGATGATGTATCGGCCTCTCTCGTTGGTTCGGATTACGCTCGTCGTTCCACTGGCAAAGTGGTTCGTGAAACCGTAGACCAGATCCGCGAAGTGTGTGACCCGTTCATCGGTATGCCGAACACCATTGAACAGAGAAATGCGATGTCTGCTACAATCAGCAAGCGTCTCGGACAGCTCAAGGATGCCGGCGTCATTCAGGACTTCGATTTCCAAGTCGTTGCAACCCTTCAGGATCAGCTCCTTGGCCAAGCCAAGATCGAACTCACTCTCGTTCCTCCGCAGGAATTGAGAAAGATCACGACCGTGGTCAGCCTGAAGCCTTCTCTGTAACCAAAGCGTCCGGGGCGACCGAACAAGTCGCCCCGGCTCTATACCCATGACAGGGAGGGGAGCTTCCTTCCCTACTCTCAATACTCAAGGAGGACAATGACATGGCAAGTCCATTCATGCACACGATCACTTCCTTCAGCGGTGCCGACCTGGTGGTGAACTTCGCCAATCAGGTAGTCGGTGAACTGCAGCAGATTTCCTGGGCTATCCAGCGTGAAAAGGCCCCGGTCTTTACTCTTGGATCTCCGGACCCCCGTTCTTTCTCCCGTGGCAAGCGTGGTATCGCTGGCAGCATGGTTTTTGCCGTGTTTGACAATGATGCCATTGTGAACGCTCTGATGAGAGAATGGAAAAACCTCGCACCCAAAGCTATGTTCACGGCTGCCGGCAACATTGCTGCTCGTGGTTCCGAGAACTTTGCTAACGCACTGGATCTGGCCAATTGGAACAAAACAGCCCAGCAGTCCGTTACCTATACGGAATCTGGGGCCGGCGGTTCGGGTCTCGGCTACTCTGGAGCTTCTGCTTTGACTCCGGCTCAGCAGAAAGGATCGAACAACAGTCCTGCAACTTTTGACGAAGACGGAAACGTAGCTACCTTTGCACAAGACGGCACGGACATCTATGTTCCATCCGGATTCTCTCCCATCCGTGGCGACAATATCCTGTACGCAGACACGCTGCCTCCATTCGACGTCACCATGACGTTTGCTAATGAGTATGGCCAGTGTGCCTTCCAGAAGATCTATGATGTCGATATCCTGAATGAGAGCTCTGGCGTTTCAGTGGATACCGTTGTCATGGAGCGTCAAATGACGTTCATTGCCCGTCGCGTGTCTCCGCTCATTAAGGGTGTATACAGCCGTGACGAAGGCGGTGCTGTAAAAGGCCTCCGGAATCCCCGGTAATTTTCAAACAACTCAAACGACGAACAAGGCCGAGCCGGTAACCATCGGCTCGGCCTTGTTAGTAACGGAGGACAATCATGGCCAATGACGGAATTTCAAGGCAGTTTGCCAAGTATTATAAATCCTTCAGTGGAGCAGATGCTCTGGCTTTCTTGCTGTTTCCACAGGCCAACCCCGTCTGTCTCGGATCCTTGACGACAATCAGTTATTCCGTCTTTAGGGAAAAACAACCCGTTAGACTGATGAATCGAGTCTCGGTTCCTGCCTTTACTAAGGGGCTTCGTTACTGTGCCGGCACAATGGTTTTTACGATGATCAACAAACAATGGACACACGAAGTCATGGACCAGATCTCCTGGTTGAAAACATATGGAAAGATCAAGGCTGATGAGCTTCCGCCCTTTGATGTTATGATTATTTGTGCCAATGAGTACGGAGCCTCGACTTCAATGCACCTATACGCCGTGGAGATCACAGATGAAGCTCAAACTCTTTCTATTGAGGACATCTTTACAGAGAATCAGTTCTCGTTCCTGGCAAAAGATATTGATACTTTTGATTCCGATGAAACAGGTAAAATTTCTCTCTCAAATGGAAGCACCTCGTTTCGTCAATCTGTAGAATCAGCTTTGGCCTTGGATATGACAGTTTTGACAAAAGGAGAACTGGTCAATCAGATACAAGGAACCATAAAGAAATCGGACGAACTGACTATCTGGGTTAATTCTGTAAAAGTTGAGATCCCAGTTTCCGAGAAGGAAAGACCTCGAATTTTTAATGGGTCCACCATTGCCCCTATGACATTTGTATTCAACGCAATGGGTTGGAAATCATCATGGGTGACTACGGGCGGGGTGTCAAAAGCAGTCTATTCTTCCAAGGGAACCGGAAGTGAAAATGCCCCTCAGTATAAACTTGAAATCACCCATAACACGCAACAATGTTATTTTTACGTATTGAAAACTGATGGATCTTACACAAAGACTTCAGTTCCGTTTGCCAGACCTCCTTTCGTTTCTAACGGTCGAACTGTTTGTGAGATTCGACCTCTCTTTGATTTCTTGTCCAAGAAGATCGAAGCTTATACCACAACATGGGGAGAAGACTCTGGTAATGTCTGGATAGACAGTCAAGTTGTCAAGAACAAACCACTTCTAAACAGTAATACAAATGACCCCTCTTATGTGGATGAAATTCAGGACATGCAGGCTCGTCTGAATGCGAAAGGAATTGTTCCAAAATTGAAACTGACAGGGGTCATGGATTTCCCTACTATCCATAATCTGACCTTGTTGCAGTCTCGATCCAAACTTCCGACCACAGGAGTAGCTGATACCGCGACATGGGCTGCCTTGCTTAAAGAAGGAATATTGACACCAGGAGAATGGCCTCGATCTGGAACTGTCATCAATCCAGGAGGAGCTCAGCTTAGAAAAGCTCAAGACAATTCAGAATCAAGTGTTGTTACAAGAATTGCAACAGGACAGACTGTTCAAGTAACAGGACCTGCCGCCAATGGGTGGGGGTTTGTAACGGCGTCAAAACAGGGTATTACCTTGAAAGGATATATGGATTCCCGAGATATTCGGATATAGGAGGTATAGATGTATAGACTTTATCCGTTTGATTTCGACTATCTCACGAGGCCCGGAAAGAGCGTTGTTGAGAGGTTTTCCTTAATTAAGGCTGAAGATTATGGTATAATCTACAGATGGGCTATAGAAGACGTTGATGTCAAGTTTCATGCTGTTTCTCATTATCCAAATGGGATCTATAAGGAATTTACAGCATCTGCTGTGATACTAAAAGATACCGTAGGACAAATGGACGGCTCTCTCTTAGCAGAAGCTTTTGATTATGCAAATGATGTTGTTCCCAATTGCCCCATTCGAATTGAGTTCATTCTTCTTGTCCAAGGATGTGCTCCTCTCAAATGGATCTTGCAAATCAAAGGAGACTGAACATGGGTGACGTGATCAAGCCAATCGAAACGCAATACTCTACAAACCCAAACAGTAGAGAATATGTTCTCTTTCCAGAAGAGTATTTTGCCGGAGCCAACTGTGCGGTTTATTTTGGACACAAGCCCATTACGGACATCTCCGGACTTGCTTTTCAGTTACAAGAACAAATGAAACCTCTATTCAGTTATGCGTCCAGAACTTTTGACGAAATGGCCATCGGAAACCGAATCGTCACAGGAACATTCAGGATTGCTTTCCGCGAGGCTGCCTTGATCAAAGAGATACTGCGTGAAATAGAAAACTATGACATGGAGTCTGGATCGGCCAGTTTGATTGGAACAGATGGAGAGAATATTCCAGGATGGGTGGGTCGAAGCGGATATACGCCAGAGGCGTTACTTGGCATGGCCATGGTTGATCCCACTCCTGCAGAAGAGGAGCCCGGGACTCCCAAGATTTATATCTTTGGTGTCCGCATATTCCTTCCACCAGACTTTGGTATCCTGAACGCTGCCCTCGAAGGAAAGATTGTTCCTTGGATCCCTGTCAGATTTATTCTGGATAGTTTAGGATACAACGTCTTATACGATGAAGGAACAAAAACATGGGTCTTCATGAATCGAGATAAGTCCGAAAAGCTCGAACTGAAAAATAGCAACTCAGAGGTCTGGGTAAACGGAAAGAAAACCTCGGTTCCTTGTAAAATAGTCATGAATAGAAGCTACTGCCCAGCCCGCATGTTCTTTGAGAGTCTGGGCTATAAATTTACAGAAGAAGGATTGAACTGGAAAATTACAACTTAAGGAGGAATCATGGCAACAGTAAACTATACGTTCAAGTCAGGAGACACCCTTCCTGATTTGGCCGTCAAATACAGGACAACAACACAGGCTATTGTTGACATGAATCCTTTTATCAAAAGTGGTGGAATAAAACCTGGAGATACGCTTCGAATCCCCACGATTGATACGATCAATTATCTAATCAAACCAGGAGATGGTTTAACAGACCTTGCCGCAAAATACAAAACAACAACACAAGCCATTGTTGACCTGAATCCCAGTATAAGAAACTCTGGATTTAGACCTGGAGACTATATTAAAATTCCAACAACAGCAACTGCTTCTGCTCCTAAGGCAACAGGGACTTCTGCGGTCGCAGTAACTCCCGTGTCAGCAGGAAGCGTCACACCCCGCGTGGCTACAGCTTATTCTCCTGCGACTGGAGCTACGCAAGTGATGGGAGACCAAATGAAGTCCAATATAGCTGATTATACAAGCAGCATATGGGATGTACAAACTCCGGAAGAAACAACCGAGAAAAAGTTTATTCCATCATTCTATGATGAAACGCTTCCAAAAATGAGAACAGAAGGTTTCAACATCAGGATTGTTTACGGAGGAGCAGTCCAGAGTTTGATCGAGTTGAATAAGTTCGCAAAGACCGGCGACTCCAAGGCTTTTGATCAGTTCAAAAATAATACCGTGCGTAACCTTCGAAATGTCTTTATCCGATCCGTTGGGCAAGAACTCGACGCATCCGGAGCTCCTGTGTACGAGGTGTTTGAATTTGTGGCAAAAGACATCGAATGAAACTAGAGGGATTCCTGCTGGAACAGGAAATCCGACGATATCTGCGTCGTCTGGAAAAAGAAAGAGGTCGTCCATTCAAGACAGATTTAGTCTACGCTCTAAAACCAGCTCTTGAAAAGATCATTAAAGAACAGACACAGGAAGAAATTCGAAGAGAATGTTCAGAATACGTCCAACAGGAACGTCAATTTCATAGGAGGAGCAAATGATCGACAGGAACAATGCAGAAGCCATCAACAATGCAGGAAAAGTATCACATGAGGCATTGGAAAGAGCACGGAGACAATTAGCAGAGCAAGCCCTGGAATCCGGAGGAGAGGATCTCTATGCCGGGATTAGAGAATCCATGGATAATTCTTCACAAAAAGCTCCGATTCCTCCAGAAGAATTTCCGGAACTTCGTGGCTTTCCAGAAGAAGTTGAAGAATTGCCTGAGCTTCGTATGAAGCCGAACGAAGAAGAACTGGAAGACCATCCTGCGGTTCCTGAATTCGATCAGCCCTTATTCCCGGATGGCCCTCTTCGCTCACAAGTGGACTCATGGAAAAAACAGTACGTAGGATATGATGTATATGTGGCAGAAGTAGCCGGAGAGTATTTTGTTTTTCGCACCCTTAATCGATTTGAGTACAAGCAGCTAGTCGCTCTTCCTAACACGGATCCTCTGATGAGAGAGGAAATGATTTGCCAAACTTGCACTCTCTGGCCGGCCAAGTATAAATGGGATCGCATGGCTACCGGTAAAGCAGGCGTTCCTTCTACATACTCCCAGATCATCATGGAGAAGAGCGGATTCACAAAGGAATTCGCCATTCAGATTTTGTGAGAAGTCTTGGTGAACTGCAAGCTTTTGATCTCCTTATCCTCAAGGAAGACCATCCGGGACACCGGGTCCTGTATGTGAATATCCTCGGAAGAGAGTTCGTCTTTCGGTCTTTGGGCAAAAAGGAATACCAGAACATCCTTCGCGTCATCGGAGACGAACATGACCTTGAAGACATGGTTTGCCAAGTGGCCTTGATCTATCCCGATGATTTCGACTTTAAGGACTGCCCGCTGGGAGGACTGGCCAAGACCATTGCCCCCATCATTACAGAGCTGTCCGGATACACGAACCTTGAAGTACTGCAGGAGACCTACCATGAGTATAAGAACCAGATGCAGCATTTCGAGAACCGGGTTTACGCCATTGTAAAAATGGCCTTCCCTGAATTTACGTTTGAAGAGATGGAAGAGTGGACCTGGGATCAAACCTTCAAGGTGGCGGTCAGGGCTGAATACATCCTGAATCAGACTCACTTCAGAGACAACCCTCTTGAGCTTGTAGAGCGGAAAATTCCTCAGACAAGTCAACCTGGACCGGACAGAGATGCGTTGGAAAAAGAATTGATAGAAAATGGCGTCGACCCCATGATCTATTTTCAGAAAGAACTGGACATGAAGTCTCCCTATGTAGATTTCCCGCTCATCGGCGGGGCACACTGGCAGAACGAGGACATTGTCAATGAGATCAGACGGCAGATGGAACGAAAAAGGTGACCCCAGAAACTATATGGCCCGAGAGAGACTCAGAGGCGAAGAATACCAGGAAGACCGGACTGCGAGACAGGACGGTCTTCCTATGCAATGGATGGTTGCAGCGGCTATTGCTGCAGCCGGCGTTGGCCTGTACAAATCCGGAGCCCTGCGGAGTATGATTCATGCCGGTATTCGTGAGGCCGGAGAATACCGGGGGAATGCAGGAGCGATGATTCGCGGACTCAAAGCCTGGTCCATTGCTGATGATGCTATTCCAAATAACAGCATCTTCAGAAGAGAGTTGAACTCTCTTAAGAAGATTGGCCAAGCCGCAAAAGATTGGAAGATCATCCAGCAGGAAACCATGCAGGATCTTCGCGGTCTTTCTACTGGCGTCAAAGAAAGCATGGAAGCCGCGGCTCGGCGTTCCAGAGAAAGTCTTAAACTTTCATTGAACGATACGGAGCTTGGATATGAGCTTGGTCAGATCAAGACGATGCAGGACGCGGCACTGACAGACGCCAGACTGCGTCATTTAACTAAAGATATTAACTTGGAAGTATCAGAGGCTCTTCTTAAGGACCGGAACGGGAACCCCGCTCTTGAAATGGCTCAAGAAGCATTGAAGAGGAGCGGTTTCCGGAAAGCGACGTTAGGAGACGTATTCACGCCTGCAACGATTGATGGAAAGAAGACCCTTGTCAGTCGGAATGCTGACTTTATGGCGGACACTGAATTCAGAGATCGCCTGGTTCAACAGATGTCCAGAACCCATATGCGTGCCAAGAATTCCATGGACACAGAATTCATGATCGATCGCTGGGATGAGGTTCAGCATTTGACCTTTGACAAGAATCTCTTAATTGACTCTGCAGGGGAAATCCGTGACTTGAGGCCGCTGAGCAATGACATCAACAGTTTTATGAGATCAGCATCCCTTGATTTTCATGTTCCATTGGTCAACCTTCGTCCCATGGAGATGTTGGGAATTCACAATCGGTTTGGACAGATCGAAAACAAGTACGGTTTTCTCGATGCTTCAACCTTTCAGCCTGTTCTTACGGGACAAGCCGGACGTGTCGCCCTTGGTAATGGTGGTGTTTTTGTCAAAGGGAATGTCTTTCAAGGAGATGACCAAGGAAACCTACTCAAGACAGCTAGTCGAGGAAACCTTCTCAAGATTCAGGATGAGGACGATATTGGGTATGGCATCTCAAGGAAGGCGGATTCCCTCCGGAAGATGGCCAACCTGAATACGATCCACCACAGAACCTTTACAGAAGAAGACGGCGTCATCAAACACACCTATTCCAGAATCATGGAATGGCTTGGCCTTGGCTTTCAGGACAAGAAAAGCGGGAACGCCAAACTGGACATGCAAGATCCATTGAATTCTGTTTTCAATATGCTTGGTAAATACCCTCTCTTCAAACCGTGGAAAACTCAGACTGTCATTCCCATGAACAAGGCATTCGGGGAAGCTAAATCAGGTCCGACCTTCGTCTTCATGAACAACACACGGAAGATTAAAGATGTCTTCGAAAAGACGACTACCATGGAGGAGTTCTTTGCTCAAGCCGTAGCCGGCCGAAGCAATCTCAAGAACGTCACCGGGGCCACCATTGGTCCATACCACATGCTGGACCGTTTGAGTAACTCCCTGCATCGGGCTGACATTTTCGGGATCACCTTCGGTTTGAAGACGGAAGATCTCGGATCAACAGGGGATGTACTCAAGAACCTGTTGGTAAAAAGAGTCCTGCCCATCTACCTTGGGATTCAAGGATGGCAGTACTTGAACATGGAAGGTGAGAAGCTGACAGGCACCCAGCCTGAAGACCTGATTGCGAATGTCGCGGTCAAGGCGGACTTGGGTTGGCATGGAATCAAGGATGCCATTGGCCTGACCGCCATGGCCAAGAGGTTCAGCCCTCTGATGCCTGGTCTTGAACAAATCACAGAGATTCCGCTCCTGGGCGGACTGGAGATGGACAAGACCAAAGAGGAAAAAGAGGAATGGTATCGAACTGGAGAAGTTGCTGTCCGGAAGGGTCGCTTCTGGCCTTTGGGGAACACTCCTTTTACGGGAGGCAAGACCGAGTATTACGCTCCGAATTGGTACAGGCGTACGATTTCGGACTATAAGTTTTCAGATTCCCAGCATGGAAGCCGTGAGGAGTATTTCAAGAACGCCCCCATCCCGACTCCGCGATATCCCTTTGCTCCTATCCGTCACTTTTTCGCAGACCCGTACCACTGGGAACAGAAGCATTACGAGGATCGTCCTTACATGCTGACTGCTCCGTTGGGGGAGAACCTGCCTATCATAGGCCCCATGGTTGGAGCCACAATAGGCCAGATTCTCAAGCCTCAAAGGAGAATGCACCCCGAAGCCTGGGCTCCGGAGGAAGCTCCGCTTGCCGCGGACTCTGGAAGTGCAGGCAAAGCAACGGTTTCCCTGATGGCACCCGGAATTACAGGAGTATCAGAAGCAACCGGGCTTCCTGAAGCCCAGAAAGAAGCGGCTGCAAACGCCAGGATTCCTGGGGATGACAGCTTTGTTGTGCCGACTTCTCCAGAAGGAACAAGACCTGTCCCGGCCCCGGTCCCAGAACGAGCAAAAACCAAGGACATGATCTATGTGACACCAAGCGGAAGACCAAAAGCCATTCGCGTGGATCAGTTCACCAATGTTGAACAACTGAATCAAGACCTCAGAGAGAGGTCCATCAAGAAGATTCAGGGAGCAGACGAGAAGAGGGGATTTGCCGGACCACAGTCGACCATCCCACGGCAGCAAAGTTCTGGACTCCGGAACGTTCTCAATGATCAGCTCGATGTCTTTTCAGAAGTAGGAGGTATTTACGGTTTTGGTGCAAACACTTTGTTTGGGACTGGTACTGACGTTGGTGATTTTGAAATCGAATCAGCCTCCTACGCGACGTCCCTAAGTAAAGAATTCTGGGACTCTGATCTGGGCGGACTCGGAGGGGAGTTCTCTGAAATCTATCGACGCTTCGTCCCAAAGAGGAGAAGAAACGTCGAATACTACAATCCCATCAGGAACACCCAGCCCGAATGGATGCCTGGAGCTGATTACTTTACGGACTATCAGCATGGGGATCCTTATCTCAAGATCAAAAGAGGTGAAGCCCGTCTACCTGGAGAGGGCTACGAGAGACTCTACGGTCTTGATCCTATCTCAATGAAAGTAGGAGCGTCTGTCGTCGGAAAATCAACAGACGATCTTGTGAGATACCTTCTTCACCTTGATGGAACACAGGTTTCAGATGAGGACTCCGGGATTCAAAAGAAGTTTATCTCCGCATGGAAGAAGGAAGGAATCCTTATTGATTCGAATGTCAGCATTGATGACCCCCGAAACAACATCATGGGAGGATACGATGCAAGGCTCGTAGATGAAAAATCTGAAACAGGAGATGCCATTGCAGAAATTAAGGTCGTTAGCCAGAAGCGTTTCGAAGAAGCCAAGAAATCGGGAGGTCTTGAAGAGCACAAACGTCAGCTCAATTATTATCTGGGAGCCACACAGAGACGACAAGGGTACCTGTTCTACGTGAATGCGGACAATCTCGAAGAGAATGCCGTCATATCCAGGCGGTACGACCACAAGATGTTCAAGGATACCCAGAAGAACCTTTCAGCAGCAAGAGAGGTCATCAGCTCCGGATTGCAATCCGGAACGATCAAACGAGGAGATCTTTACTCTCCATTTGACCGGTATCGAATCCTGGCAGACACGGCTCCTTATTCCAAGGAATTCAGGGAAGCCAAGGCCATCCTGGATTCTCAAAATCTGAGCAAAGAACAGATAGAGGAGAAGAAGGAAATTCGACAACAGATGCTGGACAGGAACAAGCCTGTTCGACTGTATCCTTATAAGTTTGCCACAGCCAATCTCAGAGAGAGAACTGTCACCGTCACAAGAAAGATCGACAACGAGACCTTCATGACGGAAGAGTTTCCTGATAACCCCATTACAATCGCTGGAGTCTCCCTACCGGACAGCCCAAATTCAAAAGAAGGAGAAGCTGCCAACAGGATGGTCAATTCCTTTATCCACAAGGGAGCTCGGGTGCGAATTGGCGTGGATGCTGATCCGCTGGGCTTGATTGAAAACAATACATACAAGACCATCAAGGCAGTCGTTTACAAGAACGGAGTGAACGTCAACCGAAGACTGCTTCAGTCTGGAGTAGCCAAGGCGAAGGAAGATGACGCCGACCCCGCTTCCATTCGAGCACAATACTCAGGAGGAGAGATTGCTTTCGGGGCCGCGTGGGAACGGATCTCACACATGAATACCATCTTCAATACGAAGCTCATGCAAACTCGTTCCGCCATCGAGAGCTACGAACGAAGGGATCTTTACGGGAAGGATTTTCAACGATGGGAGACGCCCATCAAGAGCTTCCTTGAGCCCGCATTAAATGTGGCAACAAACAGCCCGATTGGGATACTTGGAGCAGCCATTGTCGGCTCATTGTTCGGGGCAAAGCCATATGCTAAACTGATAGGAGCAGTAGTAGGAGCTGGTGTTGTAGGAGCCAGCAAAATATACAAGACAGCTTATGAAGTCTCAACCCGGGAAAAATGGGTTCCAGAACGCAGACGAAAAGAGCGTGAACTCAATGAGTACATGGACGTTCTGAAGTTTATCAAGAACCGGAAGCTCTATCAGCAATACAAAGAAAAGTCCATGAAGCAGGAGCACTTTGATGTGGAACGATTCATGGAAGGACTGAAATCTCAAGGAGACGACGCCAAAAAACGGAGTGCCGATCTCAAAAGAGCCAAGAGGCAGGTCCAAACACAAGGAGACAAGGCCGTCAAAGACCTCTATGAAGAATTCAAGCCGAAGTATGCCGAGAAGAAGATGGATGCGGCCGAGTTCAAGAAGGCCATCAACAAAGAACTGCTCGAAGCTTCCAATCAAAGAAGAGCCATCCGTGTTCCAAAATATGCACAGAAGGCGATCGAATATTATAACCAAGCCGAGAAGACCATGTACGGATATGATCCTGGAGAACCACTGGAAAACATCTTGGCTGCCATACCAAAGACCGAGAGAAAGTATCTGGCTCAATGGCTAAAGGCCCCGGAAGAAGAACGGATGAGAATCCTTGAGCAAGTGCCGGGCTATGTCCGTCGTGTCCTTCAGCAAAGTTGGGGGCTGCCGGCAGAAAAGAAACCGGACTTGACCCAATATTTCAGGAAGAGACAACTTCCTGGACTGGACTGGGCGGGATGGAAGGAAGATATCAGTCTGGACGATGTCCGGGTCAAGATGATCCAGAACGAAGCACTGGACGTTTCCGATTTCAACATCTGGGAAGACGACCTTCGGGCAGCGGAAGCGGCTGGTCCGATACCTCTGCCCAGAATGACCTTGAGGGGATCAGCCGAACAAGCTCGAGCCTCAGTGGAGGCCTTACTGCACAGTCTTGGCCTGACAGAGGTTGATGTCTCTTACGATCTGGACAGCGACGATGTCGAAGTGAGCATCAACCTGAAGAAGGACAAAAAACGAGAGATAGAAGAAGCCATTCGAGAACGAGGCCAAGCCTTGTTTGCGTAGGAGGAGTACGAATGAATCCTTTGTTGTATGCAAATATGAATCGCATGTCTATGAACGGATATTCTGGTTTTTTTGACCGACCAGAAAACCAAGGTCAAGAAGATAGCTATCGGGCAGTTCGCGACTGGATTTCCCAAACAAAAGGGACCGTTGCGGACGAGGCTCTGGCAGATTTCAGGCTCCGGACAATGGACGTCGGGACACTGAGTCAACCAATCTCTCAGGTTGAGTCTGGCGTTGGACAGCTCGCGGACATGATGCAAAGGAAGCAAGGAACTATCTACGCCTTCGACATGGAGACGCTTGGAGATTATGCCACAGCCAAGACCCAAAGCGATCTCTTTGCGGTCACCGAACTTGCCATCACACAGAAAACACTGCAAGACGGACGAGTGGGTGTGACCCAGAATGTTCTTCTGGGGTTGAATAGCCAGCAATCCGCGGCCTACAACCAACTGTTTCAGAAAGCCCAAGTGGACTTCAACAGCCTGACTCCGGCAGAGCGTTCGACCATGGAACGTCTGGCCCGTTATGGAGCCGATGACACGGTCATCAAAAACGTAGGGGGCATCCATAGACTGGAGCGTCTTGGAACAGCGTCCCCGATGGATATTCAAGCCGCAAGTCGAGGCTATCAGACTTTGATGAGAGTCGGAAAAACTCAGGGATGGGGAACAGACTATGCTCAAAAAGAACTGAGAGACGCGGCTCATTTATTCAGCGGAATGACTGGACCTGATAAGATGCTTGTGACACACAACGGAAGTGTGTTTGATGTTCCTGTATACAACAAAGCATTGGAGATTCACAACATCTCCTCACAGGTTCGAAGCGACGCCATCAATCACATGGACTTCCGGACAGCCTATCATGTTGCTCATGCCGGCGGCCTGGCGGGAGCTCATGAGCGAGCCAGAACGGCAGCGGGAATTGAAGAGGGAGCGGGCGGAGGACTTGAGACGCTTGAAACCATCGCCAATTCACATGGAATCAAAACCGATTCGCACATCGGTTTCAACGATACGCTAACCTCTCTTTCTCTTCTGGATGCCGAGACCATGTCCAATGGACAGAAAATTCCCATGTGGAAGGACTTGCAGAATCGGATCACAGAAAGAACAGGGAGCTACAACACGGATCTGACGCCTCAATCCATGGGACGAACCGTGATACATGCCCGAACAGCGGTCGGAACCAAAGGCTTGGATTCTGTCGGAGACGCTTCCCGTGATTGGCCTTTGAACAGAAACTATTTCTATAAACTCACGGGAATAGGCAAGGTCAGCGGAGCTGACCCCGACACGCTTCGAAAGATTGGAGCCAACCGGGCTGCAACCTCTCAAGAGCTTTACTACATGACCCTTCGAAATGCCGCATTTGGGATGGAGAATGACGAAGTCACCGTGGTTCGGGAATCTATGGATGAACTCCAGGAACTTTTCCAGAGAAATCTCGAGACCCTTGATCTTTTGGATGAAGTGGTGGATCCGACGGTTTCTCCTGAGATGAACCTGCTCCGCGTCAATCGAGCGATTGCAAACAAACAGGTATCCCAGGGCATTATCGATTTCAACACACAGCAAGTTAGAACTGATGCCGTCAGACGACAGTTCGAAGGTCTGTTCCAGACTTCTGGCAAAGGATTCGACTATGCGAAGACCCTCTATGGAACCGTGGATGCTCTTTCTGAAATGGGCGTGACAGACCTGGATCAAGCACGGGCTATTCTTGACGCTCCTCCTGACGACCCACGGTTCAAGGGCTTGTACCGTAGAACTGGAGAGCTTATCCCAGAAAGACGCCGAGATGTTTTGGACATGTTCAACCTCCTGTCTGACACCAAGCAAACCATGGGGGACATGATCCAGCATATCGACGCCAACATGCCGGAAGCCAGTCAGGTCGAAAAGACCGTGGTCCTGGGAAGAGCTTACGAAAGAATGCAGGCTCGTTTGGCGGAAGACCTGAATGTTGCGTCGGACATTGCTCGAAACAGAAAATTGACGGCATCGATTCTTATGGATAAAGACGTCATGGAAATTGCGGGAACCTCAATCAGGACACGCTCTGTTGACGAAGCCAGATATGGCCTCCTGAATCTTGCCAGTCAAATGGCCGGCAACACCAAGAACAAGAGACAGAGGGAAAGAATCCAATATGAAGGCTTGAGAAAGCTGGCCAAGGAAATCTATGGCGAAAATCATGTGAAGATGCAATCCCTTTTTAGCCAACTGAACTCTCCTTTTGCGATTGCCGACACCATGGCGGGAGATCTCAATGAACGATATGTCAATGAGATTCTGGTCAACAGAAGCTCCGTGACGGCTTTTGATGTGTCCGGATATAAAGTGGACACAGGGAACGGAGTCAAGAATCTGGACCGACACATGACCGATAGGGCCATGGCTGGCTCCATGTTCGCCAGGGATGCCATGACCGATGTTAGTGGCACGCATGTCCGAATGGGAATGCACCTTCAGCGAATTGACGGTAAAATTGTGGCTCAGGATTCCAGAATCCGGTCCGTACTGCAGGATGTCCACGGTTGGTCTGAGAACAACGTGAACGAATTTTTCCGTGGACTCTATGGCTCTTCAAGCAATCCGTCCTACGGCTGGATTTCAGGACACGGAATGTCAGCTTCCTTATTTGAGGACGATGAGGGAAGACTCAAATTGGCTGTAGGCAAGTCTGATGAAAGATCTGTCACGCGACTCTATGAAGCCATGGCTTCCGGATCCGAAGAGGAAATCCGAAAAGTGGCCGCGGTCACCGAGCTCCCAAGCGTCAGACGACAAGACCCATTGAATTCCGGTTCGATCCGAATGGCTCAAATCGGCAACACGGTCAAGAACATCACGGGAGAAATCAATGCTTATGCTTATGATGGAGATATTCATTTTGGGAACCGGGACATCGTCGACGAAGCCCTGAACGCCTTGACAAAGACCCATCGATATATCCCAGACCTGATTGCGGCTGGCGACAACGAAAGAGCTTCCAGTCTTCTACAAAGAGCAGTTTCTGCTCCTGTGTTTGGAGCTTCCGGATTCTCCGGAACGACGACTGTCCAAAATGATGCCGGCCTCTTCTCCAAGAAGCTGTTGCCAAACGTTGCGGACTTTAGAACTTCTGGAGACGTCAATGTCAGTGGTCTTATCAATTATCTGCCGGAATTATATCAGGATTATGAGGACATCCGTAAAGACATGAGCAATGTCCGAATCAACGGAAAAGATATTAACCAGAAGACAATGAACGACTGGTTGTCCGAGATCATGAACGGACAACTACGGGACTTTGACAAAGCAGGCGTCGAGATGCAGGAATGGTTCACGATGAACCTGTTCGAAGGTAAGAGAATCATCGAACGAATCCATAAACGAGTATCCCTCAAAGGAGAAGCTTTTAAGTCTGAAGCCCAGGAAATTTCCCGACTGATTTCAGAAGGCTATACGATGATCAACAAGCCTGAAAGAGTTCCTTACGCCATCGCGTCCAAAGGAACCGCTTTTGAGTGGACGCCCTTTGGTTTCATGAATGAATTAGCCAGACCGGTTGCCGGCCAAGGTCTGTCTTTCCATGCAATCTCTCCTGAAATGGCGAACCAAACAAGGCAGTCTCTGCTGGGACAGAACATTCGGATAGGACAGTCTGTGACCACGGAAAACATGGAGAACTATGTCGCGAAGACAGGGTTGGAGCCTGGTGTTACCGCAACAATGAAACGCATGACAGACCGAGAGATCCTTGAACGCATTGAAGAACTGGATGGAACAGGCAATACCGCTTGGGCCAGAGAGATGAAAATCAAATACGGAGCCCACGAATACCGGAAGATGATCGACTCTTATCGGACGGTTGCCAGCACCCATCAGCAACATGCCATGATCAACCCCACTCTTGCAGGAGAGTTATATCCTCAAATGAACCTGAGATCCTGGGCCGACGGAGGAGAGGGATTCCGTCTCAATGATGACATCTCCCAAGGAAGCTTCGTCAAAGACGGGGACGTCATTGGAAGCAACGTCAACGGAGCCGTCAAATACCGAGGAGTCTCTGGGACTGTTTCGGATATTGAGTTCATGCTCAACGACAGGACAAAACTGCAGGTCCTTCCAGACAAGAAGTCTATTGAGGACATCAAGGTCGTCATTGGAGGCGTAGAAAAAGCCGTCGCGTCTCCCGCTGGGCTCAGCAATGCAGCCTTCTCTCAGGAAGTATGGGATGGGATTTTCGGAAAAGGGATCGGTCTGGTCGGGCACTTCGAAGTAGGCAAGCATGAGGCCGCCTCCTTGGTATACGGGTCCTCTATTATGAGGGCAGCCGAGAGAGCAATGGACCTGGGACAAGAAGAGGCCTTTACACAACTGATGAAGACGCATCTTCCCTCTTGGAACGCACGATTCAACAACGGCAGAATGGTCATCAGTGGGAACCCTAATGCCACGGGAGGTCACTTCTCTGGAATCAAAGGGCTGATAGGCTCTTTGGGGACAGGATACGAAGACATCGTCTCGTCATTCAATGACCCGAACAATCGAGAGATTCGAGCCGTCCTGTCCAAAGGTCAGATGGCTGAAGAGTTCTCTTCCATGGCAGACCAGTTTGATGACGGCAAAGGCCTCAAAGTAACAGGTCGCCTTCTTCAGGTTGCCGGCTCTCAACAGGGAGACAAGATCGATGACTTCTACACCACAGGGCCGGACGGCAGGTTGCAGAAGAGACTGCAGCCTCTTCTGGACCAATGGGAAGGTGAAATCGCCAGAGACTATAAACCTGGAACACGAGAGCTGAGCAATTACGGAAAAGCCCGCCGGGACATTGGAAACATCATGGGCGTCTCCGAAACTCTCCAAGGCAAGGGCACGACAAGAAACATTGCCACCATGGATTATCGAGATGTGCAACCTACGCTTCGAGGTGTTGACGCTTCGATGTTGCCGGATGCACTGCAAGGGACGGCCTTCGGCACGGATGCAGATATTCTGAGAATCAACCTTCCGGACGACATGACCGTCATGAATCCATTGAGCGGGAAGAGGGAGAGCTCTATTCTTGTTCCTCAACTCAGTTCCTATGAAATCAATGGCATGACTGTCACCCATAAGGCACACCGGGATACAGCGGACTTGCTTCGGACTATTGATCAGTTGTTGGAAGGAAAGATTCCAAGAAAAACAGGTGGAATTAACAATCTTCAGGTCGCCCTGGATCAATCTTATGCCAAGGCCATCAATGGTTATCTCTTTGAGATGACCGATGCCAAGAAGTCCATCCTCAGTGAGCACATGCTTTCCGGAAGACTCGCTCACTCTGGCCAGGCTTTGGTAGGAGCAATTCACAGTCCAGACCTGTTGCAGGATGGAGTGAGCCCTCTCCTTCGTGGAATCATCGCAGAAGACGTCGTCCAGAGGGTCGGAGGAAAGACTATCTACAAGGACGTGGCTTATTCCTCCCGTTCGTTTATGGAGAATCTGGGAGTTGATTTCGCTGAAATCGGACGACAAGTCGCCGTCAGTAAGAATTTCCGAAACGAAATCGGTATAGATGTAGCCAACGGTATTGTCCAACGGTCTGGCGTTGACCTGTCTGCTCTGCCGGGAATAGGCGACATAAAAGCTCTTCGAGCCATGATAGATAGTCCTGATGGAACAGAATCTAAAGCAATGAGAGAAGAAGCTCAAAGGGTGCTCGATGCTCTTGATATGATCGGAAGCCAATATGCCAGAGACCGCGGCATCAACGGGATGATGGTCCGATACCCTTCTTTCCTTGAGTCTTCCATGATGGCAGTCAACATGAGGTTGAATGATAATATCAAAGGAGAAAAAGTCCATCTAATGTCCTGGATGGGACAGAAGATGAATGCCGACGTTGACGCAGACAGAATCAGTTTTGTCGCCAATCTTTCCAAAAGAGGAAGCATCAAGTCGATCAAGGACAAAGGAGAGGCCGCCCTGCGGTCCGTTTTTGAAGCACAGTCCAGAAACAACTATCGGGCACAGCAAGCTTCAGCTGATTCGTATGCAAAAGTCGATCCCAACGGAATCAACGCTCATTCAGTCCCGGGGTTTGACCGCTACATGACAGAAGTCACTTCAAAGAAACTGGGAGAGGGTTACGACAACTGGGAGGATTTTGACGCCAGGTCCAATCGGCTTTCGGATCCAGCCCGTAGATCCACCGCCGTCAAGGCAGGAGCGGACAAGGCTGGTATTGGTTATATTTCTAATGTCGGTGTGACACTTCGAGACATTGCAGAAGAACAATTCCTGAATAACCGGAACCAAGCCGACAAGAGAAATATCATGCAGTTCACGGAACGAGCTGAGCAAAAACTGATCGACGTAAAACATATCAAAGCTATCGGAGCAGACTCTGTTATTCAGTCCGACCGGTTTATGAGAGTGGTTGGAGCCATGGCTACAGGTACAGCAAAGGATAGGCAACTTGGACAGGAACTTCTGAAAGAAATCATGCTTAGAACTGGAACTTATAGTTCTGATGAAACCGAACGTCTGAACGAAGTAGTGGGTTCTGTTTCCCGCATGTTTGATACGGCCACGGCTCGTCAACAATGGATGAACCCCATGAGAGACAAAGGAACAGACAAAGGCCTTCAGAAAATTGCCGAAGCGGTCTCTGGAGACCTTAGTGTCCTAGGAGAGACTGAAAATACCCGGAGAGCGGCTCGAGCTTTGCAGTCGGCAAAAGACGCCGGCCAGGATGTTGGAGACTTCGCCAAAGACCTGTCTTCCAAGAGAGTCTACGTTAAAGAAGCGGCAGGGGGGATGCCCGTTCCCATCGGAGCTTATCAGGTTTCCGGAAGAGGCGTTGGACGCAATAGTGGTCAAACCTTTGTAGAACTGAGATCTCAGTTGGACGGAAGGTTCCATAGGGTTTATGGAGAAGACTTGAGAACCCTTCGCGGTCAGTTCGCCAAAGACTTCAAGGGGGCCGAAGGACTGTCTTCTGAAGACGTTCTTCAGCTTCAGACTGCCGAAATAGAGGCCCGGGCCATGAAAGACGGCCAGAACTTTGAAAGAGAACGCTTGCTGTCCCAATACGCCAAAAGGTCTGGGGATCAAGCTGGGGCTCCTGAACTGAGACAGTCTGTTCTAGGAGGAAGTCTTCTGGATGTAAACGCGAGAGATGACGTCATGGATTCCATGAATCGAATTGATGCGTCTTCCGAAGCGAGAGCTGCATACGCGAGAGCGAACGACCTGTTTTTTGAGAACAAAGAGACTGGCGTGCCCATGAGAAGATTTGCGGCAGCAACCGCCGTCATGCAAGAACAGAAGTACATCGGAGACCCCGGCAGCCTTATTACCTCTTTCAACAATGAGATCCGGAGAAGAGCTGGGAGCAAGAACTGGGGACCACAAGAAATCCAGCAAACACAGGATGCTGTTCTTCGTGCTCAATTGCAACGAACCTCCGGACTTCCCTCTGGACAGATCCCTGCTATTTTGGGGAGCATCAGTCAAAAGGCCGACAGCCTTTTGAGTGGACAAACTGGAATGAGCTACCCAAGGCCTGCGGCGACAGGTAACGTGACCGAGATCCTTGAAGAAATCGGCAAGAATCCCGTCTATGATGAAGGAAGAATTCAGAGTCTGCTTTCAGAGGAAGCTGCTCGGACAAGAGCTCGCTGGACTCCTGATCGGATTGCGTCATCTTCCCGAGAAGCAGGCCTATCTCCAGAGGAGTTTCAATCTCGTCTGAATTCTTCTTTGGAGAGAACAAATGTTCAACTTCCAATGGAGCAAATTCGACGTTTTCAAAATGAACGAGTGGAAAAGCTGAATCAGCTTTATACCCAGCTTATGACTATCGGAACGGAAGAAGACAAACAAAGACTAGGGCTGACTGGAAATGAATATCAAAGCAAAGTTACATACGGCCCTCTCGCAGGAGTTGAATTCAAAGACCTAACTCTTGAAGAAAGAGGAAGCATTCTTTCGATGACAGCCAAGGACGGGGCTTCTGCGGCAGAACAAATCAACGTAGATAACTTGCGATCAAGAATGAATCAGTATATAACAAATCTTGATCAAACAAGTAAATCTTTTATTAACAAAAGTCATGTAAACCAGACTGGAGTCAGTCGACCTAGAGGAGGAGACGTCAATCTGGAAGGACTGTTCCAGTCGACTGGAGCAAGGGTTCAGTCCGCGGACAGCATCCTGAGCGAGGTAATGAGCCAAACGAAAAAGATGAACCTGAACATGGCTCGTGATACAATAAAGGAAACGATAGGGAGTCGGCCTGCAGTGAGCTTGAATGCTCTTGAAAGTTCCAAATGGGGCCGAGTTGCTCTTGGGGCTGCCGCAGTTGGATTGGCTGGAATGATGATCGGTCAATTCACTGCAAAACCTGCAGTTCTAGAACCCGTCCATAAAAATCCAGGGTACGGAGGCTCTCCAGATCCGAACGGAAGATATGACCGTCCTTCTGTTGCATTTGTAGAACCAAAAACAGATAACGGAAAAAGAACGCCACCTATGACAGAAGACCGTCATGGAATGAGGTTGAAAGTTTCCGGAAGAAACGCAACAAATAACGATAACGCCAGAATCGCGAGTATGATCTCGGAGGCGACTGAAAGATCTCTTCCGCAAAGGATGAACGTTGATATTACGTCACAAGATGACACCAGCGGAGTATCTGATGATTGGCTTGGAACGCAATTCAAAAGATTATTAGGAGGATAACACTTTGGCAGTAGTGATTGAACACAACATTTCAGGAGTTCGGGGGAAGTCAGTTAGTCCTACCGCTTCTGTAGGAGTTCAGGAATATGAGCCTGGGTTTATCGGTCCTATGCCGCGGAACACGAATCCAGCAACAAATCCATCTGCGTCATCTTCTCTCCCACAATTTGGTTCAGCTGTCTCTGGAACGACAGGAACCGCAAGCACGACAACAGGACCCTCTTATTACAAGAAGGCCACACCTACAGGTGGAAATCCCATCTTTGATAAGTATAAGCGGCCTGCTAGCAAAAGGGTTGGCGAATACTTGGACATGACATATAAAATGGATCCTCTTCGAAGAGTTGAGCCATTAAGTTACTTGGATGGTCCCGTCTTCAAACATCGTTTGAATCATCCAATTTACTCGTTTCGTCTTGGAGATTGTCAGTTTCAGATTCCTCCAGAATTTATCCAGCTTCGAACAACCAATTCGGTCAACAGGAAAACCTCAATGCGTCAAAAGAGCGGAGTCAAAACAGGAACCGGACACCAGAGCAGACAACTTGGACTTTCGGTATACTTTAACGGAATGAAAGAAATCAACGGATACCAAGTGGAGAGCCCCTTCCTGTATCCTTACTTTGTCGATGGATTGCGTCCTTTATTGGCTCAATTTCGAAGGAGTCCTTTTCTTCCTGTTGTCAATGAATACGTCAATGATACCCTTGGTATTTATAACGTCGCCTTATCGAATGTTTCAATCTCAACGGTTCCTGGGTTTCCTGAATGTCTACAAGTTGAGATTGTACTTGAAGAATTCAATGCAACTCCATATACAGAGATGCCAAATGTGACACTTCACAACATGATCGATTGGGATCTCTATCGATGGTATTACCAGCAATTGCTTCGTCCAGAAGGCAAGGTTTATGACCGCAACGAAAAGGTTACGACAAGACTACAGAAGGCCTATGGAAGTCTTAATGGAAAATTCTCCATGGAGTTAATTGACGAAAGCATCTTGGCCGGCTTGACCACTTCCGACAATCTGGCTGCACCCAGCAACTTTGTCGAAGTAATCAACAGTGAAGATGGAATCGTTTTCGAGAATTTTGCATGTGGTTATTCCAATATCCTGACTCCACTTGTAATGAACAAGGAAATTTCTCCTACGTTTCAGTACATGGGCGGGACAGATGGAACGATCTCCATGACTTTTGAAACCCAGAACGACGACTTGGTTTCTCAAATGCTCAGCATCAATGAACAATGCCAGAGATTGATTTTGGCTTATCCAAAATTACATGGCATTGGATTTGTAAAGATCAAGAATGAACTCCTTGCCCTAATAGGTGTTGAGCATATCATGATCACAAACATGACGGTTAATACCGTCCCTGAGTTCCCGGGCTTGTCAAGTATATCCATCAACGCCATTTCTTATGATCCAGACCAAAGCGATACACAACAAATGACAGCCTGGAAGCCTTTTGACGGAAACGGAGTTCTTGACCTGTCTCCCAGTAGTACGGGGCACAACACCGTCATCAAGAACACTAAACTGGGTTTGATCCGAAAGATCAAGCAAGACAATTACATTGAGAACAAGCTCCTTGAAGTCGACCTTTACCCGGACTTGCAGTTGCCGACCTATGAAGAAGTAGACGCTGCTCTCGAGAGAATTCGAAAATGGCGAAACTTGAATGTGATGAAGTATCACGCGTTGTCCGGCAAATACCCCAGGGAAATCTCGATGGGCTGTACGGGGAAACATGTAGACCCTGACTTTTATTATTTTTATCCGACAGAATACCGAGATACGCCTATGCCAGGAGCTCCCATCGGTGTGGGAGGAAGTCCTTTGGTTACTCCAGGCGGAAGCGAAATTACCTATGCGTCTGCTGAGAATCAAAATCCACTGATTCCTCAGTTCCTTAGTATTCTCTATGCGGAATTAGAAGCAGGAGCCGGATATACTTACGGAACAAGTGGAGAAATTTTGACAGCAGCAAGACTGAAGGAACTTCGAAAAACATGGGGAGACGAACATTACGACATTGATATCAAGAAAGACGGAAAGGTCATCGAAACCGTTCATGCTGACAAATGGATTGGTACCATGGTTTATGACTGTTCCGGTTACGTTTCCTATGCATTGGCAAAGGCAGGGATCACAAAACAGGGTTGGCGTGGAAACCATGGTATGATCCGCAATGAAATTTGCAGACCTATACAAGAAGCTGATCTTCGCCCAGGAGACCTGGTGTTCGACGATGGACACGTAGCTGTTGTTTGGGACTCAACTCAAAAGACCACGATCGAGGCCAACGGCACAAAGTCCGGAGTTTGTCATAAGTCCTACAAGACTAGGAAGTACCTCTATTTTGGACGGATCAGTGCCTTGATGCAAAATGGCATCTCCACGAAAACCGGATTTGACATGCAGCAAAAAGCCGTCTCTCCAACAGTAAGCAGTAATTTGTCTTACCTTCCTCCAGAGAATAGAAAGACCATGTCGAAACAGATCAAGTTCATTGAAAAATTCATGAGAGGAGCCGTTCAAGGGTACTCCATGTGCGGAATTCTACCATCCGTTACGATCGCACAAGCGATCCATGAAACTGGGTGGGGAGAAGTTGGGTCTCTTGGCAGTCAATACAACAACTATTTTGGGGTCAAAGCGTCTTCTACATGGAAGGGAGCTGTGACACCTAAACTCAAAGACAATCGAGAAGGATCCTTTGTAGAATACTGCTGGTACAAGTCGATTGAAGAATGTCTTCTCGACCGAGCCACGCGTGTGTTTGGTTCAAGCTGGGCCAAAAACAATTACCGCGACGCGATCGCAGCCAAAGACTACGCGACGCAGGCCACAGCTTTGATTTATGGCAAAAGAATCAATGCAAATGGACATCTTGAACCCATGTCTGCTTACGCAACCGACTGGGGGGCTAACGCAGACGGAGACGAATACCATATTGATATCATCAAGACGATTCAGGCTTGGAGACTGGATCAATTCGATTCAAAAGTGGGGGCCCTGCTTCCATCAGAGGCAGCAGCAGGTTATGCTGCTGCAAGTCGTTCCACTTCTACTATCTTACCTGGAACGGGCCAGAGCTTATCGTTTGCATCGACTCCTTCTCCGATGCCTATCAACTTGGATCCTGCTTTTTATGGAACATCAATTACAGAACTCAGTGAGATTACAAGAGACACAAAGTCTATCTCTGATTGGAAAACCCATGAACAAGACCAATATCCGATTGAACATATGTGTCATGATATGGTCCAATACAATCGACGAGGCAGGATGTGTCGAGCTTTTCCTACATTCATGTTTATGATCATTGATGAAAATTCAGACTGGTTGGACGGGAGAAAACTTTGGTCCAACTATTATCTTTATCGATCCGTCATGGGTGTTGCGATTCATCAGACCAGAACAAACCCAATCTCTACAGCAACGATCGAACTACATAATGCTTATCATTACCTTACGAAGAGCAATCCTAAGTTCTTTGATTACGTTGCGGCTCAAGATAAAGGGGCTCTGGGAGACTGGTTATACAATCAATTTGGCATTTTTATTGGCACGCCAAAGGCGACCAACGAAATGATCAAAATGAAGAATGAACTTCGAAAGGACGCAAATCTCAAAGCAGGTTGTCGAATTCATCTTCGTCTTGGATATGGGAACAATGCCATGGGGTTGCCTACAACTTTTACTGGAACCATTACTGAAGTCGATCCTGGTGACGTGATTACTTTCGTCGCCCAAAGTGATGGAGCTGAACTGGTTAAACAACCTGTAGGTCGAAAAAACGATAAACAAACAAATACATGGTTTACTCTTGGAACAGAACCTTCTGAAATCATTCGAGGCCTTGTTGCTGATCGAGAAAACAATTTGGTTTCTTGGGCTGTAAACCAGTGGGCAGAAAACAGTGCTCATGGTATTCAACATTTTGGCCAAGTTACTTTTCATGATGATACCAGATTGATCGAAAAAGAGAGCGAGACTATCAAGAACAAATACTGGACCAAGGACGATCCAGAAATCATCAAAGCAGTTGATGAAGCCATGGCTTCTCGATTTGGAGATCGAACAACAGGTAAAACCCCGGCTGAAATTGAAAAATGGAAGAAAGAAATAAGATGGGACCAGCAGAAAGAAGATCTGACTGCTGTAATTATTGCAAGCTTCCAAGAGAAATCCAACAATGAATGGATGACTAAAATTGACAATCAATACATTGGGCTTGTCAATGGAACAAATCCTCGTCTTCCCATTTTCTTTGACCTGACAAAGAATATATATCTGGGAACTCTTCATGGGAAAGCTGCTGACACCTACTCTTCCATCTTTATGAACAATGTGGGAGGGGCTGACGACAACAGCAATATCTTTGGTGGCGAACAGAATATGAGAATTTATATTTTTGACAAGGTACCATGGGATATTATGCAAGTAATTACCCAGTCTTGTCCAGAATACGTTTGTCAACCAATGTATCATCAATTTGATAGTCGTATCTTCTTTGGTCACCCACATTGGTTAGCCAAATTCAAATATGAGGTTCGAAACAGTAAAGAGATATGGGAAACGTTAAAACCCTATAGTCAGTTCCATCACTTAGATTCCGTTTCTGATATTTTAGATAATCAGATTTACTGCGATGCCAGTGACCTTCACACAAATGCCATCATGACTTTTGTTCTTGGACACTCCACAACCATTACTCCAACGATATATGCAGACAGAACAATTACCTTTAGCCAGCAAAAGACCAAGATCATTGACAGTTCTTTTGTTCAAAATTGGTTTGGTATTGATGTTGTATATGAGACATTGAACGGATATCAAGCGAAAAATACTGCTATCAGAATAGGAGTTTCAAACATTATCGATTCCTTCCAAAAAACATACAGAGGGCCGTTGATTGTTCTTGGAGACGCTAGCATCAAACCTTGTGACACTCTTGGCATCAACGACATGTATACCGGAATGGCTGGTGTCTGTGAGGTCAGGGAAGTCGTTCACAGTATGAGTATGGAAACCGGGTTCATCACAAGTATTACGCCTGATCTATACACCACGTACAGCAGTCTTGTAATGAAGCAAGCAGCCTACGCACCATTGATGGCAATAACCAACGCTTTTGCTGGCATGAAAATTACCAGAAGTGCAGGTATTGCATTTGCGAACAATGCTTTCAGATATATCGCATCAAGCATGACTGTTTCGTCAGCATTCTTGGCTATGAGAGCCGGATGGCTTATGGCGGCCGGACTCAAGAATGGAAGTATTATTCGAAACGCCGGAGCTGTGTTGAAGTCCGTAGAGCTGAGCCAGGCTCTGGTTCAGGCGAAAGTAGAGTTTGACGCCATCCGGGCCGCCAAGAACACGGGGGCTCTTGTAAAAACTGCGGCAGGAGCCGGGCGTCTTGTTTCCAACACAAAGAATATAGCAGCAGGAGTCAAGGGGGCAATGGCCGCGGCTGGAACGGCTGTATGCCCTGGGCTCGGAACTATCGTTGCCTGGCTGGCAACAACAATTGCCTTAGAAGTTCTGCTGGTTTCTGTGCTGGATTATTTCACTTATGACAACGTTATCAAAACATGGCCATTGGTTTACAATAATGAGCCATTTATCTCAGGAGTGAATGGTTCCACGAAACTGATGGCAAACTGGAATGACATGGGTTTGCTATCAAATGTGTTAGGATCATCATCCCAGACAACTCCTTCTTCAGGAGGCGGAGGGGGCGGAGGAGGCGGCGGAGCGTGGTAAAGACAGCATAAATGAAATACAGCAAGAGCCTCTTTGATTATGGTACAATTAGGAGGAATACATGAGCTTAAGAGATTATATTGTTGAACAAATCATTCGTCCCGAGATGAACGACAAAAAATCAAACGTCAGAGGAACAGTTTTATATTACGACAAGAAAAAGAACCTAGCTACTGTAGGAATTCCACAAGGAGAGGAAGGAAGCACTTTTCTTCTTACCGAAGTTCCTGTTCAGTTAGGTTCAGGTGGAGTCCATTCTGCAGGTCCATTCATTGGAGATGTCGTTTGGGTTGCTTATATCAATGGGGATCCAAAATGTCCGACCATCATTTCTCTGGTGGACGAAACTTATGACAAGAAAACCCGAGCTGTACGGACCAGACACATGAGGAAAGGAGCCCTTGTACCGCACGCAATGAGTGCTCACGAGGACTGGTAAGATGGGAACATACCAATCGAAGAACACATCCCCCACAACTTCAGATTGGCTTAAGCCTACATCGAAGCAAATGAACGGACCTTCAACGGATCCGATCAAAACTTTGAACGACTCCATCGAAGGAGTTCCTCATCATACAGCCTCAGAAGCTGGGCTTATTCATCCGTTCAATACATCCTCGATCAAAATCAAGGATACTGGAATGATCGATATCTATGTAGCCACTAACCAAGGCATCCGTGTCGATCCAAAAACACGATCTATTGTAATCATGACGGATACAACAAAGATCCGAACCTTCGACTATCGTTCCTGGGTTGGGAACCATGCGGTCACTCGTGTACGAAAGAATCATGAAATTTATGCTGGTTCTCAAATTATCATGGATTCCGATAAAGATCAAATTCAAACTATCGGAAAAAACTGGACAGTTAAAGTAGTTGGCAATGCCAATCTCGACATTCAAGGAGACATGAACATAGGGATCGGGAAAAACTTCAACGTCAAAGCCGGCGGGCATATGAATTTCGATGCACAGACCTACAACTGGAGGTAATCGATGAGATATGCCGTTGTTGAAGGTGGAGAAATACAAGGCCATGTTCCTCATCATGCAGGACACATCATTGGATGGACGGGAGGAGAAAACCCCCAACCAATCTATTGTTCTGGGCACGATGTCTCTGGTCAGATTACTTCTGCTGGACAAAGTCGCTTTCGAATAGAGGGGAAATCGGCCGTAATAGATGGAGCGACGGGTCCCTCCAATGATCCATGTGACGGAAGCTCATTCCGAGTCAGTGGTGGCCTTTCTTTTATGAGAATTGGAGGAACTCCTATGGCGGCGTCTGGTGATGACATTGATCTAAACCCAGGCTCAGGGACAATTACGAACCCTGGGCAAAACAAGTTTCGTATTTGGAGGTAGACATGGCTCGAACTGCCAATGACCTTTATCTGAGTCCAGAAGGGGATCTAGTGATTCGGAGTGGAGACCTCCGAGCTGTTACGGAAAATGAGTACCTTCTTCAATCTGCCAGAAGCAGAATCAAGTCCATCAAGTCGGACTGGTTCTATGATCATATCGGAGCAGATCTTGAATCGATTTTAGGAGAGCCTAATACAAGAGAAATCTCGGATTTAGGCAAGGCAAAGATTATAACAGCCTTGACTGAAGACGACATGTTTACTCTTGATGACGTTTACATCAAGGATGCTCCTACTGGAAGGAATTCTGTTCTTTATATTGTTGCTCTTAAAACAACAAGTGGAAGTCCAATGATTCTAAATGTCACCATGGATTTGGTCCGTGGAATCTCAATACTATAGGAGGCCCAATGAAACCGATCACGAACTATGCACTATCGGAAGAATACCGGGCAGGACAGGAATCTCTTCAGAAATATTACGTTCCTGAAAAGATGATCAAATGTGAAACTCATGAATGGCAGGATGCCAAAGGGGTTCTTTACACGCTGGAAGTCCAGACCTTTCATTCCGAAAGAGGACGTATGGGTGTGTCCCGTGGCATCGTAAGGAAAGAGGGAAGAGACATCGCAAGAGTGGACCGGAACCATGATTATTTCTGGTATCGGTTCTTCAATCATTCCAATGGCTCCTCTTATCTGGTTTGTGGAGAAGATTATCAGGGACTGACAGTCATCGATATGACACAGGAATCCCGTGCGGATTTCGTTGATGAGACCGCAAGCCGGGGTTTCGGTTTTTGCATTGTCGACGCAGCTTTTGACTCCGAGTATGCTCCTGTTTTGAGCGTTATGGGGTGTATCTGGTCTGGACCGTTTGAGAGGATCTCTTATGACATTTCCTCCCCCATGAATCTTCCTTGGCCTGAAATTGGTCGAAGAGATACAAACACTGAGGATCCGGAAGAAAATTCGGATAGCGAATAACCAGGAGGGCTCTAAATGGAACTATTGATGAATAAATCCATGGAAGATCTGATGGCTATTTCCATGGAACGCCTAGCTCGTTCTCCCATCAATGAAGTTAGCAGAGGGGGGATCGCCCGACTCTTCTTGGCTGTCATCAATGAAAATCTTGCCGGATTCTATGAAACTCTAAAGGTTAATCATCTTCAAGCTTTCCTGTCTACTGCAACAGGAGAGTCGTTAGATGCTATAGGGATGATGGTGAACTGCACTAGAAGAGTGGATATTTTAGAATCGGATTCAGACTATCGGCTGAGAATTTCCAAGCAGAATCTGGTCGCTGAAGCCGCAAATGAAACGGCTATCCGTTTAGCTGCAATGTCTATAGAAGATGTCCAGGATGTGGTTCTTAGGCCATATGCTCTTGGTACAGGTTCATTTTCCTTGTTCCTGGTTACGGAGAACCCTCAGACACCAACGGAAACCATCGAGGCCGTTCGTTCTGTTGTTGCAAAAACAGCAGCTTATGGCATTCGATTTGAAGTTGCTGCTGCAGGATTTGTTCCTGTTATGATGCAGGTAAAATTGCTCTTCTCTGTTAATTCAGCATTGGGAGACCAACAGTCTGCCAAAGCACAGGTTGCAACTGCATTAAGGAATTATCTAAACACCAGAGGAATTGGGGAGTCACTCGTCGTAAACGAAATTACTCAACGCATCATGGAGGTTTCCGACAATATTGTGAACTACCAAATGTCCTCTATGAGAGTCAAAGGAAAACTTGTTATGGGAAAAGATCAAACCTGTAGATGGAATGAACGGTTTTGCGAAAGCTCAACTCCAAACGCCATCCAAGTTTCGTGAGGTAACGCATGGACATACAGTTTGCAAGAACAACTCGAAAAATCATCAATGCGTTGCCTTATTGGTTCGCTATTCGAAAGGACCCACAGAACTCTATCGGGGCTGCCTTTTTGAACGTGGCTGGCCTGGAACTTGACGAGCTGGTTTACATTCTAGACTATGCATACAAACAGACCAAACTTGACGGCATGGACGACCAATATTTGAATGCTGTCTGGAAGGGTATACTCCCTATCTATGCGACAGAGAACAGCAAGATTGAAGCGAAGACCAAGACGGGAATCGAACTGAAACAGAAACTTACAGTAGAGGATTTTCATTTGTCAATCAATGAATCTACGTTGATCAATCCAGAACTTTATTGGGACGATCCTTTCTATATAGACTTTGAAAGACAGATACTTTATGTTCGCAAAAACTATGATGATATTATTGAAGTTTCCACCGACTCAGGCCCTTATATTGAAATCAAGATTGAATATTCTCCAGTTTGGAACTTCTTCGATGAGTTCGGATTATTATTCAATTGTTCTAGGATATTCGGGGAAAGTAATTACCAATATCGAGAAAGACTACTGGATGTTTTTCGAAATCAAGCCAATTCCTCAATGGAGGGATTTTTGAATGGTATGGCTAGAGAGTTAGGGCTGAGAAAAAACCGAATCGTCAGAGACGGAGGATCATCGATCTTATTGGATGGATCCATGATTGTCCTTAATGAAATCAGGCTCAATGGAATCTTTGTCGATTTGGAACGAGTCTGGCTGACAGAAGATAATCAGGTTTGGTTATCCGGAGACATCGAAAAATCAGGTGAAGAGGCAACTATTTCCTACGTGGTCGGAATCGAGATGCATACACTTCACAACAAGGCCGACTATCCGCTTCAGCAAAGGCTCTTCAACATTGACAGCTCTGCAACGAATTTGTTAAAATACTATTCGGAGAGTATCAAAGCGGAAGTACCGATCTTATGGGGCCAATGGCGTTGGAACGAGGGTTATTGGGACGTATCCGACGAAAAAGTCGGAGGACGAGGATTTATCCCAAATCTGACAGACGCCAAGATCGCCGGATTCCAAGCATACTGAAATCAGCTGGGACTGTCGAAAAAGACAGTCCCGCTTTGTATCAGGAGGGGTACCCATGAATATTCAGTACACGCTCAAACTGAGTCTGATGATTCTTCCACTGAACGAAATTGAGGAATTTGTCAGAACAGAAACTTATCAAGATGATACACCTATTGAGAATACCTATGGCAATGCAGTCATGTTGCGATATGCCAATATTTTAAGTTACTTCTCAGATGAAGTCAGTGCCTACCTTGATGCCAATTGGCTCAATCCAGATCAGATACAAGTTGAGACTTATGAGGTCATATCCAACACGGACAATGTCCGGGTCTATTTTCAACTTCCTGATGGCGACAATCAATTCAGCATGGCTCCTTATCTCATGGCTTTTGTTGAACAACCTGTCGTTGAGATTCCAGATCCAAATGATTTTCGTGGAACAGTTACGCAAGACACCGTCATTCTTTGGGAATGGGATCAGGACTCTACCGGTTTGTATGGTCATTATATTCTAGATGAAACTGGAGAACTAATCGCCCAAATACCACAGGGAGTCAACCTCTGGGTAGAGACCGGACGAGATTATGGAACCAATTATACTCGTTCCTTGGTCAGATATTCTCCTGATGGAACGGGGACACCTACCGATCCTGTTACCGTCAGAACTCCGATTAAAAGCACTATCCCTGCAAACCTTCATCGATATATAATAGAACCAAGAGATGAATACCCAACAGAATCCTTATTGCCCATCATCGAAAAACTCCGAGCTTTTCAACCCGGGGTGGGACACGGTCTCGACTTGATGATTGGCAAGACTAAAGACGAAGATCTGCATGTAACAAGCGTTCTCAAGGCAAGTTTGATTGGAATTCGATATTTCTCTATTCCCGTATATGTTCCTGTGACCTTTGACTACAAGATTGTAGCAGAAGGTCAAGAGCCTATCTGGCGTAAGGAAGGTGACATCCGATTTGTCGTATCTGCATACAAAAGAGTCGGCTTAACCATTCGAGGTTTAGGAACAGCTTTTGAACCTATCTCAGGAAAGTGGCGGGGAGGCCAGACGTTCAGATACAGCTATGTCGATCCGGCGGCTATTCAGGAATGGAGAGAGCAGACGGATTTGTTCTATAACGATATTTGATGGAGGAAACACCATGTTCTTTGGTGAAAAGGCACACGCGGTCCCTTCGTGGAAAACGGAAGCCATCCAGCAACTTCATAATGATCTTGAAGATCGCTCCGTAGCCCCGTATCTGACAATAGAGGCAACCGAAGGTGAGTTTCTTTATGTGCCGGAACTCGGAGGAGGCTCTACTCCTCTGAAGAAACAATATGTTGCTGAATATTTTGAAACTCCAGCGGGGGATCGACCTTATCCGGATGTTCCATCTATAAAGTGGAATTCCAGTAGGTTTCTTTCTAAGGGGACAAAAGCTCTCATGGATACTTATCCTTGGGGGCACGTTTCTCCATTCACAACATTCGAAAACGCAGCCAACACGGATCAAGGATATGTAATAGTTGGCGGAGACTACGGTTCCTGGGGAGCGGGAGAAGTTGCACTACAAACATTAAGACTTCAGCAGCCGACAATCGCCTGGCATCTGTCATGTCGGAGATCATCAGATGAATTCGCCAGAATTACGATTCGCGGCTTCATTTTGAATAATGTTATGACAGGACACCAGGTTCTTAACATGGACGAATTGGAAAGTTCCCAGCAAGTATATCGGGTTGGCCTCAAAGAAGGATGGGAGAGGCTCGAATTGAATCTTGAGACAAGTTTGCACTCAAAGTACACTTCGCTTGTTGAAGGAGAAACAGCCTTTGTATACCATCAATTGAAATACTATGATGAACATCACGGTCTAATTGAATATGCAAACGACGTCATTCAGCATCTTGGAGTTCTTGAAGGCGACACGATCGTCTATGAAGAAGCTACAAAATACTGGCTCCGTTTGTATAATGATTTAGAAGGGATTCGCATCCCGCTTTCGAGCTCTGGAATCAGTCAAGTTATTATTAGAGCAAACGGAACGATCCAAATTATAGATCGAGACGGTATTTCAACCAATCACAATTTTACCCTTCCTCAAAAGAAAGGGTCTGCACTGGATTTGAAATTTGCCATCACATCAAGTTTGCCTCGTCATAAAATATGGAAAGCCAATGGCGTTATAACGCAGGGCTCTCAAATCGTTTCCTATTCAAAAGGAGCTCTTATTGGAGAGCTAGCTTTCTATGGGGACACCATCACGACAATCCGGTCCATGAAGGCCTTCTCAACTTCAGGCGAAGATCGTTCGGTTTTGGTTCCCTATATTGCATGGAAACAAAGCGAGGCACCACTGTGGCCTGAGTCTTTGCAGTACTCCAATTACTCTTGGAGATTTGGAGACGGGTATACTCCGGAACTGGAGCCTTTCCTTTTCAAAGACCAAAAGATAAAACTTAACGGAAGTCTGATGAAATTAACGGAGAATAGTCTTTCCGCCGTTACTTTTGACGAGACCTTCGATCCCTTGAACTCCATGACTAAAGGATATTATCAAATAGGTTGGACAAAAACTCTTGGATATAAAACCAAAGGATGGCCTAGCCTTTTTGAAAGTCCCTTTGTAAAAAGAGCAGTTGTCAATGTGAATGACTCAGGGAAAATCTCCTGGATTACAGACAAGTCCATGCGACTTAATGTTATTACGGAATTTCCTCTTAAAGACGAAGTCACAAAAGTAACCTACGCATTCACGGTCAAGGGGCAAATACTGCCGGCTGACGAATTTGTATCTGCCAACATTGATATCTATGTTGACGGGATTCCGGATTCTTCCCTCCTGGATTGGACAGGTAAGCCGGCCGGCAGTTATTATGCCCTTAATATTGGCAAATGCTATATTCCTGTTCGGAAAGCTTTGCTAGAAGATGGACATGGAGCATTTACAGCTCATTGGGCCGGGAAGAGTTATCTTATAACAGGTCAAATCCTGGGGTGCACAGATGGGGTTCTTGAACTGAAATCTTCCACGACGAAAATCATGGAATTCTCAGACGTCAACGATCTTCAGTTCCATGATCTGGCTGTTTTGGATGGAAGGATTGGCGTCACCTTGACGACAAGAGCTAATTCTGACGATGACTTCAGTATACTGACAGGAGGGGTTCCGTCCGATTGGAATTACACGGATCAGCTCACAAACAAGATTACAACAGTTCGGTTCCGTGCAGAAGACGGAACTTTGCTTCCATGGGTAACCCCCGCTGCCGGGCAGTACGGACTTGTTGAAACACGTCGCGACTTAAGGCTACTGACGACAGGCGGAGACGGAAAACTTGACCTGTTTTTCGTTGACAGCGAATTGGCTTACGAAGACCTAACCTACGCTTCAACCGGGCTTCGACCAAATCCAGACTATATCCCGGAAACTATTCCGAATCCGGATTACGCACCTGAAAGTTCTTATTATACAAATGAAGCTCCTTTGTACAAAATGGTTGCTAGTCTTTGGTCGAAAAAATCAACCATTGATACACAGAATGGACTTCCGATATTAGTAGGGACTGTAGATGATGATGGCAGTTGGGATTATTATTATTCCATTCGCTCCACGAATCCTAACGTTTTCTTGAACAGAATCCCAATCGGATCAGATCATCAAACTTTGCCGTTTCCGTCTTCAGGGAGTGTATCCGTATCAATTGAACATGGAGATTCTTATAAAGTAGTTCTTTATGGGATTCAGGCCGGAGATGAGTACACAGTATTTAGTGGACGCCGATGGTGGGCAGGGGGAACTGCCGGTAGTAGCACAAACTTAACTTCCGTTGAACATCCTGAGTTCAGAATAGAAAGGCTCCCCAACGCGGCGTGGCCTGTCCCTGCCGAACTACCGAATCCGGATTACATTCCGGAAACCATCTCGAATCCGGATTATTCTGTGACAAACTCATTCTTTGTCACAGATGGAATTTCAAATAACTACTATAGAAATAGCAATTCAAAGGTCAATGACGTATCCGGATATGACGGATCTGAAGTTGAAGTGTTTGAAAAACTGTATCCCGCAAGAGCAGATGATACTTACAACTTCAAGTACTTCTTTGCTTGCACAAACCCGAATGTCACCATGAGAATGCGGGTCACACAGTACGATAGCAGTCATGGGACTCCAGTAGTTGACTCTCTTTCATGGGACGTAAGTCCTCTGACTGAAATCCCTGAATACATTTCGTTTCGATTGAAGTTTCCAGATAGCCTCAATGAGTCCACCCCATATAGCTTGACAGCAAAGGTGGAGTTTTATCTTGATGGACTTCAATCAGGGAATGAATGGACAATCTTTGAAAAGGAATGCGGAACAAACCTTATCGGAGGAGAGATCGGGACACATCCTCTTCCTTCTATTGTCGAATCTGGCGTTCGAATCGAAAGCATCCCTAACCCGGAATGGCCTGTTCCTGAAGGACAAGAAAATCCTGAGACTATTCCAAATCCTGACTACGCACTCTTGACCACAGAGATGTTGCCGGCAATCATGTCAACGGTTCAGGTTCCAAGTGGAAATACGGGAGTCCCGTTCTCCAACGGTATCTTGTACAAGAACATCACTGCAAGCCCTGATCCGACCTTGCAAAACGGATATACTTTCGTCAGAATGGTCCATCACAAACCGGCTCTTGAAGTCAGCAATGGTAAGTTCAAATTGTCTGGCCTTGGTTTGTGGTATTCAAAAATCCTTGGAACAGACCACGAATATCGGAATGTCATCCAAAGCAAAGTGAACGCATACTTTCTACCGGACTTAGAAAGCTGGAGACACGATTCAGATTCTGCCGTCGGTCCGTTTATCGAGACTATCTCGAATGGACCGCAGACAAATCTCTTGCAGGTATCTACAGCCTTTGATGCTTCAGTTCCGACGACAACCATCCGGAATTTGGATTCTGAAATGACGTTCAAGCCGATTGCCGGGAAGTCTTATCTTGAGGTTCTGTTCTGGGGCAACCGGAAGATGATTCCTCTCGAAACGAATTTTACCGAGAATTCTACGGTTCAAATTTTGACCGAAAAAAACAGAGTCCAAGTTTCTGTTAATGGAACTGTCAGCAACTTTGTCCTTGGTGATCATCCGTTCGCTTCCGAAAATCGGTTCGTCCGGTTTACCTATTGGAATCGTGAAGTCCTTTTTGAAGCGGAGCCCTTAGTCGGCACAAAAATGACTTATTCCAGATACTGCAATGAGACACTGGAAAGTCAGATTTTTCATGCATTTGCTGGAGTTAGTGAAATTGAAGACTGTATTCAGGAAACTCGAATGTTCCAAAATACCGAGGAACATCTTGAACTCTTTGAACACAGTGAATTGAACTCGTTCTGGTCTGGAAGAGATCCAGAACTTCTGGATAACCGAATTCTCTTCATGACTCCATATGGCTTACAGGCTCAAGTTGGCACGGTCCGTACAATCAACGCAGAGGAATACGCCGTTGACCAGGAAGTCCCTACTTCGTTTTCTTTGGCTGCCCTTCTCCAAAAGACGGCGTTGGACAATGGAACTACTTTATCTTTCAAGATACGTACGCTGGCTCGCAATCAATCTAATGGACTTTTGTTTGACGAAGCCCCAGTTGATGGAGACAGTTTTGCTTCCGTTGGAACTTTTTTAATGTCTGAAGGATTCAATTATCCCGGATTCAACTTCTCAACAAAGAACGGAATGGTATATTCCAGGGTCAATATTCGGTCCAATCCTGGAACTGGAAAACTGGTAGTCGACAACGGCTACGGTTCCAGTATTGAATATGACGCATTGGATGAAAGTAAATCTGTAGATCTTTTGGCTTTTCAAATAGGCATATCTGGAGTCGTCGGAAATACCCTTCAGATTGCCGACATTGTGATTCTTCGAGACGGACAAGCCTCTGCCTTGATTGAAAGAAAACAACCTGATATTTCATACCGGATGATGTGGGAGCAAATCTCATGGGCTTCAGGAAATGAAACGAATACTTATGATGGATACGGGCTACAAGGATCTGCATACAGATCAGGATCCGGTAGACTTTTGGTTCCTCAGGGTGATTTGTGGAAAGCATTTTTATGGAAGCATGTTCTTCATGAAGAAGGAAACGGCATCGAACAACAACTTACGCAATATAAGCCAATTGAAAAGAATCCACCCCTAATAGGCGTTTATCCTAATTCTGAACGTTATACTTGTCTACCTGGAGAAATTTTAGCTAAAGATGCCCGTATTGTTCTTCATGCAAAGATTGAAGACCCGAGCAGGGTTTCAAGAAGCTACCCTCTTCAGATGACAACGCCAACCTGTGTTATTCAATACCAGTCACACATGGACGTACGACTCTATCTTGGAACCGAAGCAATCGATCTTCCAAACAACAGTCTCAAGGTCGTCTCCTTTCAGGTTGGCAGCGGATCCGTTCTGGTAGACGACGAACCTTATGCAGGGTTTATGGAGAACATCAAGGAAGACGACTCCTTGACGCTAGTGTTCTCTTCTTCAGGAACAAATTATGCTGCAGACATCTCATACTTAGAATTTCAAGGAGGAGACCTCCTTCCCGAAATCCGTAACGATTTCTCCTTGACCCCTTCTACTAATGTAGAAACTTCCTTTATAGACAACAGCCTCAATGCGTTCGTTCCTTTTAGGCATCCGGACGATCAGTTTGATACCAGAAGAATGGCTCTAACTTCTGTTGAAGCCGATGTCTCTGGTGAAAAGATCCTTATCAACGGGAAGCACGAGCTTCGACTCTATAATCATGGATCCGATATGACACTGGCTGGTCTTGGTGAAAGATTGATTTTCTCCCATGACGTAAATTACGCGAACGGGACTCCAGTTCAAAATTATCGGATCCGGATGAAGCTGGAATCTGAAACAGACATGGAGATCGGAACCCAGATCGTTCACCTCCTGGCAGGAGAGAGAATCCTGGATCTGAAATTCTATGCCGTAACAGACGAGACCTTGCTTCAGGGGCAAGCCAACCAAAATGGACAAGTTTGGTGGAAAGTCTATATTGACGACGTTCTTGATCGGGAAGAATTATTCTTCTCTTTTGAAGAAACGGCTCAAGACTCTAGAATTCGTCCATCACAGGCTGGAGATAACGGAACCGTGTACGATCAAGTGTTCGTCAAGTTCGCGATTCACATTGATGCGGACGAAGAACTCTGGATTCACGAGTTCAGACAGTCCGACATGGAACAAAATCGTGGATGGTATCATGAAGTCCCGAAGCCGACATTGGGACTCTTAAAGAAGGAGATCCGTTATCAGGATATCTATCTTGTATTGGATGATGATCAGCTTCTTTATCGAGAGGCCGCCGGAACTATTATTTACGAGTTACCCATGATGCTAGAGAACGCAGAGCGATATGGGATTGATCTTCGTGTTGCCGTTGCTTCTTATGGAACCTCTTTGCAATTCAGGGACACACTTGGCCTCCCAACTGCGGAGCCAACATGGTTCACAAAATACGAAGAGATTCGGGACACTCTAGTTAACATCCCAACAAGAGAGGCCCAAGACAGCAATTCTTTTGCAGCCTTGGAGCTTCTGCCTATTGCTGCTTCAACTTATTCAATTGACCGGCATGTATCTGTCTTGCTTTACAACACCTGCTTGATGACGGATTATCCACTGACAGCCCCACAAATCAATACAAATCTGGAAGAAATGAAAATGCTGGATGTCGATGCGATCAAAGCGTTAGCTGACATCTATGCACAGGAAGAGATTCGTCTTTATCTGGCGTTTAATCAGAATTATCATTCGAAAAATTACATGTACGGAACTTTTTACACCATGGTCGACAAACAGTCGGAATGGATATCACATTATCACAAGAAATCGGTTGCCATTTATGGACCTCCCGCCATGATGAACATTGACGGCCCCTATAATGCCGAGGGGTACCCAGTTTATGTGGAATTCATGAAATGGCTTACGCGACCTACATACAATCTGATCTCCGACATTGGGAACAATGCAGATTTTACCATGGCCACAGGCAATTTGATCATGCCGATTATTAAGACATGGGCTCTCCCCACTGTTCCTCTAACGGCCTTTGATGAAGTTCGGTCTTATCAATACGGAAGTGCTCTTGTGGACCAAGGACTCATGATTGCCGGGACCCCATTGGTATGGGCCAACGTGGGATACTATCAGCAAGATTACGGGTTCAAATTTGACATAGCTTATGCTGCAGACAGATCTGGTCTTATTATTGAAAAGATGGGATCATGGAACGCAGACAATCTGGCCAGAAAACGGGAATATTTCAAGAGTTTTTATCGAAAGAATAGAAGCGTAGATACAGACTTGAGACACATTGTTCATGTGTTCGCCGCAGTTCGCCCCGATAATCTCGGTTTGTTTGGTGACGAAGAAAAAGAGGCACTGAAGTCGATCATCAATCGATGCGAAATAGGCGATATCTTTATGTTGAATTGCATCACAAATTCCGGAGACGCTTATCCGGACTGGGGTGTAATCAAGCCAACCATCATCCACGATGAATCCAAAAGGCTCCGTCTTCTTGTTGAGATTGAGAACTTAAATCTTTATCCGGACTATCCAACAACGACGTACGGACTGATGGGTCTTTATAACTCCAGACATAAAGTTTACTGGAACCTCATGGCGGACAAGAAATCCGGAAATCCGTTCTTTGTTGATAAGAAATTCTGGAGAGAATCTTTCAACAATGGACCTGTCCATGTTATGAACATTACACTGGGGCAATTCGATGGAGAAACCTACGTGTTTCCATTGCTGAACGATCTACACATCTATACCAACGGGACAAGCAATCAGTTCCTTTACCTGGATATTGGCCCAGGAGAAGAAGGCCTGAAAGAAAAGCTTTTCGGCCATCAGCCCATTGGATATGCTCGAACAAAAGAAGCTGCCGAGCTGAACAAAGTCTTGGATACCGAATTCGCTGCCTTCCAGAAAAAACACAGATCTATTGGACATGTCGCCATGAACCTTATTGGAGATGCCGAAAACCTAGCAGAAACAACACTGATCCGGTCTGTCAAAAACCTTTATGATGTACAGGGGGCTGTTCTGTCCTTTGTTGGTTATGCCAAACAGAGTGGGAATCAACCCTACGATGTCGGTCTTGTCGTCTTTGGCCGATTCTATGGTATCAAACTGAATATGGAACCGACCCAATACAGCATTTACCTGCAGAACGATAAGACACCGAAACAATTCTCTGATGACGAACTGTATGGGCCAAGAGATATCTTGTTCGAAGTCTTTGAGTGGCCAGAAGACAGTGTCGACCCAACGCAAGTAAAAGCAACAGAATTGTTGATCGTAGACGGCTTTACTTATGATGAACCGGACTGGTCCTCTGTTCTTATCTATGCTTACGCAGACGATCAGGACATCGTCATCGATCGAATTAAGATGCCAGAATTCCTTTCAACACCTAAAAACCAGTATCGCAGACCGATTTATAATTGGCCAAGGAAGTTGGACGAACAAGGTTACGAACAAAGTTTTGACGAAGAGCCTCCAAAGCCCGAGATCAAAAACAATCCCGGGAAAACGACAGGGGCGAAACCAGGCAAACCCGGAACGAAGCCCGGCGGAAGCAAGACAAACTGGGCTGAAAGGCCTCCTCACAAATGGGATCCTATCGTTGGGCCTGGTCGTCCTCAAGACGGATACCCTGGAGACACGACAACGACAACGGATCCAGAAACTCCGGATCCGGTAAATCCAGCTTTCCAGAAGCCGGTTATTCCAATTCCGAAGCCCACAACAATCCCGACACCAAATCTTCCAGTCTTGCCGGATACGGTTTTTCCGCCTGCAAATCCGGAGATGTGTGCTCGTGATTGGATCAAGGATCTCGTCCTATGTTGTGCCCTGAAGCAATGGGATAAATCCAAATGGGATCAAATACTGACCGACTTCGGAACCATTGAAGCATGGTTGGCTTTCTTTTGCAATGATCTGCAGCAATGGACCGTCTTGGATTCCCAAGGAAACGCCATGACCTATATTATCAATGAGGACAAGGGATGCCCGACACTAACAACAGAATCAGAGAATATTGCTATCGAACTGGAAAAGACATTCTATACGGAAATCGATGACTGGACATTGGAGGAACCAGGCAGCAAGAGACTGACTGCCTTCCCTGTCTCTGTTCTCCTGCGTCCCTCTGTTGAAGAAGATCCAGACTATCAGTATTGCAGACTCAACGGACTTCGATGGGTAAGCAAGGAAATTTTCACAGAAGATGATTACTCTTTTATTGATGCGACTGGTCCGGATCGTAACCCGTACGATAGACAAGCTGTCCGTTTGCTTGAAAAGTCTCTGAAAGGAGACGTCAATGTAGTTGACAATCCAGGAGGCGTTATCGTTTCAGGAGGCTGGATCGGTCAAAAATACGAAGGGGCGATTGAGCTAGAAAGAGAACTCTCTTTCCGTGATGGAGAGAAAGTTCTATTATCAAAGGATGACCTTGTTTATGATTTAAGAAACTTCTACGATGAAATCTATACTGGTCCAATGGAAAGCGTAGACAGTTCCTTGAGTGTTCATGACATGGATGAAGCTATTGTTCTTAACTGGGAAGAGAAGCCCGATGGTGTTCTGTTGACAGGACATTCAGTAGATGCAGCTGATTCTGTCGTCTCTTCAAAAGTTCTGAACGACCAGACCCCGGAATTCACATTCTATTTTGCAGACCTGGTTGATCTGGTTCCGGATTGCCAGTATGATTATCGACTGTTCATTGTTTCCTACAGTGGCAAGCTTATCTTTAATGACTTGGAATACCATGATGGAGACAACGTATACTTTGACTCCATGTCAGATTCCAGTTTTACAATAAAAGCTGGAGATGCTATTTATTACTCTCCTTGGACAGGAGAGACGTCCGAGCGTCAAGGACAAGTCAACGGCCTTCAACCCTACGTTCTTCCGTATGATGGAAAAGAAGATCTCATTATGCCGATGGAAGAAGTTTCTCTTCCAGATGGACTGATCGACCTTCGTGTTCATGCCGAAATCATAAGGACAGATTGGCCTGTCATTTGCATGTACGAACACGAAGTGGATCCTGGATTCTCTGATATCAATGGAGATATTGTTTATTTCTCAAGTGACAAGATCGAACCTTTTGATATGCAGACACCTTGGACCGGAGCTGAAGTCAAAACAGAACCGTTTGTTCTCAAAACTCTACAACCAGTAGAAATGAATATTCGGGTCTACAATCCAAAATTCGAAGCATTCAAGGGAAGTACAATTGGATCTGTTGTTGCAAGGATCGCCTCAAGCAATCCAAACGTACAGGTTCTGGAATACCCCGAAGAAGAGCTGACATGGGGAACGTCTGAAGTTTACAAGGATATCCCTCTTACCATTAAAGCAGTCCCAAGTGCGACTATCCAATGGTTCCCAACGATCCACGCCGGACATTATTACCTGAACCAGCACGAACGATTCTTGCATGTTAACGCCAAACCCATTGGCATTTACAAGCAAGGACAGGTTCCTGTAATCAAGGATGTCGTATATGCAGCAGAGTTATCCATGAAATCCAAAAATCCTGAAGGAGAAGCCGAAATAAGACACCTCCGGGCCAATGAATTTGCAGGACAAAAGACCGGATGCTTCTACAGAGGTAACGGCCTGGAATGTTCTATGACGATTACAACGCCTCTTTACCAACAATATGCAACTGGAACCTATATCTCCAAAGACCTCATACTTGGAAACGAAGACCCTGTAGAATGGGGAATGATGACGTGGAATGCCGAAGAACCTGCCGGGACAGAAATCAACATGTATCTTCAAGCTCAAGACACGAAAACTGGAATATGGGGTCCTTGGATAGGCATTGAAAACGGAGCCGTTCCTGTTGTTCCGTTAAGCCAAAAGATCAGATACATGGTCAAGCTTAATCCGGAAAATGACTCTGTTGATTACGAGATTGAAGAAGTTGACAACAGTATTCTGGACTTCCTTGGATTTGACGGTATTTCTGTTCAAAACGTAACAGCGACATTTGGTCAGCTCGAATGTTTGGACAAAGGTTCTTCTGGGACCTACATCTCTGCAGTGAAGGATTATGGAGTCAGCCCAACCAGTTTTGACATCACGGCACAGGGAACAGGATCTTTCCTTGTGGAGTTCGCAACAGCTGACACCAAGGAAGACCTGGTTGCTGCTGACTGGCACACTGACGATAACGGACTGTATCTTGGCAGGTACGTTGTGTATCGGGTCTCTCTTGTTGAAGACGCCGTCGTTACTGCAATCTCAAGAAAAGCCGTCGTCTTTGCTAGTATGGCCACAAGCCCCAAAATAGGGGACATCCGTATCCGTTACGTCATAGGCGGAAATCGTGGCATAGGAGAGATCATCACACAAACCATTGCCGGCCGACTTGCCGCTGACGCCGAATGGCATGAAATTTCCAATGGAGATCTGCGTGCAACCCTGTATCCGTCTTTAATCGGAAATGGATATCGGTTGAGCGACCTCATGTCCGTGGACATTTCCTCTTCAGACTCTGACGTCGAATTCCTGTATGACCCTAGTGGATCCACTCCTCTTCTGGCCAGAACGGCAACCGAAGAAACAATCATTGGCAATACAAAATGGTTGGCTTTCGAGGACAAGGTCGGATTGATCTCTCCTGTTCCACAACAATTTTCTCCAGTTCTTGTGCAAGACGAGACTACAGGCACCTGGTTTGTGCAATCAAACTTCACAGATGCCAATGGAAAACCGAGTCTGTTTACAACAGAGACGTCCATTTCGGATGGTAGATCTGGCATCCTTCTTGGACACAATGGTGTAGACATCTCCTCTGTTCTGCTCAAAGTAGACGGAGAAGATGTAAATGCTTCTGAACTATCCTTAGTCAACAACATTTTAGTGCGATCCAGCCGGAATCCCATTGGTTCAACACTGGAAGTCCGTTATGCCCTGACGAACTCTTTCACGATTGATCCCAACTTTAGTACAGCTGGGGCTCGGATTCAACTGCATACAAATCTTCCGACAGACCATATTCTTGTCTATGCAGAAGCCAGCGAGGATCGTTCAACACAAGTAGCCGACACCATCAATATGAACCCTCTGTATGCCCCGAACAACCACGGATTTGTCTATCTGTCCGATGAGGCAACAACAGCTTCTCAAATCCAAGTATCCATGAATCCGTCAATCCTTTCTGCCGACGGGATGGATACCGCCTCCGTCTTTGCTCGAATCCTTGATGTAGACGGTAATCCCGTCTCTGGAGAAAAGGTGATTGTTGAGGCTGTTTATGGTAAGATTATCTTGACAAACAATGTCTCCGACCCATTTGGCGTGGTCTCCTTCCGGTACGTTGCCCCGCTTGAGTCTGGAGTCGATACGGTCAGCATCCAGGCGTACGGGAAGTCCCTGACCGCAATCCTGTCTGTAACTCTGAAATCGTAGGGGGGCCTTCCATGTTTTTGAGCACCAGACCTCACATGGATCAAATTGACGGACACCAGTACACCATGCGTACTGGTGTCCGTTTACCCGACCCTGCGGTAAATCTGGCATATTATCACAACAGGCCTTTGTCTCCAGAAGAGAATATTATTCTTTCTGATGCAGGACGATTTATCATTGAAAATCTTCGACAGGAAAGTGAAAATGTTCGTTTTATGATCCCGGATCAGACTGGTCTTCTTTCTGATGATTCCGGGTCAGACCTGGATTCTTCCTTGTTTCTGATCGCAGAACACTTCAGCGGAGAAAGCCCCCTGTATTATAGATACCGTTGTGCTCACATGCACTACGATAAGGTCGGCCCAGAAGGAGTTTACTCAGGAAACAGCATTTATCTGGTCGGTGTCAATCGTAGACCGGTCAGCGTCAATCGCTATCCTTACAGAATATTTCTCAAGGCAGTCGAAGGAAAGACTAATCATTACGAAGTTTGGATATACACCAGCTTTGAACTTCGCAGCGAAAACCTAATGTCTTGCGTCTACAATGCGATTGTTGAGAAGAGGATTGACGGTCAGGCGGCGTATGACATCATGCCGGCCTATTCTGAAAGAATCAACCCACAGCCTTATTTCGATGCATACGACAGAGAAAATGGAACACCAACAGGAACAGTTCAGAATTCACGGATCCGAATTCGAAATGTTCACATTCAATCAGACGACCGAAAGGCCATCCCTTTCTCCTATCGTATTGAGACGGCTGATGGCAGTCTCTTTTCTTCATGGATATCGGCGAGCGTTCTGAACAAAACCGACGCATTGCCTCACGAGCAGGTTTTATTTGTTGGAAATTCCATGAGCGTCTCCTCGGGATCTGGACTCTCCATCATGATGGAGGAGCATCCCACCGAAGATTTCATCAATCATATGTTCGTGGCTGTTTTTGGAACAGACCCCGATTCTATTGCCAATCGATCAAAGATTCGTCTGACACTGGATCCGGACGGAGCCATGCCCGTCATGGCTGAAACAACAGAAGCGACGGGGAGCGGACCAGATGGAACAGGAAGAATCATTCCGCCAACCCTGTACCGTCTGATCTCCGGAAAGATCTTCCCAGTCTATTCCGTCATGATGAAAGACCATCGACAAATCATGAGCCTGCTGCCATACCAGACGGAGTCTTTCGAGAGCTGGTATCCGCGGGTTCGATATGGACGTTTCATTCAGACGGTCACGGAAGACGGACATCGATATCGCTACCACTATGCTATTCCTGAATATGAGAACGAATCATACAGTCCAGTCTATGGGCGTCCCTATGTCGATATCATCGAGGAGAGGCCCAAGATCCTCAGCAGCAAGAAAATCCAGGCCAGGTTCTCTCCTCTCCATGTCTTGCTCGAAAACGGAAGAGACCCCAAGAATCTGACCCTGGTCCGCATCAATGCATACGGACAGAGAATCCCCATGACCTTGACCTCGTGGAACTGCAAAGATGGTGTGATTGAAACAGATGACTTCATCAAGCTCAATGATTCCCTGTACCTGTCATACACGTACGAAGAAGAAGGGTATTCCTATCGAGGATATACGGACGAAGATCTTGGAGACCGTCTGCACTTGGACTTAAATCCTTTGCAGTATCATACTACAAAAGTCGCCTTCGGAGGCGTCGTTGAGGAAATGCCGTCCTATTCTTTGTTTAACTTTACGGTTCATCTTTGGTTACAGCCTGTATCTCGAGACTTGGCTGATGACGAAGAGAATCCTGTTGTAGACGGATCCTTCATTCCTCCAGGAAAAGCTCTCTATCATACGTTTCATGAAGCTGATCGCAAGAAAGCTTCTGACCTTTTGATCTCTAAGATACTGTTGCGTCACAACACAACAGTTGATGCCATGGAACTTCGAGACACAAGATCCAGAGGTGGGGGCGTTCGAAGGAAAATTCCAGACTCCCTTCGTAAAGCTCTTGAACCAGAATCGGAATACTACTGGGATATCGGATACTGGGATGGTGAACCTTATTCGGAAAACGGGGTTACCGTTGTTCGTTTGGATCGAAAGATCCTCAAGGATTTTGGAGGCCGATTTGACCCAAAAGAAGTAGAAGTAATCGTCAAGAGACATTTGGCCTATGGCGTTTTACCTTTGATTGAGTATGTTGGCACGTATACAAAGGAAGATCGTCCAATCCCCAAAGTGGAAGGTCATTATGAAAACATCATTCATTGGACCCCTGTCTTTGACTTGACCGTCTATAACACAGTTCAGAGGCCGGTTTCCATCATAGAGACGGAAGACCGAGAATGGCCGTCTTGTGATATAATGGAACCGACTGAAGTTAACATGCACAATATTCTTCTATCTGCAGAAATCTATGAAACAAACCATAAGATAGAATTCTCCGACGTCATCGATGGAACAATCGTACGAACCCCCCTGTTCTCACCGACTGGTCTAATTTGGACAGAAGAGATTTAAGCCATTTAGAAGAAACTTTCCCTTGAATGGGTTAATAAATGAAAGTAAGGAGACGGCGACATGAAACGCATCAGACTTGGAATCAAGACCAGTGAGCATACCAATTACCAGCATCACGTCTTCCGTTCAACCCGGCAAACAGACTTGCCGGACAATCTGGAAGTGCTGGCACAGCTCCTTCCGGTCGTGGATGTACGGGAAGCCCTCCGGAACAAAGACGCAGCTCCTGTCCATGAAAATTTATTCCTGGATAAGACAAAGGCTCCAAGAGAGTATCGAACTCCCTTTAAGCTGACGTACGACCCTCTGGTTTCTGCGGCCCAGGAGTTTGTTCTTCATATTCTTGATACAGGAACAGGGGCTATCCAGCATTTGACGCTGACGTTCAATAATTCTGGAGTCATTCAAGCCATCAGTTCAAATATTGTTAACAACGGAACAGAGACTCCTGGTGTGATGGAGACGACTTTTGTAGAAGTGATCAACACCAACGTCTATATTGCAGAGTCTTTGCTGTTGGGATCTAAAAGCGTCTCAGCCGATTACTTCATAAAGGTTGTAACGGCATTCGACGACAACGAATTGACCTACGACGGCATAGATTATCATGGTCCAGTGGCAACAGGTCTGAGTGCCCCAAACGTTATTCGTTCAATTGTTCCAATACAAGTAGGGGTAGACGCCAATATCCCAACAATGTCTGTCCGTTGTAATGGAGGAGATCAAGGCGTTGTGTATTTCTATAGAATCGTTTCAGAAGATACATCTGGAAACATCTCAGAACCATCTCCGCTGTTTTCTACCTTGCTCAGACAAGACGCTGCAAACTTAACATATAAGCTCGAGGGAAGTTTTGATTACGGCACAATTCCAAATGAAGAAGTCGTTTGGGAAACTCTGATCAATAATGCATTACACGATCTATCTTATAATCTTGGGATACCAGGAGACGAAGACCTTGGAACCCCGATTGTTCGTCCGGAAGTCCCAAGTTTTCTTGCAACGGACATCAGTGTTGATCAAAGCCGGGTCGTTCTGGACAACCGTATCGAATTGAGTATTCCGAATGTCTGGAAAGAAAACCGTGCGGACTACAACATGAGAAAAACCAGGGCTCTTCGTGCTGTTGCTCGTGACATGTTCGGAAACATTTCTGAGATATCTCCGGTTGCAGCTACCCAATCAGTTCTGGTCCCCATTGAGAGAATCTCCTGTGTAAAGAAAGATGTCTCACTCATGGCAGAAGGAAGAGGTGAGCCCGTTTCTATTGCGGAAGGAGCTTTGGTTAAAGATTGGGTTCGTATTGATGGACGATTCTATGATGGGTCCACCATGTATGAACCAGAATGGACAACCATCATGGAGTCTGTTGCAGCAGGAAAAATCCTGACACAGACCGCAAGTACGCTAGATCGCATCGGCCTCATGGACTTTGTTGCAGAAAATCAGATATGGAACTATACCTTCCATATATTTGACGTATATGGAAACAAAACAGTTGTTCCACTTGTCGTGGATACAACTGTGGTTCCTTGACGGAGGTGCCGATGAATGTCCGAAAGATAAACCGGGTTCGCTTCCTTAGAGTGGCCGACCCAAACATAAAAGGATATAGAATACTCGCAAAGACGAAAGTCAACAATACAGAAGAAATAGAAGAACTTGTCTGGATTGAGAATCTGTCAACACCAAACCCAATCCGGATTCGAAGCTCTATTCCGTGGAACAGCATGTTGACCTGGACTCTCGATAAAGTCTATATTTCAGACGATCATCCTGTAAAAGTCTTTGTTAACGGGAAACGATTGATCGATCTGGTTACGGCGTTTGATCCAATCAAAAGCACCCTTCGGGTCTTTTATGATCAGATTACAGAAACCGATACCCTCGACGTGGAGTATGCGATTGACGGATTTGAACTGGTGCACACAGCCAGTTGTCCAACAGAGTATGTTGTCACCATAGAGGTCGACTCAAGCTCCAATACGGTTGGAAATCATAATATTCTGATGTAAGGCGGTGAGAAGCATGGCCGAGAACCAATTCAATACATTTACAAAGTTCGTTCGGCATGTGGATAACGCTCGAGAGCCGGTTCGGGCTGATGACATCAACAAAGTCCAAAAGGCTGTCAACACACAGGAGCTTCAATCCACAGAGCTGACAACGTCAGACTTCCTGCAACGAGCACTGTTTGCTCTTGATAATAGCTTCTATGTCAATACCATGTTTATTGACTCTCTGGAAAACCAGCAGTACATCAACATGGGACACTCTTTTAACGTGATCTATGATGCCAAAACCCGTACGCTTACATCGGGAGATGCCGGCAACAAAGGAGTCATCATAACCGTACCCTTGGCTTCTTCAAGCGAGATCCCTCTGAATGACTTTGTCATTATGGTTGACGAGCATATTCCTCTTGGGGCTAGTATAAAATATAGCCTGACATCCAATGGCAAAGACTTTTTCCCAGTTCGCGTCAACGACGTTAATACACCAAACCGGATCAATCCGAGTTACGAAGCTGGTGCTTTGCTTGACGTTGTTCTCCGTATGGAAATGAACAAGAATCTCTCCGGAGAAAGTCCCAAAGTCTCTTCCTGGGTTGTTATGTATAATGACCCCATATTGGAAAGAAGTTATGGCCTGATCAATCCGGATCTTGGTCGTTTCGAATCTGAAAATCTTGGAGACGTCATTTTGATCCGAGACCGACTTCAGGGAGACAAGCTTGTAAAAGTCGTAGAACCGGATGTTGTAACCACTCTCTTGTACAACGAAGACGGAACACTGAAAGACGTTATCACAGATAACGGTAAAGCTAAAATAACAGAGACCATGGTCTATGGGAGTTACGTCAATTCGTTTGGAATTATTGAGACTGTCTTACTCAAGGTCACTCGCGGAACAGAGTCTCTTGCTGAAAGCCTTGGAGATGATGTTTTCGATGAGAATGGCGGTGTGGCATGAGAGTTGAGCAAACTGGCAGAAATGTATATCGCAAAAAACCAGACAAAGTAGAGTCTCATGTTCTAAGAATTGCCGAACGCTTCATGGAAACTGATCCGGAAGCCATTCTGGGGACTCGCGAAGAGATTATCCAGGAGGCCATCAAACGGATCAGACAAGACCAGGTCTCTTCTCTCCGACAGGTTATCATTACAGAGATGAGGAAGGCTGTTGCCAGCGAATTCGGCACGCTGGTAGATCAAAGAATCAACGACGTTGTTCTTGCTATATACCAAGGACTCTACACTGTCCCGGTTTTGAAAAAGCATGAATTCAGAATCAAAATAGAAGCTGATACGTTTGAACTTGTCATCCCTTCAGAAACTGTTCCCAAAATGAAGCCGGACGATGCCTGCGATGTGTTCATAAACGGTATCTTGCAAGCAGACTTCACCCCTGAAAGCACGGGACAATACACCACACTGCTTCGACTTCCGGAAACGGATCAATTGCTTGTAGGTGATGATATTTATATTCGATTCTTTATTCTGTATGAAGAAAGCAATTAACTCGACAAGGAGGAGCTATGGAACAAAAGACGATCTCCTTGGATGAGGTCAAGATTGCCGTTATCAAAAAGATTCTGGACGACGAAGCCGCTGCCGGCCGCATTCAGACACAAGAAGCCTATGATGCAGAATACCAGGTTCTCTTGACCAAGGTTCGGTCTTCTGACTTGATCTCCCGTCCAAAACCACAATCTGGCATTACTAACGCCGAGTCTTTTAATAACGATATTGGCGATCTTTATCTTGACGTATTGACGGCCTTTGGGTCCATGAATAGATTAGATGAAGCCGTCACACGACACCAGAAGATGAATGAATCAACGGTCAACGCATTGAGAACTCAAGTTCTCAAGATAGGTGATGCCGTTTCAAATTTTGAGCAAATACTGAAGACACAGCACGGATCCGACCACTATGAGGAAGGATTCCGTGATGTTGGTTGTTTTGAAGAAAGCCAACTTCTCTATGCAGAAAGAGATGGTTCTGTTCTGAGTCCTTCTTACAAAGCCAACCTAGACCGACATAACGAGCATTTGACCCTTCCTTACATGGAAAGAACCAGTGCCCTGATTCACCCAAATGGGATCCCATTTGCAGAAGCCACGCTGCCAAAACAATTGGGATCCGGATTGATCCGTATCCGGAATGAACGCAACCTTTTGGACAAGGCGATCGACACGTCGACAGAAACTTACTGGGCTGAATGCCTTCTAGTGGACACGCCCATGCAGGTCGAGCTTGATGAGTATTACTATCGATCCGACTTCGGAGCTCTCTGTGAAGTAGAGGTTCGATTCCAGACCCCTACGGTCATCAATGAGATTTCCTTGATTCCCTATGGCTCCTACCCCATGGAGATGATGGCCATTCGATTCTATGAGACTGACGAGGAATCTGAACCCATCAAAGAAATTGTTGCTCCGAGTTCTGAAGATCCTTTGCTTCGTCCCGGGCACTTGGAGAGACCGATTGGATATCGCTTTGAAGATAGACTCTGCAAAAGGGTCCGTATCCTGTTGAATCAGATCCACTACATCAAACAGACCGTCATCGTAGACACAGAAGAGCAAGCCAAGAATGAGCTGTGGTTCAAGGCGACCGGCCCTATTGAATATGATCTTTCTGGAAACGAGATCTTTCCTCCGGTCTATCAGGACAAAGCCATGGAAGACAAATCATGGGTTTTATTTAACCAGTCAATTGATGTAACAGAGCTTGATGTCGAGAAACTCCTGGATGTGCCTAGCCGGCCACAACCAGTTTCAAAATATGAATACACTTATGGACTTTATAATATCGGAGTCTATCGAAATGACTTTCAGGATGTAGGAGTCTTTGTGTCTCCGATGATCCAAGCACGAAGCAACATCAAATCTATCGAGCTAGATGTCACACAAGCTTCTCCAAACGGCATACCGTGTGACATCGAATATTACATTTCTTCTGTGGAAAATCCCTCCGGATCAGACTGGTTTTCAATGTTGCCAAAAGGTCAAAGCCTGGTGGTCAATGAACTGTTGTCTACTGGGAAAAGCGACGGGATGGCCGTCTTCTATGACCTGAGGTTCCCCGCAACCGGAGATGTGACGATCAAAGCGGATGGCATCGTTGTGGACGAAGCCTTTCTGTCTTTTCGACAAAACCTGTTAGGCCAAAAAAACAAAGTTGCCATTCTTCCTTTCAAGAAGTCTGGCGTAGTATATACTGCAGACTACACTCCGGCTTCCGGACATGTCGTTGACTTTGTTGAGAACAGATCCGAGCCTCCTGTTATGACAGATACGATTCAGGCCACTGGCCAGAACTTCTATACCTTGTCGAACGTCCCCTATATCTACGATGGGATGTTCATGAATGTTCAGATTGCGTCCAAGGATGGTCTCTCTCAGTTTGAAAGCTGGGGAGCTCTGGATAACGTCACCAATAAGTTGTCTCCGTCTGAAAGTTATCGGGAATTCCGAGCAGGACGGCTTCAGTACTATGTCGACAAAAACAAGCTGTACTTCAATGAAGATATCGAAATCGGTAAAACAATCGTTATCAGGTACAGCTCCTTTATCTCCCGTGTCCGCGTCAAAGCCATCCTCCGACGCAACTGCCGCGGGAACAACTGGGCTTCTCCATCGTTGGACGGTCTTCAAGTCACATTCAACCTGATGGAGTAGGAGGAAGCATGCCAAACTTGATGAGTCTTCTAAGTAAGACTAAAACAATGGACGAGAAAGCAACCGCCATCTTCAGCAACTTGGTTTCTGATTATAACCACGGTCTTATTCCGTCTGAAACGGAATTGCTCTATAGGATATTCAATGCCTTGAACGAGTTCTACGCCTCTATCGGAAAACCAACCCTTAAATTCAAGGAAGCCCGTCTTGCCCCCGTGTCTGATGACTACAACAATATGGTGGCCGAAGCTGTTGCCGACATGAGAACTATTCTGTCGGAATGCAGCAACCTCAATGGCGTCCTTGAACAATCCTTTACAGAAATTGAACTGGATCGAAAGATGCTGCAGAACCGGATCCGTTACATTGGAAAGCTCTTGGAGAAGGTAAAAGTGGCCGCAGACAATGCCAAAGTCGGTCAAGTTGTCGGAGATTCTTTCATCAACACCAAGAGCCTCGATGCGGGGATGGTTTCCGGTCGCGTTGCCAACATCAACGCAACCGAAGGCGTTCTAACTCTTAAGAAAGTTCAATCCGACGACTACGCCTCAAGTTGCAACGTCGATGTTCTTCCCATATCCAATGGATTTCCTGGGAACACTCATCTGGTAGATGTCTTGGATTCAAGTTTTCATTTCCTTGGCCAAGACGGTCTTCACCTGTCTCTGAAAGATATTATTGACGGCAACAATGACACATGGTTTGAATACGAACTATTCTCCATCTCAGACTACGAATGGGAAAAGACTATCGGTCTTGGTTTTGAGTATGCAGAAAACGTCAGCTGGGTCACGGAAAATCCCCCTTTACGACTGGGACTGAAGCTGACTATGAGCACGCCAAAGACTTGCAACTGGCTGTCTCTGTCTCCTTTTATCCCTGAGCATCGAGGAGCCAGAGCTGGAACCATTCGGTCAGCAACGATTTCAGATGGAATGGGTGCCATTCAAAACGTAGTTGCGACAAAGAGGCTTTTCGATGATGACCAAATCTATTTGTTCGATGCACAGACTGTCAAGACGATTACTCTGGAATTTGAACAACCTTTAAGTTATGATACGGATATTGGCCATTTCTTTTTTCAGGAGAACATCGGAGACACATCAGGATCCCGCGTTGAAGGTCCGATGCCTTCTCTTGAGAACCTGGGAATGAAATACGACGCCCGTACAAAGAGCGTCGTTCATCCTGTTCTCAATAGCGAAAGTTCTTTTGTGGACGAGGCCAGGACTAAACAATCCTTATTTGTCCGCCCCAATGACACAGAACAAGTCAAGGGAAGCCAAGAATCCATTAGGGCCAGTCGATACCATCTGGGTATCAAGAGTGTGAATATTTCCTGTTATACGTTTGAGGCCAAAAGCGACTACGTCTCAATTGCCTATTCCATGGATCGCCCTATCGTTTCCCTTTCTCTTGAAGCTATCGACTCAGTCCCTGCCTCTTATGGTCCCGGTGACTGGCTGAAGTATAGTTTCTCAATGGATGAAGGTCAAACCTGGTATCCCGTGGTTCCGTCTTCTCGAGCCCACTCCGGCAAGTCCGTCTATCATGTGAACACATCCACGCCGGCTGAGTTACAACATCCTGCGGACGGTTATATTGAAACAGGTAAGGCCGAATATGCAGTTCGTTTGAAGATTGAATTATCCCGTCCACTTCTTGGGAACGATCTTTATACGACACCCGCAGTCTACGGATATACGATCAAAGCGTCCACGGGAGGGGAGTAAAATCATGGGTATGGCTCAAAGACAAAGACAGGCGGCAATCGATCAAGTTACCGACGATCTTCTCAAGGAAGGTCTGCTGCCAGATGCAGCCGAAATCGGAAAGAGAACAGACGCCTTCTTTCTGGACAAGACGCCAGGTCTACCCTATTTTCGACCTCGCCCGGTCGAAGCGTACGCTCCTTCAAACCCTGCGGAATTCAACTGGATGTTTTCGAGGCTCACCGGAGACGCCGGTCTCTTGTTCCACGAGAACAACTATCAAAACAACAGGATCGTCTCGATGTTTGACACCTATCTGACAGAGAAGGAAAAGATCGAAGCCTCCGTTGAGAAACTTCAGCTTCGTGTTGACGGGCTCATGGATACGCTCCGTTCCGGAAAAGTCAGGCAGACTCAAATCGAGAGCTTCCAAAACTTCTATGGAATTGATCTGGCCGGCAATCGCGAGCGGAACATTCCAAAAACTACGGCCTTTGTCGATCTAGTTCAGAGAAAGGCCTATAACGAGAAGAGAACTCGTCCACAAGACAAAGTCAATCTGAGCAAGGCAAGCGTCGTCGTCCATCCGATCACGCCTGTAACAGGAAACGTCATGCTTGGGACTCCTGAGAGTATCCTGAAGGACACAGTCAATCAAACCTTGACTTGGACACTCCAGAAAAAGACGGACGGAGAATGCTCTATAGAGGTTTCGATCGATTTGACCGAGGTTGTTGTCATGTCTTCCGTTCTGATGAACTTGAAATCAACCAAGGCGGTCTCTGTACACTTGTCCGTATCAGAAGACGGAAGTGTCTGGCGTGACCTCATGGACATCGAGACGACCAGTTTTGCCGAGTGGAATTTCAGTCGTTCTCGGATCAAGAACCTTAAATTCAAGATCAAGAAGTACGAACCCGACGCAGAAGATGGATCAGGCTATGAATATGTCTATGCCATCATGAACGTCTCCTTGACCAATGACAACTTCTTGAACAAGAACGTCCTGACCAGTAAACCTTGGATGCTGGACAAGATTCCGAACCAGGTAACCCTGCTGGCCAGCGACGTAGTCCCTCCCAACACGGATATCAAATACTACCTCGGGGTCGACAACGGGATCGACAAGATCGATTGGCGTCTCGTGACATCAGGTGTTCCCATTGATTTCGGATTCCTCCGGACAGTTCGGAGCATCCTGACTTCTCCCATGTCTACATCGGATGGACTTGGAGCCGTAGGACAACTTCATTCAGAGACTGATCCGACAACCGTTGACCTTAGATTGGGATACCAGCAATGGCATGTGGAAGAGTTCGATGTTCCCGGAGAAGTCTCCTCAACAGCCGGATGGCAACCGTCTCTTGCCTGTACGGTCTATCCAAAGATCGATGAGCTTTTCTGTGATAGCGAAATATATCTGCGTTCGATTCGTGCGGGAAATATGACTCTATGTACGCAATATGTGCATTGCAAGAATGACGTGTCTCTTCCCAGAAGAAAGATCATTGGGGACGTCCTGCATTCCGTCTTTGTGAACAATCGACAAATTCAGGCTGTAAATGGCCAGTACACGCTTGGACTGTCAACCGGATGGAATCGGGTTCAGTTCTGTCTGTTCTCTACTGTAAACAAGTCAGTGACCCACAACTTCAACCTGTTGTCCGTCAGTGAGGATCTCTATGCAAGACCCGCTTTGAAGCAAGTGTCTCTGCATCATCTGAAGACCAACATCAAGGAGAACGACCGAAGCGTCTACGCCTTGGACGAAGAAAAGAGAATCCTGGTCAAGTACAATCCATCAGAAGCCGGTCTTGCTCAGAACTCCAATAACGCCGACGGCCTCCGCTTCCTTTCTGTATCCCGATATATCCCTGGGGAAGTGTTGAGCGACTATCCGTCAGGAGTGGTTAAGGTAAGATTGATGGCCACACTGACGAATATAGCCGAAGACGTTTCTCCACAGATCATAAACTATCAGATCATTTCCGAATAGGAGGTCTCATGCTGTATCCTGTAGGAACCCGACTCAATCACAGATACCGAGGTCCAGTTGAGACCGAGAAGATGCTTCGCTTTGGAAACGACGCCGAACAGAACCTAAAGGCATTATTCTCAGAAGTCGAATTCCTGCAGGAGTCTTTTGAAGAGCTCCGAAGCAACCTCGGTCCATCTGGTCTTTACAAGAACCATTTCCTCCTCTCGGAGGTCAACAGGAACATTCAACATCTTGAGAAGGAGGGACAACGCCATGGATAAGGTGCCGTCATTTCGCAAACAGGAAGCCAAGTTCCGTTCTGTCGCTACAAGCGAACAGTTCAATGGCATGCAGGACTCTGTTCTCTATGACATCCTGAATCTGTTTGGAACAGTCAATGAGATGCGAGCAGACATCGACGACACCAAGGAGATTATTGCCGGAGAGAACCTGTTCATGCAGATGAGGATCGAGGCTCTTGAAGACCGCCTGGCCACAGCTCAGCAAAACCAAGATGACCTTCTCGGCCAAACAGAGAACCGGACTATCCTGCTTTGGCCCTCTTCCATGTATACGGATTCGGCGAAGTCTCCGGCTGCAGCCCTTGATCCTCTCTTTGGGGACGTCACTTTGCCATTTGTGTCAAAGACCAGTAAGCTCAATGTTTACGACTCTGTGACAGGAGAGACGTTCATTCCGGATTCCTTGAAAGTCGAAACGAATCTGCTGTCTTCTACGGGAGTTCTGCAACAAAGTGAAAATAATATTCATTTTGCCTTTGATGGAGACGAATCTTCTTTTTGGAGAAAGAGCGTCCGAACAGATGACACGGTCTCTTCTGTGACCATGGATATGTTAATTGGTCTTCCGGACGACATCATCTCGAACCGGGAGATCAATGGACTTCTCCTGATGCCATACCCCTATGGAACAATGGACATTCTGAAACTTGACTATAGGCTCTTTGGAGACTGGACCCCTATTCCGGGATTCTCTTCTCACGGAGATATCATCTATGAGAGCGTCACAGATGTCTATGGAAACACAAGTCAAATTCCCGTGCTGCCGGCTTGTGGAAACACGAAGCTAATTTTCAATCCGATCACGGCTTCTGAGATCAGAATCCGGGTCAGGCAGACAAAGTTTCGAGAAGACGGGGTTGCTCGTATTTTTTCTCTTGGTTATAGATCCGTTGAGGTGGTAAACTATAAGTATGAGAAAGATGTAGCATCTTGTTACACAAAGGTCCAATTTCCCGGATTGCCCAACAAACTGATCTGCGACGTCCAAGCTGTTTTGAACAACGTCAGTGAAATCGGAACAGCCATGATCCAGTATGAGTTTTTCACACTTGATGAGAACGACAGGACTTCAAAGATCACAAAGGGCTTCCCATTTGAGATTGGCAACGGAAAGATGCTCATCAAGAGTGACATCCACAAAGGGACAACGTCCCCAGCCGTTCGCCAACTCCGGGTAATCTATCAGGAGAAGGCCTGAAAGAAGGTATCTTGATGCGAAAGTTCTGTTCAATCTTGATTCTGATCTCCATGATCCTATCCATTGTCTTGTGGAGTCCTTTGCTCTCACAAGCGGCAACGGTCGTCAAAGAAGAATCACTTGTCTATATGACAACAAAGGACGGGGTTCGATACAGCATGGACGGACCTGTTCTGCGAAAAGATGGCAAGGCTTTGGCTGACTTTCGCAAGCTGACATTTCAAGATCAGCAGTTCAATCTGGACCTGGAAACCATGAAGACATTGCTCGTGACAGATATCGCCTATGATAAAAGTAGTGGAGAATCCGTTCTCTTTGTTGTCGGCTTGGTGTTTAAGAACACACAGACGGCCCTGAATGACTCCAGTTCCTTCAGAGATCAAAAGATCAGACTTGGACGTCCCTATTTCGTTCTGATGTCTTATCTGGACGGAGACGCCTCCCAGGTTCCATGGTATAGCCATCCCATGATGATGGAAGCTGTGATGCCTTACGACGAAGTGTGGGAGGCTGTTCATGTAACAGACCTTCCGGACACAGCCGACCCGGGTCTCACAAGCCCCGTGTTGTACAACTTCTCGTCAGAGCTAGTTCATCCTCGAATCATCATGAGCAAGTATTACCCCGGGAAAGCTTACTTCATGTTTGAAGAACAACATGATCGTAATGTTTCCAAGCCTCACATCAAAGTCTTTCGATTCATGACAGATAGAACCCTTAAACCCGAACAGAAGTTTCAGGAAGAGTTCTATGTGTGTTTCTGGTGGATGGAAGCTGAAGCTTTACGATATGACAATCGAACCTGGACCATGAGAAAAGACCGCTTCTACATCAAAGAGAGTGCAAAAGACGTCATCAACGTCTATAACTTCGGAGAGGAAACCAGTATCTGTTTTCGAGTCGACATCTTTCGATGGAAGTATCCAAGACTGATCGATTGGTACTGGAGAGAGACTTCAAGCTTCCAAGACCTTGGACCTCAACCCAGTGTAGAGAAATTCTTTCTCATGAGATGACAAAAGACCGGGAGAACAATCTCCCGGTCTTTTCTTTGTGTGGCGAGTTATTCTCCGCCTTCAGGTTCTTCTGGTGCTTCCGGAGTTGTATCAATGGCAGCCCCTTGAGCTACGTCATCTACTCCGAAACGTTTGTTCATCTCTTCTTGAGAGATTGTTCCGTGGTTGGCCATCTCAGGAACGATCTGGCGACCATAGCATTTTCCTGCCACAGCGACTCCGCTGAATCCCATGGCAACATTTGAACTGACGATTGGCATATAAAAGTCCTCCTTTCGTCAGAGCTTCCTCCTGGTTTGGAGGCTATCTTTCTTTCACACGTCAAGCCGTAATAGGATCGACTTTGTCTGTGATTGAAAACCAGATAAGAGCGTTTCTGGCTCGAACCTTTATATCAAGGAATCCATCCGTTGCGTCCTGATCACAGAAGACTACGATTGGCTCTGTTCTTTTCAAAGCCCATTGGTTCATGACTGCGGACCATTTGTTCGGATTCATCCCACAGGATTCGAGATTCTCTTCTATGACAGCTTTAAGACTATCATAGTATGGCTTGTTCTTCGGAGGCCCTTGAAAGAATTCGTCGAGCATCTCCTGTTTTGGCCATATGATTTGCATGACTTTCCTCCTTAATAGAATTGGCCGGATAAGCTCCGGCCAAGCTGTTCGGATTTTGCCGAACTCATAGCGGGTTTCGAAGCCGCTTGGTGAGTGTTGCAGGCCTTGAACCTACATGGCGTCCATTCCACTCATGGGGCGGAGGCTGGTACCCTCAGAAATGTTTAGAATTGATGTTTTCCTCCTGTATATTGTAACATATTTCAAAGCAGTTTCTCAAACGGCACTTTCGTCTATATCAACATCCATCTGAACAAGCTCAATGCCTGCCTGTGTCATCATAGTTCTAGCCATGTCGTCAGAATATGGTTCTATATACACAACCTTCTTTACCCCGGCATTGATAAGAATCTTTGCACAGATTACACAAGGTTGATGTGTAGAATACAGGACGGAACCATTTGTGCTGCTTCCGAAGAATGCAGCTTGAATAATAGCGTTCTGTTCAGCATGAACAGAACGACAAACGTCATAATGCTTGCCGTTAGTCGTGTCTAATGTTGCCCGTTGACAACCTGCTTCCGTACAATGAATAGAGTCTTTTGGAGCCCCACTATATCCGGTTGAAATAACATGGTTGTCTTTTGTGAGTACGGCTCCTACTTGTCTGCGTAAACATGTTGATCTTTTCTGTGTCAACTTTGCAATTGAAAGAAAATACTCATCCCATGTCGGCCTTTTCTTTGTTGCTACCATAACGATTACCTCCTTGATTATTTCCGTGTATTCACGGAGAAAAGGGACATGGTTTAAGTAAATCTGAATTGGCATGAAAAAGACAGGAAAGACCGAAGCCTGCCTGCCCTTGATTTTTACTCCATATAGACGATTGCGTTGCCAGTGTCGACCAACCATTGGTTGATGTTTGTTCCGTTCTGAAAAACTTCAGCTAGCCAACGTCCATACTTGTCGGTTTTGTAAGTTTTCATAATAACAGTTTGTCCTTCAAGCATATGTTTCATCATAACTGTAACGTCGCGGCCAATCTGGGTGCTGTTTTCTGGCGTGTTGATTCCCTTTAATCGAAAGGTTTCCCGTACAGACATATGAAAACCCAGGTCGATTTCCGCTTTTACAGTGTCTCCGTCTACAACGCGGAGTATCTTCGCTTCGTATTCGAACATTTTATCTTTCTCCTTTGTGAGTTCTATACTCGTATATTGCCGAAAGACTCTTTTTGACTTGTTCCTATGTTATCAAAAACAGCTAGTAAGTTCATTGACTTTATCGAATAATTACAATTGCCAAACTTTGTTTAGAGCATCGGATTGATCTGTATATTGATTCCATGTTTCCATTGTTACTTGCTCTGATTGGCTGGCAGCATTGCTTAAAGCCCATGATTCTGGAGATGAATCTTTTCCAACAAGTTGGTTTGTATTCTTTGGGATGCTGTGCATGTTCATCCAGTCAGCGTCTCCCTGTTCGGTTTTCTGAAACATGCTCACTTGGCCGCCTGGACCTGATCTTCTGTTATCTATTGATAAAGGATCTGGAATGGGTCCTTGCATTTCTCTTGGTCCCTGCATTTCGGCTTGAATATTGTCGACTGCACTTTGAACTTCAGGAGAAGGTGTTGCATCTGATACGGATGCGGTTTTAGCTTCTCGAGCTGCCTGCTTCGCAGTTTTCTTTGCGTCCCTTGCCGCCTGCTTCGCTGCCTTCTTTGTTTCTTTGGAGACTTGTTCTCCGGTTTCTTTTACGGCCTTGGCAGCAGAAGCCCCTTTTCCTTTGAAGGCACCGATGATAGCGAGAGAACCCAGAACAATACCAGCTCCGTTAAATAAAGATTGATTAGCGGCATTCTGGTTTGATTCTATTTCGCGTTCACTCATGGTAGGACCTCCCGCAGTATAAGTTTCAACTGTTCCATGGTCTCTACTCCCGGAGGGATTTTGAACAGTCGTATTTTCTTTTGAATCAACATTCTTTCTTTAAGTTTATCACACTGTATTAGATACTGGAATTCTTCTTTTGTTTGAAAGAATTGTCGCTCCTCATGCTGTTTTCCTTCTACTTCTATCGCAAAACGAGGCCCTGCGGGATCATAGACAAATATGTCTAATTGCATTGGATAACCCTTGGGAGACTTTAACCATGAATAATATCCGTTGAAAATGATCGCACGCTTCGGAAAAAGCATAGAAACAAACTGCTGAATACGGAACTCAAACATGCTTCTAGTTGGTGGCATTTTCGGTTTCTTGTATACTGAACTCGGTCGGTGTTCCTGACAGTAATCCGGTTTCCTGGTTTTGTATTCCACGATCTTCCCACACTTTTTGCACGTCGTTGTTCGAATCGTATAAACTTTCTTTATAGACTTTCGTGTCGCAGTTTTTGCCATAGACACCTCCAAGCTTTTTCTTTGCATCCATTCGTTTACGACAAAGCGTTACACGATGGATGCCGTAAAGCTGAGCGATCTCCTTGTCACTCATATTTTCATGATATGCTTGACGAAGGAGTTTTCTTTGGTAAGAAGTCAGAACTCTGAATTCTTCACGGCAAGTACGGCCGTTGACCCATGAGATGTCCATGCAAGCTGAACTGTATGGGTCCTCGGGAGTTTCCGGTTGGAAACGGGATGGATGACTTTTGTCGTAGAAATAACGATTCCAATACCAGTCCACTCGTTCTGTTGCTTCTTCGAAATGAAGATCTGTTTTCTTGTCCAAGAGAAACAATTCATCCCAACAGTCCGTCTTTCTCGCACAAGGGTCATTCATGTAGGCTCTGGTCTCATTGAGGTAATGCTGAAAGAACACCCTGTTGATATAGTTGTGGAATGTCGGGTCTTCGGATTTATAAAGCCTGGCCATCTTCAAGAGCACCATGTATCCAATGGACTCCATCTCTTCAAGCTCAAATGTCTGGCTATACCTGGCAGCTACACCGTGAGCCATTTGGTAGAGTTCTCGACACAGTTCTGGACGACGCTTATATCCATCTTTATTCAATGCCAAATGAGGCTTCTTATAGAAGTAAGCCATAAATGCACGCATGGCAGGGTCTTTGATCTGAAGACGTCCATAGTAAATGGACTGAACAAACCTCTGGATATATTCACGGAAAGAGTTCAGGAGCACAGAGGCGGCCTCCGGATCTCCGTCCTGATATCGATACACCCAAGTGTGCAGAAGCTGATACCTCAAGAGGTCCTCTTCTGTGACCGGTTTGTTGTTCTTCTCCATAGGATCCCCTATTCGACAGCATGTGATATAGCTACGGCATCATACATGTCACTGGTCTTGTTCTTGTTGGCTTTGTCACTGTACGGAGCCAGATCCTGAATGCAGGGGCTGTCTTTGTAAATACTTCGTATTTCGTCAGCAACCAGTTCCTTCTCTGCGTTTCCAAAGGTCGTTGCTGATTGTTTGACCTCAGACGGTGTCTTGTAAACAATGTTGACGTTCCGAATCAAGAAGGCAAAGGCGATGGCTCCTCGGAGCCTGGAGAGCTGAAGACCTGTCTTGGCATTCTTTCCGAAAAACTGTGTCTCCATTGCAACCCTTGTGATTTTATGCTCTTTGGCAATTTCGATAAGTTCCATGCAAATGTTATAGAGGCGATGGTCCTCATCAATTTTGTTGGTCGTTTGTATCCGCCCAACAGCAAGGATAGAGCGGCCCTTTCGGACCGCCCACCCCGTAGAGACCAATGAAGCATCTATCCCAAGGATGGTGTGCTCACTTGGTCTAATTGTCATCCTTGACCTCCTTGACCGAATCCGGTACTTCAATGCCGGCATCCCTGAGTTTCTTTAATTCAACGTCTTTGATACTGATGGTTCCGTCCGGATTCATTCGATTATCTCCGAATGTCAGGTCGTCCCCCATAATTTTACGTTCAGACATGTTATATGACCTCCATTTCTGATTTAGCTCCCCAGAGTTGCTCCAGTTGAAGAACTTGCTCCGAAGTGAGCTCGACCTCTGTGTTTACACTGTCTTGCCCTGCTATCTGAACAGCTCGGATGACAGGCCCAATGGCATTGATGATGTCGAGATCTGTGAAGCTGTTGTTTGGAATTCGCTTATACATGAACATGATGAGTCCTCCTTTTAAGTTAAAGCTGTTAACAGGTCCAAGTGTGGAACTCTTTGGTTTGAAGCTACAATATTTGTAAAGACCAAAGGATTAGGAGGGGTTGCTGTCGCAATATATCCCAGTCTTGGTCTCAACATCGTTGCCCGAGGAAAAGCTGACCCGCAATACCAGCTATAGGTTGTTGCGGCTAGATGAAATCCCACATAATACTGTCCAGCTTTTAAGGCCAAAGTCGTCGCTAAAGTTACCGTAACCAAACCAGACGCTGTTATGCTGATTGATCCGGACGTGTATAAGAGATTCCCATTGACATTCCAGATGGAAAACTGATACGTTGTCGACCCACTGCTTCTTACAATATAGGTTCGTAAATAATTTACGTCAAGATCTAATTGCAGGTGCATGGGGGTGATGATCGTTCTTGCTGCGTCCGGATGAGCTACAGCGGCAAGAGGATCTATTCCAGTAAAGATGGTCGCCCAATGATTGATCTTTGGAAAAGCAATCTTGGACACTTGAATGGCGGCATTTGTGTTGATGTCAATATCCATGATTGCCCCGTTTGCGATCGCGGCCGAATCCACGGCATTATCTGCCAACTCGGAAGCTTCCACAGAATTTGCCGCTAAGTCGCTAGCGGTCAATGTGTTGTCAGAGACCTCATCTGTTCCAACGGCTCCTGTGGAAATTGCTGCAGCATCTACTGAATTGTCAGCTAACTCGTCCGCCCCTACTGCATTGGTTCCGATCTCAGAAGACCCTACGGCTCCGGCCGCAATTTCGTCAGCTCCGACAGCGTTTGTCGCGATCGCACCAGAATCTACCGAGTTGTCGGCTAATTCAGAAGCTTCTACTGAGTTTGGGGCAAGATTTTCTGCAGTTATAGATTGGGCAGCTATCTTACTAGAGTCAATGGCTCCGTCTTTGATGTCAACGGTTTCAATGGTTTCGTTGATTATGGCCGCTGAATCAACAGAATCGTTAGCCAATTCTGCCGCTTCCACAGAGTTATTGGCTAGATCTCCTGCGGTCAATGAGTCATTCTTGATTTTGCTGGAATCAATGGCTCCGTCTTTGACGTCAAGAGTGTCAATTGCTCCATCTATGATGGCGGCCGAATCAACAGAGTTGTCTGCTAACTCGGAAGCCTCTACTGAATCGGCAGACAAATTCTCTGCAGTTATTGAATCCGTAGCGATCTTGCTGGAATCAATGGCTTGATTTGCGATATCGGCAGTGTCTATGGATCCGTCTTTAACTTGTGTTCCGGTTACAGTTTCGTCTTTGACTTGGTCTCCTCTAATTTGTTGCATTGGCATGTGAAGTACCTCCTGGTCTAATCATATCGTACCCCATGTTTGAGGCACAAGCGATTCTGTACGGACAAGTCCTGCATTTGACGTCTGGTTTTGCATAGAACAAGTTCTGATCGATGGACGTCGCTACGCATCGGACAGTGTGCTTCAATCTTTTGAAATCATCTAGCCCTCTCTTGGTCGACTGAATCTTCTTTCGGTCAAGACCGAAGTAAGACAGTCGGTCTTCCTGAAGCTTAAAGACATGCCGAAAGGCCATTGCCGCAGCCGTAAGTTCCAGGTCATGTTCGATGACTACTTTATTATGAACCTTATCGTCCGTCTTGAAGTCAACGACTTCAATCCCACTCTTGACTTCTCGGATCAAATCCCATTCCCCTATTAGCTCTAGGTCTTTAGAGATTTGAATTTTATACGGTTCATTAACCGCAATGATGACGCCAGGATTCTTCCTGTAGTGCTCAAAGACAGCCATCAGGCTTTCGAGACCTCTCTTGCGTCGATCGTTCTCGATGACCCCCCACGAATAAGAACTGGTGTAGATGATTTCCTGCTGGGTTTTGTTTCCCAGCCAAATTGACCCCCAGATGTTCGTGATCGATTTGGCTGGAACATCTTCCTGGTTTTGCAGGGCTGCCAGAAAAGCAAAGACCGCTTTATGCAAATCATGATCATACTTCTCAATGACGCTGATTCGTTTGCTTTGCAGCCGATCAGATTCATCGGCATGCTTATACCGGTAGAGCATGGGGCAATGACAGTAATCCAAAACATCTCTGATGTGGATTTGCTTCACTTCTTCCCCCGTTCTCCCATGAGACCCGGCGTCGAACGATCGCACATATCAAACATCTCGTTCATACAGGCTGCATGGATTTGCCATTTGAATTCTCGACGACGCATTCCTGGATCTTCCGAGAAATCTTTTGGCAACATGGCCTTCCTGCAGATCTGACAGTAAATCAATTCACCGGGTTTTGGCGGATGAGGAAGCATGGACCCTCTGGACATGGGGTCGACGTTCCTCGTGAAGGCAGCAGTCTCTTCGGCCTGCTTCATGTTCGTTAGATATTCTCGGCGTTCGTCCGGCGTCAAGCTGTCTACATCAACGTCTTGCCGGCTGAACTTTTGATTTTCCATCTCGATAGCCTCCATTTGCCAAGACTGAAAAAGGTCTTCCTCTGTAGTTGAAGTAGTCCAACAAGTGACATGGGCCTATTTCCGTAGTGGAATGGCTTGCATGAATACATTGGCCCCATGGTTTTTCTCCGTCATTTACGATTTCATCAATTGCGGCCATTATGTGTTCGTCATATGGACATTGTCTCCTGGTCATTGAAGATGTCCTCTTTTCTATATGGCGTCCCACATGTAAAGCTTCGCTCCGGGCATTGACCTTCAAGACAGCGTGCCCCTGCTTTTTGAAAAAGGACTGGAGCGACCTGTTTGCATAACTGTAAAATGGCCGTGGCTACTTTCCTAGTTTCCCATTGTGCTCGTTTGCAATGGCGAACATTAAGGAAATGAAATAGTTCACGGACATTCATGGTCATGACGATAATCGTCTCCATTCCGTTTGGCAAGATGTATCGAGCGTCCTCGATCGCCTTGCGTTCCGCTTTGAGTTTGAATTTCTTGTAGGTATCTGGCATATATGTCCGAAGCCGTTCTGTCATGGTCAAATCAAAGTCTTCATTAAATGCGACCATTACATGCAGCTTTTCGACCAATGAAGGAACTTGGTGTAACATGGCTTCGATATATTCTTCCGTCTTGACCTCTACCGTTTCAAGGTACACGTCCAGTGCAAGATTGAAAGACTCCTCGAATCGACCTCTAAGCCGATTGTTAGACAGAATTTCCGGAGGAATGACCATGCGTCCTCCAGAACGATTCACATACCGACCAGACTGGATAGAAAAACTGGCCAGACGATGTCTGGTCAGATGTTGTTCTGTAATCCTGGAAACATGTTCAATACCAAAGGTAAAACTAGCATGCTCAAATGGAGACTCATGTCCCATTTCATGGAGCATTCCTATGAATGCTTCAATGTCTCCGCTGTTTAATCTTCCCATAAGGACATCGAGAGTAGAAGGTGAATAACAAAGCTTGGCAGCCAAGGCCACCAATGAATCTGGATCTTCTGTATGTCGAAGAATACAAACTTTCAACATTGTGCTACCCCCGTCGAGACCTGTCGAATAATCTGTTTGATCTCAGGAGATACAGCAATAGAAAAGTTCTCTCTTCGAATCAGAGTAGTTCTATTCTTGTAAGTATGAACACAAATTGGAATCTTGCAGGTTTGACAACGGACATAAAGATGGCTTGCTTTATTCAAGCACTTGCTGCAGATACGACAAGGATCATACATGGAACAAGTCCTTGATTTAGGTTCCTCCGCAAAGAGGTCCTCGTTACGAGCAAAGAGGGTCTTGTTTCCTGCCAATTCTTTTCTGAGCTTTTGCTCATCGAATTGGGTTATGCCATTGTCGTCCGTTTTTCCCGCCATGTCATATAAGCCTTTTATTAGTCCGTTCTCTGCCATGATTCCTCCTGAGTATTCAGTCTTCTTCCTTGAATAGTTCTACTCTTGGAATAGGTAATCCTTCTGCAACTTTACAAGTAAGTCCTGGAATAGGCTCTGAAGATGACAAGAGGATGGATAGTTTTTTAAGTTCTTGCGGATGAAATTTATCTTCTTCGAATTCAACCATGTCTACTTGAATCAACGGACTCCATCCCAGTTTGCGAGTCAAAACTTCATATGTGATGACGACAGCTTTCTGGGTGTTTCCGTTTGTTGATGGAACCATTTCATTCATGATGATCGTCTCGTTGTCTGGAGAGATTCTGAGTGTACGATGGACGCCAGGTCTCTTGCTCTTTCCAAACAATTCATGAAGCTTTTCCTGTGGTATTACAACTCTTCCCTTGTGTTTCATAACGTCCTTCTTTCTGTAGTGATTTTACTACATTTTGTTACATAAGTCCATCTTTTATGGACTAAAGACACAAAATACAGGGGTGTCCTGATTACCAGGACACCCCTGACAGCCAGGAGGCTCGAACCGACAAGATGGCGGCTCGGCGTTTCGTTTAGATTCGAATACCCTTGAACGTCAGATCGGCAAGGTCTCCATTGATATCTCCAAGGGTCATTTGTCCATCCTGAATGGTATTAGCCATTTCAAGAGAATGAGAATCCATCATAATGGCATTCTGGATTTTTACATCCGGATAAAAGATCGAAGCACAAACTGAATTGAAACTGGCCGGCATGTATTCGATTCTTTTATAATGCCATTTGATGAACTTGTCCATTACGATTGTCAAAGCCTTTTGTTCTTCCGAAGAATAGTTCTTATTGTAGAAATAGACCTGATGCTGTTCAATAATTTGATGAAACGCAGCAAGATGGCGAGAAAGAAGCTCTTGAGAAGTAACGATAAACCCTGCGTCAACATCAAGACAAATCTTCATCAGCAAATCAGAACGGATATCAATATTTGCGATTAAGACATCTTTGAACACCAATTCCTTCCCTTTGTTTGGAAGGTTGAATGAATATCTCAAATGTTGTTTAAGTTCTTCGGCTCTGTTGAAATAAGGATGCTTTACCTGAGCAAGGAATGGTCTGGCAGGAGGATCGGATTCAGAAGTAGCGGAGGCTATTGCTGTCTGGGATGCAACTGGTTCGATCTCTTCCTCTTCGATTTTGGATCGAACCCCATGTTTCCTATCTGACCATCTTTTCAGAATGTACGCAATGGCTCCAGATATTGGGGCCAGAATCCCAATAATAGCAAGAAGCACGTCCCGCCATGTAACCGGATTTTGATCGCCGCTCATGCACGGACCTCCTTGGTTTTTATAAGATTGCTGATGCAATCCTCTTTTTCCGGGGACTGTAATTTTGATCGGCTTACAGACCGGATTGTACTACTTTTATTATAGAGTATTTTGTAACAATCCTACAACTGTGAATAAGTTACATCCACAGCACGTTTTTGGGATCAACAATTTTTATTCCCTTGAGCATTGTCAATGTTCCTTGTCCAGTTGATGATTTGATAATCATTTGACGGACAAGCCTATTGAACTCGAATTCCACTTTCCTTTCTCTGCACAGATTAACCAATTCAAGATATGGATATGCCTTTCCCGCCACAACATTGTTTTCTGAATTGAATAGATACAGAAAGAAGTTCTTTCCGTCCAAATCAATTCGATAATAGAATTGGTTTTCTAATCCCATTTCCTTGACAATATCCTTGACGAAATTAGATAGTTCTTCTGAAATCTGTTTCATGACATGATTGATGTGTCTCTTTTTAGCTTCAGCGTTTTTCATGGAGAATTCTCCTTTGTTTGGCTTCAAAATAATCCCGATTAAACAGTTCATACAGTTTTACGTCATAGAGCTTGTTGTCGTGCAGACGTGTGCTCTCTTTGAGTATTCCAACAATGCGACCGCCATACCTATGTATAAAACGATCATACATTTTCTCCGCAGGATTCCCAACGGCAATATTGAATTCCAGTTTGTGAAGACCGAACTTTTCGAACAAATTCTCCAGGAACTGATGAAAGTCCCTGGAGAATGTTATGTTCTTTTCACCAAAATTTATAACACCGAGAGAGCTGCAATTGTTTGCAGCTCTATCTATTTTTGCCCTGAACATTCCAAGTATCTTTCCTGAATCATCCATGGACAGGAACTCTATGGCATTCCACGAACTGTTGTCCAATGCTACTTCCATGTCCCAATAACTTGAGAAATTATAGAACATGTATCGATCATCATAAATGACAGATTGATAAACCTTATTAAGCTCTGTCTTGTGTGGAAAAGATAACTTAAGCATAGACTCCTTTCTGGCCTCCTGGCTGGTTCACTCTCACAGATGTTTCTGTGTTCAAGATTTGGTTTAGGAAGATATAAACTATCTTCTATATGATTTAGCTTCCAAACACAACTGACGCGTACGTTTTTGCAGACTGGACGTCAGCCTCTTCGAACCGAGCCATCTCCGGATAGAATTCGAAGAAGACCCGACCCTTGAATGTATGGAATTTGTTCTTGGCAAAATGCACCTCGAAGACCGGCTGCCTTAATGGATCATTCTTTCGGCTGAAATAAATCTGTGCATTCTCGCCTTTGTAATGGACTTCGTTGTAGACGAGCAAAACGGCCTTTGCTTCGTATTTGATCTTGACTGCTTCCCGGATGTCATCCAAAGCAGGACGACGGATCCCGTTGAGCTTTTTGAGCTCTGCTGAGGCAATCAGAATCAGATTCTTTCGGATGGCCAAGTCGGAACACCATTGGGCAATGGTGTCGTATTTTGTCTTGTCTGTCATACCAGGGGAGTTCTTCAGGTTCAGGTCGTGCATGTTGTCAATGCAGACAACAAGCTTGCGATCTTGCTGTTCTGCCGTAAGCAACACCTGTATCCGTTCGATTTCTTGCTCAATGTCTTCGCAGTATGTGGAAAAATTGGCATCATAGGCTTGATATCTTCCAGACATGGCGTAGAGTTTTTGAAGACCTGTTTCCCGGCGGACAAGAAGCCCAGGCTGGGAGACGTAGTTATTCGGGGTCTTCACGGCATTGAGTATAACTCGATTGATGGATCCGACAATACGAGCGACCTTATCGGGCATAGGGTCGTCCAAAGAGAAATCCATTACATAGACATCTGGATTCAATTCTGCAATTTGTTGTGACATCTGGGTAATAAATCCGGACTTCCCGAGATTGGAGTCTCCTCCAATGATGATGAATCCGGGTTGAAGTCCATTATCGAAAGCTTTATCAATGGACTTCCATCCTGTTGTAACTCCACGATTCTTTGCAGACCAGGCTTTCTTATTGAATTCATCGAGCTTGCTCCACATTTCCTGCTCGTGCTGATATGTTGGCAGAGGAACGTTCGCCATTCTTCTAGCTAAACTCAGGTCGTGTTGAAGCGTGTCTTCTGTCAGTCCGAAAGATTGAACAGAGAGAGGTTCCTCCTGAGGAACCTCAGCTTGAATCTCCGGAGCTAATCTTCCAAATGGGTCGTCCTGAAGAAAGTCTGGAGTAACAGCAATTTCTGCGATAGGCGAATCGTAAAAAGCGAATGGGTCAATGTCGTCTGGATACAGTTCTATCATGGACGGTTACCCCCGTTGATCGATTTTTCATCAGTTTGCAATTTTTTTCATCGCATTCGGCCAAGAGTTTCATGGTCGAACACCCGTATTGTGCGGATCCGGAGAAGATACTGCGGACTGTCCTCTCTAATTCATGATCCTTTGTAGGCGGAGAATTGACTGTGTTGTTCCATTCCTTGACCAGATCATTGGCTTCTGTGTAAGACTTTCCTTGAGACTTGTAAAAACTGGCCAGGGCTGCGATAGAGTTGTTTCGAGAACCTTCAACGGCTCCATTTTTGATGAGGCTTTCTACACATGGCGGCATGTATTTGAGAACACCTTTGGTCCGTCCTTTGATATCGACAGGTTTTGCTGCGGCCTCATGGTATTTCTTCACATAGTTCTGGTATTGACCAACAACAGCCCTTACTCCGATTCTTGGAGCTGATGGCAGAAGTCTTGGAGTTTTTGCCAGAGTTCGAATCTCATCAGCAGACAGGTCGTAAAGCTCTTGAAGCGTCAGTGAGATTTTATGGAGCCCTGTCTTGTCATGAATGCTTCCTGGGATTCTGAAGAGTCGTTTATTATCGTAAATGACCAGGTCCAGTGTTTTGTTTGGCATATGTTTTGACATTTCTGAAGCCAGGTACCGGAAGATCAAATTCAGTTTTGGATCTGGTTGAACTCCGAGAAGTTCTGCCGGCACGATCACATGAATCCCTTTGGAGCCGGAGAAGAAGATGTCAAGCTTGTCTGCAGGGATTCCCATGATGGCATTGAGAAAAGCAAGGGATCGGATGGCGTCGGTTCTAACTTTCTCAAAGTCATCTTTGCAATCGAAGTCCAAATAGAAATCTCCGTAAAGCAAGGCTTTGGTCAAATCAGGAACGTCGTACTGATATGTTGTAGTGAACAGTCCGAAGTTGTTGTGCTTGCGGACAAATTCAGGGATTTCTCCTACCCGGATGTATTGATTGCGGGTGAATAGATTGTTTGGGGTTGCAGGAATCCATCGACCGACTTCAATCCAGTCGAATGCGTTTCTTTGGGACAATCTTATCATCTCCCGTCATCTTAACGTCCGTGATCCGGCTTTGCAGGGCCTCCTTCGCAAAACGGAGATAGTCCTGTATATCCATGACCGAATCCAACGGCGGTTGGTCGTTTGAAATCAAAGCATCCGCAGCAATGTTAATCATGTAGAGAACCAGTTCTAAACCATACTGCCGAACAAGCCATTCAAGACCTCCCCGGATCTTTTTTGGATTTAGACCTGTTTTATCATACAGGCTTTCATGACTGAGGTAATAGTCGTATAAGTCGTCGAGAGAAAAGGACGCCCGCATCTCAAGATAGTATGGCTCGGACGTCTTCGTGATCGTTCCGGCTTCATAATCTACTTCAGATACGGGCGGTTTTGGAATGTTTCTGAGAATATTGTGAAAGTAATAAGTGTTGCAACGCAAAAGATTATTAGATCGTTTCTCTCTTCCTGCAAAGAAAGTGATGAGATCCATTTCGCGATCCGGATACATCCGGCTATATTCTTTCATACCTCGTTCAATTGCTTCAGCCGTCCAACCAAGTGAAAGGAGGGAGGCCATGGAATTCATGACCTCCTTTTTGACGTCCGTAGTAACACCCTCTGGCTTCAAGAATGTCTGGACATAATAAAATGCTAAGTCATAAATGCTTGCTGCCATCAATAATCACACCGTCCCTTCGCCAGTTTCTATCCAATGGAGGAACTGATCGATGGATTTGATGTCCAGCATGCTCTTGTTCGTGATAGATTTGTTCCATGCCCTGAGATAGACATTTAGTTCAGCTTCGCTGCTCAAGTTCATGTCGGACTTGAACTTGTTGATACGTTCAATCTGATCAACATAGTACTTTCCGTTGTTGAGAAGAGTTCTGTCATGAGGGATTTGTCCTAATGTTAACATTGGAGCTTCGATATTGTCCGGCTTTTTCTCTGTAGTCGATGAAGGGACCTGGGTCGTTGATACGGGATGAGTCTGGTCCGTGTTTGTTGTTCCGGTTTTAGATGGCTCTTCGTAGTTTTTCGCTTTTACAATCCCAAATGTTGCAAGAGCAGAAGCCAATGCATCCATATAGGCTTCGTGTCTCGCATCCAGATCAGATTTTCGATTCTTGACCTGAGAAAAACCTACTCCATGCCTGACAACTCCAGGAAGGTAAAGAGCAACAGATGTGAAAATACCTCGTCCTTGAATTTCTTCAGAGACGGTTTCGGAAAGAATTTCACATGACCATGGAACATCAGAAGAATTGAGAATATCCAGTGGAGATGAATTGTGGCCAGTTTTGAGATTGTTCTTTGTGAATTCTTGAGTTTTTGGGATGGACTGAAACATGTCAGTCCCCATATAGGTTGACAACAATTTTTCGTTCATGATAAATCCTCCTCTTTAGTCTGCGTTCTGATTATACCGTTCTGTAACCATAAATGTCAATGAATTGACAACTTGAAAATAGCTCCAGAATGTAACAAAATGTTACAGAAATACAGACTTTATCGTTACATGTCAGTCTAACTGGGCTTTGTGGATAATTTTTTGGAAATAAAGAAAAGACCACCAGAGGGGTAACCCTGGTGGTCGCTTCCGCAGACTGAAAGGAGATCAATTGTTGTTGCTAGATTTTATTGTAACTATTTGTTGCTTTCAAGTCAACACATTCAACAAAATTGATACTCGTTCGTGATGGGAATGAAACATTGCTTAGCCAAAGAGAGAAGTAGGTAAGCCGGAATTCTTCAGTGGGTAAGCGTTTACGATGGCCACACCAATGGAGTGAAGGTGCTTAAGGTCATCGTCATACGTATTAAGGATATACTCTAGTTTCTTGTCGTAGTTCTCAACGGGATTCACGATGGTTTCCGGCTTTTCAAATCCTGGCATCGTGACTTCCAATACAATGAACTGGGCCTCGGATTTCTCGGTCTTTTTGAACATTTCGATTAGTTCATGTTTCTTCATGGCTTTTCTCCTCCTTAGAACAGGTCAACGACCCAATGGTATGGATTGAATGAGGCAGTTGTAACATAGAACTCTCCAGTGGCAGGGATTTCTTCTCCGTCTTCTGTGACAATTTTGAGCTTGTCTGGAATCTTTCCAATCTGAGTTCCTTCCGGAAGAACTCCTATTGATCCTTCTTCCAGAACAAGTTGGTCTTTATCCAATCTGACTTTTACGGCGACTCTTTTGTTGTAAAGACGTCTTGTAACAGATTTGATTGGTAAAAAGTGCATGACATCCTCCTGTACAAAAAAGACCTTCCTATCAAATTGCAGTCATAATGCAATCAACAGAAAGGTTTTTTGGGCCGTTGTTCTCGAAACACCCTCCGAAGCCCGGTCAAAAACGAGGGATCTTCTCTGCGGGAATTGAACCTGCTACACGACCTTTGCGAGGTCCGCTCTACCAAATGAGCTAAGAGAAGATGAAGCCGAAGATTGGATTCGAACCAATGACGCAGGGATATCTCCCTTGTTCTACCAAACTGAACAACTCCGGCAAGAGGGAGTGTATCACTACGACTCCCAAAAGATCTGGTATTGATCAAAAGCCTTTTCCAAGCAAGTCGGAAAGTCTTGTGATCAATCGTTTTGCAGGATGGATAGATACGCTCATGCGTGCTGGAATCTCCATCTTTTCTTTGGTCTGTGGGTTGACTCCAGTACGGGACGAGCGTTCATGGGCAGCCAGAGTGCCGAAGTGAGCGATGGCAATCTGCTCTCCAGCAGCCAAGGCGTCTGCCATTTCGTCAAACAATTCGTTTACGGCCATTGAGGCCGCTTTCTTGGAAAGTTCAACACCCTTTTCTGCCGCTCTAAGTTGTACCTTGGTGATTAGGTCTGTCTTGTTCATTGTCTGTTCCTCCTTAGTCTTCCTTTTCGTAGAGACGAATGTCTCCCTTGACCAGTTCGTAGTCCTGAATATAGACACCGTCTGACATCAGAACAATGTCCCATCGATCTCCGGGGTCGTCCCCGAAGGCCTGTATGGTCTGAGGAAAAAGAGTGTGCAGAAAACCGGACAAATGATTAAGAAGTTTTTCAATAACCTCGTCCGAGTCATCCATGGTTCCAGAGAAGTTCAATGATTCCGTATCTTTGTTGACAGTGGCTATGTTTCCGATACGGGTTGTCATGACTCGATCCAGTAATTCATAAACGACTTTCTGATCCATTGGGAGAACACTTGATAAATCAATATCTCCCTTGAAGGTTGTCAAATAGGTGTCGCTCATCATGAACCTCCTTCAAAGGTTTCAGGAGCTGGCTCTGTGTAGTCACATCCTGCTGTTTGACAGATGTAAATGTTCTTTTTCTCACCGGTTGTTTGGTCATCAATACCGCTGAGGATCATATCGTTTCCACATTTTGGACATTTCTTTACGAATTCAATCATAGTTACACCTCCTATTCGAATCTACTGTCTTCAGTATATATCCGAAAAGTCAGCCTGTAAAGCACGTTTTTCAACAATTGGCCTGTTTTTGATACATTTTGTAACAAAAAGGGTGGGGACTGACTCCCCACCCGCTCTGTTAGCGGTTTAATTTATCCGCGGTGTACGGTTTCCACCAGTTGGCCTTAAGCCAATTTGAAGATCCGGATCGGATATCAATCGGTCGATTGTCAGAATGATATAGGATTTTTGCTGGAATATTGAACAACTTCATGTTAACCAGACAGATCTGGTATGGCAAAAGACTATGCTCGACTCCGTAGTACAAAACGTCACGGGGAATAGCCGAATGAACCAGGAGGATCAGACGGCCTGTCCCGATGTGTCGGTCCAGAATTGTGGAAGGGAAATTATCATGATTTGCTTCGATCATCTGGATGGTTGCATGCACATGCTTGTCCAAAGACTTTTTGTGAGACAATGGAACAGATGGTTGATAGATTCGTTCATAAAGTTCTCCAAACCAGTCCCAAGTTTGAAAGTGTAGCATGTCCATCTTGAAATTCTTGTTTAGATGATCAAAGGTTTTGTTGTTGAAAGCAGCCACAGCATCCTTGACACCTAGCCGATAGGCCGTGTAATCAAGGAGTCGTTGAAAGGCGTCCTGTGGGTACAGTTCCTCAATTTCAACGATGACGTCAAGGTTGCGTTGCAACATGTCCAAGGATTTAGATCTCAAATTCATCAACTCCTCAACATTTGGAGTATCCGCAGGTGCAGACAAAACAACCTTCGGACCTTCTTAGAGAAGAGCCGCACTCCGGGCAAGCAATAGTCTCCATTTCGGGTGCAGTCTCTTTTGTATGCGAAGGCTTAACTCCCGTCAGATCTCCTTGAGTGTCACAGAGTCCACAAGCCTCACAATTGCTTAAGCTAAGTTCTTCTTTGAGAGCTTCAGCGACAGCAATTGCGGGAGCATTTTGGAAAACTGGTTGTCCAAAGTGACCTGATTGTGATTGGAGCAAAGCCTTGGCGAAAATAGCAGGACAGGATTTTCCTTCGGATTTCTTGTTTCGCATGGCTACTGGACAGCGAACTTTCGACAATTGATCGACAAGTCCTTCTACGACAGAGTCCATTACGACTTTCATGTCGAGACCTTCCTCATCAACAAATGCACGAGCCAGACGAAGCGTATACGAGATCACGCGAGAAAGACCTTCTGTGAACCCGTCGCATCCTCCATTTGATCCTGTTTGGGCAAAAACCTCAACAATACTATGACTGTCATGATTGACTGTAATATAGGTTTTTCCACATCCAGTCTGATATTGCGTGGTTTCTCCTGATACGGTCTTAAGTCTGGAGATTGGGTAAATTGGACGAGGCTCGATGAGCTCTACGTCTTCGACTTCAATCTCCTCAATGGCAATGTCATCTGAACGATCTTCAGACTCTTTGCCCTTGGTTCCAATTGAAATAGGAGCAAGTGATCTGGATTTGTCACGATAAACTGTCATTCCTTTGATTGTCCCTAATCGATATGCCGCCATGAATGCTTCTTTGACGTCCTGAATCGTGGCTTCTGAAGCCATGTTGATTGTCTTGGAAATGCCAGAGTCGCAATGAGATTGCAAGGCCGCTTGCATAAGCATGTGGTCCATGGTTGAAATCTCATTGGCGTTAGCAAACACGGCTTGCCATTTTGGTGGCACTCCTTTATGAATGGCCGTTCCGTTTTTGGAAACTTCATGAATGAGTTCTGGAGAATAGAATCCTTCTCGTTTAGCAACTTGTTCAAACAGTGGAGAAGTGTAGACCAATTCGACGCCATCCAAAATGGTTCTAAGATAACCAGGAGCAAATAACGGTTCACAACCATAAGTTTCACATCCCAAAAGAGTAGTCAAAGACCCTGTTGGAGCAATGGTTGTTGTGGCTGCGTTTCTTTGATAACCCGAGTCTCCTGACGCAATAAGTTCAGCATATTCAGCAGGAGATAGAAAGCTTTGATAAAATGCTTCAGCAGATTTCCGGAAAGGCCCATTGAGGTCATAGCGGGATCCTTTGAATGCAGGAAAGTTTCCAAGTTCTTTACCAAGTACGTATGAGTGCCAGTGAGATCGATTGTTGATAAATTCCATAATCTCGGCAGCCATCTCTCGGGCTTCAATTGATGCGTAAGAAAGGCCTTTTAATATCAACAGATCGCCAAGTCCAGTCAACCCAAGACCGATACGACGCTGAAGGTCATGGTTTTCTTTTATCTCTGGCACAGGATACTCATTGATTGTAACGATGGAATCCAACAGTCGGACCCCTGTTTCTATGACTTTATCCATGTTGTCCCAGTCAATGTCTCCATTTGTTAAGATCATTTGACGAAGTGCAATAGAAGCAAGGACACAAGAGCTCCATGGTGGAAGAGGTTGCTCTCCGCATTGACCTGTCAGAATCCCATTGAAAATTCCAGAATGATTGATTGTTTCTGTGAAACAAAAGACATCAGCTTTCTTTTCTATGTACATGACTTTCAGAACATGTACAGGATCTGTGTCGACCAAATTTACAGCTCCATTCTCTTTTGAGATAGTTTGAAAAGGAGCGATCAGGTCGTCACTTTCTAGGCAGCATGCAGCAATTTTCTTAATTTCAAGACTTTTCGGATCTTGTATCAGAAACTGATGATTCGGAGTGCAGTCCAGATAATTCATATCTGAAAAGACGACGCGGATAACATCCGTGTTGATACCGGTTTTGCGGACCCAGACGGCAGTAAATGCTTCTCCATTCCAGATCACGACTTCTTTATTTTCAAGAGTTCCAATTGGAATGGGACCATCAATAGTTAATAGAGTTGTGTCTCCTGTCACACAAGGATTGGTTGCATCGATAGGAGTAGACGGAACAGAGTTGCCTTCCTGAAGTCTATCCAGGAAGATAAGACCCGGTTCCCCATTGTTGTGAGCATTGGTAATGATCTTTTGAAAAAGCTCTTTGGCAGGAATAACAACTTCTGTAACAAGTTTTCCCTGTTCTGACCCGTCGTCATAGAAACGCATACGACGTCCACTATTGTCCAAAAAGTATAATTCCCATGGAAGGTCGTTCATGACGGCATCCATAAATTCATTTGTGATACCAACTGATAGGTTGAAGTTATTGATGGCAGTGGATTCCTGTTTGCACGATATGAACCTGAGGATATCAGGATGATTGCAATTCAGGATACCCATGTTGGCACCCCTGCGGACTCCGCCTTGTGAAACAGCAGCGGTTGCCGCATCAAAGACTGTCATGAACGGGATGACTCCGGAAGAAGGTTTTCCTGTGGTTTTTACCAATGCTCCTGCCGGACGGAGAGAAGAGAAGTTGAATCCTGTTCCTCCGCCGGTCTTGTGAATCAAGGCGGCCTTTCGGATTGTATCGAAAATGTCTGAAAGATCATCTCCTACTGGGAGAACAAAACATGCAGATCCCATTTGAACTCGGTTTTCTTTCCCGTAGTTCATTAAAGTTGGAGAATTCGGAAGGATATATTGTTCTGCCATGGACTCGTAGTATCGGCCTTCCCAGTATTTACGATCTTCTTCAGGAGAAGCAGAAGCAATTTTGGCCGCAATGGCACGAAGTCTTTCTTCTGGGGTTTCTCCGGGGTCAAGATACCGACTTGAGAAGATCTTCAAGGCGTTTTCTGAAAGTTTCAAGTTGCTCATTGTGTTGCTACTCCTTTTCTGGTAAGTGAATTTTTGCCCTGAGGAACTTTACGGAATAAGGCAACAAAACAACAGGACGATCCGTCGGTGTTCCGGCAGTCTCCCTGGCTGTTGTCATCACGTTTGCTAATGCGGCGAATTCCTCGTCGGTAATCTCCTGTAATGGCTGAAGGATCAGAAACTCCTGATCCGCTCGGATGACGCAGGGGATGGAACAGAAGTCATCGTAATAACGATCTGCTTCATATGCATCAATTGTGAACTGACCTTTCATAACAAGAGATCGAATCTTGTTTATCATGTTGTTTGTGAAATTCAAATAGACTTCCGGAGAAGTTGATGACTGAGGAAGTTGATGAAGGCTTTCTTCCAAGGCATGAAGGTAGTTCAAAATGTTTACCCTGCTATCCAAGTTATCCTCCTTCCTCGTCGTCGAGCTTTAGCTTAGAAAGCTTTGCACGAAGAACGTCGTTATCATGTTGATAAGCTTTCAGGGTCCCGACAAGGGTCCCTAAGTCTTCTAGATCAAGAATGACGTAATGGACTTCATCCCCTTTGAAGGAAAAGGGTAAGCACATGGTTTTTTCTGTTCCGCGGACTTCTTCCTTTGCTTTTTCAAGCCAGGAACGTTGGATGCTCATCGATTGATCTCCGCTTACAAGAAGACGGCCTGTTCTCTCTTTGGCTTCAGGATGTAGAATGTCATCAACGACATCTCCCTTTTCAAACCAGAGAGCCCCTGAAGCTCGAGATCGGCGGGCTTCCTTTATTGTTGGCACTTTGCTGATAACCTCTGCTGTATCTGATTCAAGTTTTTTCCAGGAATCTTTGGCAGAAGTGAGGCCTAGCCGGGGAGTTTTCGTACTCCCTGGCTTAGACCTTTTCTTGTCATCTGAAAGCTTCAGCAAACCTTGATCAAAACATCGATAACATTTGTCCCGGTTCAGACAATAGGATTCGTATTCGCAGGACATCAAGGAGTTAGATTAGATTCGATTTTGATCATGGCGGTATCCGTAATCAAGGCTTCCTTCTTGCCCTGAAGCATACGCACCATCTCCTGCATGAAGATTTGACGATCCTCATAGTTGGCAACCAAATCGTAAATGCAGATTTTGTATCCAGGAAGAGGATTTTTTCTGAGATAACTAACAACCAAACTTTTGACGTC